ATGAATACAATATTCAAAAAAGATACAAAATTTACTACAGGTAGTTTCAAATCTATTATATTAGCTGATATCGTCTATAAGATCAACGATTTTCTAAATGATGATTATGATTATAGTATTGAGATTGGTACAGATTCTCAGAAGAGTTCTGGTAAAGTGAAATTTGTAACAGCTATTGTTGTTCATAAAATTGGTAAAGGTGGAATATTCTTCTATCATCCTATTATAACTAATATTATACATAGTCTAAGTGATAGAATATATATGGAAACACAATTATCTATAAGTTGCGCGGACGAGCTTATTAAGATCTTTATAGAAAATAATGTGCTATACAGCGTGATTATACACTGTGATGTAGGTAAGTACGGTAAGACGAAGGACCTGATACAAGGTGTTATGGGATATGTAGCTGCTTCAGGATTTCCTTGTAAAATTAAACCAGAAAGTACCGCGGCTTGTACTGTGGCAGATCGTTATTCTAAATAGATGAATATTGTAAGCGGCGCTAGCGGACGCTGGTAGAAATATCCGCTAAAACAATTCTTGAAAATATTTCGTTATAGTATATTGTCATACTTAAAAGTATGTGGATTGAAATTAGACACCATTGCTGGACTGTAGGATTAAAAGTGTCCATCAGCTAAGGAGTTAATCGCGACAGAGTCATGGGACAAGTGGAGGAAGGCCAGACTGTTACCATGGCGGGATAGTATAGGATAGCCCTGATATTGGTTAGATATCTTAAACAAGTATCTCTGAAAGTATCCGAAGAACCCTCTAAGCATTGATCTCAGCTAAGTGAGGGAAGACTATCTCGGCAGAGTGAGGAGAGATGACTCACACTTCAAGTAACAAGTATTAGTAGGTGCTGAAACGAATGACCAAAGTTACTTGATTGCCATATGTTAACCTACCGTGGATTATTTAGTGTAATAACACACCAGTATTTGTTGACTTGTATAACTCCTTTATATGCCTAAAAGATTCGCAATCTTTGGGAGGATGTAGAAGTTCCTTCAGACGGTGAAAAGCAATAACACTAAGATAAGAGTCGCAACCTTATAATGAAGTGATTTTTGTAGAATAGCCTAATAAGCTATATCCATATAAGTCAACATTTTGCGTCAGTGGTGTAGTGGTAACATAAAAGATTTCCAATCTTTTGTCGAGGGTTCAATCCCCTCTTGACGCTCCAATATGCCGGTATGATGCAATGGTAGCATAACACGTTGCCAACGTGTTTGTAGGGATTCAAATTCCCTTACTGGCTCCAATTATATAGGGGGAGTAGCTCAGTCTGGTTAGAGCACTAGTCTCCAAAACTAGGTGTCGATGGGTTCGAATCCCTCCTGCCCCTGCCACATGCTGATATGGTGAAATAGGAAGACACGCCAGCTTGAGATGCTGGTATCTGTAGAAGGGTGTGTAGGTTCAAATCCTACTATCAGCACCAAGCCGCCGGCGTCAATGGGTAGGTACCGAGCTAAAACGACCCGATTAGTTTAACAAGGTTTCGACTTTAGTTATCCTGGACGAGGGAAATGAGTGAGTGGGTGTCTTAAATCGCCTAGCAAGTCGGCGGCTATAATCTTGAATAAACCTCATTAGCTCAATTGGATAGAGCATCGCACTTCTACTGCGAGTGTAATAGGTTCGAGTCCTATATGGGGTGCCAGTAAACCTCTATAGTGTAATGAATAGCACGCAAGTTTACGGAACTTGTAGTTAAGGTTTGAGTCCTTATAGGGGTACCAAATGTACTCGTATGTAGTTGGTTTCTACAAGCAAGCTGCAACCTTGTCTTTCGTCAATTTTATTCTGACAGAGTGCTCCAAATGAATAATCCTCTGTAGTGTAATGGTAACACCGCAGATTTTGATTCTGCTATTTCTTGTTCAAGTCAAGACAGAGGTACCAATAATTTGAAATGACATTCTAATGGATGTCATTTTTTATTTAAAAAATTCGTTATAGTAGATATATTGAAATATGAAGGGAGATAACTATTATGCTTTATTGTGTTGATTCAGGTAAATTTGTAGAAAGGCTGCCGCATAAGAAATCATATGATGCATGGAGAAAGAATATTAGTGATGAAGATTATGAAGCCGTCTGCGAAGTGCTTGTAAGACGTTTTAAAGGAGATAGAATACATACATCTAGTTGGATTCCAGGTAATGATTGGACAAACACTGTATATAATTCTATATATAGGGCATGTAAAAATAATGCTGAATGTGCGGGATTATTCTTTGGACTTATTGTTTTTAAATTATTGATGAAAGATGAACTAGTATGGGGATTCGGACGATATGAGAAAAATGGTATCCCTATTAAAGGTATGACTTATTATATATTAGATGGTAGATTTTTAGAAAGGTGCAGTTAACTATGTCTATGATGATTGATAGTGATGGAACAATGCCTTATATTTGTGATGAACCGCATTCATCAGATATATCAAAATTTCATAATCTAGTTGATACTATATGTCAAGAAGCTGAAATATCTTCTGAAAATACAGGTAGTTTATATTCAGAAGATAGAAAAGAATTTCTTGATGCAGTTAAGTATAGAGCTATTGTAGAAATGAAATATAGTGGGAATCCTGCTAATGGATTAGCTAGTTTCATGGGTGATATAGACAAATATAGAGGTGATACACCTTTGTATACATCAAAACAATTATCAATATTGATGTCTACAGCTATGGTGCATTCTAGTAATCTATTCGATATGATACGATGGATAAATGGGTGCAATTAATATGTATGATGTGTACGATATATATTTAGTTTTTGGTATAAGTGTTTTAGTAGGTATACAGATCGCATATATAATTTCAAAGATATGGGGATTCCTAGTTAAACGACAGAAATTGAAATATAGTAAAACGCTATATAGATACATAAGAGCTCATTATAATACACTTTCTAAAGATAAATTTGTAATGGGTAAAGGATTATTCAATAATGAGTGTCACTATAACTCAGTACAAGCTATAGAGGATGGTTTAGCTTCAAAAATAATTTTATGTATGATGGTAACAGATTCTGGTATATTTCCACATTATATAAATGAAACAAAAGAAGGTAAATATGTAGATAATACATTTGGTTATCTTTACACTGATGTGAATTTTGATTACTTCTTTATTCGTTATATAGAAGAAGAGGAATTCAGTAAACTTCCATATTATATAAATTCTTTGAATGAAAAGGATTTGAGACATCATTGTCCTTGGATATTTAGAAGGGCAGTTAAATCAACTCTACATTCATTTTCTACTTAGTAAGGAGAAAGAAATAGATGAAAGTAATAGTATTTGATATTGATGGAGTATTAGCAGATGCAACTCACAGAGTACATTATGTTACAGGTGAGAAGAAGGATTGGGATGCTTTCTATGAAGCTTGTGATAAGGACGAACCTATTATTAAAAATGTAAAACTTCTTGATATATTGTTGTGTGGTCGATATGATGATGACGGTAATAAGCAATATGAAATTGCATTATTAACAGGTCGTCCAGAAAAACTTCGTGTAAAAACTGTATTGTGGTTCATAAATAAGTGTGATGTAATTATAACTGCTATTCCTATGTTTATGCGAAAAGATAATGATTATCGTCCTGATTATGTTGTTAAGAAGGAATTAGCAGAACAGTGTATTGGATTAGAGAATATATTATGTGTATTTGAAGATCGCGATAGAGTAGTAAAAATGTGGCGTGAAAACGATGTGCAGTGTCATCAAACTTGTGATGGAACTTATTGATATATTTCGTTAAGATATTTGAGGGAGAAATTATGCCAACATCTGATATAAGAATACTGGAATATGTATCTTTCTTTACGAAGGAAGATATTTCTATACTGTATAGAAATAAAGAGTATAGATTTGATGCAATTAAAAAATTCATAATTAGTCCTACATTTTGGCAGTCTGATGATTGTAATGTGTGTGGTAAATGTTGTAGTAATTTTGGTATTGCATTTTTTGAATCTGAATTATCTAAGCTTCAATTGAGTAAGAGCAAGATTGTTCAAGAAGAGTTGATACCCAATCTAAAAAAGATTGACATACTATATAATGGTAAACCTAAAAATCTATATTATATGTATCCTGTAGCTGATAAACATGTTGAAATGTTTGATGCAGGTGATAGAACTGTGAGATCTTGTCCGTTTTCTAGAACAATTGAAGGTACATTAGAATTTCAAACAGCTGCAGGAATTAAACGTATTGAAGGGGCTAGAGGTTGTTGTATACATTTAGATAGAAGTCATACATGCAAATTTCCACATATTAGATTCTATCACAATACTAGGCAACCAGGTATAATGAGAATGGGAGTTCATCAATATGGTAGAAATTGGGCTATGAAATGTCCAATAAGTTTCTTACCATTCAATATAGATGAAATAAGGGGCAAGATACAAACATTGAAAGATTTTTATCGAGATATACAATATCTTGGAACAGAAACATGGCTTCCTGAAATTATAAATTATTTAGAAACTAATTTAGATTTGTTTGTTAATGATATTCCTTGTACAGAGATAGTATTCACTAATGAAGTTAAAAATCTGGGATTAGGTTTCTAATTTAAAAAATTATATTGGAGAAGTGGGGTAGTATTATGAGCAGAAACAAAGAGGGATTAGAGGGTATAACATTATTAGGGAATCATAACACCGAGTATGTGTCTGAATATAGTCCAGATATACTAGAAAGGTTTCCTAATAGAAATCCGACAAATACACAGGTGGTAAATCTAGACTGTAAAGAGTTCGCTAGTAGATGTGAAATAACGAATCAACCTGATTATGGTACAATATATATCTCGTATATACCAGATCAATGGATGGTAGCTTAATTTTTAATTATATAAAGGAGTATTTAACATGAGTAGAAGTAATGATGAACTTAAAGGTGTGACATTGTTAGGAAATCAAAATACAGAATATGAATATGGATATAATCCTAATATTCTTGAGACATTTCAAAATAAACACCCTGACAACGACTATTTTGTCAAATTCAATTGTCCGGAATTCACTTCACTCTGTCCGATGACAGGGCAACCAGATAATGCGACAATCTACATCTCTTATGTTCCTAATATGGATATGGTAGAGAGTAAATCTCTTAAACTTTATCTATTCAGTTTCCGTAATCATGGAGATTTCCATGAGGATGTAATCAATATCATCAAGAAAGATCTTATCAAACTTATGGATCCGAAGTATATTGAAATATGGGGTAAGTTTCTACCTCGTGGTGGTATTTCTATTGATCCGTATTCAAATTATGGTAAATCTGGAACAGCGTGGAAAGAAATCGCAGAACAGAGACTATATCAACATGATATGTATCCTGAAATAGTTAATAATAGATAGTATGGAAATTTGGAAAGATATAGAAGGTTATGAAGGTTACTATCAAGTTAGTAATCAGGGCAATGTTAGAAGCTTAGATAAAATCATAACAAACAATAAGGGTGTAACTTATGAACGATTAGGTAAAATTCTATCATTCAATTTGAATGCAGGGTATCCTCAGATTTATTTGAGTAAGAATGGAGTCGTTAGAACATATAGAATTCATAGACTTGTAGCACAAGCATTTATACCTAATCCTGAAAATAAACCTACAGTCAATCATAAGGATGAAACTCGAACAAACAATAATGATTGGAATTTAGAGTGGGCAACTTATAAAGAAAATTCTAATTATGGCACATTACCTGATAGATTTAGTATAGTACATAGTGGTAGACAAGTATCTATAGAAACTCGTAATAAACTAAGTGAAGCTCGTAGAGGTTATAAACATTCAGAAGAAACATGTAAGAAAATATCTGAGGGTAATAAGGGTAAAATAGTATCCGCTGCTACAGGTAGAAAAATATCAGAATCCAAACGAAAACATAAATATACTGATGAGAAATCCAAGAAATTATTTTAAATTGATTTAATAAGAAAGGTATAGCAGATATGAAGAAAGCTCTAGTAATTTTTAGTGGGGGGCAGGACAGTTCGACTTGTCTTATAAATGCATTACAACAATACGATGAAGTACAAGTTATAACATTTAAATACGGGCAAAAACATGTGATAGAAATAGATAAAGCTATTGAAATTGCAAAACATTTTGATGTGAAGCAAACTATAATAGACTTAGAATTGATGAAAGACATCACATCTAATGCTCTCATGAATGCAGATATGCAAATAAACTATGAAGAGGGAGAATATATTCCTAATACGTTTGTAGATGGTAGGAATGCAATATTCATATTATTAGCTGCAATCTATGCAAAATCGCAAGATATTAAAGATATCATCGTAGGTGTTTGTGAAACAGATTTTAGTGGTTATCCAGATTGTCGCCACGTTTTTGTAAAATCTATGAATGTAACAATTAATCTAGCTATGGATTATAACTTTAATGTTATAGCGCCTCTGATGTATCTAACTAAGAAAGAAACATGGGCACTTGCAGATGAATTGGGATATTTAGAATATGTGCGAGATAATACTCATACTTGTTATGAAGGAATAATAGGCGGTTGCGGTGTATGTCCTAGTTGTATTCTTAGAAATAAAGGATATGACGAATACATGCAAGAATGTACATAAATTTGGAATAATGTGTTGGTGAATACAGGATGCGTATAACAAGAAAATCCAAATATCCACCTAGCTTCAAGAAGGGTAGTATAGTAAAATTCAATGATGGTTATATTCAGTATATGATTGAATTAACAGAGGATATTGAATATGACGATAAAGATGTGATAGTTAAAGGTACATTATACAATTATACTAAACTTCCAAATAGATCAGAATTTATAATGGGTGCAGAATATACATTTAGATTTGATGTATATATGCACCCAATTTCTTAGGCATTTTCATTAAAAGTGCCGAGGGTAGACCTACTTACGCCTTACAGGTATTGTAAGGGTATAGCGTAACTAAGACGAAAGGGGTGGTTCATCTCATGTCTAAAGACACGAGTATTCCCACAAATTTGATAAAACTTCATATCATAGTAAACTTACACCTTGGGATGATAGTTTATTAACAGATTATTTATTATCACTTGTATTGAATACATTAGGTTCTGGTGAATATGAAGTATGGAATGGAGAATTGGGTAAAGGATGGCCTGCAGATGAAATTGTTAAAATAATTTCGTTATAGTATATATGAAGTCATGCTTTAATTAAGTGTGTGGATTGAAAAGTAGATATAATCAAATAATCCAGAAGGAGTATACTACAATGCAAATAATGTTAAGTTCAAATTATTCAGTAAATCCTGGTACTACAATTACAAAAGAAGATGTATGGGGCAAATATGATGATGTGAATCATAAGATAATTGATGAGGGCATGGTAGTTGCTCGTCAAGGTAAATGTCCTATCTTCGGTGATGAACTTCCTTACAAGTCAGTTACACTTGTTTGTACAGACGATCAATTATATGATGTACTCTATTGGATAGATTATGTTCACGGTGCTAATAGTGTTAGTAAGATACTTACAATGGATGATGGTATAGCAATTCGGTCAGATTATATGGCATGGTAGAGGTAGTTGAAATGAATTCATTAAGATTTCAATTTAAAGCTCAATTATATAATAGAGATGATTGGGTGCAAGGTTATTATATTGGACCAGAATTAGTTAGCCCCACTAGTGATCTTAATCAAAGATATATTAGAAATAACAATCATCGAATACAGGTTCCAAATGGTAATATCTATAGAATTGATTTGGATACTCTTCAATTAGTTCCGGTGCCTATAAAATTTGAGTTTGTAGATGATAACTATACTTGTTATTGTCCAGATTGTCAAATTTTACTTGATTTACATGATGAGCATTATTCTTATTGTAAAGAATGCGGTTGTAGATTAGATTATACAGAGGTGTATAAACATTCAATAGAAATTGAAGATGAATCTATTACTGTTACAGATATGTCCGGAACATATGCATATGAAGGTAGAATTCCATTAGCTCATCGAGAGGAGTATGATTAATGAAAAAATTGATTAGAAATACATCTATATTGGGGATGGCTAATATTGATTCTAAAGGTACAGGTTTACCTGTAGATATCTGGTCAGATCATTCAGGTATAAAGAGAAGTGTATCACATAGAAATACACCTCGTATGAAGGTAGGTAAACCTGAAGGACCTTCTGTTAGTATTACAATAACTGAAAATCCCGAAATACTTACAACTATTGCTAGAATTAAAAAATCAGATATGCGAGATATTGAAGAAGGTATCAAGTATGTTGCTAGAAATCATGATATATTTCTTAAACATTACATGGATATAGATAACTCTTTTAGAGATGTTGATATGTTTGATGCATTAATCCAGAGAGGTGAATATAGATGAAAAAGCTAATTAGAAATACCTATATATTTGGAATGGCTAATCTTGTACCTCCTAAGACAGGATTACCTGTGAGTATATGGATAGAACATGCGGGTATAACTAGAAATGTATCGCATAGTAATATACCTAGAGTTAAGATTGGGTTTCAAGGAGGTGCTTCTGTATCTGTATTGATATCTGAAAATCCTGAAATTTTAACTACAACTGCTAGAATAAAGAAATCTGATATGCGAGATATTGAAGAAGGAATCAAATATATTGCAAGAAATCATGATTTATTCTTGAAATGTTATATGAATACTGATTATTCTTTTGGTGATGATGAGTTGAAAGATGCACTTCGTGAACGAGGAGAATATAAGTGATTAATGATGATAAGATAATATATTGTGAGGGTCCTAACGATAAACGTAGAGGTCTTGAATGTAGCGAATGTATGAAATGTGATTTATTTCAAGATAAATTTGAAGAGGCGGGGCATTTTGATATGACAGAACTTGAATTAAGAATTAAACAAGCATCACAATATTATTATGGTGATGCAGATATGAGTAGTCCAGATTATAGTCCTGATGGAAATATAACTGATGAAGAATTTGATAGTCTTATTGAACAACTTCGTATTGAGAATCCTAATTCTGAAATTCTACAACAAATTGGTTGGGGTTATGATATAAACGAAGATACTCTTTCGGGTGAAAAACGTCCTCACAAATATGTGACAGTAGGTTCATTGACGAAAGCTCGTAATTGGAAAGAACTTGGTTTTGATAAACCTATTGTTGTTGATATAACCCCTAAATTAGATGGTCTTAGCGGTGCATCATACTATGAAAATGGAAAACTTAAGATGGCTTTGACTCGTGGAAACGGTACATTAGGTATTGATATAACTGAAAAAATTGGTTATATGTTAGGTGATGGTAATTTTCAAGATAATTTCAGTACAGGGGTTCGAGGGGAAATAATAATGAGAAACACTTGCTGGAAAGCGTTTAAAGAGAGGAATCCTGAATATATGACCTCTCGTAATTCAACAGCAGGTATAGTAAGGAATAAAGAGATAACTCACGATTTAAAATATCTTGATTATATACCATACACATATATTGGATCTGATGAAGATATGACTCATCTTAAAGATATGTCATGGGAAGATTATATTGATTGGATGGAATCATCTCTTAAAAATCATTTTGCAGATGTTACACCTCGTGAACGCGTATGTATTAATGAAAGTAATTATGAGGAAATCTTTAAATATTTATATGATAGGTGGTCTGAAGAATATCCAATTGATGGTCTTGTATTAACTTATGGAGTAAGATTTACTAATAAGGGTATAGAATATGATTCTATAGCATTCAAATTTCCTGGTAAAAAGGTTCAGAGTACAGTCAAATATGTAGAATGGAGATTATCTAAAACAGGATATATTGTACCTAGAGTTTGGTATGAACCTGTAGAATTAGACGGTACGATAAACCAGAAAGCTACAGGATATAATGCCCAATGGATTAAAGATAATCTTATAGGTCCAGGTGCTGTTATTGAAATAGAACGATGTGGAGATGTAGTACCTAATATAATCAATATCATACAACCAGCTACAGTTATAGATATCATATCTGATTGTCCTGAATGTGGTCATGAATTACAATGGAGTAAAATTAGAAATGTAGACAATAATTTAGCTGAAGGTGTACATTTGATGTGTGTTAATTCTTTATGTGGTGGTGCAGCTGAAAAAGACCTTGAAATTTGGTTAGATTATATTGCTCCAATTGAAGGATTTGGTACAATATTGAAATTCAAGTATTTAAGAAATAATCCTAAATTTGATGGTGAACTTCCAACAATTGAAGAATTAATGGCGTCTGAAACATTAAGATATATGTATATAGGAGAACATGGCGCACAAGATAAATTATATAATATGATGATTGATAAGTTGAAGAAACAACCTGTTAAACTTGTAGATGCAATCAAGGCGTTAAATATACCTAGATTGGGAGATAAAACCGCTGAAAAATTTGCAGAATATCCTAAGTTAGTTAAAGCTTGTATTGGTCATGCAGAGCTTACTGCTGGCACATTAGAAGGTGTTGTGTTTGAAACATGGTCATCATTAAGAGATAAACTTAAATCAGCAATTGGAGATGCTAATAGTGAATCGGTTCTATCTAATTTTAGAAAGTTTGCTAGATTAAGATACATATATGATAGAATTATATGGGAGCAGCCTAATAAACAAGGCGATATAAAGGGCAAAGTTGCTATCACGGGTAGGCTTAGTTTGCCGCGTGCAAAATTTGAGGAGGAGCTAAAAGCTGCTGGATACATACCGAGCGACCTGAAAAAAGATACAAACTTCTTAATCACAGATACACCTGACAGCTCCTCCTCAAAAAATAAGAAGGCATCTGAGTTAGGTATAGAAAAAATAACTGAACAAGAGTTTAGATCTAGATTCATGTAAGAGGAGAGATTTTATGATTGATGTTGCGAATAAATACAAAGATCAATTAAAAGAACTATTTTACTGTACATGGTATGATATGAGATATAAGTATTATAATAATCATGTATACTGTGATGAATTTGAGTTAGAAAATTCTAATTGGAAATATCATGATTTTGTTTCTACATATGATGGTCAAATCATAGGTCATATTTCTTACATTATCAATAGATTAACTGATTCTGCAGATAATCTAGGTGTGATTAATTTTCATATAGATAATCCATTATATTCTAGAATTTTTGCAGTAGATGTGATTAGAGTTTTACGAGATATATTTGAAAAATATAATCTTAGTAGACTCACATTTAGATCAGTGATGGGAGATAATCCATCGTTAAGTAAATATAGACGAATTGTCAATAAATTTGGTGGAAGAGTCGTGGGTTACTGGACATCAGAGACGCGATTGATGGATAATAAATTATACGATATGGAGTTATATGAAATTTTGAAGCAGGATTTCGTTAGATCAATTAATTGTCGTGTTAAAACACACGTGGAAGGATTCTGATTATGGGTATAGGTTGTAGTCCTGGAGATTGTTATATTCACAGTGAGTCTAATCCTGAATGGAATGCTAATATAGAGGTGGAGTATCTTGCATTTTCAGCAGGAATACCTAAGGAATTACAATTGATTATAGATGAGAAAGTAAAAGTATTAGGACAACCTCCTGATGATCTAGAATGGGGCGGTTGTAAATATTAAAGGAGGAATCAATGATGGCAGCAAGAAATATATCATCTTCTGGAGGAGGGTTTCCTTACAAAGATCCAACAATATGCTACATAGCTGTAGACAAACAAGGAAATGTTGATAAATTAAAATCTGTTGATATGATTGCAGCATGTGTTGCTGCTAAGGAGGGTAGTATTAAAATATACGCAGTTTGGCCAGGTAAAACTCGGTCAGATCTGTTTTTGGTAGATACTCTTGAAGGTATCACAGCGGCATGGCAAGGAGATTAATATGAAACGATTTGTATACATGGCTGATATTGAGGATGAATCTGAATCTGGTGATATATTAGATATAATTATCATTCCAGAAGTTATTGAAGGTGCAAGTAGTAAGAGAGATAAGAATTTACAAGATTTACATAATAGTATTCGTAATTATATGCGAAGCAATGAATATGTTGTTAAAGAACCTGATTATGAAAGAAGAAGTAGACGAGGTAAGACTCATTATCATCCATTTGAGATAATTGCACCTAATGGGTGTGCATATCCTGGAGATAGGTCTTTCAAAATAAGGATAACTTATGCAACCACATCTATAGGGGTTGAACATGCTGTTACATTAAAAACTGGTGAAAAATCTACTGATTTTGAAACTATCTTTATAAATGATACTCAGAAAGAATTTAGAGATGCTGAAACTAGATCTAAAGCTTTCATTGATTTGAAAATTAAAGAAGTACATGATAAATACAAAAATGATCCAGGTAATATGTCAGATATATGAGGTTTAGACATGGAATATACAGTAGTAGCAATATTTAGAGGTACTGAGATACTTATGCAATATAAACTTAGAGGCCCTTTTCCTAATAAATGGAATTTACCTGGAGGAAAGCTTCAAGAAGATGAATCACCTATAGATTGTGCAATACGTGAAGTATCTGAAGAAACGGGTATAGATATATATGCAAGTGATACACGAAACATCTTGTATAATAAATTTTGGAATGGTGTTGAGTTATATTTGTTTGTTACTACTGTGCCATTACATATTGGTTTCACGTCTATGGAAGATGAACCACTTGCTTGGGTTGAAATTGATAGTGTGATTAATAATAAATTACCAACAGTTGATAATCTGAGTGTACCATTCTTCGTCAAATTGGCAATGAATTATATTAGAGGGTGAATCTTATGAATGAAGAATTGAAAACACTTCAGGAATGGGCTGAACTTGACGGTTTAGTAATAGTAGATCCTGATGGGTTTGATAGAAATGATACATATTTGATGGAACGAAAATTTCCTAGATTTGTATATGATATTGGTATTAAGAAAAGTACTGTTAGAAGTATAGATTATGAAGGGACAAATACAAATATGAGTAAGAAACATGAAGATTTAAATTCAAAAATACTTATGATGTATTTAGCGGGTTGTGGTTACACACTTATACAGAAGACGCTAGGTATGTCATCCTGTGGTAAGATAGAAAAACTGATAGCTTCTACTACCATAGGTAGAGTAATGGGTGAGGGTAAGATAATACAAGCTGAAAAACATCGGGAATTGACGCCTGTTATGCGAATTATGATTGAAACCTTTTCCAAAGAATTAGGTACATATTCAAGTTTGTATATACAAGCAGTATTAATCAGCGGTATGTCTTACGATGAATCTAAAACTAAATATAGTGATGAAGATCTGCAGAGAATCATTGATAGTGTATCTTGTAATACTAACCTTAAATTAGCTATTGATACAAGTAATGATTCTAATATTGAAACGTTTAATGTTGAAGATGATATTGATTTATCTCGTTGTCATAATTGTAATAGATCTGTAGATCCTGATTTCATATGTTGTCCCTATTGTAGAAATGAATTAATCTCTGCAAATAAAATTGTAATTATATTAACTAGCATAATTGGAGAATTAAAGAATAGCTATGTATTGGATTCTATTGTCAATACATTATATCCAATTGTGGTAAGATTAAAGAACATTTTGAGTGAGGGTATAGATGAAGATATATCTGATTAAGAAAGGTAATAAATATTATATGAATAATAAGAAGTTTTATTTAACAGATACAGTTAAAGACATATTATCTGCTGTTGAATTAGAATCAGTTCTTTGGCCTAGTCAAGATTCAGATGAATTCATTGAATTGCTAAAAGCTAAAACAGATGCTTGTGCTAAATACATGATGGAAACAATGGTTGAATGTATTGTATTGTATAAAGATAAGAATATAGATTATGGAGATGCTTTTGGTAAAACTTATGCACAGTTTGGACCTATTTCATCTTTAGTGAGAATGTCAGATAAGATTAATAGATTGACTGCTTTACTCAGACGTAAAGATGTTAAGATACAGGTTAAAGAGGAATCTGTGAAGGATACTCTTATAGATCTTTGTGCATATTCATTAATGACTATGTATGAGATGGAATTATTAAAGAAAGAGAAGAAACGATGAATAATACACAGATGAGAAAATTACAGAATTTCTTAGATGCTGAAAAAGCGGGATTATTGATTAAATTACCTTGTCCTATAGGTACAAGAGTATATCGAATAGTAAGTATGGATGAATATCTCAAAGTGATGGGATGTTGTGTTTGTATACCTATAAGTGATAATGATACAGTTTGTACATATTTTGATAAAGATGAACCTGATGGAGAAATTTGTGCAATTAGTGGTCAGAATGTTATTGTTAGAGATATTGAATATCGATTGATTTCTTGCAGATTCACATATGAGATGATTCCTGAAGTAGATAAATATGTATTCATTAATTCTAGTGATGCATGGGAAGTATTTATAACAAAAAGATTCGCAAAGGAGGTATTGAATTGGAACGACCCTCGAAAGTAGAATATTATTTAGATATTGCACACAGTGTTGCAATGAGGGGTACATGTCTTCGTAGAAAATTTGGTTCAGTTATAGTTAATGCTGATGAGATTATATCTACAGGTTATGTAGGTGCACCTAGAGGTCGAAAGAATTGTATTGATATAGGTAATTGTAAGAGGCAACGATTACAAATACCTGCCGGTGAACGATATGAACAGTGTTTATCTGGAGATACTTTAATATATATGTTATCTGGTGAGCATAGAACTATTAAAGAACTTTCTGAAGGTGAAGATGAAGAAATTCATATTATATCTATAGAAGATGGTAATATTGTGCCCGCTGTAGCTCAAAAACCATTCTGTTCAGGTAGAAAGAGTATTATTCGTATTGTATTTGATGATAATACTTATCTTGATTGTACATCAAATCATCGCATAATGCAACGAGATGGATCTTATATTGAAGCAATTAATCTTAAAGAAGGTAATAGTATAATGCCTTATTATTCTGGTGATGGGGTTATTTGTAATACTTGGAGTGAGCGATATTCTAAACCGAATAAACAAGAACGATTAAATTGGAAACAATGGTGTAAAACTACATCTACCGATATTGCGTGGTTAGTATATCAATATTATAATGGACAAATAATATCAAATCTACCTCATAATCATCCGGATGAACTCTGTATTCATCATGAAGATGAGAATCATAATAATAATCAACCAAATAATCTAGAATTAACTACAAGGAGTATGCACAGTAGTAAACATGGTGATTTAGGTGAATATGTTAAAAATAATCCAGAACAACATAGATTGAATTGTATCAAAGGTAGTGAAGCTTATAAGTTAAGACGAGAAACTGATGAGAAGTTTCGGGCAGAGGATTCTGCTAGACGAGCCGCAAATACTCGTAAGCAATGGGAAAATCCACAACATAGATTAAATATGTTACCTCATCAAAAAGCCGCATGTAAGAAGTTAGCAGATATGTATAATAGTTGTCCTAAATCTATAAATAGTAGAATGAAAGGTAAAATACTTAAAGGCATATCTCAATTATACTATATTCTAGGTACAACTGATATAGATATATCTGAATATGATTCTTTAGCAAGACAATATACAACAAAGAAATGTATAATATATAAAACAGCTACGGTACTTAAAAGATTCAATTCTTTATATGAAGCATTTGATTTGGCGAAAACATATAATCATAAGGTTAGAAATGTTGTATTTCTTAAAGATGAAGTAGATGTGTATGATATGACTGTGCCGGGATTAGAAAATTTTGCTGTGAATCTTGGCAATAATTCTGGGATATTTGTACATAATTGTAGGTCCTGCCACTCCGAGTGCAATGCTATCATATCAGCATCTAGACATGAAATGATTGATAGTACTTTATATCTTGTAGGTATAGATGCTGAAACAAATGTAACTATATTAGGAGCTATGCCTTGTGCAATGTGTAAAAGAATGATAATAAATGCAGGAATCAAGAAAGTTATTATCAGAGATGCTACATATGATGATGGATATATAGAAATTGATGTGAGAGATTGGATATACAATGATGAGTCTTTAGAATCACACGAAGGTTATTGAAGAAGGGGAATTATATGAAATTTGTAGATTATGAAGCAAGAATTATACAAGAAGATGACCCATATAAGAAAATTGAATTAGCAGGTCGTACTTGTTATAAATCTGAAGAAAAAATCACAGAGAGTTCAGCAAGAAAATTCTTCAATAAATTAGTCAAAAGTAATCATGTTGCTATGGTTGAACATGCTGCATTTGCATTCTTAGTTAATCCTGATTGTAGATCTTATTTTAATAAATTACAGATGGAGAAGTATCTCAATACAACTGAAGTAGGTACTCGTATGATTGTGTCGGGGAATATTCGGGCTATAAATGAAGCTGTAATTACTACTCCTGAATGTATGAAGTTATTAGGTGCTATAATAGATTATGATGAACAGTATAAATCTCTTTGTTATACATATATAGAGGATGGAGCAGATTATAATTCTACTGTAAGAGTTGTATCTAAAGATATAATAAAAAATCTCACAGATATTGAGATTCTTACACATACATATACAACATTCCTATTTACAGAAGATCGTGGAGTTACTCATGAACATGTTCGTCATAGGCCTCCATCTTTCGGACAAGAAAGTACAAGATATTGTAATTACAGTAAAGATGGTTTTGGTAATGAGATTACTTATACAATACCAAGTACATGGGATTCTTGGCATCCTAAATTTCGAAAGATGTTTAAAGAGGTATTACTTCATATAGAAGAAGTATATCTCAAGATGGTAGATGAGAATGATCCGAATAGACTTCAACCACAACAAGCAAGAGCTATTTTACCTCAAGCAACTAAAGCTGATATAGTGATAACAGCTAATGGTATTGAATGGAAACATATTTTTAATTTGAGATATCACGGTTTAACTGGTACCCCTCACCCAGATATGAAGTATGTTATGTCTGATGCATATCAACAATATTGCAAACATGTATTTGATTTAGAAACTTTGTTATAATATTTATAGTTTTCATTTAGATAAAGATATTTCCTAACCTTGTATATTAATGTACTTGGTTAGGAGATTTTTATGTATAATAAATATGTGTATCTTGTAATCCCTAACACTGATAAACATTTAATAGTTGGAGATAAAGTTAAACTTGGTAGATTCTCCAGCGAAAAGTGGATTGTATGTTTTGGATGGTACAGTTGGGGAGGAAATAGACCTGTTTGTGGTTGGTATTTAACTGATGAGCAAGATATCAAAGTTGTAAAACCCTTACAATTAAATGATTTAATAGATATTTATGTAATTGAAGGAGGAAATTCACATTGAAACATATAATGATTCCAGATTCTGAACAAAAACTTTTTGAGGGTAGTGTAGTAATATTAGAAAGATTTCCTAATACTAAGTGGATATTACGTAATAGTTGGTACACATATAAAGGTGAAAAATTAAATGGTTGGCATTTTGCATCAATACCTGCACAAACAATAATTCCTGTAAATGCTAAAGATTTGAGTTCATTGAAAATAATATCTAATTTTACACCTGGTCCGGATATGGGAGGAGATAAGAAACCTCCATCACCTCCACCTCATCCATCACTTCCATTACCTCCTAGTTTTCCGTCTAAACCTCCACATAGTGCGATAAATCATGTACAATCCCCTGAGAGGTATTATGGTGGTGTTAATTATGTAAAAGGTCAACTAGTTTATCTAAAATTTGGTGATATATATCAGGTTTCAATAGATTTTAGATCTAGTTGGAAATTACCTTCTATACAAGATAATTTTAATAAAGATATACAATCTGGTTATCTTATTATAGTTGGTAGTAGTGGTTTCGATGGTAACGATGGTACACCTGGTAGAGATGGTCAACCTGGTAGAGATGGTATATCTGGAGCACCTGGTAAAGATGGTGTCGATGGTAAAAATGGTGTAGATGGTGTACCAGGTAAAGATGGACTTCCTGGTAAAGATGGTATAAATGGTATAGATGGTAAAGATGGTAAACCTGGTAGAGAAGGTGAACAAGGCCCAGAGGGACCTCCAGGTAAAGATGGTTTAGATGGCAGAGATGGTAAAAATGGTGTAGATGGTGCTCCAGGTAAGATAGGTCCTCAAGGTGCTCAAGGTCGTCCAGGTAAAGATGGTGCACCTGGAAAAGATGGTAAACCTGGAAAAGATGGTCTTAAAGGAGAACGCGGTTATCCAGGTAAAGATGGTGCTGTTGGCCCACATGGACCTCCAGGAAAAGATGGTGAACGCGGTAAAGATGGTGAACGCGGTCGTCAAGGTAGAGATGGTAGAGATGGTAAAGATGGTATAAACGGTAAAGATGGTGAACGCGGTCGTCCAGGTAGAGATGGTGAACCTGGTAAAGAAGGTAGACCTGGTAGAGGAGGTCACGACGGTAAACCTGGACCTAAAGGTGACGATGGTAAACAAGGTCCAAAAGGTAGAGACGGTCGCGATGGTAGAGATGGTAAACCAGGACATAGAGGTGAAAATGGTAGAGATGGTAAGCCTGGAGCCAAAGGTAGAGATGGTGCAGTAGGACCTCCTGGTAGACCTGGTAGACCCGGTAAGAATGGTTTACCCGGTAGAGATGGTGCCCAAGGTATACAAGGTATTCCAGGTATGCAAGGACCTACCGGACCTGCCGGACAAAAAGGTGAAGACGGTAAAAGTGGTGTAGACGGAGCAGGTATACAAATATCAGGTTCTGTAGATACTTATAATCAATTACCTACAAATTTAAATTCAAGTAATGCAGGTAGTGCATTTTTAGTATATAGTGACGGTCTATTATATATCTGGGATGGAGTAAGATTCCCAGTTAACGGTAATGGAGTGCAATTTAGGGGTCCAGTTGGGCCTGCTGGTCAAGACGGTCGTGACGGTGTAGATGGTATACAAGGACCTCCAGGTCAAGATGGTTTACCTGGTAAAGATGGTGAACCGGGCCAAGACGGTGTTGACGGTGAACAAGGTGAGCCTGGTGAACCTGGTCGCGATGGTGTAGACGGAGCTGATGGTGAACCTGGTAAAGACGGTGAAGATGGAGAAAGAGGCGATCCAGGCGAACAAGGACCTCCAGGAGAAAAAGGCGATAAAGGAGATCCTGGCGAAGCAGGAAAAGATGGTATAGACGGAGCTGATGGTCTACAAGGATTAACAGGTGAACAAGGACCTCCAGGAGAAGACGGTATTCCAGGTAAAGATGGTGCTGATGGTAAAGATGGTCAAGATGGAGAACCTAGTGATAAAGGCGATAAAGGTGATCCTGGTGAAGATGGTGAACCTGGTGCAAAAGGTGATAAAGGTGATTCTGGTGAAGATGGTAAAGACGGTAAAGACGGTAAAGATGGTCGTGACGGTGTAGATGGTAAAGATGGCGCTGGAATAGAAATTTCAGGTTCAGTAGATCTATATAATCAATTACCTAATTATCTAACATCTGATGATATAGGTCAATCGTATCTTGTAAAGGATGACGGTCTACTATATATTTGGGATGGTGAAGAATTTCCTGGTGACGGTTATGGTATTGAGTTTAGAGGACCTCAAGGTATTGCAGGTCGTGATGGTCTAGATGGTAGAGATGGTGCAAAAGGTGATAAAGGTGATAGAGGTGACCAAGGCCTAAGAGGTATACCTGGCGAAGATGGTGCCGATGGAGAGTCTGGTCCTAAAGGAGATAAAGGAGATCCCGGCGAAAAGGGTGAGAAAGGTGATACCGGCGAAGCTGGTGAAGATGGAGAACCTGGTGAAAAAGGTAATCCTGGCGAAAAGGGTGAAGCTGGCGAACCTGGCGAAAAGGGTGATAAAGGTGATCCAGGCGAACCCGGTGAAGATGGTAGAGATGGTCAAAATGGTAGAGATGGTGCCGACGGTGAGCCTGGTGAAAAAGGGGAAGCTGGAGAACCTGGCGAGAAAGGTGATAAAGGAGATAAGGGCGACAAAGGAGACCCAGGTATTGACGGTCTAGATGGTCGCGATGGTGTAGATGGAGCTGGAATAGAAATAGGAGGCTCTGTAGATTCTTATGGCAATCTACCTAATAGTTTAACAGATGAAGATGCAGGTAAAGCGTATCTTATACGTTCTGATGGTAAGTTATATATATGGGATGGAGAACAATTCCCGATAGATGGCGAAGGTGTAGAATTCCGTGGACCTCAAGGTTTACAAGGACTCGCTGGTGTAGATGGTCAAGATGGTGCACCTGGACTTGAAGGACCTCAGGGACCTCAAGGAGAAAAAGGTGAGCCTGGTGAAAAGGGTGAAGCTGGAGAAGCTGGAGAACCGGGTGAAAAAGGTGAGCCTGGAGAAGATGGTGCCGACGGTGAACCTGGACCTCAAGGAGCAAAAGGTGATCGCGGTGAAGATGGTGATCCTGGTGAACAAGGACCTCAAGGATATACAGGTGATAAAGGTGATAAAGGTGATCCAGGTGATGATGGAGAACCTGGCCCTAAAGGTGATAAAGGTGATATGGGCGAAAAGGGTGACAAGGGTGATCCGGGAGAAAAAGGTGATCCTGGTGAAAAAGGACCTGAAGGACCTGAAGGTGAACCTGGTGAAGCTGGCGAAAAAGGTGATAAAGGTGATGCAGGTCCTCAAGGAGAAAAAGGTGATCCTGGTGAACCTGGCGAAAAGGGTGAGGTTGGACCTCAAGGACCTAAAGGTGATGCTGGACAAGATGGTGCAGGTATAGAAATTGGAGGTTCTGTTGATTCTTATGCTGCATTACCAGATAATTTAACAGATGAAGATGCAGGTAAATCGTTCCTTGTAAGTAGTGATGGTCTATTATATATTTGGGATGGAGAACAATTCCCAACTGATGGTAACGGTGTACAATTCCAAGGACCTGCAGGACCTCAAGGAGAAAAAGGCGAATCTGGAGAAAAAGGACCAGCGGGTGAAGCTGGCGAAGAAGGGCCTCAAGGACCTCAAGGAGAGAAGGGTGATTCCGGTGAAAAGGGAGAACAAGGACTTCCAGGAGAAAAAGGTGATACCGGTGAATCAGGACCTGAAGGACCAGCTGGAGAGCCTGGAGAAAAAGGTGATCCAGGTGTGCAGGGAGATCCTGGTGAAAAAGGAGAACCTGGTGATCCTGGAGCAGCTGGCGAAAAAGGTGATCCTGGAGAAAAGGGAGAACCTGGAGAGAAGGGTGATAAAGGTGATCAAGGCCCTCAAGGAGAATCCGGATTAGATGGTGAACCTGGTGAACAAGGACCTCCAGGAGTTGCTGGACAAGATGGTGAAGATGGTGAACCTGGACCTCAAGGACCTAAAGGTGATGCGGGACAAGATGGTGAGCCTGGTGAAAAGGGTGAAGATGGCGAACCGGGTCCTAAAGGTGATAAAGGAGATTCAGGTGAAAAGGGCGAAGATGGAGAACCTGGCGAAAAAGGCGATAAAGGTGAAGCTGGCGAAAAAGGCGATAAAGGTGAAGCTGGTGAACCTGGCGAAAAGGGTGATAAGGGGGATAAGGGTGACAAAGGTGATCCTGGTGAAGACTTTGATCCTGAATCATTCGATATATCTGAATTTGTATCGTCGCTACCAGGTAATCTGCTAACTGTTGTAGAAGGTAAATTATATATAGGAGAACTACCTCCAACAGAAACTGAACCTGAGCCTATAGATAACGGTGTGATACCTAATTCTATCCAACCAGTTACAGGTACATCTCATACTACAACAATAGATACAGAACAATTTGAAGGTACAATATTGTGGCAACCAGATACATTTGATGGTAATAAATTCTTACCTGAAACAGTGTACACAGCTATAATAACTATTGTACCGAAAGAAGGATACACACTTGATGATATAGATCCTGGTATATTTAGTATAGATATAGAAGATGTTCAGATATCTTATGCATCAGGTGTAGTGACAATAGAGTTTCCTGAAACTTTAGAAGATGATAGTGAAGAGGAAGAGGGTTGGGAGTTAACTCATATAGTACCAGCTACTGCTACAACATTTGGATTTAGTAATGCAAATGGTAGAAGACCATTACGTGATTTTGCACCTTGGGATGAAGACATATATAATAAATATTTCTATGGTGGAGATGAGGATGAATTTTATGATGATTATGAAAGATATGCATCAAGTAGTGTATGTCCTATAAAATTATATGCTAAATATATAGTACAAGGTAATCCTGTTGAATCACTTGTACCTTTTGATGCAATGGATGGTTTAGGACCTAATGTTGCAAATACTGTTAGGCATTGGGGACTCCAGACAGTTGGTGGTGCAACTATAATAGGTATAGCAGGTGGTAATGGTACACTTGAAGATATTGTTTTGAGGTTGACTTATGATCCAACTATTAAAATGTGATTAGAATAAGAGGTAGTTTATTATGGAACGTGAAGATGTTTTACAATTGGTAGCAGATATTCTAGGTGGAGAACTTTACGATGAGGATATACCATGGAAACGAACTGGTGCTGCAGGTGGTCGTAATTTTCCTCTTGAAGGTCTCCCTGATCAATCAGGAAATACGTTTGTAACTAGAATTCTTAATGCTTTTAATACTAGTATTGAAGCTGTAGAAGTTACATCAGATGAATTAGGGGATGCATTGATATCTACTGTAGGTAAACATCATACAGATGATAAAGTTGCATTCGAAAGTATAGGTTCTAACCTGATACAGGCGGTCTCTAAACTGATTAAAGTATCTGAGGATTTCACAGGTATACCTGAATGGAATTCTGAAACGTATACATTAACGTTTCAATCAGAGTCAGGTAATGTGAGGATAGATCTACCTCTTGCAGAATTGTTGACAGATGTTAGTATCGATATAGAATCTCAAGAATTAGTTCTCCAATGGTTTAAGAAAGAAGAACGTGTTGATATTAGCTATCTATTCACATTATATACAGGAGGAGAAACAAGTACAACTAAAGTCAGTATAGATGATAATATTATAAAAGTTACTGCTAAGTTGTCAAGTGAAGTAGATAATGCAATTGAAGTAAAAGCAGACGGTTTATATGTACCTAAGATAACGAAGCCATTTGTATTAGATGATTTATCTGAAGGTATACAAGAGAGTTTAGGTCTAGCAGATAAGATTGTGATCAATGGTGTAGGCGACAAATTCCTAGCTAACGACGGTGATTATAGAGGTATAGAATTATTCGTCGATCATATATAATACTAAAAATATTTTAAGGAGGATATAGGAGAAAATGGCAGATCAAGTAAACATTAACGTAATCAGCAATCTAAAGGTAATCAGAACTGGTAGTGTGCCGACAGCTACCACCTTACCAGTAGGTCATATGGCTTTTGGTAAGATTACAGAAACCGGAAAATATCATATTTTCGGTAACTCAGATGGTGTAATCAAAGATTACGTCATCGATCTTGTAGGTGGAACAGACTTGCAAGATATCCTTAACAATGGTAACATAGCAGATGGAAAATCTATAAGACTCACAGCAGATGAAGGTTTTGATGTCATAATGTCAGCAATAGACGGCTTCACTGACGACGGTAAACCGGTTCTTTCTGCAAATTCTGAACGTACGATTGAAGCGAATGATGCATTGGTTATGCGTACAGCTCTAGGGGTTTATAGTAAAGATGAGAGTGATGCACTTCTATCAACAGTATTTATCTTCAAAGGTAAGGTAGCAGAAGTTACCGATCTTCCGGATGAAGATCAAAAAGTTGGTGATGCGTATCAGGTCGAGGCAGATGGTAAGATATATGCATGGACAGGTGATGATTGGGTATCTCTTGCAGCTATCATAGATCTCAGTGATTATTATACTATAGAAGAAATCGATGGTATGTTTGATGATGTCAAAGAAAAATTTGATGGTATTGAAACAGATATTGATGAGAAACTGGGAGAGCTTGAAACTGAGCTTAAAGGAGAGATTGAAGATCTTGATACTAAGGTCACTAATCTAGATAGTGAAGTAACAACGGCTAAAGGTAAGATTACTACACTTGAAGGTAAAGTAGATACTCTCGAAGGTAAAGTTAGTACTCTAGAAGGTAAGGTTGAGACTCTTGAAACAACTTCTACAGATCATGAAGAAAGAATCACAGATTTAGAAACTAAAATTGGTAGTGAAATTGAAGATATTGGCGAAGAGTTAGATAAACTCGATACCAAGATCGATACACTCGAAGCGAATGTTTACACAAAAGACAAAGTTTATACAAAACAAGAAGTAGATGATTTGATTACTGGTGTGGAGAATATGATCCCAACAGTGACATTCATCATTGACGAAATTTAATCAATAATCATTAACCATATCTTGTGCTTGCCCTTGATATTATATTGAGGGCAAGTGTAAGATATATTAGAAATTTGAGGGATGATATGATACCTAGAAGAAAGCGTAGAATTCAAATTCTAAGAGGTATAAACCTTGAAAATATTGAATTAGATTATGGAGAATTGGGTTTACATCTTAGTCCAGATGGATTAAGTTTGAAATTGTATGTAGGTCTACCTAATGGTGAAAAGGCTTGGATAGGTTCTGATTTTGATTCAGAATTTTTTAAAGATATGATAACAAACGCATCATTAGGAACAGATATTTTATCTCGTCTAGAGAATGCTCTTCAAAGTGATAAAGTAGGAAATGGTTTAAGTGCTATTGGTAAAGATGGAATCGAATTAGGTATGCCTACATCCATAACATCTTCATCTGTAAATAGTGTGATAGGTCAATCTCATACACATTTACTTTCTAGTACTTCTGTAACTAATGCAAAACTTGCAAATGTACCTGCTAGTACTCTGAAAGGTGGAATTAGTGCAGGTAGTCCTGTGGATTTGACGGTACCGCAAATAAAGACAATGTTGAGTATTAGTAATGTACCTAACATAGATACAACTAATGCGAGCAATATAACATCAGGTACATTAGCTATATCTCGTATTGGTAATAGTACAATTACAGAAAATAAATTACATCCTGATTTAATTGATTTAATTATGACCGGAGGTTCTTCTTCGAGTGAAGTAGATCCTACTGTAGCAGATTGGGCTAAGAAGCCTAATGCTAAACCATCTTATAGTGTATCTGAAATATCTGGTGCAGTATCTTCTACGGAATTAAATGAACTAAAATCAGAGTTCAATGAGATGGTAGTGTCTGCGGGAGGTATTCCCATTTGGGATACAGCTGAATCTTCGTTAGCATATGGTTCAACCTTAGTTAAGTTACCTATTGACGAATTGGTTAATAATATTAAATTTGAAGATAAACAACTTACAGTTCAAAAATATAATGGAGATACTGAAGAATTCGATTTATCTACTATGTTAGGATTAGAATTCATCTCTTTATCAGAAGCTGTAGAAGACCGATATGAATTACCTACTTCAGGAATACCTTTAGATGATTTATCTGATACTGTTAAAAGTTTATTACCTCCAGAAGATGGTCAAAGACTTCAATATATGAGAAGAAACGATGATAATACTGCTGTAGAATGGGTAGATTTAACAGGTTCAGTTGGACATGATATAGATATAAGAATTAGTGAAGAAAATGCTATAGAAGCTCATTGGAAAGCAGATTCAAATTTATTGATGAATGTTATAGATGAAGCTGTTCAATTTATATTTTCTATGTATCTTGTATCTCAAGAAGTTGCAGAAGAGGGTATAGATGAAGATTCTGCATCTTGGTCAGCTGAAAGAGTAAGACAAGCTATATTAGCTGTAACAGGTGGAAAGATAACACATAGTAATGCAGCACCTACAGCAACTGTACCTGCTGGTGCCGTTGATGGTGATATTCATATTCAATGGTTTTAATTCTTAGTCGATGATAAGGAAAATATAATATATGTCATGGAATGTTGCTAGTTTCACATATACTGCTCCAGATTTATTATCTGGAAGTTGGAGTTATGTAGGAAGTGCTCCAATTGGTATAAATGTATTTATAGTTATTAGAGGCCCTTCTAGCGTATCTATTACTCCTCCTAATAGTACATCTGCTTCTGGTACATACACTAATCTTAAAATAACGGACCTTCAAGGAAAAAATCCTTTATTACCTAATGCAACATATACAGCAGAATATGCTCAAACGATTACATATGAACCATTTGTTACTTCATTTAGTAGCCAAACTGCATTTACAACTGGATCATTATCTACACAAATCGAATTTTCATCACATAGTGTTGTAATTCCAACATTATTAACATCTATACCTGTTAATTGGGCTACTAATATAGCTGCTACTAAAATAGAATCCCAAATAGAGGCTACAGGGGTTTGGCAAGATCATGGAAATCCATCTGCAACTTCCGGAACTATTTCTAGAACCACAGGTGTTACACCAGGATTATCAGGTAGAATTAGATTAAGATCTACAGGCAATACTGGTGGTGCAAGTACTAGAGAAAGTAGTTGGATGAATTTTACTGTACCTAATATAGGTACTATATCAGCTTCACCTGATTTTAATCTTGGTAATACACTAAATTCCGATACAAGTGTAGCTTCAATTACAACAGTTACACCATCAATTACAAGTGCTGCATATAATCTAGAATTAAGAGTTGGTACTAATCTCATATTAACTAGAACAGGTATAGGTAACGCAGGTGTTAAAACTATAACTTTCACTAGAGCTGAGCAAGATGAATTATATAGACGTATGTTGAATAATGTTAATACAACAGTTATATGGAGATTAATAACTGTATCTGGTACTAACACATGGTCAAATGATAGGAATGCTACTGTTATAATAACAGGTAGTCAACCTACAGAAAATATTAGAACATCAGGAACTTGGAGAAGAGGGTTTGTTTGGATAAGAATTTCTAATACGTGGCGACGAGGTTTAATCTGGATTAGAAATAGCGGTAATTGGCGAAGAGGTATATAAGGAGTGATAATTCATGCCTAGAAATATTGTAAATGAAGGTAGAGTAGTAGGTTATAGTACATATGAAGCTTATCTGAAACAGATTATATCTGAAGATCCTACAGCTATACCTGCAACTGAAAAAGAGTGGCTTAATTCAATGATAAGTTACGGTTCTTCTATGTTATTACAAGTTGGTACAGATACTATTGAAGGGCCTCATTATCGTGATATCGCCTTTCCACCTAATACAAGTTTGGTTGCAGCTAATACAATATTTGGTGAATATTTTGGTGGAATAGGTAGAATATTAGAAACTGCAACATGTAATCCTGCTAGTGTTGATACTGCTTGGTGTACAGAAGTAATAGATTATGGACCCCTTATTCATAACGTAGATACTCCCTTACCAGATGGAGTTGTAGGACCTAATATAAATGAACATCCAATAGATGCCCCTATAACTCATGATGTAGATACAAGGACAACCGATAGATTTTCTGATGAAATATTAGATGGTTTGAAAGAGTATATCAAGATAGTAGATGGTATAATAATTCAACCAGGTGAATGGGATAATGTATCTATACCTGATAGTAAATTACATGATCCAGATTTCACCACTGATGCACCTTCGTTTGAGAATAATCAATATCCTAGATTGAGAGTATTACTTTCTGATAAAATAAGAAATCCATTTTATGTGCTTCTAACAGGATTTACAAGTAAATCTATAATAAATGGATTAACTGCTACAAAATCAACAGGAATAATACATGATAGACCTCATCAAGACGGTGCTTTCATAGGACCAGGTCATTGGCCTTGGTCTGCTAAAGTAGTATTTACTGTACCTAATTCTTATGTTAATTTCATAATGAGTAATAACTATCGTCGTAAACTTAGACCTCAATATAATCCAGGTGTACCTTCGGATACAGCAAATCTTCCTAGATTAGTACCTGATGAGCCTGAGAAGCAGTATGTTAAAACTAATCCAGTAATAGATATGGATAATAGTAATCCTAGTGACTACTATACAAGGATTAAAAGTGGTGCTAACACTTCTATGGTAAAGCTTCAAGTAGAAGATGTTATAGATACTGGAGGTGGTTTAGCAGTATTGACTACATATCAAAGTGATGAATTATTGCCTTCCGCCTTATTTGGAACAAAGGTAATTGAACCTGGTGTAATTTCTAATCAATTACTTAATCCTATTGATATAGTAGCGCCAGGTACACTTAAATTATTTCATGGAGATATAGAAGCAATAAATGGAGATATTGACCAACCTATAGAGAAAGCTAGAGCGTTGGAAACTATACCTCAGAATATAGCAGCTATGAGGCGTTCAAGTAATTATACATGGCATCAATTAGGACCAGATGGAGCTCCAAGAGCATCTATACCTGTAGCAGAAACATATATCCAAGCTTCCCCTGTACCAGGTGTAGGAGCTACATGGGATAGTTTTACTGCTCCTATAGCTCGTCCTGATATTGTTCAACTTAAGACCGGAAAACAATCTAGACGAATGCTATCTATGGAAGGTAGTGATGGTAAGTTATATAATACATCTGGTATGACTTCCGGAACAGCTGTTAGAGGTAGATTAAATGTTTCAGGTAGAGGTGAGGTACTTACTAATAATATCAGAGGTATAGATGATAATCTAAGTTGGGACCATCTTCTAGTAGCTTTATCTAATAATCAGAAGATTGATATAGTGGGAGATGAATTAAAAACTTTAAGAAATAATTTACCAAACATAATTACAAGAGGATATTTACAAATAAATGGTAATTCTCCTACGGATGTAGGTAGTGGTATGAATAATCCTGTCAATGGACTTACTTACAATTATATACGAGGAAATACAACTATAGGTGATGGTAGTGGTAAAACTACAACTATAAATTCCAACTTAATTGTACAACATCCTGCTAGACTAAATAGTACATTAACTGTAGTAGGTCATTCAAATGTAAGTACAATAACAAGTAGTGGTTTAACAAGAGGAGCAAATATAACCGTTGATACAAATTATATCACATTTGGTGGAATTCGATTATATATTTCAGGTTCTCAACCAGGTATATTGGGTGTACCTCCGGGTTCTATTGGAATAGGTTGGGGATAAATTAAATTTGATGTAATTTTTGAAGTCTTAGGAGATAGTAGTTATGCCCGCAATTAATCTTCATGAAACTGGTTTAGATTGTTTTGTGTCTGTAAATTATACTCGAAATGGTAATTATATAAGTATAAATAGCCTTACAGGACATACTCCTAGTGGTAGTACTCATACAGGTTTTAATCCAGGTGTTTCTTGTTTATCTATAGATGTAGCGGGTCAAAGAGCCGCTTATTATGCTGGATTGGCTTGTTCTTCAACACAAACAGGTGTAGGAGGAAAAACTACTCCTTATATGAGATTTGCTGTGGGAGGTCATATATGGAGAATCGGTAATTACAATACTGGTACTGTGATAAATCCTGGTCAAGTTAGTTATGCTGTAGGTACTGGTAATGTAACTATTAGTGTTGGATTTCATCTAGTTGATATAGCACAAAATCATTGGAATGCATGGCAGAGAGGTGTAGGTAAATCTTCTATTTATAGAGGTACAATACCAACTGAAATTCCTCCAGAGCCTCCATTACATTCAACTACAATTTCAATTAATTCAATGGATTATTTTGGTGTAACATTAAATTGGTCTACAGGGAATACCGCTGTATCTTCTTTTCAATATCAATTCAGTACAAATGGTACAACATGGAGTAATTGGAGAAATTCATCATCTTCTTCATCTATACATACTACATCTGGTTGGGCAACATTTGGAGGCCTAAATCATAGTACATCATATTATTTCAAGATGATATCTCAAGAAAGTGCTTCAACATGGGGTAGTAGATGGTCTTTAGATAGTAATATAGTGTCAGGTATTACTCCTGTGTATCGTACAGAATTTGATGTAGTATATCATGGTAATGGTGCTGGAATAGAGGGTGGAGATGGTGCACCTATGGGAGCACAATTAAATATATTTCCATCTCAAATTAAGAAGAGAGATCAAGTTCTTAAATTACATCCTTATATACCTGATCGTACATCATTTACATTTAATGGTTGGAATACACAGGTAGATGGTAAAGGTATTACATATCAAGCTAGTGCAAATATCCCTGCAAATGTTAATCAAGATTTAATACTTTATGCTCAATGGAAATCTGCAACTTATACTGTTATATTTATGGATAGAGGTGTAGAACTTAAGAAACAATTAGTAAGTTATGGAGCTGATGCATCTCCTCCTCCAATTCCTAGTAGAGGTGCAGCTATACCTTTTATGGGGTGGTCAGGTTCTTATATTACTGTGACAAGTAATCGTACAATAACTGCTATATGGGATGTGTATCCTATTTGGATTAAACGGGATGGGCCGGAACGATGGGAACCTTATGAGATACGGGAAGCTGGAGATAGTAGTACACAAGTAAGTCAAGGTTCTTGGGGTTTGATATATAGAGTAAGTGATGGTATTGCTATAGACCCTCAAACTGCTACATGGTTTCTTAAATCTTGGTGGGATAGTGATGGAGGAGGTCTTCGTAGAACCTTCCAAAATCCTTTGAATGTTGCTGTTAAAGTTACAAGTATATCATTTCATCTAGCTTCTATGAATTCAGGAGGTCAACAATTCACATCTAGTGCCGTTGTAGGTACAGCAGGACCTGTAGGGGGAATAGCTTATAATTTTTATGTTGAATGTAGATCAAGTTCTGGTCAAGTTAGGAATTCATCACATTATGTACCTGGAGTATCTACTAATTGTTCCTATAATGGTAGAGCTGGTGCAGTTCATACAGGTCAGAGACCTCCTCAAACTGCATTTGGACTTCCAAGCATTTGGGGGGCAAATGATTCTCGTTCTAGAAAACCTTATGTTTTCAATTTCCCTGATGCTCCTGAGATTCCCCCAAAGGGAACTTGTAGATTTACTTTGACAGTTGGTTGGATTGGTTCAGGTAACACCGGTGTAACTTTACATTGGAATGATGCTGCTACCTCTACAACAAGTATAGAAGTAATCAATACAGATTATATATGGAGATTTGATGGATCAGAATGGAAGAGAAATAGAATAGCTTATCAATTAACAAATGGGGTTTGGCGTAAATTAGAACCTTAGAAAGATATTTAATTATGAAGATACTATGTCATGATAGCTTTGGTAATCCACAAGCAAATCAACAAGTTAACCGTGTAGGTAAATATCTATATAAGAATATAGATGGAGCATTAGAATATAAGATTTCTCCAAATATATTTAATATGTGGTTTACACTTTTATATGAAGTTCCGAATATGGGACCAAAATATAAAAGAGTTGATGATGACTTACATGAGATGGTTATCAATATCGGTATAACTACTTATCAAAATAAGATAAGAGTTAATGTGATAGAAGAAACACCGAATGAACGAACTATAGGTCATGATGTATACAAACCTGAAGAAATGATCAATCTAGCAGAAGCTAGTGATAAAATTTTCGATAGAGTAGTACAGCGAGTCTCAAGAGCTTATAAAGATTATGATTTTGTATTTTAAATTAGAAAGGGTTATATAAAAATGAAAGAATTAAAAGTATACTGTAAGCACAAATTTACTTCTAATCAAACTTACCTAGTCACGTTACCTCTAGACTTAGATGCATGGGAAGAAAATGGTTCAGAATTTTTACAAGAAATCGAAGTACCTGAACTTGATACATTGAATTTCCATGCGAAAGCTCTCCCTGGAATCAATTTAGCTGTAGGCGTTTGGTTCATTGAAGAGGATTTGATTTGCACACCTATAGTGGCTAATGAAGGTGATAGGGAAGTTATTGAAGAAGCGTTTGAAAACATAACAAAAGTTGAATCTGTACCTGAAGAACCTGAGGTAGAGTTACCTGATGGATTCTTGAAGATTATATTAGATGATAATAGTGTAGTATACGCTGAAACCTCTACGGATGTTACAGCGTGTTGTACAACAGGAGCAGCAACTGCAAATCTAACAGTCAATGGTACTACATTCACTAAAGATCAAATAATAAGTGTAGAATTTGGGAAAGATTGGAATATAACTACAGTACCAAGTAATTTCTTTAGAAATTGTACTAATTTAATTTCATTATCTAAAATACCTAGTATGATTACTAATATGGGACCGAGTTTCCTATACGGTTGTACCTCATTCAATCAACTTATTGTTATACCTAAAGATGTAACTGGTACCAATTGTCTCAGAGGTTTATTACAAGGTTGTACTTTATTCAATCAACCTATTGTTATACCTGAAGGGGTTACCGGTAGTTGGTCTCTTGACAGTTTCTTGTATGGTTGTACTTCATTCAATCATCCTATAACTATACCAAATGGAGTAACAGGTCTTGCATGTCTTTCGAATTTTCTAAGAGGTTGTACCTCATTCAATCAACCTATAACTATACCTAATGGAGTAACAGGAGAGGGATGTCTTCAGAATTTTCTATATGGTTGTACCTCATTCAATCAACCTATTACAATTCCTGAAGGAGTAACTGGGAACATTTGTCTTAGTAATTTCCTTCAAAATTGTACCTCATTTAATCAACCTATAATTATACCTAGTGGAGTAAAGGGTAATAATTGTCTTCAGAATTTTCTATATGGTTGTACCTCATTTAATCAACCTATAATTATACCTAGTGGTGTGAATGGTAATAGTTGTCTCAGTAATTTCCTTAGTCGTTGTACATCTCTTAATTCATCTATTACTATACCTAGTAATGTAACTGGTGAGTATTGTCTTAGTAATTTCCTTGATGGTTGTACCTCATTCAATCAACCTATCACAATACCTGAAGGAGTAGTAGGAGAAGGTTGTCTTAATAGTTTCCTTACGGGTTGTACTTCATTTAATCAACCCATAACTATATCTGAAGGGTTAAGAGGTTATAGAGTTATTAATCATTTTCTCTACAATTGTCATAATTATACAAATATTATAACTGTATTTCCTGATATATTAAATATCGATACTGTGAATGTATCCGATAATACATTATCTACAAATTCTAATACAGCTCCAATGTATGTAGAAGGGGTTAAAATAGCTGGATTAGATGCAACCCAATTTGCAGCATTACAATCAAAGTTTCAACTATACAATAGGACTACATCTCCATTTAGAAAACTAGTAAGAGTGTAAGGAAGCATGTAAAATGAAAGAATTAAAAGTATATTGTAAACATAGATTTGAGTCAGGAAAACATTATCTTGTAACTGTTGATTTAGGGATAGATGAATGGCAAGAAAGTGGTACAGAATATTTACAAGAAATTGAAGTACCTGAAATCGATAAATTGAGATTTCATGCTAATGCTATACCTATTATAAATCTAGCTGTAGCTGTGTGGTTATTTGATGGTGATTTAGTGTGTAAACCTATAGGTGATAGTGAGGAAATTCAAGAAGCGTTCGATTTGATAATAAGTGTTCAAATTGTAGAAACTGAACCAATAGTTTCTGAAGTGATATGGTTAACATTGAAATTATATGATAACACTACTGTGAAAATTAAATCATCTGCAGATATGTCAAAATGTTGTACGTATGCTCCTTCTAATACTAATATCACTATTGAAGATATCACATTCAAGAAAAGTGATGTAATATCGGCAGAATTTGGTAATTATTGGGATTCTAAACCTGAGGTGAACGCAATTTATCCTTATGAAGAACTTCGTGATTTCTTAACTAATTTTTCTAATCTTGTATCCTTATCTCCTATACCTGATAAGATTAGGTCTTTATCTTCAAGTTTCTTATCAGGATGTATTTCATTCAATCAAATTATAACATTTCCTGTTCCTGTAGTGGGTGAAAGGTTTCAAATTGGAAATGATTTTTTATCGGGATGTACTTCATTTAATAAACCTTTACAATTCCCGGAGAATGTACATATGCATCTAATGGGGTTCATGTTTAATTGTAATAGTTTTACTGGACCTCTTGTAGTACCTCTTAATTTTCCTGTTTATATACAGAATACTATAGAAGATATACAGGCTGCAAATATAGATAGAGATACACCTCCGGAATGGATTACTAATTCAATTTTATCAACAACTGATTCTAATGCTTCAATGTATGTTAATGGAGTAGATATCAAAATTTCAGATGAATATGATTTTGTATTTATCAATAATTTTAAAAGTGGATTAATACCTCTACTTCCAAATCTACATACAGGAATATATAGAAAATTAAATGGTTTAGATTAGTAAGGATGTAGATTATATCCTAATATGAACCTTTGATAATTAAGGTAAGTAATAATATGACCTTAGGGAGGGAATTATACATATGAGATTAAATGATATTAGATTCATGAGTAATCTAAAATTCATAACATCTGGTAATATTCCAACAGTTGATGATTTGCCGTTAGGGAATATGGCATTCGGAGAAATAACATCGAGAGGTAGAAGTCATGTATATGGTAACATTAATAATGTTATTGTAGATTTGTGTTGTCAATTTGGTACTGGGGGTGAACAAGAGTTGAAAATACTCAAAGGTAAACTAGATATTGGTCCAAAAGCTGAATACGAATTAAAACTAAATTGCGGATATACAGCTTACGAGTTAAAAACTATAAGATTCGATAACATAACTAATAGTGAGAATCTGATTGTATTCATATATGATAATATGAAGGATAAGAACATTTTGTATCAAAGTTTAGCAAAAACTAACATATATTCAAATACTGCTGATGTTGTCAATATTGATGAAAATAGTGATATCTGTATATGTGTAGTAAATACTAGTAACGCTAACATATCTGTAATATACGATGTTAGGGTTGTATCATTTAAGGATGGTGGAATTTATGGCTCTATTTAATTCGATTACATGTGAAAAAGGTGAAATATACGATAAGATTGTAGATTTATTTCTTGGAGCAGGTTGGACAGATATTGCATCTAATTCAGCAACAGAGTTTGCTGTATTGAGGTCATTTGATACAAATAATAGACCTATATTCTTTCAAATTTTACCTCACGTAGGTACACCTTCTACTCAAGATATAAGAACTACTAATAGTGTTCAAATTAGATTGAATATGGTGAGAAACTATACTCCTGGAAATGCTGGAGTTAATGGTGTATTTGATAGACAACATAACAATACTGTGAATTTGTTACTTGCATCTAATGGCGCAGCCTTAACTGTACCTCCTGCAGCGCCTGATATTGATATATATTATAATATATCCAAGACTCGTGGAATAATCGTATTTGATTTCAGTAATTCATCTGCGTATTCAACTTCCGGTGGTGGTTGGTTCTTTGTTGGGGTTCCTGATGGTGAAATTTTTGATAGAGATCCTAGAAGATCTTGTGTATTAGCTAACCCTCTCAACACTGCAAATAATATACCTGTGATGGATCATCCAATTCAAACATCTGTAGCCGAAGGTGCTGCTGTTGTAAATCATCCAACTATGCCGTATGTTCCATTAAGAAACCCTGATACACGAGGTATATATGCAATATCTAATATAGCTTATGGTCATGCTAGTACAGGTCAAAGAGGGTTTCTAGATGATATGTATTTTATATCTGGTACAACTTTAGGATTAGCTAATGGTGATTATATAGAAGTAGAAGATAGACGGTTTAAACTTATATTGATAACATGTTTAGCTAATGGTCCTATGGGTTCGAATCATTATTTATGTGTTGAACTTCCTAAGAAATAGGTGATATTATTATGATATATAGTGGTAATAATTTATCAGGTAATGAAAAATTCAAGATTGATGATATAATCAATTTTGATTATTCTGGTATAGAGCAATCTATTACTTTACTTACAGGTAAATATAAATTTGAAGCTTGGGGCGCCAAAGGTGCTGATGGAGGTGGTACAGTTGAGATTCCGGGAGGATTGGGCGGTTCCGGAGGTTATATATCAGGTATATTAGATACTAAGAAGAAAATTAATTTTCCCATTCTTGTAGGTGGTACCAATGGTTGGAATAGAGGTGGACCTGGTGGTAAAGGTGACGGTAGTGTTGAAAATGATGCAGGTGTAGATAATAGTGGTGGTAACGGTGGCGGTGCTACTGATATTTGTATAGATGTGAATACTCCGGCACATAGATTTATAGTAGCTCCAGGCGGAGGTGGCGGAGGCGGACGAGGTATAGGTGGTACAGAAATTAGTTATTATGGTTCCAGAGGTGGAAATGTAAGTAATATAAATGGTGTAGCAGGTGATGCTAATATTGGTACATCTGCGACATATTATGGTACAGCTAATGGAGGTGGTGCACCTTCTCAATCAGCACATGGTGGTGGTGGTTCTTCTACTGCCCCTACACTTACAACTAATACAGGCTCACTTGTAGCCGTCATGGGATTTCCTGGCGGTGGCGGTGGCGGTGGCGGAGGTCGTTATAACGGCGGTGGCGGCGGTGGCGGTGGCCGTCTTAAGAATAATGGAGGTAATGTTAGAACAGCAGGTACAGCAGGTACAGCAGGTAATGAAATAAGTGCAGGTTCTGGTGGTGCAGGTGCTGTTGCAATCGCAACTAATTATGTTAATGGTGGTGCAGGAGGTGCAAGTGGATCTCCTTATATACCTGGTGCACCTAGCCATACTGCACATATTGGTGGTATTGTATTTTCTAATATAACTGTAATTGGTGGAGCAAATACACTTGAAGATCCTAGGACAGGTGAAGCTACTACAGGTAATAAAGGTGATGGTTATGTTCGCATAACTGTATTAGATGTAATAATAAATCTAAATGTATTAGAAGGTATAAATTTATTCAAACAAGGTAGTACATATACACTAGGTATAGATAATAAAGGTGAATTCAATATCTCAACTGCAACATATCAATGGCAATTAGATGAGAATGATGGTAATGGGTTCTTAAATATAGCTGGAGCTATCAATAGCACTTTAATTCTGGCTAATATTGAATCTTATATGAAGGGTTGGAAGTATAGAGTAATTATAAATGATGCATCATATGTTATAACATCTAATGCATATATTGTAAAAGTAGGATTTAATAATATATTTGTACTAAGTAAATTACTTAGAGGTAAAAGATGGTCTCCTCCAAAATTAGGTTTCATATTAGGATCAGGTATGGTGATAGCTCATACAGATAAACCTGAATATAGAAAACCTCGTACTGATCCCATTGAAACCTGGTGGAATATACCTGATAATGCATATTTACCTGATCCTGAGATTAAAGTATCATTAATTCAAGGTGATTTGGAAAATGTTGAAATAAATATATCTAAATGGGGTTCTGCAGCTAGACGTGAATTTATAGTAGGAGATCAACCTTTAGATAGGTATCGTGATGTATTTAATACTAAATATGAAGATATTAGCATAACAGCTATGGGAAGTGTAGATGATAGACAATCAATGTCTATAGTAAACATACTTGAAGAAATTATAATCCCTCCTAAAGTATCGATTATACCTTCGAATGAATTGGGATATTTTACAGCTGATGTAGAATGGAACAGTATAGATGATTTATATTATGATATAGAAGGTATATGGACTAAGGCAGAGCAGAATCAATGGAATTTAACAATATTTGATGAAATTAAATTTAAAACACAATCTAAATTTTATAATATGGTATCGGATGAAATATCTATAACAATGTTATCTAAATTCTGGGATATTATAAGAGGTGAAAATTCTTCACAACTTATGATATTACATAATTTGAATCTTATATCAGATTTGTATGATGTATATGATGTTGTTTGGGAGTCTAGTAATATAGATGTAGTTAATCTAGATGGTGAAGTTGTTGTAGATGATATAGAAATTATTGATGTTATATTAACTGCAAAATTATATATAAATAGTGTAATTCAATGTGATCCTATAGTTTTTAATTTAAGGGTAGGTAATCCTGAATCTTTATTGTATTTTGCAGCTAATGCTGGTAATTATAGTGATGGTTATTATGATGTTACTTGCAATGGAGTTACATATAATACAGAGTTAGTTAATATTCGAGATAGTGTTAATTTGTTAAATGGCCCTAATTGGGGAGATATTCAGGCAGATGGAACAATGTTAATTGTTAGAATTGACGGAAATCTTACTATTAATAATGGTGTTATGGTAACTTCTAGAACTAGAAGAAAGGGATTTTTAATATATGTAACAGGTACTTTAAGAAATAATGGTACAATAAGTATGACTAGTAGGGGAGCACATGCTGTAGGTCAAAGTGTGCATCTGTGGAAGGATCATGATACTAATAGTTATATAACAATACCTGCATGTAGTGATACTACTTCTGATTATAATCCATTACTTCAAGGATATTCTGCTTATTGTGGTTCTTCTTATAGTGGTGGAGCCGGTAGAGGGGGTTATGCTGGTAGTACTCAGCCTAGTATAGGTGGTCCCGGTGCCGGCACAGGTTTGATTGATAGTGTAGGTATATTATGTGGAGGTCCAGGGGAAGCAGGTAGATCTGGTAGTAGTTCTAATAGTGGCGGAGGTGGCGGTGCAGGTAATCCCGGTGGCCCTGGAGGTGCAGGTGGAAGTGCTGTAGGTACTAAGCCAGGTACTTCAGGAGGATCAGGTACAGGAGGTTTGTTAATATTATATGCTAACCAGATATTAAACAATATAGGTTTATTAGAATCTAGAGGTTCAAATGGAGGTTCAGGAGGTCAAGCTACTAATATGTCTGGTGCAAGAGGTGGAGGATCAGGTGGAGGATGTATAACTGTATTTTACAACTATGGTAGTATTAGTAATATCAATAATACAAATATACAAGTTAATGGTGGACTTACTAATGGCGGTGTTGGTACTATAAATATACATCAGATAGATATAGATGATATACTTTAAAATTATTTATTAGATAGAAAGGATCATGATGAAAGAATTAACAACAATATCTGTAACAAAATTAAGTGGAGGTAAGATCATACAATCAGTATTAGAACTTGGTAAAAATTGGGAAGGTCCTAATGATGAGGGAGGATTTACTCAAGTAATATCTGTACCAGGTATCAAATCATCAGATCAATTAGGAAAAGTATTTTTAAGTAAATATCATAGTGATGAGAATCTTCTAAATGCGTTTAGTAATATTCTTGAAGTATATGCTGGAGATAATAAAGTAACTCTACATTCCGGTGATATTATAAATATTAGATTACCTATTGCATTGAGATTAATTGATCCCGTTGAATAGTTTTAATTAATATCTTAAGTCAACCTCAATTATGGGGTTGACTTTTTTATGTAAAAATTTCGTTATAGATGTTATAAATCAAATAATCCATAAAGGAGAATAAGAAGATGTGTATCACAACACCGCTTACAGATCTAATGAAGAAGGGGTATGATGTAAAGCTTACAAATATCGGTGAAGATGTATTCAATGTTGAAATTCTACATTCAGGAGAAGTGGTTCATGTATTTCGAGGTCCAGTTTCACCAAGTGATAATTTAGCACATGCTTTGATGTCATTTGCAGATATTACCAAAAGAAGGTTTAATTGGGATGACTAATATTGATGATATAATATCTCCATCTGAAAAAGGGAATCATAATAGTTATTTACCTTATGCAGATTCACAACCAAAGAGAGTTCCTGTTAATAATATATTACTTCAACGTATGCCACCGCTAGTGAACGAAGAGGGTATAAATCTAGAATTTCAAACATTTTTTGATGATTTAGTTAAGAATGTTCATGAAATGTTTAAAGATAGTACATCTTTTGGATTACATATGATGTCAGATCAAGTTTTAGATGTGGCAGAATTTCATTCTATTATATTAGCTGCTTGGGATAAACATCTTCAAGAATTTAGAAATACATCTATATATGCAAGAGGTGTAGATATTGAACTCAATATGGAACGATTTGAAGATATTTATCGTAACCTTATAGGTGGATTCAATATTATGACTTATATTCTAACTGTTGCCGATGATGAATTTAATTCTAATAAGAGAATAACTTATTTCAAGAAGTGTTGTACTGAACTTTTATTCACATATAGTCAATCAGATGGGTTTGTAGTAATATCTAGAATTCAACCATTTAAAGAATTGAGTGAATAATATGATTGATAAGATTCAGGATAGAATTAAGTCTGAAATTGAAGCTGTAGCTGCTGGGAATCAGACAATAGATCAAGCTATGCAAGGTTTATCAGGTTACGGTAAAGCATTATATGACTTTGGAATAATAACAGAAGAAGATCGACGAATATTCTGGGACAAAATAAAATCGAAGATAGAGGAACTTAGAGATGAGTAATTCTACTAGAATAAATTGGAAGAAACGAGCACTTGAAGCTGAATATGAGCTTGAGGCTTATAAACACGGAGGATGCACACCTAAGATGTGTGATAATTGTAGTAGTGTAATCTGTTATATTGCTCCGAGAGCTTATAAATTATCTTTAGAAGATAGAGCGAGATTACTTAATGAAAGACGGTTGATTAGAAATCATACAAGGAGTTAGAATATGTCAGCAAGTTGGATAGGTAAACAAGTTGATTTCAAGATGAAACAATATGATAAGGAATGGAATGATGAGTATAGAAGTCAATGGGGTACTGTTATTGACTTTGATGGTGAATTCTATCATGTTAAAATGAATAGTTATGGTGAAGACCTTACTGGACCTATATGGATATTCACACGAGATGAAATTAAAGTTAGAAAATCATTTTGCGGAATTTCACATATAAATACATAAAAGGGGAAATATGAAATGGACGAATTAGAAGTATATCGAGAGGATAACAGTTCAAATGGATCTGGTAGAAAGATTCCGAGAAAGCATGTACCTATCAAACAAAAAGGGTTTGGATTACCTAGTGATCACATGACCGAGAAGCAATTACATAATCTGAATGGGAAGATGAAAAGCTATAGATTGACCGAACCTAAAAGATGGGATGAGTTCAAATCTATGCCATTGGATATACAACTTGAGTATCTTGAATATCTGGATTTAGCTTTCGGTATGAATATGTGTAATCTTGCTGATATGTTTGGTATAGCCGATTCAACATTACATATATACTTGAGAAAATCGGGTATTAAATTTAAACCAACACAGAGAAGAATGAGACCAGATCAATCAAGAGCATGGAGAGCATTTGTAGCTACAGGTGAAATCAAAATCTCAGATTCAACGGTTGAAGATGTATCTAACAATATTTCAGATGCTAGAATTCAAGATTATCCATTAGCTACACCTAAGAATTGGAAGGAATTCAAAGATATGTCAAGAGACCTTCAAGAGGAATATCTAATTCTTCTACACAATGTGTTTGGAGTTACATATAAACATATAATCAAGATGTTAGGTGTAGGTTATAAGACTTTATATCAATATGTGAAGAGAAGTTTAACAGATTTCAACCCTGCAAGATGTAGGGAATTAACTACAAAAGAATTGAAGTTATGGAATTGTTTCTTAACTAATAAATTATCTTTTGATGAGGCTAGACGTATCAATCTAATACCTTCCGAAGTTGGTGCAGTAGAATATAAAGAAACTGTAGCTAATAATGGATTTGTAAAACATCAATCGGAATCTTCTAGAATTAATTTTTCAAAAAGTATACCATCATCTAAAATTAATCTATCTGAAATTGTAAATTTGAGTGATTTTTCTTTAACCTTCAAAGGTAAACTTAATATTGATGATATAGCTAGAGCATTGAAATTCATCTTGGGTACAGAATCTGAAGGTAGAATTGAAATATTGTGTGAATTAGAAAAGGAGGTATTATGAATACAAAATTAGATAATGGTTTAGATCAAACTCTAGGTGAGATTAATTTAAATCTAAATGTGCTTTCTAGTTGTATCATGGAGCGATTTGGTAAATCTGTTATAGATCATGTAAATGATGCTGTATGGTTGAAAACACAGCTCATTGATTTTGGTGAAGAAGTTCGTAAAATATCTATCAAATATATTATAGAGGAATTGTTGGAAGCTAAGCTAATTGGTGAAGCTCCAGCAAATATCATCCTAGATTATATGAAAGGAAATTAAGATGAGTCTGAAAATAAGGTATCTTACAAATCTAGATAAAACCAAGAGAGTCTTCACAGTAACTAACAGTGATGTTGAACCAGAGACATTTGAAATATTTGAAAATCGTGGGAATATTGATAAAGGTATACAATATCTTATACCTCCTGTAGCTACACCTGTTTCTCCTGATGGTGCTAAGATGTTTGGTGTATTAGATATCCTGTATCCTAATCATAAAGTATGAAATCATTCATTTTTTGTATATAACAACCTTCTATTATTATAATAGGAGGTTCTATATATGGCTGTGATTGAATTAAAATTTTCAACTGAACATAAATTAGATAGTAAAATAGCTATACCATTAATTCCTAGTAAAATTGATGTTAATAAATTAATAACTGATATAACTTCTGATAAAATATTGTTTATCCCTTTCAATAATTCTATATGGGCATGGACGGAAAATTCTGATAATGATTATGTAAATCATATAGTTTGTACTATGGTACAGCAATGGAAAGAATTAACAGGTATAGATAATTGTATGTGTTATAATAGTCTACATGATTGGCCTGAATGGTTTCCATTCACGGATACACATCCTATAGATTCAATTAATCAGCATTATCGTTATAGAATATGTTTATTTGATGATTGTGATGAAACACAGGAGCAGAGTGAAGATCATGATTATTGTGATTGGTTTAATTATGATGTAACAAATCATAGAAGAATTTGTAATATCTGCAATCGTACAGAAGATCAAGTACACATCTGGCCTAATACATGGATTGATTTTGATGTAACAAATCATAGCCGTAATTGTAATCTAGATACCTGTAATAGGCAACAATTGAATGCACATACTTGGATCAATTTTACAGGAGGTAATAGTGCTGTCAATCACAGATGTCCAACTTGTTTAGGAGAATATGTTCATATATGGCCTAATTGGCCTGCATTTACAAATACTCATCCATCAAATGCAGCAAATCAACATTATCGTGTTAGGACATGTTCTACTTCAGGATGTAATCAACAACAGAATGAAAGTCAAAATCATGTATGGGGTAATTGGGGAGCATGGTCAACTTCTGGTTCAAACAGAGTTAGAAGTAGAGCTTGTACAACTTGTAATAGAAGTCAGAGTGAATCTGTTCCTATTGTAACATATAATTATACTGGAGGAGCTCAAACATATACAGCTCCTAGAGCTGGTACGTTTCAATTTCAAGTATATGGTGCTGCAGGAGGTAATGGTGGTAATGGTGGTTATGCTATTGGTAATTATTCCCTTAGTGCAAATCAAGTTATAAATATTTATGTTGGCGGTGCAGGTAATGCTGGTGCTACTAATCGTTCTGGGGGATGGAATGGTGGTGGAGGTGTTAATGCTGCATATTCTGATGGTAATAATGGAACAGGTGGAGGCGGTACAGATATTCGTGTAGGAGGTACTGCACTTGGAAATAGGGTCATTGTTGCAGGAGGTGGAGGTGGAGGTGTAGGAGGTACAATTAGTACTGTAGGACATGGAGGAGGTATTAGCGGAACAGCTGCTACAGGTAATGCTAGTTATCCCGGTACTGCTAATGGGGGAACACAATCTGCAGGAGGTACAGGTACTAGAGCTAATGGTGCATTAGGAGTAGGAGGTACATCTGCTAGAGCTGGTGGCGGCGGAGGTTATTATGGCGGCGGAGTATCAGGAGGTACTGGTTATTATGGCGGCGGAGGTTCTGGATATACTGGAGGTGTAAGTAGTGGTAGTATGTCTAATGGAAGTAGGGCCGGTAATGGTGCAGCTGTTATAACATTTGTTGGATAGTTATAATTATTTTATTCTGATAGAGTTAATTCTAAATTAGCTCTATATATTTGGATAAAATTTCGTTATTATATAATAGATAAAAGAGTAAGGAGTAATTGATATGTATATAGATAGAAGAAAGGTTCGACAAGAGATAAAAGCATGGAAATTACAGAGTGGTCTAGGAAATCTTAGAAAAGTTCAATTTAAAATCAATAATACTACAGGTACAGTTCAGATTTTTGCAAGCAGACCAGGCTATTTGATAGGTAGAGGTGGTAAACTCTATGAAGAATATAAGAATAAGATGAAGATATTAGGAGTATCTAATATAGAAATAGTTGAAGTAGAGGATATGTTGATATGAAGATTATTAAAGTTATAAAATGTAAAAAGGGCGGTAATATTGTTGTAGATAAAACGATTAAAAATTTAGATAAAGAATCTATCAATGCTACTATTAGTATTGTAGGAAGTGCTAATATACCTATGGATGGTATTTGGTGGTATATTGATTCTGAAGATAAATTCATAATATATAGTGAAAAGGTAACAATTGATAGACATATTATAATATCTGGTGGATTTTTACATGAAGAAGAATGGAAACATATATGTGATAAGTATAAGGTTAATGATCGTATTGTATCCTATACTTATTTTCCTCGTGGTAGAATAGCAATAACACCTGAAATAGATGATGAAGGTAATTTTATAAAATTTGATTGCAAAGTATATGGTGATCCTTGTGTACTTTGTGATGAAGATTTGAAAGATAGGATTGAGAATGAATTTAATTTATTTGTATCTAGATGTGAGGTTGAGTATTGCGGTGATTGGTATATAGATGGTTCACACTATGTTTGCCATCAGTGTAAAGGGAATTAGTATGAATCCTATTGAATATTTAGGTCTAGTTGCATCTGTGATTGTATTCATATCATTCACATTTAGAGATCCTGTTAAAATTAGAATTGTAAATTCTATAGGAACAATATTATTCACATATTATGCTATAGTGATGAATACTTTTGCAGTATTAGTTCTTAATTTCGGATTACTTATACTTCAAGCGGTATATATTATAAGAGATATAAGAGCAAGGCGGAATAAGAGAAAAGGAGAAGATTAATCAATGAGTAAGAGTATCAAGAACTTTAATCCGGGAGATCGTAACCAAGTAAGAAAGATTATAGAAGAATGTGACAGTTGGGATGGTTATCATGGTACAAATGTAGATGGTGATGAAGTATGGTTATTTGTACAGAAGGATCAAGGATTAGTTATCAAAACAAAACATGCTGCAAAACCGAAGTGGTGGGAATGTGTTAGTTATGATGCTGATGGTGATCCTGAAGGTGTAACATATGAACCTACAGCTGAGTTAGAAGAAACTATGGAAGATATCAAAAGAAGACGGGTGAGTTAGTACTAATGATTGATTCGGGATATAGAGGTTTGATATATGGATACATTCCTATATGTGATGGATGTTATGATGAAGCTGAATCTGAAGAATCTTTTGAAGATGCTGTGCAAGCTATAAGAGATTATGGTTGGCAAACTATAAGAAATGAAGAAGATACAGATTGGTTGAATTATTGTCCTGATTGCGAAATCGCATTATCTGAAGGTGATTCTATACTTCTTTTAATCTAGTAAATTGATAGTTAGAGGTGAGTAATATAACTAGATTCTTGATGCGAATTGTGTGGAATATACCGCTAGGTAAGTTTGCCCCTTATCTCTTAGGTATCGCTTTAAGAAGCACACCTAGGAGGATAGATAAAAGGTAATATTCTCATTTAATACACATTTAGCTCATTAAAGCGAATACATAGAGAGGAATTCTAAGAATATGGATATCGTGGTAACCATACCCAAATCAGAATATAGAAATGATGATATCGAAACTGAAGCATTTTTGAATAATGAAGATGCTTACCAATTTTGGACTTTGAATAAAGTACCCAAATCTCTAGATATAGGTGATAAAGTATATTTCATCAAGAACGGTTTAGTTGAATCTTCAATGAGAGTATTTGATATACAAAGAGATGTTGAACAGAAATGTGATATTACAGATAGGATCTGGAAAGGTGCCTGTATATTGTATTTAGATGATTTGAAATATCTTGATGAGGCAATTATATCAAAAGGATTCCAGGGATTCCGATATAGATGGTGGTAATAGAGGTATTTTTTACAACATTTTTGTCATACTAATATAATATGCGGATTGAAATAGCTATAGATGGTGGGAAGAGGTGTTAGCTGTATTATGAATAGATTCATATTGTGTTGGAAACATTTTAAAACTATATGTAAACATAAATGGTATGTATTTTTAGAATGTAGAAAAATGGGAATCACTTGGCAAGGTATTACACATGATTTGAGTAAATTCTTACCTTCTGAATTTTGGTCTTCTGCTAAATATTGGACAGGTGTAGGATCACCTGTTGAGGCTGAACGCAATGCTATAGGATACTCTTTAGCCTGGCGGTTTCATAAGGGTAGACCTCAAAATCGACATCATTGGCAGTGGTTCATAGATCCTGATGGTTGGGATGACGAAGGTAGAGTAATATTAAATCCAGCTCCTATGCCTGAGAAATATATAAAAGAGATGGTCTGTGATATGCGAGGTGCAGCTAGAGCTTATGGTAGTGATACTGTGAAGTATTATTTAGCTAAGCAGAAGGAGTGGGTTCTTCATCCTGATACAAAGAAACAGTTTGAATTTTTATTAGGAGTTACAGGGAGTAAATATTATATAAGTGCGTACACTGCAAAGGAAGCTACAGATATAGCAAAAGAACGAAATATATCTAGAGGTGGATGGGCATATATACCCTCTAATCCTTTAGAAGAATATACAAGAGAAAAGTTACTTAAAGGTTTAAAGGTTACACATCCTGATTATCTAATAGGTTATTTTACACAGGCAGAGCGAAGATATTTGTTTAAATAATTTCGTTATAGTATATTGTCATAAGGAGTTGAATATGATGAAAATAACTAAAAGAAGATATCCTATATTAGGAATGGCTAATGAACTGAAAGAAATAAGGCGTCAATTAGATGGAAAATCACAAGCTGTAATTGGACATCTTGTTAAATTATGTTTATATCCAAATAATGGACTTAAGAATCATTGGCGTACAGAAGTTTGGGCAATATTACATAGGGTTCCTAAATATACAAAAACAAATAAACCACCTAAAGCTCAATTCATATTCAATAGTACTTGGGGAATAAATCATGATACTATTGACGGAGATATAGAATTAACAATCGATGAATATGGTGAGCCTGAAATTAGTGTTGAATTTGATGCCATATATAGTAGATTGTCTGATTATTTCAGCTGGATTGCTAATGAATTATCTGATAGAATGATAATCTTAAAGAAAGATGTTTATGCTAAATTAGATGAATTAGGTATGTGAATAAGGTTGAATATTATGAAAGAAAGAATTACATTTCCATCTATAGGTAAAGCATTATTTATTGATTTCAATAAATTCACTGATTGGTATAAATCTGACGGTGGATTTAATTGGTCATATATAGAGATTGATGGTAGAACAAACAACCATAGAATATACATCTATCCTAAACAAAGTATTATAGGCAACATGATTAGTGATGATTTATATAAACGTGATATAGATAGTAATTTCAAGAAAGATAGTCCACTAGCTTTTAGAGAGTATTTATTATTAGATAAGTTACAGACATATATCACTAGATTCGGAAGCAACTGGGATATACTATATACTGATGATATTTTTACTATTATAAGATTTGGAGAAAATTCATTTCTTATTCTAAATCAATTTCTTAATCTACAATTATTTGAAACACATGAAAATTTAACATTAGGAGAGCTCAATAGTAAATTATACTTGAATAGTAACACTGACGATTCAAATTCACTTATAGCTAATGATTTATCTTTATCTTCCGTTAAATCTCAGAAGAAAGTTCAAACAGATGCAATAGATAATCTTCAAGATGATATTAAAGCAATTGAAAAAGAGCTTGACGATAAAATCCAAGCTTTACGTAATGAAGCACGGATTCAAAAACAGAAAATAGAACGTATGAAAACAAGTTTGCAGGTAAAGGTTGAAGAACTTCATACTCAAATTTTCATGCTCGAAACTCTTGTATATGCTGTAGAATGTAGATTAGGTGAAATTGTTGATTTTATGCAGCTCAGAGAAGGTGATGAAGCATCAATAGACACTCCACTAGTTATATTTCAGAAATTAAGATATCTTGATGAAGATTTGCCAATTTTTGCTTCAATATATAATTTTGAATTTAATGATAGTTATATATTTGAAGAATTGTTGCAGAATAGAGAAGATATTGTAGAATATTTTTGCCCATCAGATAAATGTATATCTTTCATACGTATTTCTAAAACAGGAACAAATTTTAGTAAAGATTATGAGAATAATATCTTAAAAGAATATGATATATTACACGGTAAAACTGTAGGGATACTTGTAAGAAATGGTGGTAATCTTTATTTTGCATGGACAGATGAGCATAGAATTTTATTACCTGATGGTAATGTATTCTACACACCTGGAACATCCGAAGTTAATCTAGAGGATATTCCGAAGTCTAAGTATATTTTAGATAGTTTATCTGCAGAACAAGAAGCAGAGTTGTCAGAAGAGGAATATAAAGAGTATCAAGATAAGGATAAGATAACATATTATAAAGACAAATATGGTTGGGAAGGTCGAAAAGTAGCTTCTAAAGTATTTGTATTTTCTATTATACAAGGACTTCTAGATGATAAAAAACTTGTTGAAATTCCTGAAGAATTATCTCTTTTGTCTAAACCAAAATCATCTCAGTATTTGATATTTTCTTATGCTGATGGTACTTTAGAAGATAATAGATACGGTAATTTTTCAGATATATTAGAAAGATTGCAAGATAATCATAAATGGGGTGATACAATTTTATCAACTATATCTTTACACGATTATTCTACAAGTAATAGTTGGTCATATAGTAGATTTCAACGTTCGGTAGATGGTTCAAGTAGAACACATGATTGTGATGTGAAAGATTGTACTATATATAGAATTAATTTAATCAAGCCTCAAGATAGACATTCTTATACAGAATATTATGTTTCACTTGAAAAACGTTGGTCTGATTATGGAGCAAGAAGTAATTTCATGATTCAAAAAGATGAATTCATTAATTTAACCTTTCTTAATTCTGAATGGTTATATTATGCTATAATAAATAAAAAAGTAGGAAACTTTTCTATAAATGGTAAAGTTGTGAGTTATGCTCATGCTGTTAGATATCTTAAATATGCATATCAATATTTAAAAGAACGTGAAGTTTATGAACTTTCGTTAATTAAAAATTATTTACCTAATATTGAAGATGATAAAACATGGATGGTAGATTTGTCTGAATGGAAATTATTAAAGAATGTTAGAAATATTACAGATTACCAAGCAAAGAGATTCGCGAAATTCCTAGAAGGTGGTAGAGTTTTATGAAGAAGTTATATTTGATATTTATTGTATTGTCATTGTTATTTTTATTAGTGTCAGGATGTCGTAATATGGGGGCAAGATCTTTTGGAGGTACAACCGAATTAGATCTTCCACCGAATACAAAACTTGTTAATATAACTTGGAAAGATGATGATCTTTGGTATCTTACTAGACCTATGAGAGATGATGAATTTCCTGAAGAATATAGATTTGATGCTTCGACAAATTTTGGAGTATTTGAAGGTACTGTGATTGTTAGAGAATATGCTGAATAAGGGAGTTATAGATGAATAGTAAAATAATACACATTAAGTTACCGAATGATTTCTTTGAGGGACCTGATCCCTTTGGTTGTGTTCAGGTAATACAACAACTTCAAGCTAAAGTAGAACAACATGGTGAACCTGGAGAATATTGTTGTATTGCTACACCTTTTGATATTAAGTGTTTAAATGATAAGGAAGCTATATTGACAGTATCCCATATATTAGATACATTGTTGTTAGAAGAGCATCTTAAAGATGGTTTAAAACAGATTTTAGAAAGGATATTGAAGGAGTTAGATGATGAATAGTATTACTCAAATCTGTTTAACCTGTGGTGGAGGTGTGAATGGAAATTGTGTATGTGACAAAAGACGTATGGCAATATGTTTAGTAGATAATGAGCGAAATCGTCAAACGGAACTCTGGGGAGATGTATATTATGATAGTTATAGTCAAGCGATATGTACTCTGGGAGAAGAATTTGGAGAATTGTGTGAAGCTATTAATGAAACATTATCATCTAAACCAAAAAGACCTGAGCTTGCAGGTATAGATAATATCATAAAAGAAGCTACACAGGTTGCAGCAGTTGCAGTTAAATTTATTGAGCAATTGATTATGGAACAATCTAATAAGGAAGATTCTGAAGATGTTTGAAACTAATCATCCACTATTATTCTGTGGTATTATAGATAATAAGAATCAATTACCTGCAGAAAATTTAAAACCAGGTCAATATTATTATGACAAAACTTCAGAATCTATGCAAGTATATAATGGTAATACTTTTGAAGAAGTGTGTATCAAACCTATGCTAAGAAAATATGATCTTGCAACTAATAATTTTGAATTACAACTGATTGATGTGTATTTACAAGTAAGCAATGAACTTCGTGATGATAGATTTGTTTGTGCAAATTGTTTGAATATTTTTTCAAAATACGAAAAACATAATTCTATCAGATGGGCTTCTCTAGATGATTTACCTTATATTGTATGCACAGATTGTTCAACAGCTGAAGTAGATGAAAAGAGTAGATATGCTAAGGGAAGATAACCTTTAATAAATATGTTATGAATATTATAAAAGCTTCTGAAATTAAATTTAGTCCTCGTAATCTATACGGGGTTAAATATTATGTTACAAAAGAAAAGGACTCAGATAGTAGTAGATATTCTGTAGTCCAAAGAGAGGAATATGGTGATTACAAATTTTACATACGTATATGGGAGAATCATCAATGGGTATATCCTAGCGGACGTAGTTGGTGGACTGCTTGTGATGGTTTTCCAACACTCAAAGCTGCTGCACATTGGTTAAGTCAGCATGATTGGAAGAATGGCACATCTAATTTCATTGAAATGGATGAATCATTCAATGAGAATTATAAGAAAGATTTCATAGAAGCTATGGAATTATTTGGATTTCAACGTACAGATGATCCTTTCTATGATAAAGATGATTTAGTATATGATTATTCTGAAGATAAATCAGATAACATTTTAGATGGATATATCAGAATTAGAGTTCTGTATTATGAAGAAGGGCCTCATGTTACATATTGGATCAATGGGAAACGAGTTCAAGAATATGAATCTCCTAATATTGAACAAATTATCCAACATATAGAAAAAACACTTAAGAAGTATGGATATAGTGATTTAATCAAGGCGGGATTAGTTCCTACATATAATCGTAGTAAAATAATGGCTGCGATCAATACGAGAAATCTTGCAGAAAATCTTATAAGAGTACGTTCTTCTAATTTGTGGTCTTATTGTATTAATATTAAAAACTACGGCGACAGAAATGGTGATGTCTTAGTTCAGTACAAAGCTACTAATGGAGGGCCTGGAGATATATATATTTATTATGCAGTGCCAGTCAAGATTTGGAGAAAGTTTGTGTCTGCTCCAAGTAAAGGACACTTTGTATGGAAATATATACGAAATGTGTACCGTTACTCCAAGTTGACGGGGGATAAACGTGGTCGCTTACCCAATGCAATAAACTAATTTATAAATTAGTAAATATCAAGGATATAAATATTATGCCTAAAATTTTAAATGAATCCGATGTAGATATATATAATATGTTTGCTTATATCTATAGAGTACATTATCCAACAGGTCATATGTATATAGGGGCAATTGCTGCGAAGAAATTTAATCCAAGATATACAGGTTCTGGAGGTAGAAGGTTTCATGAAATTGATGATATCTATAAAGAAAGTGCTGAGATTGAGATTCTTGAAGTAATATATGAGCCGGATGGTCATGATTTCAAGAATGAGCGTGAGAAGTATTGGATAGCATTTTATGGTGCACAGAATTCTGATGATTATTTGAATGTTAGACCTGGTGGGGAAGGAATTTGTTATAAAGATTATATGACCGAAGAATCTATGAGACAGCGAGCTATTAATCAAGGTAATTCATTAAGACAATTTTATACAACTGCAGAAGGTAGACGTAAATTAGAAGAAAGGTCTGCTAAAATTCAAACATATTTTCAAACACCAGAAGGTATATTGTGTAAACAAATTATGTTAGAAAAGAATAAAGGTAGTAATAATCCTATGTATGGCGTAAGTTTATCAGGTGAAAAGAATGGAATGTATGGTAAAAATCATACAGAAGAATCTAAGAAAAAGATATCAGATAATATTAAAGCACATTATGCATCTCCAGAAGGTGTTGTAACAAAGGCGAGACTATCAGAAATAGCTAAATCTAGAAGTGTATCTGATGAACTCAGACAAAGATTATCTGATATGTATACAGGACTTATACCTATGTATAAAGATGATGTAGAAATAAGAATATCTATTGATAATGTTGAGGAATATAAAAACTTAGGATTCCAAGAGGGTAGAAGTTCAAAAACTTTGAATAATATGTCTAAAGCTAAGAAAGGTAAAATAACTGTGAATGACGGTATTAATTATATCTATATTGATGTGTCTGAATTAACACTGTATGAATCTAGAGGATACACTAGAGGTATACCAGAATCCGTAAGACAAGCTAGAAGAGATGGACATATTAGAAATAGAGCAGCTAAAGTTAATACATAGAAGGTGATGTATTATGTTAACACCTTATTGGTTCAATAATATTAAATTAAATCAACCTAATTTGGGATTAACTGAGGAACAGTATAATGAAGGATTGTTAGGAACACGAAATATAGCTAAAATTCTGGATTTAACTCCTAGTACGGTTGCAAGATATTGCAGAAAGAAAATTATTAAAGCTTCTAGAAGTTTTTCGATTTCATCTAATGGTTCGTGGCAAATCACACCTAAAGATTTACATATTATGATAAAGAAATATACTTATTTGGAGGAACAATATCGTGAAGAAGTTGATTAGAAGTAATCATGTATATGAAGATGAAATAGATGATGTAAGAGATGAGTTACTTCTTGCTATCAGTAATATGCGAACTAAAACCGTTAGTGGTATATGGCACGGTACAGAAGGGGCATCTGCAGCTGAATATGTTCAAAAACAATTAGATATGTTAGAAAATGCATATAGTAATCTTCTGGAAGGTAATACTAAAAGTAAGATATGGAGTAACGGTCTTAGATCTTATGTAGAAAATAATATAGTAAATAGTAATATATGGCGTGATGATTTGAGTTCTGAGAAACAGATGAAAAGTGCATTCGGTAAGTTAGTTAGATGTTTACGAGACACTTTGGAACCTAAGTATAAATGATGTTGATTGATAATAAAGGTCATTTAGTGTCTGATGAATCTGAAGATGAACTTCATAAATTTGTATTTAAATTAGGTTTGAAACGAGAGTGGTATCAGAATAAACGTCTTCCACATTACGATGTAACAACTAAACATATGCGAAATAAAGCTCAGAATATGGGAGCTATATTTGTATCATCTAAAGAAATAGTTAAAGCATTAATTTCATTATAGTATACAATCGTAATAAATAGCCCGATACTTTAGTACCGGGAAAAGAAAGAATTTCAATGAGCAAAAATGAAAAAATTAAAAATTCAATAGAGATAACAAGAATGCGACGAAAGTCTCAGGATTGTAAGACGTTTCAATTGAAGTTGGATTGGTCAAAGTTGTCGAAGATTAAACGACAGCATCTGAAGAGATTGTTCTTAGAAAAGAAATGGTTGAGAAATCATATTATTGCTAGTGATAATGTATTTGATATGAATCATACGAAGTTGACTCAAATTCAAGTTAAAGTTAAGGATAGATTTGAATTAAGAGATTTGATCTGTCTTTCTGCTCAGATGCGTCAATCTATTGTTTATGAAATTTGGAATGATATCAAAGCTCTTGCAGCTTCAAGAAATTCAGGAAATGTTGTAGGAAAATTGAAATTTGTTTCAAGTTGCAATATGATAGATCTACCTCAATTTAACACTACATACTATATAGATGGAAATTGTTTGAAAATTCAGAAATTTAAAGGAACGTTTAAACTTCAAGGTTTAAAACAAATTCCAGAAGGTGCTGAATTTGCGAATGCAAAATTGATTCAGAAACCATCAGGATACTATGTGTACGTGATTTGTTTCGTCAATAAAGTTGAACATGATTTGCCGAATCAACAGATTGGATTAGATTTTGGGATCAAAGATAATATCGCAGATTCAGAGGGTAAGAAACATAATTGGGAATTTGAAGAGTCGAGACGACTCAAAAGAGCTTCAAGAAAACAAAATCGCAGATATGTGAAGAAACAAAAATTATCAAATCGTCAGAGAAAAATAATAAATTTGGAATATGAAAAAATTGCAAATAAGAAGAAAGATGCAAGAAATAAATTTGTTTCAGAATTGAAAAACAATTACAACTTAATTGCAATTCAAGATGAGAACATTGCTGAATGGAAGTCATCAAAGATGAATGGTTGGGGCAAAAGAATCCATCACACAATAATGGGAGGAATAATCAGTGACATCAAACAACTGTCACAAACTGTCGTTATTGATAAATGGGAACCTACAACAAGACTTTGTCCAAATTGTAACAGATTGAATAACCCTTCGCTAGATGAGAGAGTTTACAACTGCATTTGCGGTTACAGTTGTGATCGAGATACTCATTCAGCAAGAAATATTCTTCGCATAGCAAAACTTCAGGTTGTGGGACGCAACCTTTATCGAGAAGATGTTCCTATAGGAGCTGCTTGACACTCGAAGCTTGGTACTTCAGTACCGAGTAGTTCACATGAATTAATTTCAAATAATAGTCAGAATTTCTCTTTTGGAACTAAAAAGAGCTTGAAGATTGCATAGAAGATGTTTTCACTGAATATCTAAGTGAAATAAGAGATGAGTTAGCTGTTAAACCTGAACTAATTGATTGATATATGAACAATAAGGAGATTTCTTATGAAAAAATTAATTAAATCTGATAATAACGTTCGTTCCACAAAGGGTACAACTTTCTATAGAATGACTATAGATCAAATTAAAGATGCATTCAAAGATAGTTATAATATCTGGATAAGTAAAACATTCGATGAATTAGGTCTAGATGCAATTAATTTTGATATGTTATATGGAAGTGCTCAGGATTATAACGGTCTGATGTATTATTGTGATTCTGATGGTTATGAAATTGATATAGATGGTGAAATGGTTGATCCAGAAGAGGCTCTTAATAGTTATGATCCTGAGGATGAGCTTGCTCCTTATACTAAACAAGCGACATCAGAAATAATTCTTAAAAATATAACTGTTCATGAAATACAGACACCTTCTTTTGATAAATGGGCTGAAGATTTGATGAGAGATGGTTATAGTTTCACTAGTTTAATTAAAGCGAAAGATGAATTCTGGCCAGAATCTTAATAAGGAGAGATTTAAAATGGGTGAGCCCACAGGAAATTTTATTAGAAATGCTAACGGTGTAAGAAGTGTGAATGTGAAGAAAGATTCAACATCTGCAACTAAACTTTGTTGTACAAATTGTAATAAAGAGGTTGCAGGTGGTACATACATTTCTGGTGTATTCTATTGTCCAATGTGTTATAGTGTGATAGTTGCTAATCTTTCAAAAGGGGAGAAGCAAATTTCTAACATATCTGTTCCTTCTATAGATATGCTACCAGATGCTTGTAAATGTTGTAGTAATCATCCCAGTAATGGGGGTACAGGTATATGCCACTGTACTATTCCATATTTTAGTAAACCCGGTTATCCTCAAGTAAATACAATAACTACAACAAATTCTACACCTTATAATCAAAGAATTTCAAATAATACTTATGCTGAGGATAGACGAAATAGTAAAGTATATTTGAGGAGATTTTACTCTGTCAAATTGGACTAATTTTTCACAATAATTGTAAAATAGTGTATCTATTTTTCTAGATGCACTATTTTTATGTAAACATTTCGTTATTGTATGTAATAAATCAAATAATCCATAAAGGAGTGATTACAATGTTAGTAGAACCTATCCAGATTCAGTTAGCAGAAGAAACTATGAGAACAATTAAGTTATTAGAAGGTGTGCTTGATCCGTTTATAGATGTACCTCATAGATTCACATCTAAAGAATATAGTGATATGATAATAATCACTGTTGATCTAATTGATAATATAACTGATAGGGAGATATTTGGAGCAAATTTTCATATCTATTGGGATATTAGGAATGGTATCAGGATGAATTTTGGTAATATGGGACCTTTTTCTATATTTCATAATAGTCAAGTTGATCTTATAAGAATCATGAATAATATTCTTACAAATGCTTCTGAGATCCGTGATAAATTTCGTGATATAATTTATTCATCTAAGATGGGTGAATTGAAGAAAGCAGTAAGTGAAGCTGAGATTGAGGAAGGATATAAAGTAGCAGAATTTATCAAGAAGCTTGAAGGTGAGATTGAGGTTGGAATGGAATTTAGAGGATTTAATCCTAGTAATTTAGGTCGTGGTGATTATACATTAACAGTTATAAAGATAACACCTAAGCGTATTACAGTTTATGTTCCTGTTTTAGATAAGATGTTTAATCTGAATCGTCATAAGTTTGCATGTAATATATATGATAAGATATATGAATGTATCAACTATGTGAAAGTGGAAGGAGATGATTATAATGACTAACATAGAGTCGTTGAGATCAAAGGTCGTCACATATAAAGATATAGAATCTGCCGCAGATAACAGATTTGGTGGATTTGTATACGAAGATGCTGCTTGGTTAGCTAGTGTAAATACTACTGAAGGATTTAAATCTTATATTGAAAGCATACTGCCTAGTTATCTGAAAGTTGTTGAATATGGTTCTACTAAGATTGTTGATGCATATGTTAAACTAAACAATGGAATTCGTATTAATGGTAATGATTCTTGTTACAGAATTTGATTTCGTTATATGGAATATAAATTAAAATTGGAGGTAAATATCAATGAATACAGAAGTAGAAGTAGCCTACACAATCATAGGTGAGAAGAAAAGGTTCACATTCGAAGATGTGAGAACCAATGTAAGAAACGGTGTATTCGAAGGGAAGGTAGAATATCCTGAAGATGGAATACTCAAGTATGATCATGTCTTTGATGAAGATCAAAGTGTTCGCTGGAATCGTGAACAAGTTTCGCAACATAATTCGATAGTTAGATCAGCAAAAGATTCTTGGACTGCAGAGCAGAATTTGATGTACAATAGATTTCGTACTCAACTTATATCTGCAATCATGGATGATATAAGATGTATCAGTGAAGAAACTGCATCTAAGATATTCGATGAAGCATGGAGCGACGGTCATTCTTCAGGTTATGAATCTGTTATAGATGCAGCTGATAGGTTAGTAGATTTTTTTAGCATTATCATCAAGATGGAAGGATGGGATGAAAAATGACATTACTTGAAGCAATGGTTCAACTTTACAATCATGATGACAAGAAGAAGTATGTTTCATTCACCATTTCTTTTCCAGATGTAACACGTACTGCAATAATTAAAAAACACTGGAGTAAAGTTTTGAAGCAGTGGAATTATTTTATCAAAGAAACGTATTTACCTAATTTTGCGTATGATGAAGAAAAAATCATACCTGCAATTGCTGGGATATCTGGTGTATCTTTATTTCTCAATATGATTACATGTAAGGTATCTGATGTAGAATATGGGGATGCAAAATGAGTACAATAAAGCAGAAAGTTGAGGCTATTCTTCAACTTAGTGAAAAAGCTAGAAATGACGATAAGTATTTGATATTATTGTATTGGAGTAGGGTTGATCTTATTAGGTTAAAAAATAATCCTAACATAGTAGACGATATCATTCAGAATGCAACTTCGCCTAGTTCTATAATACGGGCAAGAACATTAGTACAATCTAATGGTTTATATCCTCCAACAGAAGAAATGGTATTGAAGAGACGTAGTAGAGAAGAAAGTATGCGAGATAGTATCGCTAGATTAGGAGAGGTGTACGAAGGTGAATAAGATATGATGACAGTAAAAGAAGTATTAGATGATATTCAAACACTGGATGGGGGAGATACATTACTTTGCCAGCTTATGGCTCTGCATAAGCACAGTTCAGGTAATGAAGATAAGGTGAATATGTTGAATGATCTAGGACTGAGTCTAAGTAATTTACAAGAATTGAGATCTGCAATGGCACGTATTAAGAAATCAATAGCTGTTAAATTGTATAATACTGAGGTTAATATATAAAGGAGAATAAATATGCATGTTGTTAGAAACAGAGATTATATGTTTGCTGGTTGTGTATATTGTGGTTGTGATTATTGTTTCAATGCTATAGGTGTTCGCGGTGGTGGAGTAAGTGTTCTAGAATGTGGAGAATGTAACGAATCATTTATTGTACTTGCTGATGGACGTACACAATCTACAATGGGTTTTGGTGTTAAAGAAGGACACGTTACAACTAGATTCAACTTTATTGAAGAAGGTATTCCGGAGCTTGTAAAGCAAACATGTTATGATGACGATGGATATTGGTATCCAACGGTTGGCGAGCATCCAAGACGAGATATCGCTAAGCATGAATATGTAAAACCTGACATAAGGCCGGATGACGGTATTGGGGAGTTCTGGACACCTCGTGGTGTAGGGCATGATGGACATAGTCCAAACATATCCGGATTTGTAAAAAGTAAACAAGCTGGAGAACGTATTCTAGAGATGTTCCAGAATGCTAGAAACAAGAATAATCAATTCAAAGATGAATCAACTGAATTGACTGAAAATACATGGTTAGATTATCGCAAACGAGAGCCTGATTGGATTCAGTTCAAAGTAAGCTCAGATGATGCTGATGTTAATAGATTATATGAACTTACAAAAGATACAAGCATCATAACACAAGATATCATTGACGAAGTGTGTAAATAATTTTTCAAATAATTTCGTTATAGTATACATAATAATCAAATAATCCAAAAGGAGAGTGTATGATGATATTAGATCTTAGAGGAGATAATCGTAAGCAGTTTATCACAGCTATTGCATTGCATGGTGTACGTAATACTGAACTTGAGAATATACATGCAGGTGAATATGAGGGAAATATTATTGATGATTCAACAATGCGAATTTTGATGCTTGATATTGAAAAGCAAATTGATATGGTTTTAACAATGATTGAAAATAATGCACCATTTCCTTATATGCGTCGTTCTTGGGATGTTCCACAGGAAGAATATGATAGATTTGTTGCTTTATGTGAATCGTCTAAATAATTTCGTTATAGTGTATATAATAATCAAATAATCCAAAAGGAGAATATATAATGGAACTCACACCAAAAATCATATATGATAAACTTTCAGAAGATGTGATAGGGCAAGAAAATGCTAAAAAACTTCTAAGTGTTGCAGGATATAATCATTTCATAAGATGTATGAATCTCGATAAGGGTATAGAGAAGTCAAATCTTATTCTCATTGGACCAACGGGATGTGGTAAAACTTTATTAATGAAATCTTTAGCTAAGATTTTGAAAATACCTTATGCTATATCAGATGCAACAACTTTAACTCAAGCAGGATATGTCGGAGAAGACGTTCAAAATTGTCTATTACGATTAATTCAAAATGCTAATATGAATGTAGAATTAGCAGAACGTGGAATCTGTTATATAGATGAAATTGATAAATTAGGAAGAAAATCTGAATCACCTTCTATAACACGTGACGTTAGTGGAGAAGGTGTTCAACAATCATTATTGAAGTTAATTGAGGGCGATATTGTAAATGTACCGGCTACTGGAGGTCGTAAACGTCCTACTGCAGAGTTAGATAATTATATCACAATAGATACTTCAAATATATTATTTATCTGCAGTGGTTCTTTTGAAGATTTAGGATATAAAGATAAAGTAACAACAGACGATTTGAAGAAATTCGGTATGATGCCTGAGCTTCTCGGTCGTCTTCCTGTTGTAGCTAAACTTGATGATCTTTCAGTAGAAGATATTATTAGAATTCTTACAGAACCTAAGAATTCTATTGTTACTCAATATAAGAAATTATTTGAGTTGAATGGAAGCAAATTGTATATTCAAAAAACAGCTCTTGTGAGTATTGCAGAATATGCAATAGAAAAAAGGATAGGAGCAAGAGGACTTCGTAGTATTCTTGAAACTATTCTACTTGATTTCATGTTTGAATTTCCTGAAGACGGTGATACAATTATTGGTCCTGAATATGTATATGATATATTGGTAGGTATTTGATGATGAAAGATATATTTGAAATGACTCCGAAAGAGTTAGAGGATGCACTTAGAGATCCGAATTTGTTAGCATATCTTGCAAGTGAAGGGATAATGGTACATATAGATGAGGATACAGTAGATGAAGATGGGTTGCATCTTATTCACATCTGGGGTACTGATCCTGATTCTACGAGACATTAGTTGATTGAAATGGATTTAGAAATCTTAAAATAATTTCGTTATAGTAGATGTAGTTCAAATTGAAATCAATTAAGGAGGAAATTTACAATGTCAATGGTATACGTAAAAGATCTACCCTGGTCAGGTGTCGGAGCAAAATTCGATAAAACACCTACTACATCAAAAGAAATCATAGATGGTGGTAAGATAGGGTTCAGATCTGCATCTACCCCAATGTACACTCAGCATCATACTCATGAAGATATCGGGAATTATCACGTGATGTATCGCGAGGATACAAACGAACCCATCGGAGTAATCAATCAACAGAAGATTAAGATTACTCAAAACGAAAACATGTTCAGAGCTGTCGAATCGCTCATAGGTATAGATTTAGTACCTACATCGGCAGCTATGGTAGGTAGAGGTAGTAAGGTTTTTGGATTCTTCAAGACGAACGAAGGATACAAAGTTGAAGGTGATGATATTGATCATTATGTCGTCATAATGAACGATCATCTCAAACCTGACGGTAAGATAACAGTTCTTAATTATCCCGTTCGGCTTGTATGTACAAACGGCTTGACAGAAATCGTTGGAAGGATAAGTAAATATCGTGTATCGTGTTCAGATAATATGGTAGAAAATCAGTCGATTGCTGCTTTCATTCGAGATCGAGTATTGAATACTCAAATAGTTCTTGAAAGGAATGCTGAGAATAAACTCAAACAGAAGCTTACAAAAGAACATGTTGAAAAGATTCTCGATGATTTGTTCCCTTATCTAAAAGCTGATGTCGGTTCATCTCATGACAGAGCAAATGAAACAACGTCAATGATTAGAGAAACATTCCTTACAAAGTGTATGAATGCCGATGATCTTCAGAACTTCAAAGGAACATTCTATCAGCTTGAAAATGCGCTCTTGGATTTTTCACAACATTATTTCATGTCCAACGAAAAAGGTATTGATCTCGAAAGACGTCTTGCAGAAATGCCTGGATTAGTATCCAATTATCAGATGAGTAAATATTTCAAATTACAACGGCAATTAGTTGCATAGTATATGATGAATTATCAGTAAGACCGAGTTTGTAATGAATTCGGTCTTATAGTGTATCTTGATTTTTAATTATAAATTTCGTTATAATGAATGTAGGTAATTTTGTCATATTAACAAAGTATGTGGATTTAAATGTTATGATATATCAGGAGAATATACAATGAAAAAATTAATTAGAAATACGCATATATTTGGTATGTCTAATATATCGCCAAATGGAATAAAAGATATGAGGATTAAATATGAAAACATTGATAGTAGCTGCTAAAGAAACTTGTGGAGGGGTATTCTGGGTAATTGATGATGAATTATTTGCATTCCCCTTCAATGGTAAATATCTAGATGGTGTTGCAAAATCCGGTAATACTTATAATCACAAGAAATTATGGCCACAAGTTAAACCTAAAGGTTGTAACAAATCTTACAATTATTTTCCTCGTGGTAGGGTTCATATAACTAATAAAGGAATATCACAGATATATATGAATCCAACTATAGATGAATCTATTATACCTTGGATCAAACAGGAATTCGGTCTAAGAGATAATCCTATAATAAATTATGATTATAGTGAGCATTATATGTGTTATCTAGAAGATGATTGGAAAGCAGATAAGTGAGGTGTATAAGATGAAACGTACAATATGTGTTACAGATGGTTGGGCAGGAGGTCCTAAAGAGAGTTGTGATGGACGAGAATGTCAGTACTGGAATCGAGAGTATAACGACTGTGGATATGAATTATGGAAAAATGTACCTGAATATGATGAAGAACTTCAGATATCAACACACGGTCGAGTAAGAGTTATAGAGGAAAGATATACTTATCCAGATATGCGACTTATTAAGGTGTGTAAAATTTTAACACCTGTAGAACTTAATCAAGATTACTTAGGTATAAATTATGATGGTAAAGGATTCTTCATACATACTCTTGTAGCAAATGCATTCATATTGAATCCAGATAATAAGAGATTGATCATACATAAGAATAGAGATAAACATTATAATTTCTACGCTAATCTTGAATGGCAAACTAATAGTGAGAGAGCTAAAGAGGCCATAAGAGATGGAGATATGCCCATACCTCCGGGATATAAGGGTTATATACTAGAATGTGTAGAAACTAATGAGATAACTTATAGCATTAATGCTACGGCTAAGCAATTAGGTGTAACTACAAAACAGTTGGAAAATGCCGTGTATCAGAATAAAGATATTGATGGAAAGCATTACAGAATATTACATAATTATGCATTACAGAAGATAGTAAGACCAGAAATTTTTGAAGATGATGGTGAAAATATTACTTTTGAAGAGTAGAATTTATTATATAATATTCTATATGATATATGAGAAAATAATAATATAGAATATTATAGAATCTTAAGAATTCATAGGTAAAAATCTATAATATTCTAATTAATGTATCAAAAATAATCAGGTAGAATATTATTGATTTGACCACAAATATATGATATAATCATATTAAAAATAATTAAAATATAAATAATTACTTTTTTAAAATCTCATTACTTTTTTAAAATCTATTTCGTTAATATCTATACACGATGAAAATACAAATCTATTAACTGATCCCGAGGTATTTCATTGGATCTGAATAGCGTAGAAAAATACATAGTTAAGGCTCTGAGTTATTTCGAGGGCGTCAAATTATCTGATACTAATTTCCATAGATCTACAGAAGAAAGGATGATTAGTATCGGTGATTCATGTGTTAAAATTGTTAGAATTCTAACTGAAAGATTTCTACTTGAACGGTTGAGTGCTGATGATTTAGATTTCAATGAAGAGGTTGATTATGTTATACATGATCAAGCTAGATATCTTATACGTGAAATTCAAAAATTACAAACTACTATAGATCCTACTACTATAGATTCTGAAATCAATCTCAATCAATCAGTTGATGAGTTTGTTGAAGATTATAGGGATATTCCTAGAACTGATGTAAATATCATATTCAAGAATTATAATAAAATATTGAAAGATTTAGCAAACACTGATTGCAGTAATTCTATCGTCAATAAGTGTGCTACTTTATTATGGAGGTGGTATGAAGCTAGAATAATCAGAAAATATAATCATGTTCCTACATTTCGCTATGATATGTTTAGGATAAGACGAATCATACATTCTTTAGTAATTGTATTCGGATATTATCATGAAAAAGATGAATTAGATGTATTCTTAGAAGGTTTCGATAAATGGACTAAAGAATTAAATATATCTCCTAAGAGTAATACTTGGATAGCTCCTTTTCAAGTTTTTCAAGTTGAAAGAAATATAGATAAGTTATATGCTAATTCTTATGCGAATTTAACATCTGTTGTGATTTGGGATATACTTCTTGATAATGGTCTTCAAGAATTGTGTGATATGCAACCTCATAATGATATATATCCTCGTGATGATGAAATATATGATTTAACATATAATTCAAACGCATCTATACTTGATCCTTATGTTAATTATAAAGAAGATCCAACTATTCTGGATACGCTACAATTGATATAAGGAGGTGAATTTGTTTTGATAAAATTTACACAACTAGCAGATAGATTAGATTACCCTCCTATAATTAGGGCAGAATTATCTACACTTCATGCAAGTATTGTTACTCATGTGATAGATAATTTTCAGAATAATAGTATTTTCAAATCACATGTTATATCAGTTATGAATACTATTTCATATTATATACATGAAGGTGATGCACTTCCTAGTGATTGGTCAATTGATAAACCTCTTGAAAATATTGATATTATTGATTCATCTATATGTCAATCTACTTTGAATAAATTATTCATAAGAGTTAGAAGTATAAGTTGGGATGTAGATGAGAAATTGAATAAGGATAAGCCTACAGTAGTTTCTGAATATTCTAGATCTGTAGATATACCTATAAAAGCTACTGAAGCTGCTACAATAACAACTAAAGAAGATTTATATATAAGACCCCCTACAATACCTCAATTTGATATCACTAAACCTTGGTTGTATCAAGTGATAGATAATACTCCGTATGTTATATACAAATCTTTACCTGAAATACCGGTGATCCAGAATCAAATATCTGTAACAACAGATATAAATATGATGACTTCTGCAGATTTGTTGAAATTATATCCAAACTGTTATATAAAAACTAGACCTGCTGTGATGTATGATTCTAATAATGGATTAAAATTAGATTCTAATGTAGGTATATTAATTCCTATAAAAGGATTCAGTCCTAAACAGGTTAGAGATAATATAATTAAATATCCTCATTGGTTCAAATTATCTCGTGTAGTAGATAATCAATCTGTTAGTTTTTATCAAAATATTGAGATAGATGGGGAGCTTCATGATACACTGAAAGTATGGGATACCTTGCCTGATAGTAAGAAGATACCTAAAACGGCTGAATTTATTAGAGAATATGTAGTTAGAAGATATCTACTAGAACGCGATATAAAAAACATAAAACATAAGTACCCAATGTATGGTGATCTAGGACCATTCCTTATATTATTCACTAGTCCTGCAGAATATAAGAAATTAGGTTATTCTAATGCAGTTGAATACGCTAAACAGTGTGTTTCATCAAGAGTAGCTTATAAAAGATCTCGAAATCCTATAATTCGTCTGACTATGGAGGTTAAATAGAGTGCACGATTGCATCTTTTCCGCCCACTGTGTTGAACAGATTTGTGATAAATCCTGCCCAACATATACTGAGACATCATATCTGTTGGAGAGAAATAATATATCTTTAAGTAATCCAGTTTTCAATACTGCTGTTCAAGATTTAGATAGAGTGATTTCAATATTGAATCAATCTAGTGGAAAATTTAAAGTTATCGTAGGTGATGATACATCTGCTATTGCTATGTTAGTAACTTATTGCGCGATTTGTAATAATTGGCAAGGTAGTAGACTTCAATGTAATGTATATAATTTGAAATTTTCTAATCATGTAGATGCTATTCAGAAGAGTTGGAATTATAAGAATTCTCCAGAAGCGTTAGAATATGAACAGATCTGGTCTCAAACTGCAAAAATTCTAATAATATCTAATTTAGATTTTGTACAATTTAAAGATTTTCAAGCACAAACATTATTGAATATAATACATAATAGAAAGGATGGTGGATTAACTACAATTCTCGTAATACCTGACCCTGACAAGTTGATAGGTAGTGGAAGTTTTTTCCAGAGAATGAAGATATTATTCGAGGGATCTATAATGAGGTGGTAGGTTAGCGTACCCCCCAATTAAACTGATTGAGGGTGGACTTAGTTGGCAGTTACAAATATAGAATTGCAGATTATTTCTAAAATTCTAACAAGTGATAATATTGAAGAAATTAATGCACTGTGTAGTTTTGATAATTCTTACTATTCAGTGTTTAAATCACATATTGAATTTATATTAGATCATGTATCTAAATATAATAATCCTCCCGATGTATTCACATTTCAATCTGAATTTCCTGATATAACTTTAGTAAAAGTATCAGAGAAACTAGATTATCTTATAGAAGAATTAAATAGAAATAAGCAACATATTATTCTTCTTGAAACCTTCAATAGATTGAAGGATCTAGGTTCTGCAGATGTTAAAGATGCTTGGCAGTATCTAAATAATCAATGTGATATTATATCTAGATTAGATACTACACAGCCTTTAGATGTTGTGAAAGATGCTCATAAACGTAGTGCTCAAATTGTTGAATTTAATAAACAGAAAAGAATACCTACAGGTTTTGATGAAATAGATAAAGTAATGTATGGAGGGTTATCTACTGTAGAAGAACTTCTAATTATCATTGCTAGGACCAATTCCGGGAAGAGCTGGTTGGGTATGAAAATGATGGAATCTGCACAGAAACATGGATTTCCTGTATTATATTATTCTCCTGAGATGCAGAGTTCTTTTCTTGGAACACGATTTGATACTTGGAGGAAGAATTTTCCAAATAATAAATTATATCAAGGAATTTATACAGAAGATTATTTCAGATATTTAGATGAATTGTCTGAAGAAGAAACTAGTGCATTTATTGTAGAAGATAAAGATGTAGCTGGAGGAGAAGTAAATGTAAATTCTCTCAAAATTCTTATAAAGAAATATAAGATAAAGTTATTAGTTGTAGATGGATTATCTTATATGGCAGATGTTCAAAAAGCTATACCTGATCATATTAAATTCAAGAATATTTGTAATGCTTTATTTCGTTTAAGCAAACAGCATGGTTGTGCTGTGGTAGTTATGGTTCAAGCTAGTAGAGATGCTCAAACAACAAAGGACGCGAAGGGCGAGGTCTTTCCTAACCTGTATCATGTTGAGGGAAGCGATCATCCAGCTCGTATCGCTACACAAGTTTTTGCAATGAGACAAATATTTGATAAAAATGTTTTAGATATTCGGTTAGAAAAAACAAGAACAGCAGCTAATACTAAACCTGAATTTTCATATGCATGGGATATCAATACAGGAAATATTAGATTAATTCCTAGTAGTGAATCTGATATGGTTACAGCAGCTATAACTCCAACTGTCAATGTTATGCGACCTGGTGGATATGTACCTGAAGGTGTTCCTTTACCTCCAGGTGTGATTGACGATATAGTTCTAGACGAAGGCGAAATTGAATTTTAGCAAGGTGATTTTATGCAAGAAGTAATCTGGAAGGATATAGAGGGATACGAAGGTAGATATCAAATATCTAATTTAGGTGAAGTTAAAAGTCTTATTAGGAATATCATATTAAAACCAGGATCTACAAGTGTAAGAAAACAGGGATATAAACTAGTGTTATTATCTGGACCTCATCCTTTAACTGGTAATCAATCAGGTGCATATACGGTTCATCGTCTTGTAGCTGAAGCTTTTATCCCTAATCCTGAAAATAAACCTTGTGTTAATCATAAAGATGGAGATTCAAATAATTGTTGTGTTAAAAATCTTGAATGGGTAACATATTCTGAAAATATGAAGCATTCTTATGCTATAGGTCAACGTGTTGTAACAGATAAACAGTTAGCTGCCGCTAGAATTAATGGATGTAAAACCTATAAGAATAATTTAAAATTCCCTATTGAAGAAGCTACTAAACTATCTATAGCCGTTACATCAAAATCTGTTAGATGTCTTAATAATAATGAAACATATGTAAGTATGAATGAGGCGGATAGACAATTAGGTTTACCTATAGGCTCAGTATCTAGAAGTATAATATCAGGTAGACCTGTCTATGGATGTTCTTTTGAAAGGGTATATTCAAATAATTCTGAGGGACATTCAAATAATGTGAAAGGTAACATAGAAAGTATGAAATTATTCTAATTTGAATAATCGTATAAATATACGAAAAAATCGTATAAATATACGAAGTGTGAGTCTTGCCCATATCGCAGCGAGCATTTCAGTGAAATTTATTAAATAAATATACGAAATTGAGGTACAATAAATTGGATGAAAATACAATTACTGTAATAGATCGTGATTTAGCTCAAGTTAAATTTGACGGTCTAGAAGAACTTCAGAAGCGTAATAATTTGATTGCAGAAATATCATTAAAAGAGTATAATAAAGGATACATGGCTGCTATAGAAGATTGTAAGAAGTATTTGTCTTATGCACAATTTTTTAAATATATGAAGGAGAAAGAAAGTGAATAATGAATTAAAGGGAATCCAAAATAAAGAGATAATACTATTTGATTTGAATTCTGATATATGTGATGCTTGGAGAGAAGTATTTGAAGATGTAGATTGTATTCAAATATGTAATTGTGATTTGAGTGAATTACCTGATGTAAACTGTATAGTTACTGCAGGTAATAGTTTTGGTGCAATGTCAGGCGGTATAGATTTAGCTGTAAGAGATATGTTTGGTCAAGAACTTCAAGATATCATACAGCTAGAGATAATGAAATATCATCCTCATGGAATGGATGTAGGTACAGTATTAACAGTTAAGTTAGAAACCGTTAATATAATGTACGCACCTACTATGAGAGTACCTCAATTTGCTAGACCTCTTGATATAGCATATGTGATGTCAGTGATTATAAAAGTATTCATAGATTTTGATTGGGAATCAATTGCTATCTGTGGATTAGGTTCAGGTACAGGTCAATTAGTTCCTAGTATTTGTGCTAGTATGATGTATACGGGCTATAATACAGCTATAAAATTATTAGAAGATGAGATGAATATGGTAGAAGAAGTAGAAGGTGAGGTAGAATGATTTTTGGCTAAATTTGTCTGTGATTATATTCACGATTATAGTATTGATGATAAGTGTGGTAATTATGAACCTGGAGGGGTGACAGATTTTAGATGTGACTGTAAGCATTTAAATCTGGTCTACTGTAATTGTGAGATAGAAATAGCAAATATGTTAAATAGCATTAGAAGAAAGGAGGTGAAACATAATGGGTAACAAACCGAATGCAGCTCAAATAACAAGTGGTCTTGCAAAATTAGGTGGAGGTCCTACAAAAGATGGTGGTGGAGGTATATTAGGTGGATTGAATAACATTGCTAGAGTTATGTATGAAGCAGGTCAGAATCAAAAGAGTATTACAAGTGTTAGTATTCCTATGATAGATTCTAGTGAAGATAAGAAGGGCTAATAGTTGGATATAGTCAAGATTGTAGAAATACTAGATCAAAAAGGTATGATAAGGTTACATCGTATCATAGGTAATTATTATCAGATTTATTGTCCATTTCATAAATCTGGTCAAGAAAGAAAAGCTTCTTTTGGTATATTAATTCAAGAAGAAATAAGGGCAGGTAAGGTGTATCCGCAAGGATGGGCGCATTGCTTCACATGCTCCTATGTCAATACTTTACCTGGTATGATTGAAGATATTCTTAAATCTAGATCCATTCAACAATCAGGATTAGATTGGTTAAAGGATAATATTGACGGTGTAGATGAAGTATCTGAATTTGATTATCTTATTCCACCTGATATGTCCGAATATATGTTACATGCATGGGATCAATCCAAAATTGCAGTTCAAAATATTCAGAATATGAATAAACCTAAATATAATTATATAGGTGAAGACGAACTTGCAAGTTATAGATTCACAGTACCATATATGTATGAACGTGGATTGTCTGATGAAATAATAGAAAAATATGATATTGGTTATGATGCAAATTTTAAATTACCTGGCAGAAATGAGATCACACCTACATTAACATTTCCTGTGAGAGATATCGAAGGTCGTACTCAATTCATATATAGAAGAGGGGTTTCTGTAAAATTATTCTATATGCCATCTGGATTGATTAAACCGCTGTATGGAATATTTGAATTAGATAAGAATGTAAAACGTCTTGTAATATGTGAAGCTATTTTAAACGCCTTGAAGGTCGTTTCGTTTGGAGAATCTGCTATAGCTTTGATGGCAACCGGCAATAGTCAGCAGATAGAAGATGTTAAACGTCTAGGAATAAGGGAGGTTATATTAGGTTTTGATGTAGATGAAGCAGGTGAACGTGCTGAAAGGAAGTGGAAGAGAGCACTTAAAGACGTTGCAATAGTTTGGTCTTATAGAGGTTATCCACAGAAAGGTGATGATAGTGGTGAATTTAAAGATTTGAATGATTTAGATATTGAAGAGTTTAAATCACTTGAATTAGTGTAAGGAGAGAGATAATGTCAAGCGTATTCTTCACAGCGGATCAACATTTTGGTCATAAGAATATCTTAGTATATGAGGAGCGTCCATTTGAATCTGTAGAAGAGATGGATGAACATATGATATTGCAATGGAACAAGTCTGTGAATGATAGTGATATGGTATTTGTAGTAGGTGATTTTAGTTTCTATAATAAACATAAAACAACTGAGATTTTGAAACAACTTAGAGGTGATAAAATTCTAATAAAAGGTAATCATGATAAATGGAGTAATAGACGGTATATCGAATGTGGATTCGATGAAGTGAGTAATTACTCTATAATATTAGAAGAGTGGATAATTCTTCAACATAAACCACCTACATATTTTAATAGTCGCATGCCTTACTTCTACATTTACGGTCATGTGCATTCTACACCTATGTATGAAACTGTAACACAACAATCAGCTTGTGTATCAGTGGAAAGATGGGATTATAGACCTATAACTATAGATGATATCCAGTATATGATTGAAGAGGAGTTAGTTTAATTGATTTCAATACTACAAAATATGTTCGAAAAATTAATAAATATGATCTCCAGTTTATTCAAAACTAGTAAAGATTCTTCAGAAATTAGTATAGATTATTCCGAAATTGAAGGAATAGCTATATATCCATCTGAGGGGAATATTGTTAAATATAATTCTTCATTCATGTTAGATTATACTAATAAGGATGAAGGGTATGTAATTGGTACATATTTAGGTAATGATGGTAAGAAATGTAAAGTAAGGATCACACATTCTGGAGATGGATTCAATTTCTCAGCATTTTTAGGTAAATCTATGGTATATCCACTTACATATGGTGATGGTAAATATAAGATAGAGATATTTCAACAAACTGAAGGTACTAAGTATAGAATAATCATGTCATTAACAATCACAGTTGTTTTACGAGATAAATTATTACCTAATCTGTACCCTAATACATATGTTAATTATACTGAAAATTCTAAATGTGTAGCTAAAGCACAAGATATATGTATCGGATTGAAAACTGATGTACAGAAATCAAAAGCTATCTATGATTGGATATGTAATAATATCAAATATGATTTTAAGAAAGCAGTTATACTTATAGATCAACCTGATGCTTCTCATTGGTTTGTACCTGATCCCGATGAAGTACTTCAAGAAGGTAAATGTATATGTTTTGGATATGCATCACTTTTTGCAGCTATGCATCGTTGTTTAGGTATACCTTGTAGGATAGCTATAGGTAATGTAGATGGAGGAGGTCGTCATGCATGGAATGAAGTATATTGGAGTACCTCAGGGTCTATTAATAAACATCTAGATATACCTGCAAAGAAATTTAAAACTATAGATGTCACTTCTGATATATCCAGAGGCAGTAGAGCAATAGCTGATTTAATTAATAACAACAAATATGTAACAGAGTATAGAGGGTGATATAGTGGGTAAACTTAATGTTAAATGTTTCACATGTCTTGCTAAAGAGATATGTAAATATAAGGATGATTATGAACAAGGAATACATAATTTAGAAGATGTATTATTGAAACCTGATATAACTATACGAAATACACAGTGGCTCGATATTGAACTTCATTGTAGATTTTATATGAATATACACGGTGATTATGATAAAAAATCTAGTAATTAGAATTAAACAATACTTTAACATTAGATGCAATAATTCTACTGATTTTATTGTAGAATATTCTTGTAACGGTTGTTTATATAATAGTAAGGATTGTATTTATTATCTAGCTTGTGGTCCTGATAGAGAATTATACATACCTGATGAACTTTAAGGAGATTCATGATGGGTCAAAAACAAAGTGTTCTTGAAAAAAGGTATTTTAGAGGGGATGAGAAATCTGAAGTTCATATGTTTCATCGAGTAGCTAAGTTTCTTGCTAAAAATGAAAAAGAACGACAACAATTTTTAGAGGTGATGGTAAATCATCAATTCTTGCCGAATACTCCTTGTTTAGTTAATGCAGGTGTACCTGAAACAGTAGCAAATTTAATGGCATGTTTTGTTTTAGGTATTGAAGATTCTATGGAAGGTATATTCAATACATTAAGAGATACTGCACTTATACATAAGACAGGTGGAGGTACAGGATTCAATTTTAGTAGTCTTAGGCCTATGAATCATAGAGTATTATCTACAAATGGTGTAGCCTCTGGGCCTATATCTTTTATGCGTGCTTATGATGCAGCTACAGAAACTGTAAAGCAGGGAGGAGTGCGTCGAGGTGCAAATATGTCTTGTTTTTCAATACATCATCCAGATGTTATGGATTTCATAACATGTAAAGATGATTTAAATTCTTTTAATAATTTCAATATATCTGTATTACTTGATGATGAATTCATGGAAGCAGTAAAAGCTGATAAAGATTGGGAATTTTCATTCAATGGTGAAAAATTAGGTATAGGTACAAGTGCTAGACATCTTATGGATATGATAGTAGAGCAAGCTTGGAAGAATGGTGAACCAGGAATTATCTTCATAGATGAAGTAAATAAAAATCACTCTTTACCTGATTTGATTGAAAGTACAAATCCTTGTGTTACAGGTGATACACTTATTGAAACACGAGATGGTTTTAAATATATAATAGATTGTGTTGATAAAGTGGTTGAAATCTGGAATGGTTATATATGGTCTAAAGTTGTACCTAGAATGACTCAAGAAAATCAAGAGATCTGGAAGATTGAATTTAGTAATGGTTGTGTATTAAAGTGTACACCTTATCATAAATTTATATTATCTGGAGGTGTTAGAGTTCAAGCTAGAGAATTAGAGATTGGGCGTATGCTGGAAACATGGTATTCTACTACAGGTGTTATTCATAAAGGTGAAACTGTTACACGTATAATATCTAATTATAGTTACGAGGATGTGTATTGTTTTAATGAATCTCATAATCATAGTGCTGTGTTCAATGGGGTACTAACTTCTAATTGTGGCGAACAACCCTTGTTATCTTATGAAGCATGCTGTTTAGGTTCTATAAATCTTTCAAAATTTGTTTTTACGAATAGTAGATTTGATTTTAAAGGTTTTGAACGAGTTATAGGTATAGCTGTGAAATTTCTTAATAATGTAATTGATAAAAATGAGTATCCTATTGAGCAAATTAAAGAAATAAGTGAACAGAATAGAAAAATAGGGTTAGGTGTGATGGGTTATGCTGATATGCTTATCAAGATGGGACTCCGATATGGTAGTGAAGCAGCGTTAGATTTAACAGAAGATATTGCAAAGGTGTTTCAATTATATGCTCATAAATCATCTAAAGAATTAGCTGATATAGATGGTTGTTTTCCATCTTGGAGTACTTCTTCTTATGCTATCACTGATGGTAAACTTAAACAACCAATGCATCAACGTAATGCTACTGTTACAACTATAGCACCTACAGGTACAATATCTATAATTGCTGAATGTTCTTCCGGTATAGAGCCTATATATGCACCAATTACTATAAATCGTAGAATTGATTCCGAATTTGTTGAGATTCATCCATTATTTGAAGAGATGTTGAAAGAGCGGAATCTGTATGATAAATTTATTCAACAATACGATAAATCTCAACAAGCGATAAAACCGGGAGATTTTATTTTTCAGCCTCCTAAATTGAAATTCTTCTTACCTGATATTGCTGATTGTATAGTAACAACACATGAAATAACTCCTGAAGAACATATAAAAACACAAGCCGTGTGGCAGAAATATACAGATAATGCAGTATCTAAAACAATCAATTTATCTGAAAGTGCTACTAAAGAGGATGTATATAATGCATATATGCTTGCTTATGAATTAAAGTGTAAAGGACTCACCGTGTATAGAGATGGTTCTAGAATGTCACAAGTTATTTCTACTATTAATACCGTTATTGAAAATAAGGAATTGGAACGAGGTTATGTATTACCTTCAGATGATAGTTGGTTCGGTAGAAAACGTAAACTTAAGACAGGTTGCGGTAATCTTCATGTTCAAACATGGTTTGATCCGGATACTGGAGAATTACGAGAAGTATTCGCCAGCAAAGGCTCCGAGGGTGGCTGCAATGCTAACTTATCTGGATTATCTCGTGTAGCTTCATTATCTGCAAGATTAGGTGGTAATATGTCTGATATAGTTGAACAATTAGAATCTGCACTTGAATGTGCTTCATATCAAGTAAGACGTTCTGAAAGAAAGGATGTTTCACCAGGTAAATCATGTCCTTCAGCTATAGGTAAAGCTATTATTGATATGTATAATGAAGCTCAAATTCTATTAGGTTTTAGTAAAGGTGTCAAAGAGTCCTATATTAAAAATTCTAAACATGAGGGTTGTCGTCAATGTGGAGGAAAACTTAAATATGAATCAGGTTGTTCAATCTGCATACAATGTGGATTTTCTTCTTGTGGTTAAGAGGTTAGTATAATGCTAAATGGTTGTGGATTTTATGGATGTCATGTATTGAATCGGGGCGATTGTGAATGCACTAAATGTAGTATGACTACAGGATGGTGTCAAGATTGTAATGAATTTCCAGCTCGTGTTAGAAATGATATATTCTTAGGTCAAGCTATGCAAGAAAAATGTGTAATGTGTAGAGATATTCAAGGTCGCAAGCAGGGATATGTTCAGTTCACTGAATTTGAAGTTTTAAGAGTTGTTTGTGAGGATTGTAAACCTAAAATTAGAGATATGAAGATTATTGATTTAATCTAAATTTTAAATGTGTGTATGAAATTGCTGTGATAGACTTAGAGCATTTCAAAAAATATATAAAATAAGGAGAAATAACCATGAGCGACTTGTTGAGGACACCAAGTAAAAAATCCATCATTTCAGACGAGAAACCATTTTCACGTATATTTGTAGTGCTTGCTATGTTGTTTGCTATGTGTATTATCACATCAAATATATTAGCGGCGAAACTTATCCAAGTAGGTCCTTGGGTCATGCCGTCTGGGGTTCTTATCTTTCCAATTGTATACATATTAGGTGATACTCTTACCGAAGTGTATGGATACGCAAAGATGAAAATCATTATATGGACAGGTTTTGCTGTTAATGCCGTAGCTGTCGGATTTTTTCAATTAGCTATTGCTATACCTTCACCTATATGGTTTGAGGATAGTGAGGCTTTCAGTATTATATTAGGGGCAACACCGCGTATACTTGTTGCGAGTTTAGTAGCCTATTTAGTTGGTTCTTTTGCAAATGCTAAATGTATGAAGTATATGCGTACAATGTGGAAGAAACAGTTATTCGCTCGCTGTTCAATATCTACTGTGATAGGTCAGTTCTTGGATAGTGCTATATTCATCACAGTTGCTTTTGCTTTCAGTATGGAGTGGAGTCAGGTAGGTATAATGATAATAACACAATCTGTATTCAAGATACTTTATGAAATTGTTATATATCCATTGACCCGACTTAGTATTGTAAAATTTAGATCTTGGGATGATACGGCACAAGATTAAGTGAATTGAGTCGACTGTGCTAGTCTATCAGCCAGTCGACTACTTCAAGGAGATTCTATTATGCGAAATAAATTTAATCAAGAATATATATTGAGTTTATGTAAAGATGTTGATTGTGGGATGCTTACACCTCCCATGGATGCACAAGTAGCATTAGAAGAGTTGAAGCGATATTTTCTTGGTGATGATTGGTATTTTGTTGGACCTGGAGATGCGGAACAAGGTAATATGGAAATTGTATGTGCAATTCAGCAGAAATATAGAGGAATTAGAATTAAAAAATGTTGTAAAGAATCTAAAAAACTTGCAAGAAAAGATGTTAATATGATTTTTTGTTTGAAATGCGGAAATAAGGTGGTATTATAGTGAGATTTCTAATAGCAACTGAAACTGGTAGAGATGTGAAAGTTATTAAGTATGAACGTCATTTTATTGTAGATGGTCATGATAGTGATGAAGCATTAGATAAATATAATAATCTTCACAATGATATTTCCGGAACGGTTATAGCAAAAATAGATCCTTACACTCGTATAAATGTACGTAGTGGTCCTATTGATGAAAAGAAGATGCTACATCTGTATAATAATGATGTGCTTCTACCAGTTGCAGATAAGGCAGATTTCTCATAGATTTCGTATAAATTTATATATAATTTATACGAATTATTTAAAAAATAATTAAAATTCCTATTTATTTCTTATTTTGGTTATATTATAATCATAATGAGGTGTCAATTCGCCACCTTGCAATTTACAAATCTTAGTAGAGATTGTGGGGTGAAGTTTATCTTGCCGGATGACGTGGAAATCATAAAGAAGAAAACTCTAGAACTTTACTCACAATTACCTCTTGATTGTGAAGAAGGTCGTAGATCTAGAATAGATATAAGAGACGAATTATACTCAATGCACACACGGTTCTTACATAAAATGGCTCAGAATACTTATTTAGATAATAGAAAATATACATATGATGATATATTTCAAGAAACTTGTTTACAATTCTTAGAGATATGGTGGTGGTTTCAATATCCACCAAGATATAAATCAAATGCATCTTTTACATCTTATTTCTTTTTAAGAATAATTGAGCGAACTGTTAGAGCATTAAATGAACTTTCTTATTCAATGTGTCGTTCAACTTATATGAAATGTGCAGATTTACTCGGATTAGATCATTGGAATCAATTGAAGTTAGAAATGTTATCTAAAATTGAGGGTCATCATGAATTAGTACAACTCTGTATGAGATTGATGAATAGTAGATATAAAACATCAATTGATGAGCATTGGGATATAGGTAAAAGTGATAAAATCTCTTCTAGTGATCGATTATTATCTTATTTAAATAATCCTTCTGACGAGAAACGATTATTGATATCGGAAATGATAAGTAGAGAATCCGATTTATCACCTAGAGAATTAACTGAAATCAGTGAATTATATTCAATACCTATTGTAGAGCTTATACCTCATATAGAATTAGCAAGGGTTGAATTGTATCATATTCTAAAAGATGTAGATAATATCAATTACTTGAATTAATTCAAAAAAAATCAAAAAAAAATTAAAAATTTTTAAAAAAGGTATTGACTTTTGGAGAAAAATAATATATAATATAGATGTAGTATATCATATAGAATATTAGGTTGACAAAAGTCATCCACCCAATTATCAATGTAATATCAAAATATTATCAAAGAAAGAGGTATAAGGATATGTCAAAGATTAATCAAGAATTTGCTATCAATCAATTCGCAAGAACACGGAGAGATTTTTCAGAGTACACAGGTATAAGTAGTCCAATATCCTATGAAGAATGGTCGCAACAATCAGAGGATATGAAGGCTGCTCTTTTGTTTGTCAATTTCTACGAACAGATAACCTTTGCCTGGTATAAATCAAGCACAGAGTATGTTTATGAAGAAGATGGTGTTGATGAAGCTATAAACATCTGTTGTAAACTTTGTGGAACATCACTTAAGAGATTACAGAAGGATACTAAATCAGAATCGTCAATGACACCTGATACATTTCAACCTCGATACATGTATAGAGTCATGAAGAATGCTTTTGATTGTCTAGTATATACAAAGAATGGTACTAAGACAGAGTATCATCCAGATGATAAGAAGAATCCAGAAAATAATAGAAGAGTCCAAAGTCAGTATTTTGTAGATTCTTCTGGTGTTGAACAAGATATGCTTGCCACAATCAATGGAAGTAAGGATCTATTAGAAACTATCGAGAATGAGAGACTTTGGTCAGTGATGCAGTCAGAAGATGATAACGAAGATGTTCAATATATTATCGATAGATTGATGAGATATGATGAACGTATGCAAGAAGCTAAAAATCTCGAAACACTTGAAAAAGTTAGAGTAAGTAAAGCTAAATTCATTGAAAGGAATTTTGACATTATATCTGATCTAAGAGAAAAATTAAAGGATTTTGCTCCTGCATAAAATTTCAAATATTTCGTTATAGTAGATACGGAACAATCATATCCAATATCAAAGAATCCAAAAGGAGAAATTAAAAATGACACTCAAATTTTTTATTTCAAGGACTTATATAGATAAATTAGCTTCGTTAATAGATAGATTAAAGCATCTTAAGGAATTAGATGTACCAGATATAATATTAGATGAAGCTCAGAAAGGTATAGACATCTACTCTACTGCATTAGGTAATAATACAATCAGCTCAGTCATGGGAGGTAGAGTAAAATATAGTTCTTATATTGATTTAGAGATATTGTATAAAGCTTCTGTAACTTATTGGACCGGTAAATATATGCATAATAAGTTTGCTGGAGTAGGTGTTATTCTTTCAGATGGAACTAAACTCTGGTATATTCCTTCACTTGATATACTTACTAAACCCCAAGTATCTAAAAGAAATGTATCTTAATAAATATATCAAAAAATCCAAAAGGAGATTAAGAAGATGAAAACATTAAACAACATGCCGAAAACTTATAATCGTAAAACATGGGACACAGAGATCGAAGGACTCCGCTGGTATGTAGAATGGAAAGAGAATGATATTGAGGTAACCACTATAGGTAGGCACAGAAAATTGGAAGGTATGGTAAGGTTGAATTATTTTACCACACAGAAAGCGGCTTATGAATTCATTGATCAACTTAGAGGTGAATCCGTTTATGCTTGGTATAAAGAACCTGGTTGGGAAGAAGAGATTTAGATATGATTCTTATTGATGGTGTGGGGCATATAGTATCTGATAGGTCTATAGAAGAATTACATAGCTTTGCATCATCAATGGGCTTGAAACGAGAATGGTATCAAGATAAGCGAATTCCACATTATGATGCAACAACAAATGTGATGAAACGGAAAGCTCATATTCTAGGTGCTCAATTTGTGTCGTCTAGAGGTATTGTACGTAGGGCTGTAAGAAATTCATTAAATATTTCATTATAGTATATAAGGAAGTAAAAAATCTAACTAGGAGGACAATATAATGGCTTTTAAGAAATCTGAGGAATATAGAAAAGATAAATATGGTGCTATGCTAGTACTACCTAATGATCAAGATTTTGTTGATCTGATTTTGTTATATCAATCTCAAAGTGATGTACTTCTTGCAGATGTACATTATATCAAATCAGATGAATATTCTGGTTATGTTCATTGTTTAGGTCAAGGTTGTCCTGCATGTAACCATATCACACCTGGAGGTCAGAAAGGTATTAGGATTCAACCTAAATTATTTATTCCTATCTATAGTATAGAATCGAAAGAGATAATGTTCTTTGATAGATCAGTGAAATTTGAGAATCAACTTCAGAACGAAGTATTCACTAAATTCCCTAATCCTTCTGAATATGTTTTTAGACTTACACGACACGGTGCACCAGGTAGTATGGAAACTTATTATACTTTTGTTGCTGTAGGTAACAATGTTGTTAAATCTTATGAAAAAATCTTCGAAGAGTTTGAAATCAAATTAGACGAAAATGACACACCTGATTTTTACGAATACATATGTAGAGAAGTTGATGCAATTACAATGCAGCGGTGGTTATCTAATTCTAATTCAAGTTCAGGTACAAGTTCTACCAGTGCAATGGTAGATTATGCAGTAACACCTAGGGTGTCATCTGTTGATACATCTACACCCATAGTACCTCCTCCTGATTTTGTTAGTGATTTGGAGGGAGATGAAATAGGTGATACTCCTGAATTTTAGCAGGAGGTAGTAAAATTTGTCCCTATTCACCCCAAAACAGGAATCTATTATAAATGCTCAAGCGGTAAAATCTGAACAACTAATTGAGCCTAAGATTTCTGTGAATTCTAAGAGTATTAAAAATGATTTAAATGTGATGTCAGCTAAAGTAATTGAATATTTTCAAAATTCAGAAGCTATCTTGATTACAGATGAGATAGAACTTCTGAATTATGTTGATAAGGTTATTGAAGTAGGATATTGCGGTATAGATACAGAAACAACTGGATTAGATAGACGTAGAGATTCTATTGTAGGTATATCATTGTATTATCCAGGTGGTAAAGAGTGTTATATACCTTGTAAACACATGTTACCTATATTCAATGAACCGCGTAAGAATCAGATGACATATGAACAAATTGCTCCTTATTTGAATAAACTCGTTGATAGTAAAGTTAAATTGATATTTGCTAATGCCGATTTTGACCTTGCTATGATTTATAATAGTATAGGTGTAGATTTGATTCCGGCATTTCATTATGATGTAATACTTGCGTGGAGATGCTTGAAGGAGAATGAAAAACGCAACGGTTTGAAGGAATTATATCACAAATATGTTTTAAAGGGTGAAGGTGATGCAGGTAGGTTTAGTGATTTTTTCACTCCGTCTTTATTTCCTTTCTGTGAACCTGAAGTAGCTAAATTGTATGCTGCTAATGATGCTAAGATAACATATGAATTATTCATGTGGCAATTGCCTTATATTACAAAAGATAATCCTAAATGTATTAAAAATAATCTACAACAGATTGCTGATCTGATTTGGAATATTGAATTTCCTCTTGTTGCTGTATGTCAAGAATTTCATAGGTTAGGAATATATATAGATAAATTTGTTTCAACCCAACTTAATAGAAGGTATGAACCTATATATGCAGAAGAATTAGCTAAACTGCAATATATGGTTGGAGAGTTATCAAGTAACCCTAAATATATGACAAAGTCTAAGAAACCTTGGTATAATCCTTCTGATTTTAATCCAGATTCTCCTAAACATGTTTCATATTTAGTATATGATATGTTGAAGTTAGATGCAGGTAAAACAAGATCTACAGATAAAGAAATACTCAACGCATTCAAATTACCTATAACTAATCAAATTTTGAGATGTAGAAGTCTTAATACTCTGATTAATACTTTTGTTAACAAACTACCTAAAGAAGTTTGGAAAGATGGTAGAATTCATTGTCAATTTAATTCGGTCGGCGCCAGCACTGGCAGGATGAGTTGTATTGGTGAAGGTATGATGATATCTATGCCCGGAGGGGATGTACCTATACAAGATGTTAAATCAGGCAGTTATGTGTATACTTATACTTCAGATAATAAACTTACACTTGCTAAAGTTAAAACTAGTTGGATGACTGGAATACGCGATTGTGTAAAATTGAAATGGGTATCTAAATATAATCCTAAATCTACTTCAGGTGAGCTTATATGTACTCCCGATCATTTTATAAAAACTACAATAGGTTGGGTGATGGCTAAAGATCTTACACCTCAACATAGAATACTTCATGTGCATAGAGCTGATTGTAAGAATAGTGTTAGACTCTCTGCATATAATGGACAAGGAGATGAGGAAGAGCATGCATGGATAAAACGAGAGTATCTTAAACCTGATAATCTGAGTATGAATGTTCATCATGAAGATGGTGATCGATTAGATAACGATCCAACTAATTTGGTACTATGTACACCTGGAGTTCATACAAATTTACATTTATCTGATGGTCTGCCTAGAAATAAACATCATATAGGTAGATGTGGTTATAGTAGGGATGAACTCATTAAAATGTGTGAGGATGTTAATTGGGAATTATGGAAAGTACCACATGATTGGGGAACAATTATAGGGTGGTTGCAAAATTATAGGGTGAATTATATTCAAGAATATACAGCTTCATATTCAAAGCGTAATCATATAAAGAACAGACATGGAACATATCATAAATTAGCTAGACTCCAATTTAATAAAACTCATGTTGTCTATGCTTTAGAGTTATGTGAGGGTAATCTTGCATTAGGTGGTAGTTATTTTGGAGTTAGTGCAGATAAGTTTAAATCTGCTTGTGATAAATATGAGTTATTAGATAATCATAAAGTAATTTCTATCGAGTATCTTGAAGAACCTTTGAATGTATATGATTTAGAGATTGAAGGTACACATAATTTTATAGCTAGTGAATTATGTGTACATAATTCTCAGAGTCCCAATATGCAAAATATACCTTCAAGAAATAAAGATATTAGATTGATGTTTAGAGCTTCTCCAGGATATGTTTTATTATCGGGGGACTTCTCCGCACAAGAACCTCGGCTTACTGCTTATTGTTCTAATGATGAGAAGATGATACAAGCATTCAAAGATGGTAAAGATATTTATGGTTCTATAGGTGCTATAGCTTTTGGGGTTCCTTATGAAGAAGCAATCGAACATATGCCGGACGGTTCAATTAATTCAGAGGGTAAGAATCGTAGAGATAGTATAAAGACAGTGCTCCTGGGAGCGACTTATGGACGTAGTGTTCAAACTATTGCAGAGCAATTATATGGTGAAGATAAATCTTTGACTAATGAAGAAATGTTAGCTAAAGGACAAGCTGTATTTGATGCAGTTATGTTTGCTTGTCCTGCATTGCGGTCGTTCATGTTGAATGCACAAAATCATGCAAGAAAGTTTGGTTATGTACAAACTATATTAGGTAGACGTAGACACATACCTGAAATGCAATTACCTGAATTTGAATTTAGAGCTATGTCCGGGTACATCAATCCGGATATTGATCCCATGGATATAGATACATTATCTAATATAAATGAGATACCAGATAGGGTTATAGAATCTCTCAGAGAAGAGTTTTCAGGTTTGAGATATTTTGGTCAAATTGTTAAACGTACAAAAGAACTTAGTGAAACAGAAAAGATAAGAGTTATAAATAATCGTAAAAGAATTACAGAAGCATCAAGGCGCTGCGTAAATTCGATTATCCAGGGCAGTGCTGCTGATCAGTTAAAACTTGCTATGTTAGAGGTATTTAACAATCAAGAATGGAAAGATATTAGGGCAAGATTACTGATACCTGTCCATGATGAATTAATAGCAGAAGTACCTATTGAAAATTATGAACGTGGTGTAGAATTATTGAGCGGTTTGATGTTGAAGGCATCTGAGTTCTTACCATTTCCAAGTAAATGTGATGTTACAATTAGTTACCGTTGGTATGGGCAAGATTTTCCTTGTCCTTATCCTAAACCTAATTCATTAAATAATCTAACATCTGAAGAAATTCTATGGGTTCAATATTGTCTATTCGAGATAGGTTATGATGTCAAATTAGATGGGATATGGGATGAAGAATGTATAAATCATGTGAATAATTATATTATGCAACATCGTATTTCAACTGGTAATTTCATAGAACATATTTGGAACAACGTTCATCTAGGAACTACAAATAAATAAGGAGAATAAAGAATTATGCGTTTCACAATTAATACCACCCCTTTGCAGAGTGTACTAGATCTAGTAGTAGTGTCAAACAATATCTCGAAATTCTATGCTAGAAGTACAGTATTACAGATTTCAGTTGATAAAGAAAATCAATTGAAATTCAATTCAGAAGCAGATTCGGTTATATCTGAAGCTATTATGAAAGGTCAGATTGAAGGTGTTGTTACCTCTGACTCAATAGCATTTGTGGATGCTGTATTGTTTAAACAGCTTATAGATACTTTTGATTCTACTACTGTATCTATTGAATTTAAAACAGATTACATCACAGTATATTCAGGTAGATCAACATTTAATGTAGCTAATCTTGTAGCTGCTACTGATATGCAATTAAAATCTCCCGTAGAACCTGTGGGTGAAGAGTGTGATCTAAATAGTGATATTTGGAAACTTGTTAAAGATAAACAATTGTATGCATTATCAGATAACTTTGTTAGATTAGTGTATACATACATATATAATGGCAGTGATAAGATAATCACAGGAGATTACATTCACAGTTTGTTCACACTATCAAAAAAGGGTGGTTTGCCTTCAAATTGTTTACTTTCTACCAATATCATGAATATCATCTTAAGTGTTGATTCTAAAAGTAAGATCTATCATGTAGGTGAATCTTTTGTGATAGTTGATGTAAATGATGCTTTCAAATTCACATCTGAGTTGAAACCTAGGTATGAATCTGATTTAGCATTAGGTAGTTATAATTCAGATATAATAATGGATATATTTGATAATGTAGGGGCAGATGGAATAACTATACCATTAGCTAAAATCAAAGTATTGTTATCTCAAACCAATATATTGTCTGAAGGTGATGTACCGTCTATAAAATGGACATGTGCGAAAGGTAAATTGAAGCTATTATCAGATAATGTCGATGGTCAAATTGAAGGTAAATTAATCGGTAAATCGTTAAATTGGGAACTTATATTCAAACTTAAGATTATTATAGATGTTATATCTAATTTAGAAGGAGAGAATATTAATATATATCCTACATTCCAAGAAGATGTGGTGAATGCGTTAATCTTCAAAGATGAGAGTGTGTCTGTCATTTTAGCAGGTATTCAAGAATAGTGAGCGGAGGTAATTGATGGCATTTCGTCAATCTACATATAATTTAGCAAGATTCAATTCTGCGGCTAGTAGTGAATTTCTGAATTTTTATCAGAAAACTGTGATAGATAGAATAGTGCGTGAAGGTGAAACTAAACCATCTAGATTATTATCACCATCAAGTTTTAGATGTGATCGTAGATGCTGGTTCAAGGTTCGTGGAGTTGAGCCTGATATAGTGATTAATCCTGATCCAGTCAATCAATTCAAAGCTGATATAGGTACTATATGTCATGAGATCGTTCAAAGAAATCTTGTAGAGTCATTGAAAGTTGATTGGATAGATCCGGAGGATTATTTTAAAGAATTTCCACCTCCTTGGAAGTATAAGCTTGAACGAAATTTATTTGAATGTAGGGTTGAAGTAGAAGATCCTCCGTTTAGATTTTCGTGTGATGGTATTATACGTTGGAAAGATAAATTTTTTCTATTGGAAATAAAGACAATAGAATATTCAGCCTTTGAAAATATGTCAGATCCTAGAGGAGATCATATAGATCAAGTTCAATGTTATGCTACATTGTTAAATCTTAGTGATGTATTATTTCTTTATATAGATAGAACCTTTGGTAATACTAAGTGTTATGAAGTAGCCGTATCAGATAAAGATAAGCAGAATATACTAGATAAAGTAAATCGAATATTGTTGATGAAAGAGCAGAATCTTGCACCTTCAAGATTACCTAAAGGTGATTCTGAATGTGATTATTGTTATTATAAAAGTAAGTGTAAAAAGTATGGATAGGAGTTAACAATGAAGAAAGTTTATTTAGGTGGTACTTGTAATCAAAGTAGATGGCGTGATGAATTAATTGATATGATTGATATTGATTACTATAATCCTATAGTGGACAACTGGACAGAAAGATGTCAGGAAGAAGAGATTAGACAACAACAATTATGTGATTATCTATTATATGTTATAACTCCTGAAATGACCGGTGTGTATTCTATAGCTCAAGTAGTAGATGGTAGCAATAAATCTCCAGATAAAACATTATTATGTGTAATGCCCGGATATCATGGATTATCTTTTTCAGAGAGTCAATTACGTTCGTTAAAATCTGTTGAAAAGATGGTGAAGAATAATGGTGCAAGGGTGTTTGATACGTTAGAATCAGTAGCAGCTTATTTGAATAAAGTATAGATTCTAGATTCGTTATAATATATGAAGGCGGTGGAAAGTTTAGTGAATAAATCGCTCGCAGTTAAATATAGACCTACTCATTTTTCTGATATGGTTGAACAGAATTTAATAGTTACAATATTGGAAAATATATGTAATAATGAACTATACAATAGAAATTTTTTATTCTTAGGTTCAGCAGGTTGCGGCAAAACAACTTTGGCGCGAATCATAGGTAGACAATTGAATGGTGGAGAAGACTATGCTATTGAAATTGATGCTGCATCTCATGGTGGTGTTGAAGATGTAAGAGATTTAGTAATACAAGCACAATCTTATCCTGTTATAGGTGATTATAAGATATTCATTGTTGACGAAGCCCACTGTGTATCTCCTGCGGGATGGTCCTCATTTTTGAAAGTTTTGGAGGAACAACCTGCTAAGAGTATTTTTGTATTCTGTACGACGAATCCAGAGAAGATACCTGCAACCATAATATCCAGAGTTCAAACATTTCAATTATCTAAGATAAGTACACAAGGAATATATGATAGATTGATTCATGTATTCAACTCTGAAATTGCTGAAGGTCGAAAACTTGAATATAAATACGATGCAGTTATGTTTATAGCTAAATTAGCTAACGGAGGACTTCGTGCAGCTTTAACTGATTGTGATAAGTGTTTAGCATTCAGCAATAAGATCAGTATGGAGAATATAACTCAAGCTTTAAATCTCCCTAATTATGATGACTATTTCTTATTATTGATGGCAATAGCGAAAAAGAATAATGTTCAAATAACTGAGATAATACATAGAGTGTATAATTCTGGTGTTAATTTTGTCAACTGGTTTGAAAAATTTCATCAATTTGTAATCAATATTGTTAAATTCATATTTATGAAAGATATATCAGCAACTATGATACCCTCTCATTATCTAGAAAAGATTCAAAAATATAATGAATCTCATTCTATATTGTGTCTTAGACTCGCAAATAAACTTATCAAATTGAATTCAGAATTAAAATATACTACATATCAACAAGAATTGGCGCTAACATATTTGTGTAGCATCAATAATAAGTAAAAATTTCGTTATAGTATATGGTAGATGTAATATGGAAGGTATATGTGGTATGGATAATATCTCCGAAGCTGTAAGGCGACTACAAGATTATATAGAAACTAATATAGGTACTTCTTTATATCGTCCTTTAGATATGGGGGATAACACATGGAGAGCATTGAAGGATTATATAAATCAATTACATTCAGAGAATGAAAATTTACGTACACAACTTGAAGATGCAAGATCTGAACTTATAAAGCACAATATATTATCAATCAAGTCATCACCTGATGACCTAAATTAATAAAAACAATAAGGAGAATTGTGCAATGGCTAAGAAGGGCGTAAACGTGGATAGAATTGCTGAGTTGCTAGAAGGTTGTAAATTAGAGGAGGATATGTCCTGGGATAATTTCAATAGATGGGTAGCATCTTCAATTGGTAAAGATGTAACTGTTCAAGAATTTGTCTCAGAGGTTGAGAAGTTACGTGCGGATCTTGATGAGTGGATGAAAGTTGCTTGTAGATATGCAAATGAAGTTGATCGTCTTAAGCAGGAATTATCTATTGTAAAAGGTCGATATCAACAACTTGCAGATTATAATATCGATACAATAATAGAAAGTCATAAATTTAAGAAAACTTAGTTTTAAAATGTGGTGATTATATGATTGATTTAAATGAATTGAACGAAGAATTTAAAGTTGATATTGATTCTGTAACTAGTTGGTGCAACGAAATCTATTTAGATCAATTTGATGAATTCTTCGTTGATTATCGTGTGTTATTTAAGCGGTTAAAATCTAAAGAAAAATCTATAACAGATGAAGAATTAGCTCGGATATTGATAGATTTACCTATTCAATTATTCGGTATAGCTGAAGCTTTAAATAAGTTTAAAATAAGTCAAGAAGTAGTTAAACTTAAAAATCGTCAACGTGAGTTAGAATTAATAAGGAATTCACTCAAATCAACTGTTACAGATAGAAAACAAGATGCTACTGATAAGATGATAGAGTATAAATTACTTATCACTGCGTATTCAAGTATTATTGATAGAGTAACTAGTGAGATTAGTTTCTGTAGAGAACTTATAATGGGTGCTAAGAAGATTCATGATTCAAGATTAGCTGGAATTCGTTCTAATCCTGTATCAGAGGTAGATGAAACTATGTTGCCGGATTATGTAGTAACTGATTAGGAGGATTTTAGTGTCAAGTTATGCTGAGATTATAGAGAGAAAAAAGAAAGAATGGAATTCGGAGGGGTTAATGGATGGTGCAAGAGCTGAAAGGGGTCCAAAGATTCCTTTTAGTTCTCCTCTGATGAATTGGGCTACATACGGCGGCATACCTAGGAATAGAATATCAGAATTTATGGGGGACCCGGGGGGCGGCAAGTCGACAACGGCTGTAGATATTTGTAAAAATGCTGCTATAATATTCAAGAAAGAATTTGATGATAAAGTTAATATCGTTAGAGAAAAGATAGCTAAGAATAATAGAAAAGCTGAAGCAGAACTTGAAGATTTATTGGAACAAGGTCCCAGAAATGTTCTGTATATGGATTTAGAGAATGCATTTGATGGTCCCTGGTCTGAAACATTAGGTATAGATGCTAATAATAAGGGATTTCAGATAATGCAACCTCCTGATGTTGTTGCTGAGGATGTATTACAAACTGTAGAAGAAATTATAAATACAGGAGAAGTTGGATTAATTGTATTAGATTCTGTACCATCGTTAGTACCTAGAGCTGAGTTAGAAAAGAAATATGGTGAAAGAACTGTTGCAGCATTAGCTGGTTTATTAACTATATTCACTCGTAAAATTGTACCTCAATTAACTCGATATAATACAACACTTTTAATGATAAATCAAACTAGAGATAATCAAGATAATCCTTATGAAATTAAAACACCCGGAGGTAGAGCTCTCAAGTATTATTCCTCTTTACGTATATTTTTCAGAGTAGGTTATCCTGTTGATTTTCTTGGTAATGATCTTCCGATGAAAACTGATAATCCTTCTGGATATAAGATAAATGCAAAAATATTGAAGCAAAAAACAGCTCCTTGGAACAGGAAAGAGGCAACCTATTATCTGATGTGTGATAAGGGTATTGTACCTTTGTTCGATTACACTCAATTAGCTGTGAATAGGTATGGTGTGATCAAAAAACAAGGAGGTTGGTTCACAATTACTGACCCATTAACTGGTGAGATACTTGTGAATGATAAGAATCAAACAGTTAAGATGAATGGTTTAGCAAAGGTGTATCAATTTTTACAAGATACTCCTGAATATTATAAGAAATTACAATCATTTATTTTGGAAGATATTAATGGAAAACCTGGTGAAGCGGATATTGCAGAGGATTCAAATTGATCGAAATTTGGAAAGATATAAAGGGGTATGAAGGAATATACAAGGTGTCAAATTTTGGTAGAGTAAAGAGTATTGATAGAATTGGTTCTTATAGAAATCGCAAAGTTAAAGGATGTATAAGAAAGCTAGAAGGTAAGGATTATCTATATGTTTCTTTATGGAATAATAATATATGTAAATTAGTATTCATTCACAGACTTGTTGCTGAATATTTTGTATCTAATCCTAATAATAAACCTATACCTCACCATAAAGATTTAAATACACATAATAATCATTATACTAATTTAGATTGGTTAACACATTCAGAGCATATAAAGCTTCATTGGAAATTAGGTTCTTATGATGCTTGTAAAGATAATATACTTATAGGTTTGAGTAATGGTCCTATAGTTAGAAGAAAACCTGTTATATGTGTAGAAACAGGTGGTAGATATGTTAGTAGAATTGATGCTGAACGAGATTTGAATTTAGCTTCTGGAGATGTATCACAATCTGTAATATATAATGTATCTGTTAAAGGTTATACGTTTGTAGAGGATTCAGGTATATGAAGAAATCTATAAGTACACAACAGGAAAATATGGTAGCTGATTACCTAGGTTGGAAAACTGTAGTAGCATCTGGTGCTAGAGATTTTCATAAAGGTGATGTGGTGAGCAGTGAATGGTTAGGAGAGTGTAAAACTCATATTAAGAAAGTAGATAAAATTAGTTTTTATCTTTCGGATTACTTGAAAATTTTTAACGAAGCTATGTCAAAGTTTAAGAAACCTATTCTAATCTGCGATGATGGTACTCAAACAGTTAAGGGAACTTACGTATTAATTTCATTTAAACATGTACCTGATTGGGTGTATATGTCATTCAAATTTCATATGATATTTGAACCTTCAAGAACTAATATACATATTGTAGGTAAGATGAAAGATGAATTTGATGGATATATATTCACTAAATGGTCTGATTTAGGTCAAATTATAATACTTAGATTAGAAATATTCAGAAAAATGATAGAAGGCGAGATATGATTAAGCGACATAGACATCAATATTATGTAGTTTACAAATTTACTGTTAATGGTATTGAAGCAGGTACACGAAGTTGTATATTGTGTAGAAAACGAAAGTTAAACACTCCTGAGGATATAGAATTGGTTGAAGAATTTCTTAAATCGACAGATAAACTTGAAAATGTTTTGATAATTTGGTGGAAGCGATTGAAACGTGAAGGATCAATATTCGAGGAATTTTCATGTTAACAATTCAAACGGCTGGACAACAGATTTTAAATAATAATCCAGGTAAATTCTATGTTTTCTGTGGTCTAGAATATGGTGTGAAGGATAGATATCTAACTGCTATAAAGAGCCATTACAATGGTGTGTATACAGAATACAGTAATTTTAAAGACGTGCGCGATTTAATGCAGGTTAAGAGTATTATTCCCTTGAAACCTCAATTATATATAATACGTTATGATGATGAATTCTTAAATTCATTAAAGGATAGAACTGCAAGTGATATTAATAAGTTAAATATAATAGGAACAGTAGTTATTATTTATCAAGATACTAAATCTCTAACAAAGTGTGATAAATTTCTACCTGATTATACAATATCCTTTAATCTGGTTGCATCGCATTATCTAATTAAGTATCTCGTTAATGATTATCCTGATCTGGATAAGAACCTAGTTAATCTCGCAATTAAATCTAGGATAGATTATAAAGGCGCTCAAATATTGTCGAGTTTATTTAATATGATACCTAAATCTGATTTATCTATATATGACGATTCTCAGATAGCATCTTTATTTTATTGTTCAAATGAATCGTTAGAAGATAATATTAAAATTGGATTTGCATCTCGAAATTTTCACTATTTAATTCAAGTGATTGATGATTATCCTGGAGATTTAGATTTCATATTATATATGATGTTAAATACTTTAGTTGAATTAGATAAACTCAAAGTTAAAAATTATATAGAATCTCCGTTGAAACCTTATTTAAATGTTTGGACTAAACAAGATATATACAACATGTATATGATTATTTATCAAACAATAGAAGATTTAAGAAGTATAACAACAGATACGTATGCTAGATTGGTTTATGTATTAGGTATTCTCCAATATAACCCTATACCTATATTAGAATTAATGGATTGGGGATTGTAATATGTATGATGTTGTATATAGATGCTTATTATGTGATAAGAAAATACGTCTTGGTAGAGAACTAGATGTTCCGGAAAGTGAATTACCTGTGTTTTTAGGTAAGATTATTAAGAATCAATTATTTGCTGGTAATACTTATCTTCATCAAGCACCTATGCAGATACCTCATAGATGCGATGACGGTAGTGCTGGAATGGCTTGGTTTGCAGGTTTAGTTAAATTATAGTAAGGAGAATTATGATGAGTTTAGATATTAAACATGTTACAAATGGTAAAGAAGTTGTATATGTAGTATTTAATACAGGGATATCTCCTCCAACAATGGAAATCTATAAAGAACGTGATGATGTACCTATACAAATACGTGATTATGCAGAAGAGGGCATACCTTCATTCTATGGCCCAGATATATCACGAATTGTAGGTAGATTTAATGGTGTAGGCAATGCATTACTTGATTATTTATGGCCTAATCATCCTGATTGTAAATTGTTCGGTCGTAAGAATAATTTCTGTATAGCTGAATCTTGTATACATGCACCTGATAGTAATTGGCAGGAGTGTAAATATTTAGATGTGTAAATTTTGTACTAGTTACACAACCAAACATCATTCTCAGCGTAATGAAGGTCAAATGTCAATGTTTGAAGGTTGGTTAGAAGTTATAGTTTGGACTAAGGTTGCATCTTTTCCTATCAATTTCTGTCCTTTGTGTGGTGAAAAATTAGAATATGAACGAGTAGATGTAGATACTCTGTAGGTATTGTATGGATCTAAAATGTCAACAAGAGGTAATTGAAAAACTAGAGAGTTGCAAGGATTCTAATATCCATAGTTTAATTATATATGGATCTTCAGGTTCAGGTAAATCTTATCTAGCAAAGAGGTATGCAGATATTTTAGATGTGTCAGACTTTTATTTAATCCACCCTAAAGTGACTGAGATAAGAGATGTGATTGAAGAGTGTTCTCAAATAAATTCTAATGTTGTTTTGTGTATAGAAAATTTAGATACAGGTGTATTTGCAGCATCTTCAGCATTATTGAAATTTCTAGAAGAACCTGCTCATAATGTATACATTGTTGTAACTGCTAGAAATTTAAAATTAATACAAGAAACTATTATAAGTAGAAGTTATGTAGTAGGAGTTAATATTCCAACAAAAGGTGATTTAGTTTTATATGCAGAAGATACATATCCTGAGGAATATAGATTGTACAATAATCGAGATATCTGGAATTGTGTTCAAACATTTGAAGATGTTAATACAGTTTTAGCTATGAATTCTACTCAGATACAGTATATTGAAGAATTGCCGGAACTGTGCCTCAAATCAAAATGTATTTCAGATACATTGTGGTCTTTACAGAAATATCCTGAAAATCTTGGAGATACACCTATTAATTTAACAATTCGTTATATTATGTATAAACAACCCAAATTATTATATTCAGGAATTAATTGTATAAGATCTTTAGAACAGAAACGAATTGCAGATTATGTTATTCTAACTAAATTCTTATTTGAATTTAAAGGAGTTAGTATATGATAATATCTACAAAAATAGAAATATATGATAATTGTTGTGAATGTGAGTATGTGAGAACTGATTCTGTAGATTTTGCTGAAATGTTTACTTGTGGAGTTGATCCTTCCTTAGATGTTACAGATTTAATAATTCAAAGATCTAAATTTTATCATCCATGTTGTCCAATGCAGAGAATATTTATCAAAGGAGGATTGGTATGAAATTATATTTTAGTGGTGCGTCAACTTTTAGAGCATATGAAACATTGAAGAAAATGCCCGATTATAGACCTTTAACTCTATTACATACTCAATATGAACGTTCATCTATTGATAAGGTAAAACCCTTCATAGATAGTGGTGATGTTGAACCTTTATTCATAGATAGTGGAGCATTTTCAGTTCATACAGGTAAAGTTGAAGAGAATATTGAAGAATATGTTCATTATTTAAATGAGATTGATGATTATGTTCATCTTGCTGCTCAATTTGATGAAATTCCTGGTGAATATCGCAAACCAAAAACTCCTGAACATTATATATATTCAGCTGAAAGAAGTTGGGCAAATTTCTTACAAATGTATGATCATATGAAGTCTCCTGAAAAATTGATATATGTATTCCATCAAGGTGAAGATATATCTAATCTTGTTAGAGCACTAGAATGGAGAGATAAAGATGGTAAGGGATTAGGTGTAGTAGGAATATCTGGTCAGAATGACTCTTCAGAAAAGATGAAGAATGAATTTATAATTCAAGCAATAGATATTGTTCAACATTCTAGTAATCCCAAGTGTAAAACACATCTATTTGGTAGTACAAACAAATATGTAGTAAATGCAGTTCAGCCCTATTCAGCAGATAGTACAACACATTTACAGATTGGAATATATGGTAAGATATATATTCCCTCAATATATCAACCTGTGATTGTATCAAATATACAAAGACCTAAAGGTCCTGAATCTGATACAGCTAATAGTGAAGATGAATCTTCGACAACACTAAAAACACTTCCATATAAAGGTGGATCTGATATGTATAAAGAAGTTGAAACATATCTGCACAGCTTGAATCTAACTATGAATGATGTAGAAGGCTCTTCTTATTGTAGAATGGCAGTAAATATATATTATTGGCAAAGGCAATTTGATCATATAACTGATCTAAATGTGATAACTCACCCTAGATCTAAGAAGTTATTCTAGAATACAAACAAATTGATCTGGACCAGAAATACATTTAGATCTATAATATGTATACTGGTCTAGGTCTTTGTATATCAACTATAAACAAATATGCGATAGGTCCTTGATCTAAGTGATAGGTATAGAGATTATGGATAGATATCTATTATAGATAATTGAAGTAGCAGATGAAGATTCTTGAAAGTATTAAACCTTTAATAATAGTGTAAAGATCAATCTGATTATATGAGGTGATATCATGGTACCGAAAGAAGAGATAAATGAGTTAAAATCAGCGTCAGAACTTAGGACAGCGGCATCAGGAGCTTCTGATAGACTTATATTAGAAGCTATTGCAAGAGCATGTAATTTTGCTGCTAATACAGGAGAATTGACTACTACATGGACTGGTACATTACCTGAACATTTACAGAAAGCGGTTGAAGCTAAAGGTTACACAGTTACAAATGTGAAGATTGGGAATAGACCTGTTGATACTGTTTGGAATTTCAGTTGGAAGTGATATTATGCCTTCAGATATAATTTATGATTTGCATTCATATACTAGTACAACAGAAAATGTGAAATTAATAAATGTAAGACAACTCGGGTATTCTATATGGTTAAGAATACCTGAAGATATTGCATCGCAATATGTTTTATTCACAGTTGAGGAGTTATTGAGTAAACGTGAAGAAGTTCAGAATTTTTCATATTTTATTGAAAGGGAGAATCTTCGACCTTGGTTGAAGGTTCGTACAGATCTACTTAATAAGGAAGAAGGATTTCATAGCTATAAATTCTCTTTTGTACATATCAAGAAACATGATATAATTTCGTTATATTTTACATATAATATGCAGAATGATAATCCTAGTAAGAGTTATCTATTTAAAAATCGTAAGAATTTGAATCCTGAGGTTGAACGAGAATTTTTAAATATGGATGATGGTCAGCGTTGGGAAGGGAGATTGTAGAGTATGAACTTTAAATCGTATAAATATACGAAAAAATCGTATAAATATACGAAGTGTTTGTGTGCACCATATCGCAGCGAGCATAATTTGATTTCATTCGTATAAATATACGAAATCATATATAAGAAAAGAGGTAGTAGCGTGTCTATTCAAGCTATATTTTCATCTAAATTATATAAAGCTAGTCCACGTAAAGTTAAGATTAGGGCAGCTCTAAATAGTCCTGTTAATGTTGAGTTAGTTCAACAATTGACTGAATATTTAGATGATGATTCAAAAGAATTATTAGAAAATGAGATTGATAAGGATACTAATCTTGATACAGCTAATCCAGAAGGTGGAGAGCCCTCAAAAGGAGGTAGTTCCGGAGGATCTGGAGGAGGCGGAGGATCATTTTCTGGTGGGGGTGGATCATTCTCTGGTGGAGGTGGCGGTGAATTCTTCACAGCATCTCCTGATGGTGATATTGAGGAGGGGTTTGATGATTCGGAATCTTCTGGTGATGTGTCTTTTGAAGATGAATCTGAGGCTCCTGATATAGATGATGGTGATGATGTAGACTCTGGTACAAAGATTAAAGGTCAAGCTATTGCAGCTTGTTATGATCCTGCTCAACTTCCAGGTCAAATAAAGTCAACTTTGAATATGAGAGAAGATACCGCAGGAGTAGAACGAGTTGCTACTAAGGAATGTGAACTCTGGATATATTATAATGATAAAGTTAATCTTAACAATGTGATGTCTATGGTAATTGAGGTATTGAATGCTGCAAGTTATAGTTATTTGAATTTTAACAGGTTAGCTCGAACTGATAATGCGATTGTATTTGATATTGATTTAGTCAATTCAGAACAATTAGTTGAACCTATAGAAGAAAAAGATATAGAACCTATTGGTAATCCGGAAGATCGTATTGTGAAGGAGTAAAGGATGAAGAAATTAGTTAAGTCTGATATTGATGAAGAATTAGATCAGAATATAACAGATTTAGTAGATGAATTCAATACTCAAGTTATGGACCCTGATTCTGAATTACGTAAATTGTTATCTGGTTATGTTGATGATGCTATATTAGAAGAAGCATTGATAGCAGCTATGCAAACATTTAATGAAATTATATTAGGATAGGGAGATAAATTATGAAGAAGATAATAAGATCTAATGTTAGGGAAGGGTCTAGAGATATAGTAACATCTGGTTTGAATGTATTGGCTAGCAAGGCAGATGAAATAATACTTTGGGACAAATTACGTGAATTTGAAGAATTTTTATATGAAATAGAGCATGATGTCAATGTGAAGGATATTCAGAAAGCTATTGATGTATTCATCAATGATTTTGATTGGACTATAGATAAGTAATTCTAGATGGTTAGGTAAATTATGAAAATTCTTGCTCGTACTCGCGAAGATATACCTTTAGAAAACCAAGGTGGAAATTGTTTCAAAGTAGCATTTGAAACAATGCAGAAAGATCCTAAGAAGTATATACTTGTTCACGCAGTAGTAACTGGTCAAGGCCCTATAGAAGGTGTTAAATACAGTCATGCTTTCGTTATAGATGATAGTAGAGATATTGTAATTGATAATACACTCAAAGGATCTGAAAAAGAATTTCCCGTTGGTTTGTATTACAGTATTGGTGAAATTGAGATTTCTAAAGAATACACTTATAGAGAAGCTCTTAAAGCTATTGTAAAATATGAACATTGGGGTCCTTGGGATTCGGAGATAAGTAGATATTAAAGGACGGGAATTATGAAAAGATTGATAAGGGCTAATAAAACTCCTGTGGGGGCTATTCTTAGTAAAGTTGCTAATACTGTTAATAATGAATTTAAAGGTACAAGTCTTCATGTATCTAGAAATGATGGTGGTACTACTTATTCTATAACTGTTGACAATTCAGATGATCTTCATCTATTAGACGAAGCTGTAGATTTCATAAATAACAAGTATCCAGATCTTGAAGCATTTACACATAAAAACCGTATGGCTAAATATAATGACCCAAATACTCGTAGCGGTATGCCTACTAAAGGTGTTATGCGTTATAGATAGTAATCATGGAAGTTGTTGTGAAGATAATTTATAGTTTATAATGAGTTATCATATTAGTACATCAACTCCCACAAGAGTTGTATCAAATATATAAGAAAATTGAAGGTAAAATTTAATGAAGAGGTTGATAAGGGCGACTGATTATAAACTGGAAAAACACGAAAGAACTAAATATAAAAGTAAATTAAGGTCATCTACAAGTAAATTATTAAAAGAGCAATTCGGTACGAGTGTAACTATTAATAGTTTCAAGTATGATTTCTATGGTGAAGATACTATATGTATAACTTTTGAGTCCGATTCATTTGAGGGCCGTGTAGTTCTTGCTATTCTTGGTGATTATAATGGTTATAATGCAATTGAAATAAATGGTAATTATTTTGGATCTTGGGGAAATAACAGTCAATTCTCAGAAAATGAGTTTGTGTCAAGTCAAACATTTAAGAATGATTTTGTACCTTTATTTGAAGAATACTTTCAATCTATAGGGTTAGGTAAACCAGATAAGCCGGCTGAATTGCGAGTTAATCCTAAGCAAAGTCCTATGATGGTAGCAGTTGTTAAGGATCTATTGAATGATCTTAGAAGTCAAGTGAATCTACCTTTTAGTGATGCAGAAATAGTTGGATCTATTGGTAGAGAGATAAATCATAGTGATTTATCTTTAGATTGGATTGATTTGAGTTATTCGGATGTATGTGGATTATTTTTAGGTTTTAGAGTAACTTATCATTATGTTAATGAGTATGCTTTCAAATTGTATGATATAGAAAGTGGTAGTTCATGTTGGGAATCATTTGGACGTCGTAGATTAAGTGTACTTCAACGAAAGAAGGATAGTGGTAATTGGTTTGAGACTGAAAGTATACATGTTAATAAAGAGAGCTATCCTGAGATATTTGAATTACCTGCATATAAGAAATTATATGATGAATATTATTGAAGAAGTTTAAGATAGAAAGGTGTAAACATTATGCCTAGAAAATTACCAATAACCGAAGAGCTAAATTTTCATTATTTATTAGGTTTAATGCCTGCTTTGAAGAATGAACCAGAATTTGAATGGTTGCCAGAATTATTTTCAATAGTAGGTTATGAATCACTAATAGATCTTTGTAGATTTGCCGGTGGAGAAACAATAAGAATACCTACTTTAGATGAATTAACTACAAGTATAGATGTATTACAATGGTATTATGATATCAATGTGAAGCGGTCTAAGAAGCTACATCAACTCCCAATAGAGTTGTATCAAATATATAAGAAAGTTGAAGGTAAAATATAATGAAAAGATTGATAAGGGCTGATGGAACACGAAAAGAGTCTTTGCTGAATCAACTTGAACCTGAATTGATAACAGTGTTGAAGCAAAATGGGTTGAAACATAAATGGCATTATGGTCAAAGTAGATTCACATCTAGTATATTATCATTCGAAGAGATTGTTGATATATTGGTATCTGAAGGGTGTATAATTCTGAAGGCAGTTAATTATCCTTGTAGAGGTGGGGGTCGTACTCAATATACGATATTACAAACTCCTGAAGGTTTGAAGTTAAGTGTAGAGTATTTCAGCAAAGTGTCTTCATACATAATGGAACATAAAGATACACATCATATGTATGATACAGCGGGATAGCTGATTTAATACATCAACTCCCACAAGAGTTGTATCAAATATATAAGAAAATTGAAGGTAAAATTTAATGAAGAGGTTGATAAGGGAGTCAGAAGAATTAATAACAGATATATCATCAATAAAAGACTTACTAGATAAGGAGGTTATATCTATATTAATTGATCTTGGTTATGTATATAGACCTAATAATAATGAATATACAAAGAAAAAGAATTCAGATTCAAATATATATGATTTATTTTATGCACTTGAATCTGTTGGATGTGTTGTCAAACAAAAACACCGTCAATCTGAAATATATAGTCGAGGAACGTCTAAGATTTACACAACTCCTAATGGTGTAGATATTGTGATATATGGTGGAGGCGGAATAGCTGTAAAACTTGCAAATTGATGTAATTATAAATATTATCTAAGTGTGATTTATTATATTAAATAAGAAAATTGAAGGTAAAATTTAATGAAGAGGTTAATAAGGGCTAGTAGATCTAAAGAAGTTACATTAAATCGTGTAGAACATGATAGAGATTCAGAAGTATATAAGGGAGAAGGTGAACGTATTTACTATGATTATTTTGACTCTCAAGATAATTATTTAGTATCTATATGTTATTTTCCTAAGAGTAATGGCTTATTTGTTGACGAAACTAGACTATGGGAAGAGTTAAATTCTGATACTAATGTTATGCCGTTCACTCACAGAAGAAGTAATGGTGAAGAATCTATACATCATGTAAATAAAGGTTCATTAAGAACATATTACGATTCCATAGATAAGTTTGAGCGTCAACTTAGGAAGTTATACAAAGCAAATTGTATTGATATTAAAGAAGATGATTCTTATGAAGGTGACAGTTATGAGAGTGACGGTGATTCATACCTCAACCAACTCGAAGCCGAAGGATATGAATGCACTGATCAATCTACACAAGGTGGAGGAAGAGTAGGAACCTACACATATGAGCATCTTGAAACTGGTGATGTGATTGTTGTTGATGCAGGAGACTACAATTGGGATTAATTGATAGAAAGTCGAGAATATGATATGAAAAGATTGATAAGGACGTCTCAAGAAAATTCTATTCAGAATATTCAAAATAATTGTGAAAATATATTAAAATCTCAATTACAGGTTGAAAATTCTACTGTCAAAGTTGATATAAGTGATAATAGGCTTAGACCTGAGATAAATATTAAGTTTTATTTAAACGGGCGTGCACGACCAATAACAAAAACATATTATCCTTTCAACAGAAGTAAACAATGGGGACTATCATATCATGCTGATGCAAGTGATAGTGATATTAAATTGATATATAATTTAGATTATAACTGTATAGTAGAATTAGGTCGTATGTTAACTCGAACTAAATCATTCACAACTAAGTTAGATTCTAATATTAAATCTATGTTATTAGGTTTAGGATTTAAATATAATGCATCAGAATCATCGTTCAGATTATATGCAGATCCAAATACTATAGATTTATTCAATAAATTACAATCATCCGGATGCGAATTAGTATCTAATGATTCTCAATATGATACTGTATATCAAACACCTGAAAATGTCAAAATATCAATATATGTTAGTAATAATCCTCGTTCTTATCATGGTGATTACATATCAATTAGCGAAGCATCTTAATAATCATACTGGTAAGGATTAGGAGATACAATAAAATTCTATAAAATATATAAGAAAGTTGAAGGTAAAATTTAATGAAAAGATTGATAAGAGCAGGAAGTAATAACATATATAGTAAATTAGAGCAAGCATTACAAGGACATTTGAATCAGATGTTAGGAGATCAAAATTTTAAATTTGATATTAATCTTGAATTTGAAGATGAAGAGATGTGTATAGATATAGATGTTATGGATTCTAATAATGCTATTCTATATACAGGAGGATTCATGCTTGAGCGTGATCGTTTATCTAAAGCTAATCTCAATGCTTCCGCGTATGGTGTAGTGGAATCTTTGAAAGAGATATTATATGATGAAGAGTTGATAAAGTAGTATATTAAGAGATTGATAATAGTAAACAGAACATTGGGGTATAGTGATTATGATAATTGGAGTGAATTAAAATTCTTCATAGAGTTTTATCAAATATATAAGAAAGTTAGGGATAAGATATGAAAAGATTGATAAGGGCTCAAAGTGAACTCAAGAAGACTGTTAGTGTTAGTTTTCAAGTAGATATTCCTATAGATATGGAAAATAATTCTTATAGAGATATAGTTAAAGCTAGAGTAGGTCTTAGTAATGGTGTTAATGTAGTTGTTCAAGATGCATTTATTCCTGAAATTGCTAATCAAGTAGAGACTGATGAGTTATTAGAATCATTACAGAATAAGGGTTCATAATGTTAGAAATAATCAAAGAATCTATACAACAGTTATCAAATATAACCTTTAATGAATTTTATATGAAGTATGTATTTGATATACAAGATCAGAATATGGAAGCCGAATTTAATCAGATAACAACTGCGGCTACTGCATATAGGACTGATGTCAAATTTGTAGATAAATTATTGAATAATGCAATGAAAGGGCTAGTGTAAATTATGAAGAAGCTGGTTAAAAGTAATTATAGTGGTCAAGATATAATAGATCTAGAGAATCGTATCAAGAGTGCTGAAATCTATTTGGAAGATATAGTATCTGCATTTCATAGATTAATTGACGAAGGTAGAATGGTTGAGATTGATGATGCTTTAGATACAATTATTCCTTCGTTGATAGATGTATGGAAGAAACATTGTTAAAGGGGCTATCATGAAAAGATTGATTAGATCTAATACTGCAACACTTAGAAGTTTACCTACAAGTTATTTAGCAGATGCTATAAGAGATTTGTGGAATGGTCCTGAAGAGAGTATACCTACGTGTCAGAAAGAATATATTGAATATTTTAATAATAAGGGTATAGATATTTCTGATGAAGAACAATGGGATCGTGCATGGGATGAAGCATGTGGTCCTGAACCTGAAGAAGAGGTTCTAAAATTAGGTGGTAGAGAGTTTTATGATAGGCATGACGCTAGTGAATGGTTGATAGAGAAAACTCAAGAATATGGTAATACATATTTCTTTCCAGATAATGATAGATATGTATTAAATCAACTTATCGAGAAATTCGGTAATACTTATTTTTGGAATAGATAAGGATTAAACAGATGATAAGTGCTCAGATATTTAGAAATTTATATGTTGATTTATATAAAGAATTGCGTAAATATCTCTGGGATATAGATGCTGTTACATTGATTGTGGATTTAGAAACTGAAACACATAAAGCATTTCCAGATGTGATTCAACTAAATTCTATATTGGGTAGACTTAAGAGACAAACTATAAGTACATCTCTTGAAGATGAGGAATTGTCAGATGCATTTGATAGTTTTGAAGAAGCTTTGAAAGATGTAGATGATTTTGTTACATTAATAAAATATCCCACGCCTACACCTTTAGATGTAGAGAAAACTGAAGATGAAGATGAGGTTTTGGAAGAAGCTATAGATGATAATCTTGAAGATGGATTTGAGGGAGATGTAGAAGAAGAATCGTCTGAAGAAACTGGTTTTGGGGAATTTGAGGAGGAGGTTGAAAATGAAAATCAGTAAAAGTAGTATTAATGCAAATAAACGAGCATCTAATAATGTCAAAGCTACAACAAATAATAGAAGTGAAGCAGTGGAATATATCCAATCTGCAATACATTCATTAGGTACAAATGCTAAAGATGATGTAGTTGCGAAAGAATCAATAGCAAATCTTAGTGTTATATTGTTCGATTTGAAGGGAAGTTAAATCTATGAAGAAGGTTGTAAAATCAGCATATGATGAATCTAACGAAGGAATTAAACGGGAAATTGTAGATAAATTATCTGAAATTTATGAAACTATAGCTAATAATCCAGATTTGTTAGATACACCTGATATATCTGAGAGTATTAATGAGTTGTCTAGTTTATTGTTTGAAATAACTGGTTTAGCATAGATATAAAGATAGGTGAAATGGATGGCAGGTTCTGAAACCGTCAGTACCGGCGGAAATAATTATTTGAATCCTTTAGTAACTAAACAGAGAGAAAATGTAGCCAGAATGCGAACCGCATTACTGGCTTCAACTGATGATAATACTGTAACAATGCGTCAAGCTATTCAGAATATTACTGCTATGCGTATCTACCATCAATTAACAAGAATAATACAATATACCGAATTGATGACTGAACTTGAAGATAAACTTTATGATTCTATTTCAGATACTGTGAGGACAGCTCCAACGACTGATCCAACAACATGGATAGCACTTCTTAATATACAGGAAAGATTACAGAAGAATTTGATTGAAAGTCATAAATTACTTCAGCCTTACCTTAATGTATCAGAATTTAATATAGTAGATCTAGTAGATGCACCAGTTAGTGATGAGACGGAAGAAAGTACAGGATTGATAATATCTTCTCAATCTAGGGATAATATTAGAATACGTGCTCAAGCGATACTTTCGCAAATTGAAATATTAAATAATAATGAAGGAGAAAATTAATGGAAACTTGTCAATGTGAAGATCACGGTCATGAAGTAATCAAGGATACGGCAAAATATATTGCAAAAGTAGATATTATAAATAATATCGATACACAACTCAATCAGTTTATAGCTGAACACGAAGAATTAACAAAACGTTCTGATGAATATCTTAATGTTGTTGAAAATATTCGTATTAAATTGTTTGGGATAAAGGGTGCAGTAGACGCTCTCAATTCACTCAAAGATACGTTCAATAATTTTATTGAATCAAACCCTAATATAGGTTTTATACCTTCGGAATCTAGTATGATTGAGGATAATGAACACAGTAATAATTGAAGATGATATATTAGAGAGAATACAGAATATATATGATAGTTGTACTGAAGAGGAGCAAGGTTACCTTATACAAATTCTTGAAGAATTTAGTAGTAGAGGTTATTCAGAAACCTATGAAAAAGTATGGTTAGCTGATTATAGAGAAATTCCTGTAGATATAAACACTTTTATAGAATCTGATACTTATCTTGGTAGAACCAACAATCAAGGTAAAGCAGTATACCCTTTCTGGCGGAAAGAACTTCGTTCATTTTTTGGTGCAGGTAATAAATATCATGAATGGGTTCTAACAGGTGCAACTCGTATAGGTAAGACCTCAACAGCTATAACAGCTACTTGTTATATGTTGTATCGTATAATGTGTCTTAGAAATCCTCAAGCATTTTTCAAGTTGAAGGATATATCTAAATTTAGTATACTATTCTTCAATATAACAAAAGATTTGGCTCAAGGTGTTGCTTATCAAGAATTTAATGCTACTTTAGCTGCTAGTCCATGGTTTCAAGCGCATGGTACGATGTCTCGTAGTATCAAGAATCCTTATTATATTCCCGAGGGTGGAAAGATAGATATTGACTTTGGTTCAGATGCGTCGCACGGACTTGGAAAACAAATCATTGTCGGGTTCTTGGATGAGGTGAATTTTAGTCAAGCAGGTGTCAAAGATGTAAATAAAGCTAAATCACGTATGAGAGCTACATATAATACCGTATCTACTCGTGTTAAAGGTACTTTTAGAATAGAAGGAGAGGTATTAGGTAAAGTATTTGCAGTTAGTTCTAAACGTAGTGACTCAGATTTCATGGAAGCTTATGTTCAAGAGCAAAGGAATGCTGGTGCAGGTGACAACATGTATATCACAGATGCACCACAATGGGAAGTATTTCCTCCAGGTAAATTCAGTAAAGAAACATTCTGTATAGCTTTAGGTGATAGATATCAAAGAGGGTTTGTTTTAAATGATGATCAGTGTTTTCCCGAAGCTATAAGAGATTTAGAAGCTCAAGGATTCAAAATATTACGACCACCTATAGATATGAAGTCGGATTTTCTAGCAGATTTTCTTATAGCACTTCGAGATCTAGCAGGTATAGCTATTGTAGGTATGATGTCATTTATAACACAAGATACAATTGATACATGTATAAATAGAACAAGACGAAATCCTTTCTATAGTGAAATATTACAGATTGGTACTAAAGATAGCTATACTATAGAAGAATATTTCCATATAGAGGATCTGCCCTCGAATATAAAAAAAGCACCTCTATTTATACATCTAGATCTTTCTAAGAATATAGATAGAACCGGTTTAGGCGGAGTGGCAATAACAGGCAGAAAGGATATATTAAGTAATATAGAAGATGAAAAAGGTAATACTAAACAAATTAAGATATCTCAACCTACTTTTACTCATGTGTTTAGTCTTGCTATAGAAGCGCCGAGGGGTGATAAGATACCTTATGCTAAGATTACAGCTTTTATATGTTGGTTACGGTCTAATCATTTTAATATCCTAGGAGTTAGTGCGGACCAGTTCCAAAGCGAATACATGCTACAACTCTTAGAAGCACAAGGCTTTGATGTAGATAATATATCGTTAGATAGGACACCTGATGGATATATAACAACAAGATCTATTCTAATGGAACAAAGAATTGATTTGTTGAATCATAAATTACTTCAAGATGAATTAATTCATTTACAACGAGATTCTGCTACAGGGCGCTTGAATCATCCAATAGGACAAACAAAGGATATATCTGATGGGTTGGCGGGAGCTCTTCTAAATGCAACAAGAAAAAACCCTCCTATAGCTTTACCTGGTAAAACATTATCTAAAGTAGTAACAACTGTGAATAAACCTGATAGAATGCCTCAAGGTGTAGTTAAAGGTGCAGATCTACCCAGTGTATTTGGTGATTTGTATAAGAATTATAGAAAATAATGAGGAGTGATTATTATGAATTGTGATAGTCATATCTGTGAAATTTGTAATAGACATGTGAAACCTGATGATATACTTTCAATTAAGACTAGGAGTACTAGATGGGATGTAGATCATTGGGAAGAGCTCTTTGCTGATAGAAAAACAATAGGTATTTGTTTTGATTGTTTGAAAGAAATTGGTGAAAGAGTTAGGAAGAATAGTGAATCAAAAAGTAATATAAACTAAAAACTTTTTAGGGAGGACTATAAAAAATGTATCTTGCGAATGTTCTGAAAGCTGGGGACTATTTAGTTCCTGTACCTGTGGGATTGCCATTAACATTACAATACAATTTCACAGGTAATTTAGAAAAGGTGTATCTTCGTTTTGGTAATGACAGAATAGAAGTGACCGAAGATCTTCTTGAAACTATCAGGAAGAATCATACCGTGCCACATATGGTACATGTTAAGAAGGGGATAACAACTATAAGAGGTATTCTTTATACAGCAGATCTGGCGTTTGATCCTGGACATCTGCCCTATTGTGTAGAGAGTACACTGAAGCAGAAATTCTTAGATAGTCCTAGTAAATTCAATTTCTTTGCAGTGACTTGGGATAGTAGTGAAGCTGTTGTAATTGGACCTACTCCTGCTAAACAGATGTTAACTATGTCTAAATTTAGGACACTTCCAGGTTGGCTAGTACCTGCAGCTATGTCTGTAGATATATTGAAGAGCTGGACTCATTATCCTTCTTATACATTTCATCCTGATATGATTACTAATTATGTTATATTCAGAGATGATAAAGTAATTTTCCATGTTACTCAAATGAAACAATTTATTGTAACTATGGTTAAGAAATATACTGATGAAAACGGTTTCATCAAAGCTCGTATATATCTAGTTGACGCTGTTGATACTAATTTTCCTAATCATATATCTATTGATTACTCTGAATTACTTAAATGGAATATACATTCAGATTCATTGGTTGTATTTGATTCTATTAATCAAATTATATTCACTATGTCTACAACTAATAAGAAGCGAGAGAAACGTAGTAATAAATTAGGTTGTACCTTCTGTAACAGGGCATTCACTGTGCCTAAAGAGGGGGAAGTTATTTGTCCTGACCCTCATTGTACATCTAGATTAATTCCACATATTCGTCAATTTATAAATGTTATGGGTCTTGAAGCTAAATCGGCTGAAAAGATATGTAGTTGGATCACTAAAGAAGGTATTACATGTATACCTGATATCTTCAATCTCGAAGACTACAAAGTAGGTAAAATTGAACTTGAAGTAACATTAGGTAAGCTATTGAGATCTCTGGTTCCATTTAGTTATTTACCAAAAGAAGATGTACTTCGTATATTTGCAAATTGTTGTACGAATAATATTGATATGTTTTTACATTATTGTGAAAATCCCGAATCAGCAGTAGTAGATTTGCAACTAGTTCATAAAGATTTTGGAAAGTTAGCTGAGTGGTTGAATGATAATTATAATTTTGCAGATATTCAAACGCTTCTAAGTTTACCTCAGATAGTTATAGAAAAAACTGATAAGAAATTTGAAGGTGCACCTATATTTAGAGATAAATGTATCTATTTAACAGGTGATTTTATACGAGGAAATCAATCAGATATTGCAGCTATCTTAACAAGTTATTCTGCAAAAGTTATACATAGTTTTGAAGATAGTGTTGATTGTGTTATAGTAGGTGGTCTAAGAGAAAATATCAATGGTCAAGATGTGAGTAGGGCAAAGACATTAGGAATAAGTGTCTTTGAAGAAGAGGATTTTTTCTTGAATTATGAAATCGACGAGGATTTAAAATCTAACCTTTCATAATATATAGATGTAGCATTTATGTCAAGGAGGATTACTTGTGGCTAATAGATTATTAGAACGACTTATTCCTAGCGATAAGAAAAATAGAAATAAATTCACATCATTTATTCGCAAAGTTGTAGCTGGTTCATTCTATAAATTCAGTGATCTGAGAGGTAATACAAGTTTAGCTGATATAAATACTATGATAGAGATGATGCGAGAACTTGCAAGAGATTCTCAAATAGCTACAGCTTTATCATACTATGCAACTGATGCAACAACGTATAATACAGATAATCAAATAATTTGGGCTACTTCTAAAACTAATCCAGACTTAGCTGAAATCATAAATCAACTCTTTAAGAAATGGAAAATCAATACGTATGCTAGAGATCATATTCTTGAACTTGCAACTATAGGTAATTTATATATTCCTACAACGGAGATGTACAAAGTTGAGGGTAGAGCGACATCTCGTAATCTAATTGCATTAGACAACAATACAATACCTGAGGTAGAATTTGATATTGTTCCCTCTTATAAAATCCCTCCTGAAAATATAGTGCATCTTTGGTTTGAAGGTCAACCTGAAGGTTATATGTATCAACCTGAAGATAATTCTACACAATTTGTAAATTATTCTGAATCTGCTGTTATACATTTCTCTTTAGGAGGACTTCTAGGTGAATATACTCTAGATACAGTATTACCTGGTGGGGATGTAAAAACATATGATATAATGTTTGCTCAACCTTTGATGGTAAGAGCTATTCAGCCTACACAAACATTGAGTCTTTTAGAGGATGCATTATTGTTATCCTCATTATCCCGTGTTGTGAGATTTGTAAATGTGGAATGTGGTAATGCAGAAGAAGAGGAAATCCGAGCAACACTTCAAGAATTGAAAGATGCTATCGAACAACAACTTGCTATAAATACTAATACGGGTGATGCACAAAGTTTTGTTAATCCTCAAAGTCCGAATAATCTGATATTCTTACCTAAAATAAATGGTGCTGATTCTATATCTGTAACAGATTTGAATGTAGCAGATGCAACTGAAGCGGATAATAAACTCCTTCAACATTATATGGATAAGAAATTATCTGTTCTAGGTGTGCCAAAAGAGGCTATGAACTTTTCTTCTAATGAAGGTCTTGGAGGTGCAGGTACAGTTCTTGCTCAAAGATCTCAATTATATGCTAATTCATTACAACGTCTAATGACTGCATATAAAGAGGGCTGGAAAGATGCTTTGAATACAAGGTTTATAGCATTAGGATTCAGCGGATTTGTAGATCAGTTTGAATTAAACATGAACCCAATTTTAACTCAACAATCTACTCTAACCTTCGAGAAACGTGATGCAGCATTGAGTCAAGCAACTGCATTATTCACATTACTCAGAGATATGGGTGTAGATGATCCTAATACATTTAGAGATGGTTTAGTTGAAATATTATCTGAGGTATTCCCACAGATAGGTGCTCAGATAAGTAAATGGAATATCAATGTTGAAGGTGAAGGGGAAGAAGGTGGTGGGTTAGGTGAATTCTAGTGTATTCTTTAAAGAATTAAAATCTTTTAATAGTACTAATTATCGTACTTTATTGAATGCAGATCTTTCAGCTGAGGATGCATCTATAATAAAAGCATTTAGCTCAGCTATAACTCGATTCTTTATATTTGTTGAAAAACATCCTCAAATGAGTGAAACTGATAAAAGGGTGCTATATTTCAAGCTGAAATTAGATATGGTGGCAAGTTATTTTGCAGATTTTCCAGAATCTAATATAGATCTTCTAAAAGGGTTTCAACATGAATTATTGAAATATAACAAGTCTGTTAAAGACGATACTACTAGTTTAAGAAATTGAGGTAGCTTGATGGAAGAATATATTATACTTAAATTAACTAATCTTACAGCTGAACAAAGAAATTGGATTGAAAATAATATGAATCCAACGGTTGAATCTATATGTGAATTCATAAATTGTCCTCCTGAAAAGAGTGATATATGTCGTTGTGATGGTTGTATGTTTGATGGAGTAGGTCCTACTATTGAGTTAGTTGAGGAATGAGTTATGATTCAAGAACAAAGAATTCTTAGATATAGTATTTCTAGTTGGAGACAACTTATCTATGCAAAATCTAATAATAGTAGTAAGTTATCCATTTCCGTATCTGATTTCTTACAGGATAGAAGACTTTCTGGTACTAGAATACAACTTATTCATAAAGATTTTGGAGTATTATTTGCATGTGTAGTAGATGTTCAAGGAGATATTATCACAGAGATACAAGAAGATATTATAACAGAGTTAACTCCCGACCAAATTTTATCTGAGTTGAGAAAATATGGTTATTATATAGAATATAGGGCTGAAACTAAGTTAAAATCAAAACAATTAGAATATCTTTTCAGTATAAAAAATCTAGGATTCGATAAGATTTCTATTTTATATGTTCATAGTTATAACCACGGTATAAAAGATATCAGATGGTATGTTGTTGCATTCAAAGTTAAGGATAATTCTGATTGGATTAATAATTGGTACAGCCCAAGTCATACAGAATTCATGGAAGCAATTAGTAACGGTAGTGCAATAAATATTTCTAAAATCAGTTTCACCGAAAAATTTAGGTGGGATTGGTTGATGGGTGCAGTAATGTCTGTTGATGATATCTTAGAGGCTAACTCATGATTAGAGAAGGTAAGTTATATAAAGATAATAAGAGATTATATATGACTACGGATGAAATTGTTTCTAATTTCCGACGTTCTAATAATCCTGAACGTCAAATAGGTGTGTTAGCTCAATTGAATGCAGTTCCGAGAAGTGTGATAATATCATTGCTTCATGATAACGGTTTAGCTGAAGCTATTGTTGAGGTAGAAACATGAAGATTGCTTGTGATAAGTGTTTAACAGTGAAAAATGCTGACTTAGGTTTTCCTAAAGGTTGGATGAAGGTTAAAGTAAATTCTTTAGATGTGAATCTTTGTGAAATCTGTAGCGAAGGGTTGTGGCAAGCTATAGATTGTTCCTATCCTCCAGTGATATTACAACCGAAAATAGAAAAGGATACATGATGTCAATTAACCTTATTGGTAAAGATATTGAAATAATGCGTAAATATTATAATGAAGCTCTTGCTATGCAAGGTATTCCAGCAAAATATCAATACCCTAATTTACCTGATAGTAATTTGCATGGTGAAGCTTTGATTGATTCATATTCAGATATGATTGATACTCATGTATTCTTTGATGGTGCCCCTAAAGCTAAAACATATAAGCGATATGGATGGGTAGTTGAGAATGATGATAATCTTCCATTCTTAGTTAGATGTAGTTATCATATGGAGAGTCTTCAAAAAGATTGTTTATTTCATATAGGAGGTCAACATGCTAATTTTCCTGATAGAATTTTTCGTGTTACTGAATTAACTTGTGATCTTCAAGCTCCTGACCACTATGTATGTCAAGTTGTACCTGTGTATGGTAAAGATAGTAAAGATATAGTCGGTAGAACTAAAGTAGAGGTTGCACAAACTTACAACAAATCTAATACATTTCTTAAATCTGAAACAGATTATCGTGGCAAAGTGTATTCACCTTTAGCTGAAGGTGGAGGAACAACAAAGAAACCGTTGTTACCTGTAATAGGTTTAGAAGTGGATAAAGATGGTTAGATAGGTGGAATGACTTATTTTACATAAATATGATGAAGCCATAGCTGAAAATCTTCAAGAATCTTTTAATCAAGATTCTGATAAACGTGTTACTGTGAAGGCTGTTTCTTCTGAAAGTATTTTACAACTTGTTGCTCAGATAAAAGAAGATGAAATAGAGTTTCCTGTTGTTGCTCTAGTAAGGAGTCCTAATTACCAATTAGATTCAGCCAGAATGAATTTTACAATGAGGCAACAAGGTATTCAATCTGTTATGGATACAGAAACAAATGAGATATTTCAAGAAAGATCTCTTCCAGTTACATTGAGTTACAGTTTAACTATTCTAGCAACTAATACAATAGATATGGATGAACTCGAAAGAGAGTTACTCTTCAAATATACATCCATGTATTTCTTAAGTATAAATTTACCTTATGAGGCAGATCGTAAGATTAGATTCGGTATTGAGGTTGATTTTGATCAAGATATAGATAGATCTTCTACTACAGGTGAATATTTAGCTGAAGGGAAATTGCATCAAACAGTGATACCGTTAAAATGTCAAGGTGCTGTATTAGTTCATTATACACCATTTAAATTAAAACGTACAGAAGTTGGTTATGAGATAGTCACACCCGGGGAGTGATTATGGATATAAGATTAAAATTATACACCGGTGATGGTGATAGATTATTACCAGAATTAGATCGTGAATCTATTGTTGATTTAATATATCCAATAGGTAGTATATATTTGACTGTTAATGAATCACGTCCTGAAATCTTATTTGGTGGAGAATGGGTAGAATGGGGTCAAGGAAGAGTTCCCATAGGATTAGGGCAAGGTGCAGGATTAACCAATCAATCTATTCTAGAGTATACAGGTGGATCAGAGACAATTTCTCATACACATACTAGTTCAGCTCATACACATACATCGGTTGCACATACACATACTAGTGCAGCTCATACTCATGCTGAAGGTACATTGGCTGCAAGTATGAATTCACAAACTGGTGGTATATATGTGCGAGAGAGGTCTGTTAGTGGTAATTGGCCTGCCACTTATTTATTTAATATTCCTGGGGCTACAAGATCAAATACCACATTGGGTATGTCTGCAAACAATAATGCACAAGTTTTTGGGGCAACTGGATCTACAACTCCGGGAGCTACAGGATCTACAACCCCGGGAGCTACAGGATCTACAACTCCAAATGATACAGGAAATACAGTTGTATCCATTGTTCAACCCTATATAGTTTGTTATATGTGGAAACGGATTGCATAGTGTCTAAGAAGTTAGAATTGAAAACAGAAGAAAGTGAAGAATTATATCCTAGAATACATGTTGATCAGATATATCCTATCGGTTCAATTTATATGAGTGTAAATAGTATCAATCCCTTTGAATTATTTGGAGGTGTATGGGAACCTTGGGCAGCTGGTAGAGTTCCTGTAGGTATAGAAGATTTTGGTAAATTTAATTTATCTGAAGCTGTTGGAGGAGAAGAATCAACGATTTTAACAGTAGATCAACTAGCTCAACACAATCATAGTAATACTAATAATCCTACTACACTTCCAGCAAGTGGAGTTCCTAGTAATAATACTACAGCTAATCAATCTGCTAATCATAATCATACATATACAACTCCTCCTAGATTATTTGTTAATGTAGATAATTCAATAGGTTCAACTGAATGTATTAATCCAGCTATTGCAGAAGCTTCTAGAGTTCATGCTCGTGGTGGTCAAACAACTTGTAATCTTGATACAGGAACTACAAGCCATAATCTTACAAGCCATAATCATACAATGCAGAATCATACACATACGTTACCAAATCCTATACATCCTACAAATAATGAGGGCGCTAACCAAGCACATAATAATTTACAACCATATATAGTTTGTTATATGTGGAAACGTGTTGCATAATAGAATTAGGTGATATATTTGAGAAAAAGATTAACATTATTTACAGAAGATGGAACAGAATTAATTGCAGGTCTTCCTGCTGATGAGATAGTTGATTTAATCTATCCTGTAGGTGCTGTATATATTTCTGTAGTTAATATCAATCCTGAAACATTATGGGGTGGAGAATGGGAATCTATAGGTAAGGGTCGTACTCTTGTTGGTGTAGATACTACAGATAATGATTTTAATGCTGTGGAGAAGATAGGTGGAATAAAGAATTCACCACATACTCATGCATTAACAAATCATGTACATTCTCAAGCTCATACTCACAATATGCCTCACACTCATAATTCAGCGGCACATACTCATACAGTAGGAGATCATTACCATAGTTTAGATGCTAATGGTTTCGCTCAGATAGGTGTAAGGGTTGGAGGAAATTCTTTAGGTTATAATTTTGGTAATACAACATTCACATCTAGACAGTGTGGAGCATTTCAAACACCTGAAGTAGTTGCAAGTATACATGCAACCCCTTTATTTGGTAGAACTGCTGCTATGACTGCAGCAGCTAATACAGGATCTACTACGCCAGGAGTAACTGGCGCTGTTAATACAGCTGCTACTGCAGGTGTGAATACTGCGAATACAGGTGATCCTACAACATTACCTGCAACAGGAAGTTCATCTAATGATAACATTAGTTCAAATCTTCAACCGTACATAACAGTATTCATTTGGAAGAGAGTCGCATAACCTTCTATTATAATAAGGAGATGGTAATAGTATGAATAATCCAGAAATTGTGTTAACCAGTAATATCAAAAGAATAACATCTAATCAAGCTCCATCTGAGTTAGAGCTTCCTTTAGGTTTTATAGCTTTTGGAGAAGTTATGGGAGAATATAGAATATTTGGTAATTCTGATGGTAATATTGTAGATTTAACAAATTTTGTTGTTATATCTCAACCTGATACTGTGAAAGGTAGAATTGGTGGAGAAGGACCTACACAAGATTTACCTTTTGAAGAATTGAAATATTTATTAGGAATACCTATCTTTGAATTAACTGGTGATTCTCTTAATATAAGAACTATTAAGAAAGATACTAGTTCCGAAGAAGAAGCTCCAATTGAACCTTGTTGTGAGAATTATCCAGATTGTAATTGTAATGTAGATATTCCAGAAGGTCCTCCTCCTATAGGACCGTAAAATTAGAGGGTGTAATTAAATATGAGTAATATATTATTACAGAATTTTGGGGATGGAGAAATTTGGGTTCCGTGTGTATGTACAGATGCAACATATACAGATAAATTTTCTAAATTTATATTAGTTGAGTACACAGTAATCAATAATAGACATGTAGGATTCTGTAAACTTTGTAATCGTAGTCATAGTCATGCTCCTGTATGGAATAGTGTATGGGACGGTAATCCTACATTCTTTCAACATAAGCGTAGTTGTATATATCCTGGTTGTACTATTCAAGAAAGTAAGAATCATGATATGGTATCTACTACAGTAGGAGTATCTAATCCTACAAGTTTACATAAAAGTGATTGTAACCATTGTAATGTAAGTTTTGAAAGTAATCATCAGAATTTTACATGGAGTGTTGCTAGTGCAAGTACTAATCCAACTTGGAGTAATACTATATGTGAATTTAGAAGGTGCACTGATTGTAATAGGCTTGAAACAAATGGACATACTTGGGGATTGCAGATAGTAGATAGAATAGGGGTGGAACATTGTACTTATGCTGGTGATGGTTCAAATAGTAATCCTCCTTTAGATCCAGCTAATGCTCAACATAGAATTACACACCGTTGTCAAAGATGTAATAGGTCTAATCACAACATAAGTCCGAACCCTCAAATACAGAATCATACAATGGGACCATGGACTCCTTGGTATAATAATAGTCAACATGGTTGTAGTAGAACTCGTACTTGTACTGTTGTAGGTTGTGGCCAAAGTCAATATCAAAATGTTTCACATCAATGGAGTGGTAGTAATTGCACTAGATGCGGTTTAACTAATGCACCTCAATGTTATATTACAGGTCAACACAATTTTATTACTCAGACTTATTATTGGAAGCATTGGTCTATACCTGATTTATATTGTTATCAAATAATAAAATGTTCATACTGTGGATGTACTGCAAGTAAGGAGTCTCAAACTCATGATTTCACCATAACTGTTCCAAATGCTCCTGCCAGTACAAAAGCTTGTAGAAGATGTGGTGTATGTAATAAACATTGGAATAATAATGCATGGACCAACAACGGTATCAATGAAAAACAAGCAGGAACATGTTCTTCTCCAAGTTGTACACAACCTGCACCTATTCATTATAGAGGACATACATGGAGATTAGGATGGGAAAGAAATTCAACACAACATTGGCAGATATGTAATTCTTGTCCTACTAACAATAGAGCCGAGCGTAATCGTGCAAGTCACGATTTTGGGAATTGGTTTTTCTGGAATCAAGATAATGATATATGTCAAAGAAGATTTGAAAGCTGTATATGTGGTCAACCTAATCTAGATGTCATAAGAGAACACATATATGATGAGCATGATAAGTGTACAAGACCTGGTTGTACTTGGAATAAAGAAGTAATTGAAGATGTGATTGAATGGTGTCCATTCTGTAATGGAACAGGGTGTTCAAGCTGTAAGAAGGATGTGATATAATGCCTTTCATATGTGAAGATGTACTTATACCTGAAGTGGCAGGTAAATTAACATTCAATAATCAACAGTTGATGAAAGTTATATATGATGATGTAGAAGTTTGGTCTGTAACACCTTTCAGAATAGCTACATTAGATATATTACCTGTTATGGTAGTAGGTATACAGTTTATTCAAACAATTATTAGTGTTTCGCATACTGATAAGATTGTAGAAAATCTTGATGGAGAAGGGTATATAGTTGAATATGTATTAGATAGAAAATTCAGTTTAGCGGGTGGTGAGCTTCCTACAGGATTAACATTAGATGAAGATGGAGTTTTATCGGGTATACCTGAGGAAGAAGGTATATTCACTTTTGAAATAAAATCTGAGATTGTAGATGGTGAATCTGATGTCAAAGAATTCTCAGTGTATGTTAGGCCTGCAACAACAGATTGGGTTGTAGAATTTCCGATACTTATTGAAACATTGATGAATAAAGGTAGAGTATTCATCACAGAACCTTCACCAGATGTGTTCAGATATTTTATCATAAATGGGCATCTGAGTGAATATCTAGAAATAGTGCCAGATTATCACAAACATGAGGGTTCATACTCTTATATTGAGCCATTGACAGTTTGTCCGTCTGCTCCGAAGATTACAAGTATAACTCGTGGAATAGATACTTTAACTATATATTGGGATAGACCTGAATTAGATGGTAACGTACCTATATTATATCAGATTTCTCTAGATGGTGGTACAACATGGATGATAGCTAAAGGTCAGAATGAAGATACTATAGCTGATACAGATATATTAACTAAGTATGATATAATTGTTAGAGGTTATAACGTCTTCTATATTGGTCCAAATAGTGAACCATTTATATCCTATCCATCAATTATAGCAACTGTTATTGATCCTGAAGATAGTGAAACTAGTGAAGCGAGATTAGGTCAGATAGTATATAATTCATTAGTTGATGGTGTTTCGCATAATATTAAGATCATGGAATTTATACAGACTGAAGATAAGATGACTATGGTATTAGAACTTACATCTCTTTGTGATATAGAGGGTCATACATTCAATGAATGGTCTGTTATTGAAGAGCCAACGTGTACAGAATTTGGTGAAGAGCAACGTAGTTGTTCCAGATGTAAATATATAGAATCACAAGAGATTATAGCTTTAGGTCATATTCCTGGTATAGCTGCTACGTGTGTAGAAGATCAAACATGTGAAGTTTGTAATGAAATATTAGTATCTGCATTAGGTCATTCTTTCGGTGAATGGTATATAGATGGTGATCTGGAGCGAAGAGATTGTAAATTGTGTGATTACTATGAAACACAGGATATATCTGAATGAATAAATTAGAATTAGTCGATAGTGATGGTGAATCTTTATTTCCAATAACAGATGTTGAGTGTGTTAATGGTATTGAAGATTTAATAGATACAAAAATGATAACTCCTGAGGATATGATAAATTTCATATTTAATAAGATTTATCCGGTTGGTTGTATCTACATGTCAATAAATAATAAGAATCCTTCTTTACTTTTTGGTGGTGAATGGTTAGCTTGGGGTCAAGGTAGAGTTCCCGTTGGTGTAGATACTAGTGGTACATTTAATACTATAGAGAAAATAGGTGGCGCAGAAAATGTTGGACACACGCATACAAGTGCAGCTCATACTCATACAAGTGCTGCTCATACTCATACTGGTCCAAGTCATAGTCATGGACTAGGTGCAGGGTACGCTTTTGCGGGTCGGGGTGGTACAAATGCGGCATCTCCTACAGCTATAACTATAAATGAAAAGACAGTAGCGCAGTGGGCGTCTACTGCACAGTTTGGTGCTGTAGGTACAACGCAAATGTATTCAACGCGTGGTATAGGATTAGGTGGCACTACTGATAATGGAGGTACAGGAGCAACTGGAAGTACGACTCCAGGAGCAACTGGAAGTACGACTCCAGGAGCAACTGGAAGTACATCTTCGTCAACAGTACAACCTTATATCACCTGTTATATGTGGAAAAGAGTTGCATAATGTCTATAGAATTAGAATTAAAAACAAATGATAATGAAAACTTATACCCTAATATAAACATTCAAAAAGTAATTGATATAATTTATCCTATAGGTTCTGTATATATTACAGTTAATGATATTAGTCCGCAAATATTATTTGGAGGTATTTGGGAACAGATAAGTAAAGGTCGTACTCTTGTTGGTGTAGATGATTCTGATTTTGATTTCAATATTGAAGAAAAATGGGGGGGGGCGAAGTCCCTATCTCATTCACACAATAATCCAGCAATAGGTAGTACAATAGCAACAAATGTTGCTCACGCTATAACAGTGGCTCAGATTCCTCAACATAATCATACATCTAGAATGTTAACTAGAGGTGTTGCAGATACTCATTCGACAGATGTAGCGTGGCCTAGGTTTGCATTAGGTCCGACAAATAGTTCGTTTGAAAGTTGGGTATTCACCGGAAATACGGGTTCTGGAAATACACACAATCATACTCAAAATAGTCATACACACTCTTTAACTAAAACGGATAATACAGAAATATCTATATTACAACCTTATTTAACAGTATTCATATATAAGAGAGTATCATGAAAGAATTAGAATTCAAAAATGATGATGGTCAACGATTAAACCCGAGGACACATTTTTCACAAATTGATGGATTAGATGATCAGTTAAAAATAAATATGCCTCCTGGTGGTATTATAATGTGGTCAGGTACAGTGAGTAATGTACCTGAAGGTTGGTTGTTGTGTGATGGTACTAAAGGTACCCCAGATCTAAGGGATAGATTTATAGTAGGAGCTGGTAGTACATATAATCCAAGTAGCATAGGTGGTAATAACACTGTTGCGATTACAACAGCACAAATGCCTCAACATAATCATGGTAGTACAGGTAGCACTACTCCTGGAAATACAGGTAATCCTACAACTACATTAAGTGCTGCTAGTGCTGGAGCTCATGAACATCTTGTTGGTATGAATAGTTCTGGAGCTCCGGCTGATAGAAGAATATATGGAGATGTATTAGGAGGATCAACCTCAATTTTATTGATGTATCCTTTAAGTAGTTCAAATCATGGTGTATTATCTATAAGAAATGGTGCAGGATATACAGGTGGACCTTATGCAATTAGTAATGGTGCACATACTCATACAGTAACTAATAGTGCTCATGTACATACTAGTGCAGCTCATACTCATAGTACAGGAGATACTGGTAGTGGTGCTGCACATGAAAATCGTCCACCTTATTATGCGTTATGCTTCATAATGAAAGAATGATATGAAAGAATTAGAACTCAAAACTAATGATGATATATTGAATCCTATAACTGATGAAATACTGAATTTCCTCTTCAATAGAATTTATCCTATCGGTTATATCTATATGAGTGTTGATGATATCAATCCTGGTGAATTATTCTGCGGAACTTGGATAAGATGGGGTAGCGGTAGAGTACCTGTAGGTATAGATAAGACTGATTCTGATTTCGATGCTACTGAGAAGATAGGTGGATACAAAAGTCACACTCACAATCTAAGTAATCATACTCATACAATAAGCAACCATGTACATTCACAAGCTCACACTCACAATAGTGCAGCTCATTTTCATTCAGAAGGAGCTCATACACATAATCTAGATGAAAATGGAGCAGCAGCAATATTTTGGAGAAATGGTGCTATTATACATGAAAGAAATCAAAGTATAGGTATAACAGGGTGGGGAAGATATATTATAACAGGAACAGCAGATACTGTGAATGAAAATACCACTCAAAGTACACGCATAAAAGGAAGAACAGCAGCTATGACAGCAGCAGCAAATACAGGATCTACTACTCCTGGAGTAACTGGAGGAGTTAATACTGATAATACTGGTAATCCTACAGTATTGCTTGCTAGTGGAGAACCATCAAATAATAATACAAATCAACAATCAAATGTTCAACCATATATAATATGTTATATGTGGAAAAGAGTTTCTTGATATGAATAAAGAGTTAATACTTCAAGATACTGAAGATAGTAAATTACATATTAGACCTCATGTTGATTATATTTATCCTATTGGTAGCATTTATATGTCTGTGAATGATGTAGATCCTTCAGAATTGTTTGGAGGTATTTGGGAATTATTCAGCAGAGGTCGTACTATTGTCGGTATTGATGAAGGTGATTCTGATTTCGATGAGTCTGAGAAAATAGGTGGAAATGGGAATCATATACACAATCTTAATTCTCATACTCATACGAGTACATCTCATACTCATACTGTAGGTGCTCATACTCATAATTTAGATGCTAATGGAGCCGCATGTATTCTAATACAAGCTACTACAATAGCTACTGAAGACGGTGTAACTACTACAGGTTGGAATCGTCGTCGAAATATAAATATAAATTCAGCGGTATCTGATGGTGGTGTTTTTGGTCATGGTACACCATTAAGAGGTAGAACAACAGCAATGACTGCAGCAGCTAATACAGGATCTACTACTCCTGGAGTAACCGGAGTTCCATCAAACAATAATACAAATCAACAATCAAATTTACAACCATACATAACATGCTATATATTCAAACGTGTAGCATAAGAAAGAGAGGAAATTATGAATTATGACAGAGTAGAGATTGTACCAAAAAGTGGAGATGTGTTCGATATAGAGTTTTATTATGAAGATGAACTGGTTCAAACTTATAATAATATTCCTAATAACGATGCACATCAATATGCAGATTTAGTAGGTTCAACGTTTTTACCACCCTCAGAACCTTCTGATCCGTCAGAACCGTCGTTCTTTGAAGTATTCAAATTAGGTTTAGAATTAATGTCTGGACAGATTGGAGTAGATAGTATACCTGAGCATATGGTAGATCATCCAATCTTGAAGGGAATTATAGATAAACAGAAAGTTGAATCTTCTATCTTAGAAGAGATGTCTCAAACAGGTCAAATACTTGAAGCATTATTAGAAGGTTATATGGAGGAGAGTGATACAGATGAGTGATAAATTAGATAGTTTTCGTCAATTAGGTAAAGAAATTGCTCGTAGTAAACGAGCTGCAGTAAGAATTGAAGGAACAGTAGAAGAAGTAGAATCAATGATTACAACTGTTTATGAAATCAAAGATACAGTTGATAAATTAGATGATCAAATGACGGTGTTATTACCTTCTATTGTATCTAAACTTAGATTTCTTACAGAGAATGATCGTATTACATTGACACAATTTCCTTATGATTGTTTTCCTGAATTTGTTTGGATTCAGGATAGAGATTACGATAGAGGGGAAGTAATACGATTTAATAATTACAAATATCTTCTTCTAGATGGTGGTCGTATTGATGAAGGTCAAACTCCTGCAACAAGTAATAGATGTCTATTACATCGAGATATTGCTAGTTATGATATAGATGGTACTATCCGTAAATGGGTTCGTGAGGAATTCTGTCTGCAAGATTTTTGGCGGTGGTGGGATGCTGACTCAAATAAACCTCAGCAACATGGCTGGTATAGAGTTAAAGTGCGTCTTGTAAATGATGCAACAGATCCTCCGAATGCTACAGACCGTTGGGAATTTATGGGAAGCGAAATTGATCCACCTGACCATGAGTAAAGAATTAGAGATAAAAAATCAACAGGATGAAATACTGCACCCAGTGATAAATATGGAAAAAGTATTCAATGCTATATATCCTATAGGTGCAGTATACATCTCTGTATCAAATATTGGTCCTGATATATTATTTGGTGGAACTTGGGAATCTATAGGTCAAGGTCGTACTTTAGTTGGTATTGATTCATCTGATACTGATTTCGATGTAGTAGAAAAAATCGGTGGTCATAAGAAATTACAAGAACACAATCATGGTAATACAGGATCTACAACTCCAGGAGCTACAGGATCTACAACTCCTGGAGTTACTGGAAATAATAGTGCAGCTCATACGCATACTACTTATATGCTTTCTCATCCGTATGCCTCTCCAGGAACACATTTAAGGACATTTGCTATAACTGATTGGAGAGATGGTCAATTAGCTCCAGCAGGGACAACTCGTGTAGGTCATAATGTTAGTAATAGAGATGGTACATCTGGAAATAATAGTGCTAACCATACCCATACATCTGCAGCCCATACCCATACATCTGCAGCTCACATACACAGTATATCAAATGCAGGAACTGGAAATTCTGAAAATTTACAGCCATATATTACAGTTTTCATGTGGAAGCGAGTAGCATAGAATGGAAGATTCAGTACTAGAATTTAAAACAAATGATGATAGGATACTATATCCTGTTATTAATATGAATAAACTATTTGACGCTATGTATCCTATAGATAGTATTTATATATCAATGAACAATACGAATCCCTCAGAATTATTTGGAGGAATTTGGGAGTCGATATGTAAAGGTAGAACATTGATAGGTGTAGATGAAGAAGATTCTGATTTTGACGTAGTAGAATTAAAGGGTGGTAGTAAGAATCATCTTCACAACTTGAATAATCATACTCATACGAGTACAGCACATACTCATAATATAAGTTCTCATACACATAATTTAAGTACCACAGGTGGAGCTCGTATTCGAGCAGATTCTGGGACAGTATATAGTGGGGATTGGTCAGATGTGAATGTACAATCTAATATAACTAGACGTATAGCTGTTACAGGGGTGACTGATAGTGCAGCGATTCGTCAAGGAACAGGTCTTATGGGTAGAACTGATGGAATAACAACAATAACTAATACAGGTGCTACAACTTCTGGAGCTACAGGTGCACCTTCAAACAATAATACTAATTTAGAATCAAATCTTACTCCTTTTATTACTTGTTATATGTGGAGACGAGTAGCATAGAATAGATATTATTTATTATAAGATCAGAATTTACTAACCTTATATAATTTTGTAGAAATGTGGTGATAACTATTGATTTATAAAAATACTGGACCTTCTGTAAAAACTTTTTATGGAGTTACTTTTGCATCAGGAGAAATAAAAGAAGTAAGCGGTATAATAGATCATCATAAATTTATACAAGTAGATTCGTTACCTAAGGAACCTCCTGTTGTTAACGATATTCCAATAGATCCAGCTAAGGTTATTAGAAATAGGGGAAGACCTCCCAAGATAATCCCAGAACAAGAGGTTGTGCTTGATACGCCAGATATAGATTCTGGTAAAGTCAACGAAGATATCTCAAATGAAAATAATGAACAGGAGGAAATATAAAGGTGGCCCAGATTGTTATAAATGAAATAAGCGCGAATTATAGTTACAACATCGGGACAAATTCTTATTGTTGTGTAGCATTGCCAATAACTGCGTGTTGGGGTCCTGCATTTGAAGATGTGAGTAATGAGAATGTTTTGTCCAAAGCAGAGTGGGAAGAGAGATTTTCAGATCTATATGGTAATAAGATTGAATGGATGCAAGAGAACACAGCTTGGACGAGATTTCCCGCAACTCAAGTAGGTCTTGAAGCATTTTTATCAGCTTATAGGGGGCCTGCTGCTGGTCATCGTATAGCTAAAGATTTTTCTTATCAGATGGCAATGACATTGCTGGTATCTGGTTATGATGTATGGTGTTGCAGACTCAGCCCTGGAGATCGTGCTAGAGGTGTATTTATCACATCTGATGGTGATGATAAGTATACAAATTGTTTGAAAGTTAAAGCTAAATATCCGGGAACATTTGGTAATAATCTTCGTATTGAGATTAAACCTACATTCCGTAATAGACGGATTGTTTGGACTTATACAGTTCATGTAGTAGATGTTTCAGGAGTTCAAACAGCTGTTGAACACAGTCCATTCTTGTTTAATGTAACAGATGATCATATTGCCGCATTTGGTGATACAATACCACATATAAAAGAAATAAACTCTAGATTTATTGACTTCCAAATGATTGGTAAGATTCCAAACGGTATTGATGAATTTGAATTAGTTAAACAAGGTCAAAGAGCTACACAACCTATCGATCTAAGATTTGATGATAGTCATACAGAAGTACCTCGTAACGAATTTATTAATCAAAGACGAGCTTTCATGACATTTGCTCAATTATCGGGTGGTACTGATAGACGTGCTCTTGAAGATCATGAAGGTAATCCCATTCAAGATGGTGATGGAGATGTTGTAGTTCCTGAAGATACAAATCATCCTGAAGCAAAGTATGCTAATGCTCTTATACATCTTGCGATGAAACATGCGATGTCAAGATACAGGTCTTTATCAAGTATATATGATGATTTTAATGGTCTCGGTTGGGAGAAAGCAATTAATGCTCCTTACTCAGCTTCTAATGATCTACTTCCAGAAACTAAAGGTATAGTAGATTCTATTGAATACATAGGTATAATTTCAGAGAAATTGAATGCACCTTCTGAAATTGTGACAGAACAAGATGAAGCAGAGATTATAGAATACAAAGAATGGTTATATACAAATGCGATGTATGTATATGATTTACTCCGTGATCGTTTAGCATACAATCCAAAGAGAATCATCAGCCCTGGTTGGGATGACCAAGATTTTAATGAACTTGATGGTGAAGGCCCAAGGCGTGTTATTCTCATATCTCCGATGCATAAGATGCTAATGGATGCAGCCTATTGGAGTCGTTGCGGTACTGCATTTATTGACATACCTAGATCGGCTGCAAGAAATGCAGTTTATAGAGATGATGCCGATAAGCCTGGTGACCAAGGATATGCTCAGATGCTTGCAAGGCTTCCAGCAGGTACAGATGGGTTTGATCAAAATGTAGTAATGTATCATACGAACTCGGCACTATTTGCACCTTGGGGCCAATACCAATATGTAGGAACAAACAAACAGAATCCTGCTTCGCCTTCATTCCAAGCATTGATGATCCAAAGATCTATGATACTAAATCAGCCAATCCAGTATGAATGGTTATTACCGTCAAATAGACGTCATGGTTTAAGACTTGGTACGCTAGATTACAAAGTTCCGAAGAAACTGTTAGATATATGGCAAAGTCTAGAAGGTGTAGGCGTAAACATCATAACTCAGATACCTGATATGGGTGTAGGATTATGGGGCAACTCTACGCTATTTGAAGTACCTCCAGTAACATACAATGCTCTATCGAACTTAAGCACAAGATTTTTGATGAACGCCGTCAAAGATATAGCTTACAGATGTGGTTTAACAATAACCTTCAGCTACAACAATCTGCAAGCTTATAACAAATTCTACGCTGGAGTAACCCCAATATTAGATACGATGAAGAATGTAGGTGCGATAGAAGATTACTACGTCAGAATGCAAGCAGATATAACCGCCCTAGATTCCGTAAATGCCAATACTGTTGTGGGTAAGATCTATCTTGTGATCAATGGTGTCGTGAACGATATTATAATTGATTTGGTAGCTCTTCCACCTGGAGTAGATCTTAATCAGTATAGAGCATAATTATTTAATAGTATTTCGTTATAGTATTTGGGGAAGGAAAACCCTGGCCAGGGCGGATGTTGCTCACATCAACAACCTTACTTCCTCAATTATTAATCTCATGTGAGGAGAGAATATGATGAATTCAGTTAAGACGTGTAAACTCTGTGGAGATACTTTCAGAACTAAACATCCTGATACAATAACTGTATGTGGTAAAAAACATACAGTTATTTGTGTTATATGTGGTACAGAATTCATAGCATCTGAATATAGTGATACCAAAACATGTTCTAGAAGTTGTAGAGGTAAGTATGTAGTTAAGTCAGGTATACAAAATAATATCAATAAAGCTAGAATGCAAGATCCTTCTAAATTTGATAATTTTGTTGAATTTAAATCAGATCCTGCTAAATATATTTTAGATAATTTTGGGACAAGTCGTCCAAATACATATACATTATCTAAGAATATAGGAATAGATATTGCAATTGTGTGTAATTATGTTAATAAGGTTAATGCTCAAAAATCTTGTCACATATTATAGTAGTTATATGGAGCAGGATGTTGTAGATTTTATACAAGAACTTATCCCAGATAAACAAATAATACGTAATGATAGATCTATAATATCTCCTTTAGAATTAGATATATGGTTACCAGATTATAACATAGGTATCGAGGTTAATCCTACATCAACGCATAATTCATCTGGTTTATTATATCCAGGACTTCGTAAAGATTATCATGTTGAAAAGTCGTTATTAGTTAAAGATAATAATATTCAACTATTGCATATATTTGGACATCATTGGACTAATAAACGTGACATTGTTAAATCTATGATAAGGAATTTATTTAAACTTAATATCAATAAATACTATGCTAGATCCCTTGAAGTGAGAACTGTAACAAGTGATGATTCTTTAAATTTTTTAAAAAATAATCATATACAGGGAGCTACTACAGGTAGTGTGAGATTAGGTTTATATACAGATTCTGATATATTAATATCTTTGATGGTATTTTCTCATCCTAGAGGTACAATAGGACATAGGATAGGTAAAGCTAAAGGATCTATAGATACTTGTAGAGATATGATAACTTATGCTATAAAAACTAATAGTAATTATTTGGGTTATAGATATCGTAGACCTATTTAGATTCTTCACAATCACATAACCTTATATAATATTGAAGTAAAATTTTTTAATACTTCAAATCATATACTTAGTACAACTTATATAAAAGTTTACTAGAAGAGGGCTTCGGCATCTTTTTCAGTGGTAATGATAGTAACTGAAAGGAGATTTTATTATGTTTTCCCCACTTTATATGGGAACGAATCAAATGCTAGGTATTGATAATTACGTACCCCTTACAACAAACAATTTCGAAGTCCGTATATATAATATGGACGGCTCCGCACCTACAGAGTTTTCAGATCTGCTGACTCTGAGTACAGACGAAGTTGGTGCAATCCAAGAGGAACAAGATTCAATTGTAGTACATTATGGTAACGGTCTTATCAAATTCCCGAGTAAGGTAACATTTAGTGACGTTGATTGGACGCTGAATTGTTTTTGCGAGCCGAATGTGCTGGAAGCTCTTAGAGCTTGGCGCAAACAAGTGTATGATCCTGACACAGAACGTATGGGCCTTCCAAGTGAATATATGAAGAATGTATTCTTTATACGTTACGATGGACAAGGAGGCGTGCGGGACGTTATTCGCTGCCCAGGTACATGGATAGGCGCGTTATCTAATGGCAGTCATTCACAAACTGGTGGAGAGATTGTAAAAATTCAAGTTCCATTTATTATCTCTCGTGCCTTGTATCTCAAGAGGTCAGATTTGCAGTAAAAATTTTTTAAATTGATTTCGTTATTGAATATGTGGTAACGTCCGACGGGACTTCTGGGGAGGTGCTTATCCACTTCCCTGGATACCACAAATTAAAAATATCTTTGATAAGAAAGGTTGTTTTGTTGTGTATACGTGTTATTTAATTACAAATAATTTAAATAGTAGAAAATATGTAGGTATAACAGATGATACAATTGAAAGCAGGTGGTCAGATCATATCTATAATGCAAATTATCTGAAAGATCATGATAGAAATCTACCAGGATATAATGAAATGTATCAAGATATGATAGATCAAAATTTCGAATCTTTTGAGATATCAATTATAGAGGGCGATATACCTGCAGAATTAGCTGAATCTAGGGAGCAATATTATATCAATCTGTATGGAAGTATTGACATTGGTGGATATAATATTAGGTATGGTGGTTCCAAAGGTAATCATCATGAAACTACAAAAGAAAAAATGAGAAATGCTCAACTAGGTAAGAAACATTCACAAGATACAATTAATAAGATGAGAGCTATTAAATCTGGAGATAATAATCCTAATTATGGTACAAAGTGGACTAAAGATCGTGAAGCTAAATTTGTTGCTACTGTTGCTGAACGAGGTCATTGGACTACAAGACAAGATGTATTAGCAGAATCTAATATTAAGAGAAGTGAAACACTTAAGAAGCGATACGAAACTGAGGACCATAAAAATAGGAAATCTGTTAATCAAGTTGATATAGGAACATTAGAGGTTATACATAAATTTAAATCAGCCCAAGAGGCTGCAGAATATATACGTACAATTAAGCCTGGAGGTGTTGGATCGGCATATAATTCTATAAGAGATTGTTGTACAGGTAGAAGAAAATCTGCTTATGGATATATGTGGGTTGATGCATCATGAAGAAATTATGCGAAGAGTGTGGGTCTGAATTTGAAGCTAAATTGAAAACTCAGCGATTCTGTAAGGCTGATCACTATAGAATTTGTTCTATCTGTAGTCAGTCTTACTATGTGAAATTTTCTAATCTTTCAAGTGGTTCTGATTGTTGTTCTCAAGTTTGTGCTGTTGCAAAAGGTGTTAGAAATAGAGGAAACAAAGTTTATGAATTGAAGTGTAAAGAATGTGGTAAATTATTTTCAAGTGATAATTCAAGACAAGTATTTTGTGATGACGTGCATTATAGACCATGTCCTATCTGTGGTAAATCTGTAGAAGTTAGAGATCTATATGATCTTCCTATGACTTGTTCTCCAGAATGTAATACTGCAAGACGGTTACAAACAACAATGGAGCGATATGGAAGGGCGTCTGTTGGTTGTAGTTCAGATGAATCAAAATCTAAAAGAATTCAAACTAGTATAGAACGATTTGGTGTGCCTTATGTCACACAATCTGAACAGATGAACAGAAAACCAAGATACTAAGTATCGAAATAGTAATTTTCTTTGAGAGTTCAACTTTAGTATTTATATCATTTAACCTTTTATATTAGTAGATTAGATTAAAAATAAGGAGATTTGTATTATGAAAAGATTGATAAGAGCGGAGTTAGTAAGAAATATACGTGGTTATCTAGATCTTGCTAAGATTGATTGGAATACTATCACATATGATGATGCTGTAGAATTGTTTAATCAAGATGATACTACATTTTATAGCGTACCTCAAAATTTAATTGATTATGATTTTGCGAAACTTGCCGTGAAGAAAAATGGATATCGTATTTCTCATGTTCCGAAAGATTTGATTGATTATGATTTGGCGAGACTTGCATTTGATAAATATCCTATGACTATCGAGTATATTCCAGAAAATTTAATTGATATTGATATGGCTAGAACTGCAGCTAGATATCTAGACTCTCTCCTACAGTATGTTCCTATGAATTTGATTAATTCTGATAGTGAGCTTAAACAGATTTATAATTCTTATAAGAAGTGGAGCTCTGATACTGAAACAGATGAGAAAAATAGACAATCTAAGAAGTTTAAACCTTCAAAAGATAGAGTATATAATATTCTTTATAAAGAATGTGAAGATTGGAGCGATTATCATGATAATGAACCGGGAACAGCTGAGTATGATGAAATGATAAAATATATGACTAAACAAGTTAAAGCTGTAATTGAACATGAAGGTAAAACTGTAGCTGATATTGATGAGCTTGATGTAGAGTTTGGTCAAGGTGATGGTGTAGCCATATTCTTTAAAGATGGGACGGAAGTATACAAAGATGAATTCAACGATATATGGGATGAAATCTCATAATAAGTAATAGTAATATAAATAATAGAACAGAATTAAGGAGATTTATATTGTGAAGAAGGTAGTTAAAGCTGATCAGAACGAATCTGATGGAACAGTGTATGAAGTTTCTTTTACCTTTAAAGGTGATGATGAAGATGTTAGGGCTATGAGGAAGTATTTCTTTGAAGCTATGAAGGAGAATATGCAGATAAGATGTTACGATCTTCAAATTAAAATTTTGTGATAAGTATTAATAATATAAACAATAATTTCTTAAATATATCGTAAGAATGTGATTTCTGCGATATATTTTTGATTAAAAATTTCATTATAGTATGTGAATGGAGGTAGTTGATTATGAAAGTTTTAATTAGAGGTGATTCGTCTAGTAAATCTCAGATTATTGATTTTGGCGGTGTTCGTATTTCTATAGCAGCATTTGATTATATATGGAGAAATGTTGGTAGAAACCCTGGTGTTGCAGCAAGTACAGGAATTTTCGCTAGAAATCAATGGTCTTGGAATAAAGATGAACTTGACGATGTGAATAGTTATCTTCGTAATTGGGAGATTGAAAGCAAATTAGGTCTTGCTGTACCTATGAAATATCATCAAATAAAACCTGAACATGTTGAGTTTGATAAAGTAAGAGATCAACATATGGTTCAACGAATAGAGGAACGCTTAGGTGTTACTTGGGAGCAATTACAAACAGACGAAGGTAAGAAATATGTGCTTGATACACTTCAGAGTTATATTGATGAAGCTGTTGTCAGATTTAAACAAGATGCTAAAGTTAAAGAAGATGATAACGAAGGTAATACACGTGTTAAGGATAAATCTAAAAATGGAGTTAATTTAAGTAATAGTGTATATATTGCAGATAATGGAACTGTGATTATTGAAATGAGTTCAGATGCAAAAATTGTAACTTTTTATACATCTGAAGAATATAAAAAAGATGATAAAAATACTGAACTTGTTATAAAAGTTGTAAAATTATGTAATATAGAGTCTTTAGATATTAGCATACCACCAGAAGAATTATAAATCTTCAATGATTTTTAGTATTATTTAACCTATTATATTGATAGAATAATTTATTGAGTGCGGTACGGCTCGTAAGAGAGTCTCCATGTGAGTAGCTTAGGCGAAAACAAGGTGGTACCAGGCTCAATTTTTATTGTATAAAATATTTCTAAAAAACTTTTTTGGAGGGTCATTTAAATGGAGAATAAGTGTCAATTATTGGGTAAGGGTCTATATAAAGATATTCCCGAAGAGCTAACATTAGGTAGAATTCCAACAATATCAGATCTAGATTATACTACAGGAGATGCATTTGATAAATTCTTGCTCGATAAGATTTTACCTGTATCTATAGAAGATAAGATCAATTTCAATGATTTACTTGAAATTGATTTTCAGTGGATCTGTAGGGCTTTGAGGATTCATAATTATGGACCTTACCATACTACTACAACTATATGGTGTGAAGATTGTGGCGAAACATCTTCAGGAGAATATCAGGTTGATTTGAGACGAATTGATTGTAAATATTTACCGGATAAATTTGTTAATGAGTTTAGTATAAAACGTGCTGAATTCTTAGATTTTAAAGGTGATGTTGTATTGAAATTACCTACAATACAAAAAATATTGAATGCATATAAAGATAAACAGTTTCAATCAAACGATGGTAGAGTAAATCGTGAGTTTGCAAGAATTTGTTATATGATAACTACTATAAAGGGCAAAGTTGGTATGACTCCTATCGAAATTAAGTTGATGATTGAGAAGGAGATGAGTTCGGCTGATTTTATGATGTTGAGAGGTATTATAACAGATTTAGCTGATTACGGTCTACGGGCTGGTGGAGAAACCAAGTGTCCTGTTTGTAGTTCTGATACTGCTGTATATATGGGATTATCTGAAGATAGGTTCTTCCGTCCTACTTTAGAAGATCTTAGAGCTTGGAAGAAAGATAGGCAGTCAACATCTGCTTAAGTGTTAAAATCACTAAGTAGGTGATATTGTGGCTATATCTGAGAAATTACAACTTCTATGTAAGTATGATAATATACCTTCTGAGTTGACAATTTCAGCAATTCTAACAGAGGATGAATTGCGGTATGTTGGTGATGAATCTTTCTTAGATCTTATGCTCACAGTGATACTTCCTAAAGTAGTTGCAGAAGATGTCGATTTCTATAAATTATTTGAAATAGATTTTAATTGGATATGTAGATGTTTACGAATTCTTAGTTTCGGTCCTATATATACAACAAATTCAATCTTCTGTGATAGTTGCCATAATACTACATACGGTGAGTATAAGGTTAATTTGAATTCTGTTAAATGTATCCCTATTCCAGATGATACTCCTGAGATAATGCGAGTCAGTAAACATGAATTCATAGATTTTGATAAAGACATATTCTTTAAATTACCTACAATAGGTGAGATACAGAATATGATGAAGAATCAGCTATTTATAAGAAAAGATACAGTAATAGATGCTTTACTTGGTAGATTGTGTTGTATGATAACTTGCATTGGAGATCAAGTTGATATATCTGATAAAAGTATTTTAGATATATTCAAAAATAAGATGATTTCTGCAGATTATCAGATTTTGAGAGCTATTATAAATCAAATGACTAATTTTGGTTTAGAGTCTTGTGGTAAAACACAGTGTCCAAGATGTAAATCGATTGATGCAACTTTTATAGCGTTACCAGATGATAGATATTATGTGAGACCTTGGGAATTACATAGTGATGATCAAACAGTGACAGTAGCGGGTGTAGAAAAAACATATAGAGAAGTACGTCAACAATTGTATGAGAATATAATAGATGAAACTTTATTTATATCTCGTGCATCTGAAAGTGCAGTTTCTGCAGATTGGTTGATGACTCAACCTATATTTGTTAGAAAAAAGTATGTGGAATCTTTTACAAAGGAATTACAAGAGCGAGAAAAAACTGTTAAGAATGCAGGTAGTCGTAGATTAGGTCAACCTAATAGATAGGGGGTGAATTTCAATGGCAGATATTAGCGGAGATTTGATACATATACTGAATAATATGAATCAGTCACATAGTAACCAGCTTAGATCTCAACAACAATATTTATCTTCTATAGAATCTACATTGAAACAAATTCTCCGGGGTGGTGGACGAATGTCTGCATCTAATGCAGAAAATATGATGCCTGGTTATGATAAAAATAGTATTTTCAATAATCAGCCAGGAGATTATTTTAGGAATCAACGAGGTGGTCGAACTAATAGATCTGGGTTCTTAGATAGTTTTGAAAAATCTTTAATGGATGCTGTGCTTGGGAAAGATTTTCAAGATAGAATAAAGAAATCTTTAGGCGGATTTGCAGATAGTTTAGGTGTTAATATTAAAGACTTGCCTGGTGAATTAGGTAAGCGATTAGGTGATAAAGCATTAGATTCTCTAAAAGGTACAGAATTTGGTAAAAATCTTCTTGGAAAGATTGGAAATTTAAAGAATCGAGGATTTTCTTTATTAGATAATGTTTTAAAATCTGGTTCTAATTATTTAAGAACACCTTCAGGTAAAAGTAGTAAAGATAGTACTAGAGATGGTATCAAAGATGCATTTAGAGATCAAGCTCAAGATAAGATTTTTAATAAGATTAAACAAAGTCCACAGTATAATAAACTCAAGACACAAGGTATACAAAAAAGTAATCAACTTCTGAAACGTTCCATAGGTAAGGGAGGTAAAGTAGGTAAAGTTGTTAGTAAAGTTCCTGGTATAGGTAAGATAGTAGGTGGAACTGCATTAAAATCTGGTGGTGCTGCTGCAGCTAGTGGTGCGGCAGCTGGAGGAGCTGCCGGTGGAGCTGCCGCAGCTGGTGGTGCAGCTGCTGGTGGAGCAGCGGCGGGTGCAGCTGGTGGTGCTGCCGCAGCTGGCGGAGCTGCTGCTGGGGCTGCAGGTTTAGCTGCTACAGCAAGTACTATATTTCCTCCGTTATTAGTAGTTGTAGGTGCATTAGTAGTTGTATTTAAAGTATTAGTTCCTCTAATAAAGGGTGCTGCAGAATATTATAAAGTTCTGAAGAAGATGGGCAAACGTGAAGAGGAATCAAAGAAGAAAAATTTAGAGTTCGCAAAGAAACGAATGGAAGCTGATATTACTTATATGATTGAGGAACCATTCAATATTCTTAAAGATGCCGTTGAGAGAGTTACATCTGTTTGGGATAACCAATTAAGAAATATCAGTGCTACACAAGGTTATAATAAAGCTGAACTTCAAAATTTAATGGGGTCATTTGCTGATAGATTACGGAGTGAGAATTTATCAGATATGATTGCTGCTAGTGATATAACAGAGAATTTATCTAAAGTACTTGGTTCAGGTCTAAGTGGTCAAGTAGCTGAAGAATTTGCTTTTCTTGCAACTAAATTAAGTGCAGCTATACCTACACAAGATTTCTTTGGATATGCGGGAACATATGCTTCATTAGCAGCTAATGCTATAAGGTTAGGTAAATCTGAAGCTGAGGCAATTCAATATGCTAATCAGCAAATGGAATTATTTGCAAGTAATATTCTCTATGCGAGTCGTCAAATATCTGGAGGATTTACTACAGGATTAAAAGATGCTCAATCTATATTTGATCAATCAGTTAGAATTGCACAAACTGGTAGATTTAGTGATCCATCTAGGATTGGCGGTGTTTTAACTTCTGTAGCGGCCATAACTGGTTCTATTGCACCTGATTTGTCACAATCTATGATAGATGCTGTGATGAAAGCCGCTACAGGTGGTAATGCTTCTGAACTTGTAGCATTGAGATCACTTGCAGGTATAAATGCTTCTAATACAGAATTCTTGAGACAGCTAGCTGAAAATCCTCAAAAAATATTTAGTGATTTGTTTCAAGGTTTAGCTCATATGCAGAATATGTCTGAAAATGCTTGGATGGAAAATGCTGAAAATATTGCAAGTATATTTGGACTTTCGATGGATGCTATAGCGAGAGTGGATTTCAATTATCTTGCACAAGCAATCTCTAAAATGAATGTGAATAATGCTTCACTTGAAGAGAATATGAAATTACTCCGTTCAGGTGAAACTACAACATCTGCTGAACAACTTAAGATAGCTGAAATAAACAAAAAATTAATTGATGATGGTCTTTCTTATGTATTAGATAATGAGGCTGCAAGGGCAATTCAACAGAATATGTGGGATGAACAACGTCATAGAGAAGCATTAGAGGCTGATTATGGTGTTGAATTAAAGGGAGCAGCTTTAGATTATATGGAAACAATTAAGAATGTTGTCGATAAAATTCGTAATATTGTAAATCCTGCTAATTGGTTCAAGAAATCAGCTAATAAAAGGGCAACTAAACAAGAAGCTCGGGCTATGGATATAGACCTACGTCAGATGTTGGAGCTCGGTAAAGTAGGTAAAGGTAATTATCAATCCTTATATCAATTAACTACACGAAATGAAAATTTAAATATAATGCCAGGTCTAGTTGATATGATGGGAGGGTTTTCATTATATCAAGCAGCTAAGACAAAGAGAGAGATAGGTAATTCATTAGCAAGTGGTCAATTTGGTTTAGGTGGTTTATTATTTGGTTCACAAGGAGCTAACACTGGTGTAGGTTTAGGTCATCTTAATATGTTGAATGCTACTAATCGCCTTAATTTAATATCTACTTTATTCGGTAGTAGAGGCGGAGGTTCTAAATATAAATGGGGTACATTAGGTAAAACTGCAGCTTCTGAATTATCAGGTACAGGTGGTAATCAAGGTCCTGCATCAGGTGTATCTAATTTAGCTAATGTTCCCTCAGGTACATCTTTAGCTCAAGCTAATGCTAATGCGAATATAGAGAGAATGTTAGATGATTTAGAAGGTAGATTACAGAAAGATAAAACATTAACTTATGAAAAATGGGTAAAATCGGCAAGACAGTATGGTATATCTGATTTTAACGATGCTGCAGAAGCTGCAGGGTTCAGTGAGAATGAATTACGCGATTATTTTATGACTAGAGAAACTGAGCAAGGTGCGGAAGAAAAGGCACGTAAAGAAGCTAAAGAAGAGCTTCATTGGGATAGATTAGTATTTGACGAGGACAGCTTATGGCATCTTACAGAATACGCTAATATGGTTCGTGATGAAATTTTTGAAGAATTAAAAGAATATCATCTAACATATACAAGTATGACACAATATGCAAATGATGTTAGAGATGATTTTTATGCAGAATTTAAAGATTATCATGTAACATATAAGAATATGACTGCAACAACTCATAGTTGGTTATCTAAGATACACGATACATTATTCACAGGTGATGGCCATCTAAAAAAATTACGTAATGAATTCTTCAATTTCCAAGATAAGTGGACTGCTTTCTATATACAGCAAACATGGCGAACAGATTGGAGTAGCCAACTAAGTAGAGTAGAACAATTAAATGATATTAATCGTAGAGGTAGCAGAGAAGCAATATATGATCTTGCAGATCAACTTCTTCTAAATAATGAAGATTTGAGAAATCCAACAATGCAAACAAATGCACTTCTAGCTGAGATATTGAAGGTGTTGTCGACGATGATGATACAGCAAGCTAATCGCACGGATGGACTTTCACTCTTCGATACCTTGTCGGGAATGTCTTTGGGATTAACAAAAGCAACAACTTCTCCTTAGAATTTATTGATTAATTTGATGTGGAGAACGAGAATATATGAATCGACTAATTCGCTTATGTGAGCTAAAAAATATTTTAGCAGCTAGTAATAGATACGTGGTAAAAGAGCGTGGTAAGCACGCAGGCGTTAAAGCCAAGATCTTAAATCCATCTCAATATGAAGCTAAAAAGAATCGTCTTCATTATCAGGGAAATGATAGAAAGTATAATTATTATACTAAACTTGGCAATGAACAGTATACTTGGGATTGGTACGCAGTTTTAATTAGAAAAGAAGATTCGGATGAATCAGTTGGTAGAAATACATTAGTGAAGAGATACAAATAAACCTGGAGGTAGTTTAAACCATGAATTTTACATTATTCCAAGCAAGTACAACTAATATCTTTCCTATATCTAACACTGCTAAAGGTGGTCAATTGATGACTGAATTTAATATTCGGTCAAGGGAAAGTGTTGGTGTAGGTCCAGTATCTAGAGAAAATGCAATAGAGTATCTGGTAGGACCTAGTTATACTAATAGTGAGTTAGATTATTACGTCAGACCTCAAATGGATAGTATTGGAGTTGTAATAGATCCTTCTGTTATTGAAATATTACCTGGTAGAGCTGTTGTGAACGGTCATTTTGTTCAAAATCTTGCTCCTATGGTTATTGATCTTAGAGATGCTAATGCATTGATAAAACAGAATCCTGATTTATATGGGGATGAGCTTATAGGTGATTTAGCTGTAGGACTCAGAGCTATGTATGCAACAGAAGTAACTTTGTCAGGAACAATTAAACCTGAGGATGAAGATGGTTTCTATGCAGGGGTACAGGTTGTAATTTTACCTAGAACTACAGGACAACGTACAATTAGAACATTTAATCTACCTTCAGATGTGCCGAAAGATCAAAATTTGGTAACCGCTCATCTAGAGTTAGCAACATTTAATTATAGTAATGGTAGAATAACTGGAGCAAATGCTCAACAAACTACTAATCCTATAGTAAATTCTTCCATTAGATATAAGGTGATTGATGGTAGCAGAATATCAAATGTTGACCAATTTCTAGGTGGTAGCTATATTACAAAAACAGGTTTGCAACCAGATAAAATATATGCAATGGCTGGTAGAGGTTCTGAAGAACAATCTACTTGGTGTGATATCACAAGTAATATTATGATCTGGGATAATAATCCTGATCCTTCTAAGGTGAATGATCCTGTACAAGCATTAGTTGGGGGCGAAGCTGAATTTGTTGCAAATATATCTGAATTTAAAGGTAAAACTAAATTTGTATTACCTAGAAAACAGATAGAAGGGATGCAAGGTTCAGACGGTAATCCTAGATATTATTTACCTAAGGTGATAGATCTACCTCTAGCTGATTTTTTGAGAGGTACATCGGGTACAGTTGATAAAAAATATACAAATAATGTTAAACGAGTTCTAAGGCAAGTACATGAAATTAGAACATTACAAACAGGTAAACAGAGAGTATATGTACCTCGTCTTTCTTCTAGAACAGTAACAAATGCATGGATAGTGGAGGGAGCCTTACCTATAATAAATAATAACTGGAGACCTGGAGATTATGTATTAGTTGCGGAAGATTCTACTCTACAAAGTGCTGCAGATACTGTGAGACCTCCGTCTTCTCTATATCCAGTGGTTCCAGGAGTTATACTAGATTTAGATTATGGTGGTGCAACTGATACTATTGAAAAAATTCCTGCTGTATTTCAGCAAGTACAAGAAGCTACTATTAAACCTACACCTAATGCTAAATTTATAGGAGCTATAGGTGGCACAGTTACCCCTGGAGTTCATCATACACATAAGTTAGATGTTGTATCGGAACATACACATCCAGTTTCAGAAGAAGCTTTCCATACACATAATCTAGATACAATGGCTATACAGGTAGGTTCTCAAAATTTCACAGGTACAATTAGTGCAAAAAATGAGCCATTTATAGGTGTTGAACTCGCTAGAGTGGTTGAATCTGGTAGACCTCCAATATCTTATAGTCCTGAAGATAAAGAACAGATTAGAGATATGTTTGGTATACCAAATCCTGATGATATGGTGTGTCCAATATGTAGTGCAGATGCAGGTTATTTACAAGGTATAGTTGGTCAAGATTATGTAATTTATGAAGATTCATCTGTACCACTTTCGTCTGATTTAACTATAGTATATTCTGTAAGAATGTTAGATGATATGTTGGCATTACCTGCAGAGATAGATGATATTGTTACTGTAGCTGAGGATAACAAATGCTATAGACTCAATGTAACTCCTCCCGGATATACTCCGGGTGGTATGAATACTATACAATCGAATTGGGTAGAAATAGTAGGTCTTACAAGACCTGAGGCTCTAGGATTAAGGTATCATTGGTTTAGAGTTTCTGTATCTGGTCCTAATCTATATGCTTCTGAGCCGGTTATACTAACAGGTGAAATTGGATTAGCGTCTGAAAACAAAGTAGGAGGATTCTTAAATGTAGAAGATACTTATCTAGATCAAGGATATGTTAGAATGAATGATGAAGGTCATCTACAATTGATGGATTATGGATTACTTCGTTCAGGTGCATTAGCTTATCAATTAGGTGAAGATTTTCATTCACCTGTAGGTATTGTTAATAGTGATATACAATTATATCTAGATGAATATGTGAATAGACGTGTTGTATTCCCTAATTGGAATCAAGAACAGTATGCAGATGATCCCAATGTTATACATATTTATCTCAATGTTTCTGAGGGTCCAGAACCTAGTCAAATAAACATATTTGATATAGATAGTAGATTTAATTCTTCTATATATATTCATATCAATGGTGTTGCTAGCAATCTAGTTGTTATAAATATTAGTGATTGTGCTAAAGTTAGAATTGATCCTAATATAGCTGGAGGAGATAGCGGACCAATAATAAATCTGTATAGGTCAAATTTATATTATGATGCTCAAGTGTTGAATAGGTTAAACATCATAAGTGACTTAAGACTTTGGTATGAAAGATTTGATGAGTTAGATTCCGATTTACTTATAGATGGTATGACTGTACGAGAGGTAGGTAATCCCATTATACCACAAGGTACTATCGAATATAATTTCTGGGATATAGAACAGCCTAATGATAATCATTTTCAATCAGCTCTAAGGAGTTTAACATTTGGAAAAGATGGTACAATCATAGGTTGGGAAGTTTTAGTTAAGAATGATTCTACTGTTAATATTGTCAGAGGTAACAATCAGAATCGTGTTACAAAGATATTTTCATTCCCATTTACAATACCGCAAGGTTCTGGATTCACATATCCTACAAAACGTGTTACAAAACCATTAAAAGTTACAGGTAACTTTGTAAATGCATATAAGATTGACTTAGAAACTACAAGTCCTTATATAGTTCTAAATACTAGTTTCACAATACTCAGTCAAGTATATAATGCATATAATTCAGAACAGAGCATAACAGGTACGATATCTTTCTTCCAAGATATTATTGAAGTTAATGCTCAAGATGTTACACATATAGGTACACCTGTGACGGGCTGGGATAGTGGGGAGTTCCACATTTTCCAAGGAGGCGCGCTGACCTGAGTAAATCGTATAAATATACGAAGTTTTCGTATAAATATACGAAAGTTGAGTCTTGCCCATAGCGATTCGCACATACCTTCAAATAATTCGTATATTTATACGAAATAGTCAATACCATCTGGAGGAGTATTTGATGAGTTTGATACATGATCTTATAAAGATGAAGTATGTAAATGAGGGATATTTGCCAAATTATCCTTATCATTTGATAAGTGATGATGAAATGTGTGATGCTTTTATAAGATTAACTCAAGATGATATAGATAAAAATGGAAATCCTACAGGAACTTATACCTATAAAGGATATTTCTTCATGATGTATCCATTACTTGATCTAGAGTTAAATCATGAAGACGGTTCTGATGAAATAGAACCTATGGCATATAGTAATCTTGTGAAAGCTATACATTATCATATATATTCATTTAAGAATCGTACAGCAGATCATGCTATATTACCTGATTGGATTTATAGTTATATGTTAGGTCCAGTAATAAGTGTGTCTAGTCCTATTCCAGATATCCATGATGTTATTGAACCAATCGATGCTGATAATGAAGATGATTTCTTTGAAGGGTATCAATCAATAGCTTGTTATAAAGTTAGTAGGGATTGGAATCATAGAGTTGTTCATAAAGAAGAAGCTCGATTTTTTCCTTTAAGGTTGAATAATACAAAAGTAGATATTCTTTTACACCCTGAGTGGCTTGCCCCTCAAATTGATGAATCAATAATTGAAGACGGTGTTATTATTAGGTATACTGGAGATGGTTTAGCAAATGATAAAGGTCAAATGGTATATACTCCTAATTTGATAAATCTTCGTCCACCTACAATGTTTGGTGAACCTCATGTTGTTAAGGCGATACGCATTAGTATGTTAGATCCTATGATGGAGAGTATTATATGAAATTTTTAAATATAAATTTTAAAGAAACTTTAAGCTCTTTAGCAAATAAAGTAGGACAAAGAAATGTTCAAGATATATTGAATGTTAATAGTTTGGAACGGATACCTGCAATAGGTAAACAATTACAATCTATTCAAAATTCTTTTATCAATGGACCTATAGTATCTGTAGAGAGAAAATCTGCAATATTGAATACTTTAACAGGAAACACAGATATATTTGAAAAAGCTGCATTAGCTTCTGAGAAAGATTGGAAGGTGTTATCAGGTTTCGGTTCATTCTTAGGTTCATTGATGATACCTGAAGCTGTTAAGATAGCAGATTCTGTAAATCTATTAGGTAATAATCAATTTGTACCTAAAGGTATATATGAAAAAACTATACAATCTCTTATCAAAGTAGGTAATATAGATGCTGCGATATTCAATGAATTTAGCACAAGACGAGATGCTCAAGTTGTAAATGTAGCTGGTGTAGGTAATCCTATGCAATGGTTTAATCTACCTTGGGGGAAGATAACATTATATTCGTCATTAGGTGGAGATTCTATTGATTTTCCATGTTATCCGGAAGAATATAATGATGGTGTTTCTGCATCTTATGATACAATGCCTGATATGTTATATCAATTCGAACCTTGGTATTTATTCAAGAGTTCTGGGCCAAGATCTAATAGCTATTCTTTTAAGTTTCATCGAGATCTGTGGAGCGGAGATCATAGAGATGGAAAAGCTAATCAGTTAATCACTTTTTGTAAAGCAAATTGTTATCCGGAATTCAAAGGAGCTACGGTCAATTCTGCAATTGTTATATTATTCATTGCGGGTAAACCACATATAAGAGGTGTGATGACTTCTGTGAAAGATTCTTGGTCAGGACCTATCGGTATAGATGGTAAACATCTAGTTTGTGAATTGACAATAGATATAACAGAAGTTTCTGAAAGACCTTTGAATTATGCTGTAGTACGTAGACTGGAGATGATATAAGATGGGTATACAACCTAAACCAATTCAATATAATACATTGATACCTTATAAGGAAATTTCAGCATCTCCTATTATTTATTCAGTTTGTAAGGATTTTGATCATATATCTAGGCATAAAAGTTTAAGGCAGATTGCACATAATCCTTTAGAAATGGATGAGAGGTTCATTGCATTAGAAACTCCTAATCCTATAACAACATATTCAACTTTTGTATATTATGATGTACCTAAGGTAGAAGAGGATCGTCTAGATATAATAGCTCAGAAATTTTTTGGTTCTGCTCAATATTCTTGGGTTATTGCATATTTCAATGATATAGATGATGGTTTCACTGTACATGAGGGGCAAAGGTTACGTATATTGAAGCAATTTACTGCACTTTTTAGTAAAAATGAGATATTAGCTCCGATACCCGCGATGACATTAAACCTTGGTACGGAATAAGAGGTATCAATATGAAGCATTTGAAAATTATAAATAATATAACAGGCCATATATGTGATGCAGGTACATTCAGTGATGCAGCTATTTCAGCTACTTTACAGGATTTTAAATATTGTGAGAAAACTAATAGATATGAACAAAGAAAAATTCCTATAGTTTATCAAGTTGGTGATTCTGCTCCTAGTGCTAAAATTAAGAAAGATTTATCTATAACATCGGATTTCAGACAGTTATTTAGATTAAATATAGATACAGATGAGATTTTAGATTGTGGGTGGGTTTTGCCTGAGAGTTTAGGTTCTATATTGAAGGGATTCAAATTAGTAACTATTAATAATAATACATGGTATGAGAAATTACACGGTAAGTTTGTATATGAGGTATCATAATGGTAGATATGTCAAGTGTAGCAATAATGAGAGAAGCGCGTAATGCTGCTAAGCGATATACTAAAGAATTAGTTTCGCAACATTTAAAATATTGTTTGGATAGTATTGGATATTATCAAGAAGATACGCGTAAATCAGGCTTTCAGTATTTAGATCAAATTCTTAAAAGTGAATTCACAGATGGCTTGCCTAGGCCTATGAGTACATCTAAAAGAGAGATTAGAGCATTGTCTGTAGAAGATTTTTATGCTTGGTGTAATAATGTTCAGATAATTGGAGCTGTTAAGGAAGCTATAAGATATTCAAGTATGCTTAGAGGTGTATAGTATGAAGAAGTATGAAGAACCTGTAAAACAACGTTCTAGATATAAGAAAGATGGTACACGTGTTTCGCCTAATTCTGTTGAAGATTATTTTAAATCAGCACGACTAACTCCTGAACAGTGGGAGAAACGTGATAAACGTCAAGCATTGTGGAATATTGTGATGGGGGTACTTATGTTTGCTATCACAGCTATTGTAGTATGTTGGCTTGTTTGTATGTTTATGGAAGGTGTGATGTTCAAATGAATACTTATAGTTTTATTTTATTATTAATATTGTGTAGTACAGCTTTAGTTCTAGCTGTGTATGCATTACTTCAACTTATAAGAAAGAAGGATTTAGCGTTCATGAAAGTATTGTTATACAAGGTGAGTGGTAGAGAGCAGAAGTATAGAAGTTATTTGAAAAAACATATAAAGAATACTATTGATGTTTGGAAAGACGTTTTAAGACCTGCTGTAGCATCTGATTTAGATCAAGATTTATTAAGTGAAGTAGATGCTTTGATTGCATCACACGATGAATCTAAGTATGATGATTTAGAGTGGCAAGGATATTTAGATAATTTTTATCCAGCGGATGAACCATCTTTAACTAAAGAAGAGGTAGAAATTCAATTCAAATACGCATGGTTACATCATCAGCATCTCAATGAACATCATTGGCAATATTGGGTGTTGATGGAAGATGATAATCCAGGTAAACCTGAGCCACTTGATATGCCGATTCAGCATGTATTGTGTATGTTAGCAGATTGGGCATCATTTCGTTATGGTGAACGGTTGAATACTAAATATGATGGTGAATTTAATTCCACTCGTGAATGGTATGATGCAAATAAAGAAAAACAAATCATGACAGATAATACTCGTGAATTAGTAGAAAAATATATTGATTTGTTACCTTGAGGTATTAAATGAAACGTAATGGTTTTTGTAATTTTGTGCTAGCAGGGATTTCAATTACAGATTTTGGGTTGAAAATACCTTCTCCATTTACTTCATTAGAATTGAGTAATAGTGAAGTACATTCTATGACTAGTTGGAATCTAAGTTGTGTAGTTGGTGGAGATGCTTCTAGAAATGTAAATGTTGCTGCATTTGAAGCACTTTTATATAGTGCTGCTCAAAAAGTTAGTGCATATCCTGATGCTAGTGGAATACCTGTTTCATTTCTTTTTGGTTGGTTAGATGAACAAGGTAATGTGAGTGAGTATTTATCTTATCAAGGATTCACATTGAAATTTCAAGTTACTGCTAATGGATCGTTTATGGTGTATAAACTTACCGGTTTTGCTTCTTTAGCAGTTCAAGCAAATATGCCGGTGCTTCGTATTCCAGCTATAACTGGTATAGTCCAACCTTCTGCTGTAGTAGAAGCTTTAGCATTTGCTTCAAAAGCTACATCTTATTATGATTTAGATATTGATCACAATGATGCACCTACTTTAGTTAATCATGGTCCAATAACTACAAGTTTTAATAAGTATGTTAGAGGTACATATTCTGCAGAAGATGATTATGATAATTTTCCTGGATTATTACCTTTATCTAAGTCTTATAGTTCTTCTAGAGATTCTGGAGGATTAAAATCCGGTTATAGAAAATTAAGTCAAGTATTGAATAATGCTATAGTTAGTCCAATATCTGAATTTCTCAGTCAAGCAAATGGGGATACTGCTCCACAGATAGCTTCTTTTTCTTATTGGGTAGATGAGCCTACAATGACTCAACCAGGTATGATACATTATAAGAGTAATGCAGGGATGATAACTACTCAAAGTGGAGATGTTTTAGAATATGGTACGTCTAATACAAATGTGTTTTCTATACAGGGTTCGTACGACGGCGTAGCTTACAATATTTCGGACATGCGATTCTCTCAAGTTGGTTTCGCAGTAGATGCATCAGGTCATACAATTACACAAGCTTCCGAAGTAGTTAATAGTTGGAGTAGTTCTTTAGCAGATGTATTCATGTCAGCAAATATAATAAATGATGTAAATGTTGTAGCTACTCAATTTGCAGGAGAATTTTCAGTACAGATACCTGGTACAACTAAAAAATATACAGTTGCACAACCTGTATCACTATTAGTAGTTTCAGGTAATACACCTTCTCCTATATCTGGTATATATCATATAATGTCTGTATCTCATGTTATATCTAATTCATTTGTAACTAATTTAAAAATAAAGAGAATGTCTATGAGTTCCGCTAATCAAGTTGCAATGTCTCAAGCAGTTTTTGTAGCAGGTAGTTCTAATATTCCTCGTAGTTCCTATAATACAACTAGTAATATTGTAAGTTCACATAAAGTAGATCTCGGTACAATGTATCCTACATTTGAACATCTTAGTATGACTATATAATTGGTAAGGAAATAGGGAGTTATGGATATAATAAAACCGTTCATAGATGATGAACATAGTGAAGAATTTAAGAAATATGGTGGATTTCATACAGGTGTAGATGTGAATGTATTTGATGTTAAGGCATTAGCTTCTGGAGTTGTAATTGATATAGGTAGAGAATCTGGAGGTGTAGCCGTTACCGTACAATTTGATGTCAATAGTTGCTTACGATATATGCATATGCGGTTGATTAATTTACATCTAGGTAGTACTTTGAAAAAGGGTGATAGTGTAGGTTTATCTAATAAATATCTTCATTTTGAATATATTAAACCTATATCTATTAAACCTATATGGCCTGTAAGGATTGGTAAATTAACTTATTACAAACATGATCCTACACCTATTATAACAGGTGATTTGGTTATAGATAATACAGATGTGTGGTATGCTAATCTTGATTTGAATTTTGAATACGTTGATGATGAGATTGAAGTTATAATTCCACCTCCTATTGATGATGATATGGTAGGTTCTAGAATGATAAATCAAGGAGCTAAAACTAAAGTTGTACGTGGTAGGAGAGTTATTATTTGAATGTTAAAATTCTTACACGAGATCAGGTTAGATCTATAGGTTGGAATGGTGACGCAAGTATAATAGACCTTAAATCTAATGTAAAATATACTGTAAGAGGTTCTGTAGGCGATTATTATCATACTGATTTTATGCCCAAAACTCGAAATGATGCTGAAGCTATGTTACGTAATGCAGGAGGTAAATGGAGTTGGGGGGCTAGACCTGTAGTACTTCAGCTTTCTAATAACACAGCAACAGCTGCAGCTATACACACATATCCTCATAGTGTTGTAGTTGCATCAAATGCATTCAATATTGCAGCATCTGACTTAAAGAATGCTGGAGTTAGTGGTAACAATGCTGGTTGGGCTATCGGCTCTCATATGTGTTTACACTATATAGATTCGTTGAAATTAAGACCCTTGGGTGTGAATAATTTTTATACTAGTATGAATAATGCGGTTGTTACAGCTGGTAGAATGGCTGGAAGTGCCGATTTATCTAAGGTAGCTACAATTCTAGGAGGAGGTGGTAGCGGAGGTGGTAGCGGAGGTGGTGGAGGATTTGGTGATGATGAATTTGGGTTTGGTCCATCACGTCCACAGCCTGCAGATCCTCCAGTTGTTATAAGAGATGGTAGATTTATATTGAATATGGAATATAATTCAGCTACTCAATTTTATAATAAGTATAAACTGTCTTGTCCTGCCGAGTCAGTGCCGTTTGTAGTATTACCTGCTAGTTTTACATTGAATGGTAAGAAAGCTAGTGAATTGATAGGTTATTGTGCTTTAGTTGTTAATACCGATACTAATAATGCTCAAGCAAGTATAATAGGTAATATTGGAGGTACAGGACAAATTGATACCGTATCTGTTAGAGCTGGTTGGGGTGTAGGTGCAGATCCTAGATATCCGAGTCAAGTATCAACTCCTAATATAGTTGGTAATTTCAAGATAGCAATATTTGATGATTTCACTCCTGAATGGTCTGCAGAAACATCTCTAATAAATCAAATAGAGTCTGAATGTTCTAGACGTTTAGCGGCTAGTTTAGTAGAATTAAATCAGAATGCAAGAGCTATGGAATTAAGTGGTGGAACAATGTCACCTGAGAGCATTGATCCTACAATGATTGAAAAATATATGTTAACGGTTGATAGAAATACAACTAGTAGTTTCAGTTATAGTAGGGCTAAAGATTTAGGTGTAGTTGGTATGATGATTGAAGCAGGTTCTATAACATCATATTCTAGTTCTAAAGGTAATCGTTCATTTATTAACCCTAAACTTGAAGAACAAATAAGAGCAGCTGATGATAATAAATTAGATTATGCGTTCTTCATGGATGCAAGAGCTAGAAATAAGATGGAAGTTCAGCAAGAAATGCATCTACTTTCTTATGTAACTAATAAATGGCCTCCTATACTAGGTATGTGGTTAAAAATCCAGCTAACACAATCTAAGAATGTTAATGATGATATAATTGATGAGTATTATACACAACTTGTAAAATTAGGTTTCATAGGTAATGTAGGATTATATTGTGGTAGAAATCAACTTCAACAGATTGATTGGAAATCGCATAGCAAACATTGGTACTGGTTGATGGTTGATACAGTATCTAATGTGGGAGTATTAGATGAGTTACTGACACCAGAATTTTTCATGTTAGATCCTAATGCTCCAGAGGATGCGAGTGCTGATAGTTCTGCAAATTCTGGTTTAGGTAGATTTGCAGCTGGTGCTGTAGGTCTCTTAGTAGCAGGTATTCCCGGAGCTATTGCAGGTGTTGCTATATATGATGCAGTTACAAGTAGGTAAGATATTGTATGACTAAATTAGAAGCGTTTGTTAGGTTACCATATGAATTTGTAGGTAAGAATTTTGATACAGTTAATTCTCAGTTAGGTATGGGTTTATCTAGAGGTACTCCTTGGTGTGCATATTTCATTACAAATATAGCTAGAAAGGTTGGAGGAATATTAGGTGTAATCCTTATTAGTACAGGTAGTTCAGCTGCTATGACTAAAGATGCAAAAGGAGTTTCCGGAAGATATATACAAGGTGCAGGTGTTACACCTATACCTGGAGATATAATGTATTATCCTAAGGGACATGTTGGTATTGTTGTAAAAGTTAGCGGTAGTACGATTACACTTGTCGAAGGTAATGCTGGTGGAGGTTCAGGAAGTGCTACTCACAAATGTCTTGAAAAGACTCGTAATGTAGGTAATTCTGTTATAGGTGGTTATTGGAGACCTGAATGGGCTAAGGTAGGTTCGTTTTCAGGAGATTTAGGAAATTTAGGTGGTTCAGGTGGTTCAGGTGGTTCCGGTGAATTTTCTGAGGGTTTTGGTTCAGGTTCATATCAACCTCTATATGATAGACATAATACAAGAATAGATGGTACAATAAGAGAAGTAGGTATTATGGATTCTTCATATAAACCTTCAATTAGTATATCTACATCCATGCCCAAATTATCTGTTATAAATTATACATCTATGTTAAGTGCAATGTTCATGGGTGCTGGTAGTGACGAAGATGGTGATGGTGATGGTGATGGTGGAGGTGGAGGTGGAGGTAATTATGGAGATGTGATAATAGGTAATATAACTGGACATGCTAGAACTGTTGCTGAATATCTATTAGGTAAAGGTCTAAATCGTGCAGCAACTGCAGGTATTATGGGTAATATAGAAGCAGAAAGTGGATTTAATCCTGCGGCTGCTCAAGGTAATGGAAATTATCCATTAGGTGTAGGTATTATTCAATGGTCCGGTGGTAGACGAACTAATCTTATAAATGCAGTACCTAATTGGAAAACTAATCTTACAGGTCAATTAAATTTCTTATGGGGAGAATTATCTGGAGGTTATAAAGATTCTACACTTACACCAATAAAAAGTGTAGCCGATTCGGACAATGGTTGTGGTGATGCTGTAGATATATTTTTACATAGATTTGAGAAACCTTGTATACACACACTTGGGGCAAAAAGTTGTAAAGAATTTAAAAGTAGATATGGTGGAGCGTCTGGTAGAAGAGGTGCATTATCTTTCTTTCGTTCTATGACTATTCAGCCGAATAGACCTTCTACTGGTAATAGTTTGTCTACATCTCAAGGTTATTCGAGATTAATGGTGTGAATTAATGACAACATTTGGTTATGCTAAACAATATATGTATGCTGGAGATAATACGTTACAGATACAAGTGCGTATTCCATCTATCCATGGACCTTATAAGCAATCCGATTATAAAGGTAAAGCGGTTCGTAATTATGTTAAAGATGAAGACTTACCTTTCTATCCATCTTTGTTATTACCCCATCTACCACACAATGGTGATGTAGTTGCAGTAACTGCTCTAGATAAAGGTAATACATCTTTTCTTGTAGTCGGTCTTATGGGTTCATCTTATCAACAAGGTAATATGATGAGTGGCGATTAATAGGAGAATAGTATAATGAGGACAAATTCTTTAGCGTTTCCTAATTTATTTGATGTGGCGAGAAATAGAGTCGGTGTTATAGAAGATAATGTATCTATAGTATCACGTGTTAGACTTCTGATATTGACAGAACCTACCGAATTATATGATAATCCTACATTCGGAGTTGGTTTAAAACGCCATCTATGGCAGTATAATAACGAGAATCAGATCGCTATAATTCAAGATAGAATAAAAGCACAATTAGAAATATATGAACCTTGTGTTGATGCTGAAGAAACAACTTTTGCTCCTGGTCTGTTGTTTACAGGTGATGATGCATCTAACAGTAGTAGAGAGTTTGATAAGGTTAAAATGACTGTAGGGCTTAGAACTATATATAATGATCAAATTGAAGTTCAATTAGACAATTTCAAGTAAGGGGTATAAATCTATGAGAAATAGAAGTAGAGAAAAAGGAATGATACGCTATACGTCGCGTGATTATGAGTCAATTTTGGAGGAATTTTTCTTACTTGTTCCAAAGTTAACTGATTTATGGAAACCTGAAGCTGATTCAGATCCAGGTGTAGTTATAGGTAAATTTATAGCTAGTGTGGCTGCAATGCTCGGAACAAATTTGGACTGGTTAGCTAATGAAATATATGGACCTTCCGTCACCCAACGTAAGAATGCTGAGAAGCTATTTAGTCTTATTGGATACAAATTGGGGTGGTATACAGCTGCTAGGACTGAAGTAACATTTACAAATAGTGGTATATATGATTCCCAACTTAACTTTGGATTTAATGGTAGCAATTTTGCTACATTGAATGCATATACAGATATAACTGCACAACCTCGTGTAATAACATATAACATATTACCTCTTACAAATAGATTTGGTGCTCCTGAATCTAGAAGTCGTAGGCAAGTTAAAGACGAAGGTTTGAATATGTTCACCGATGATGATAGAGTTATACTCGAACCTAATAAGAGTGTAACAAGGGTAGCGATAGAAGGAGAACTTCGTAGTTTTTCTATATCTGTTAAAGCTATCAAGGAGAATAATTATATAATCAAATTACCTTCACAACATCTAGATACAACTGCTGTTTGGATTAAAGCTAGACCTTCTACAACTAGTGGTATAGACAATAGTCAATATATTGCAACTCAATGGATACAGGTATTATCTCCTGCAGATTTTATAATACCTGAGCCTAGGTTTGCAGTTACGTATGATAATTATTCAAATGCTCAAATTCAGATAAGTAATTATCTTAATCAGCTAGATAATTATGATTCAAATTGGTTAGTTATATATTGGGTAGATTGTTCTGGTATAATAGGTTCTGTAGGTTCTAATGTTTTAACAAATTTCTTACCTGCATGGCCAGATAAGAATTCTTTTGTTGCAGAGGATCTGACTATATCTAATTTATCTAATACAGTAGAATTACCTCATACAAATACAATAACAGGTAGAAGTCCTGAAACCGCTAAACAAGCATATCTTAATAGTAGAAATTATCATAATACTTGGGACAGTTTGATAACATTGCCAGATTTTAATAGGTTTTTAAATAGAGAGCCTGGTATAGATTGTGGATTAGTTATTGATTGCCAGAAAGCTCTAGAAATAAATCTTGCAATTTATCATGACCCTAATTTAACTTTTGAGCAAAAAGCAAAGATGTATATTGGACCTGGTGATATACCTGCATTAGATGTACCTATGTTTGATTGGAAGAATATATTAGAGCTTGGGTTTGATCCAGAAGATCCTTTGAAATTCATATTTCAAGCTGGATTCAAAACATATGAAGCTTTTTGTTTCGGAATTCACAATGATTTTAATAATAGTAATTTTGGTACTAATCTAACAAGTCATGTGATTGTATCTACCTCAAGTGTTACAGTTCCTACAGAATTTAAATCAGATATCTGTAAGCATATGAGATCTGAAGATGAACAACATATTAGAACACAAGGTCTACGCAAATCTTCTATAAATATACAAATGAAATCTAAAGATACACAATTTATACAATATAGAATGCCTCCAATGTTTGAACAGATGGTTATTAGAGATTATAAACCTTTACAGGCTATGACAGTTAAGTTAAGATTCTGTTTCGCTAGAATATTTCCATGGTATGTTGTAGGGTTGATATATCCTCATAATCCTGTTTCACCTGATGTTGGTAGAAACATAATTGCTAAGGTTAAAGAAGATCTTGCGATTCATTTTGCTCCAGCTAATAGGCAGTTTGGTATTAAACCTACAGTTATGGAAGTAGTAGATGTAATTCAAAATGCAGATAGTAGAATCGATTATTTTGACGCTGGAAGTATAAATAATCCCATCATAAATTATAAAGATTGTGATACGTCTTATTTTAATCCCATCAGTTTTGCTCGATATTTAGACATCGGCGACATTTCTCAAAATTTAAGAATTGCACCTGAGTATCTTTTGAAGTGAGGCTATTTATATGGAGATGAATGAAAATGAGATATTAGAGTATTTAGATTTTTGTATTAATGAATGGCGTGATAGGAATGAAGATATTAACCATATACATCATAATATTTCGTTATATTATATAGATGCCTTTCAGTCTGTGAGAAGTTCCTTATTTGGATCTACATTACCATTGAGAGTAGAGGAGAAGGTTGATGAAAATTTATGCTAGTTCAAATGTAAGGGTGAAGAAAATAGATGAGCCCGAATCTATGGAAATCAGACAACAACTTCTAAAAGAATTTTCAGACTATTCTAATATCATATTCTTAGGTACTTATCAAGATTATCGAGGTCGTCAAGCATATAAATATATTCTAAAGCACCCTGATTATGAAGATGATATCGAATGGGTTATTCCTGGTGAAGGTGTTCAAATCTTTGATATGGCTAATAATTTTAATGATATCGCTAAGAGGTTTTTGAATAAGGTGTATCCAAAAATGCCAAGAAGTGTACCTCCTAATGGTTGGGATACTGATAAAACTATTACACTTACAACTGAATGGGGAGATAAATCTGATTTTGATATAATTAAATCAAAACAGAAAGCTATTAAATTCTTATATGGTGCATTGTATGATATTAATTTTCCTATGATGCGTCTAAGTTATCATCAATATGATGAAACTGAATATATAGAACATATGCAGAAATTCGATACAGATGACGGAGTATATGGTAATGAGGGTGACGAAGATACTGTTACATATTTTTATGCAGACGGTGAATTCTATTCAATAGATTATGAAACTACACTTGAAGAAGGTATTAAAATATATTATGCAATACCTAATGTAGAGTCATTACATCAATCAAATGCTAATAGTGCTGTTATATATAAAGGGTATATCTTCAAAGATGAAACAGGTTACTATTATAGCGAGATGGGTGAATGTGAGAATTCAGATGATTGGGAAGAAGTTATAGAAGTCTAATATGGTTTTAGATATGTACGAACTATTTGTTGTAATCTTTATATGTGTTTGTATTAAAATTTATAAGAAACTATTGAAGAAATAAATGTGTGATATGGTTGAAGTTGTAGATAATATTAGCACAATTGTTGGTGATGATGACTTATTGTATTTTCTGGATACAAAAATAGCTGATTGGAGAAAGATATTGAAGGATATTAATCATCCTCAATATTCAGTATCAATATATTACATTGATGCATTTCAAGCAGTTAGATGCTTTGTGTTTGGGGAACGGCTTGAAAATTAGTTGAGGTGATAAAATGATTATAAAAGATGTGCCCTTACCTGAAGAGTATTTGGTATCTCAAGATTTTCGATTTTTTGTCGATTGGGTGGCTCATACACTTGATAGATATAAATACGAGCATGAGAATTTCATGGATCTTTACGATCCGCTCAGAATACCTGAGCATCTGTTATGGGCATTAGCTGATACGATGGGTTATAAATTTGATGATAGATTGCCCACATCTTTTAATAGATTAGTTCTTCTATATTTTATTTCTATGATTAAAAATAGGGGATCAAAAGATGGTGTGACATTAGCAGCTCAAACAAATTTAGCACAATTTAATATATTGATGAAGGCTCAAGGTTTCACCGATATTAATGGTAAAATCTATCCACCTAATGATATATTATATAATAGATTAGAAGATCCTACTATTCCTGTTAATGCAGTTTATGTATCTGTATATACAGAAAAAGGGTATATTGATATTGTTTATTTTTCTGATAAAGTACCTTTGGATGCTTGTTTAGAATATGTACGACCTGTAGGAATGTATGCTTTTCAGCATGCAGGTGTGAGATTTGATGCTAAAACAAAGGTTTCTATTGATTCCAGATTAACTAATACAAGGGATGCAGGTATGTCTTTTGGTCCTACACATGTTGGTCATTATCGTAGAAAGGATTATGCATCTATGCAATTAACTCGTCAAAAATTGAATGATACTATGCCGTTATTCAGAGTTAGGAGAGTTCCAAATACTAGTAGAGGTAAGTGGTTCGTACAAGAATATATTGATAGAGAAGATAATCTTGGATGGAAATCAGTATATGGTCCATTTGAGTCAGAACGAATAGCAACATCATATTTTGAAGCAAACATGATTGAACCTAGACATACTAGAGAAAATGTGTGGTATAGAAATCGCGAAGGTGAAAGTGGTGTATTAGAGCCTCCTACAAGTTATGCATCTAATTCTTTCCAATATCAAGTGAATGGTGAAGATTATGTGATGAATCCTGGATATAGAACATTATATTCATTGCAACTTTGTAATAATGAGAATATAACTAAATCTTTATTCGATGAGCCGATATTCAGTTTAGGTTATGGTCCCCAAGATGTTGAAACTAAAAGATATGATGATGATTATATGAAGTATCCTTATCGTGATAAGTATGAAGATGGTACATTTGAAGAACCTGAATCTTATATAGATAGAGAGGGTATATCAAATCGTCGTGTACTGGGTAGTAAGGTGTATAATTTACGTGTAGATAGGGATTTAGAAGAATCTAGAATAGTTCCTAATTTGACAACTTATGCTATTGATGGTGAGGGTGATGAATGGTATCTATTAAAAGATGGAAAACGTCTAGAGCCTGGTAAGGTTTATGCTGAGAGAAGGATAGCAGAGATTAGATTAGCTGTATTGGTTCCTCCAGATGTATACACTGTTGAAGCAAGGCATCCATCTCATCCTGAGAGAACAGATATAGCTGACCAAGGTACAGCTGATTATGAAGTAGAGCGTATTAATAAACCTAATGTTACTAAACCACGACCTGCAGTTAATCCTATAATGGCATCATTAGGTGACTCATTGTCAATGGATACGATGAATACAGAGTATATGATGAAAGAACGTAATACTGATGGGATAATCGAGGACGACACTAGTTTTGAGATAAAGCCCAACACAGAGTTATAAACCTTTAATATTAATGTATTAAGTAGGTGATTCTGTATGAAAGTAGGACAGTTCGACATATGTCCTGTGTGTAAATTTGTATTAGGACAGGAGAATCAATTTCAAATAAGGGAATGTCCTAATTGTAATACACTAATACCTCCTAGAATGGGTCAAGGATATGCTGTTAGATTAGATCATGGTATGTTAGAATCTAATAGAGATGATTTAGGGTTTATCAACCCTAATCTACATAGAAGAATTATCTATTGTGAATGTATGGAACTGAATAGCTGGATTTGTCCTGTACATAAAGATGTAGGTGTCTGTAATTGTGAACCTTATGTTATACCTTGTGAATGTGGTGTGCGAAATAGGTCTAATGAAACTTACAAAGTCAGTATAAATGGAATTCAATCGTATCTTGAAACATCAATAAAAATTCGTGATGAAGATAGTGTTATTTCGGAGATACCTTAATGAAATCTAATAGAATTAGAGTAGTAACCAAGCAACAAGTTGATTTTGAAACTTTACCTCAATTAAAGAAATATTTGTGGTTGAATATTAAAACCAACAAGCATTATCGTATTGTGAGTGTGTTTAAGGGTTATGATGGTAATAGATATGTAGCTTTGATAAATATACCGGATGTTTCTGATAGACGTTTAATTCTATTTTCACAATTCTTGCAGAAATTCCAGTTAATTTTATAAAGGTGTTTATATAATGGGAAGTTATTCAAATTCATTTATAGATTATCAGTTTGACAATGATTTTTGGAATTTAAATAAAGTCTCAAATAAGCGCTTATCTATATTCGTGTCGATACTTGTAATTTCTATAATTGTATTAGGAATACCTATTATAATATATAATGGAATCAGTGTTATATACTATAAGATTCGAGGTCATTAGATTGATTCATAATAATTTAAAAGGTGAAATTAAGAATCTAGGTCCTATGCAGAATGTTTCAATTCAAGTAATTGATTCTGTTACAGATAGAATTGTTCATCAACATGTCGGACATAATGCTGCTACTAATGCACTTCTCGTAGGATTAGCACATTATTTGCAAGGAGATGGTGTACTTAATCAAGGTGTGCATCAACTTTCAGCATTTGTACCAAGATTTATGTCTCTAGGTACAATGGGACTTGTAAATCAGCTTGAAGATGAAGATGGTTTACCTATGGGATTGGGCTATAAATCTTATAGAGATTATGACCCTGATAAAAAATGTTGGGTATATAATAGATGTAATCAGTTAACTGGAGAGCAGAGAGATTTTTTAGGTGTATTTAATAGTGATCAACCTTTGACAGAAGAACAAGAAGAGGCATTACGATTTAAAGATTATATGGATATGATGCCTGGTTACGGTGCAGATGGTTATGATCTTAATATGAATAACAGCCGAACTAGTAGTGCTGACGGTTATATCATGGCAGGTTTAGGTCCACCTTTTAGTAGACGTAGTGAAGTTGGAGCCCCTGCATTGGGGATGTTGCCTGTAACTAATGTTAAACCTTGTCCAGTGTGTGGTGATGTGAATTGTCCACATAGTCAACACGGTGAAATCACATTTGATCCTTATGATTATGATACAGTTCGATGTGAGTTGATATCTGATACTTTTCCTCGTCAACATATTTCATATAGAGATATAGTACCTGAGGAACAGGCTGAGTTACCTAAAACAATCGATGTTGTGTTTAGTTCTATGGTATCTACTGGAGCATTAAGACAATTCAGACGTACTGATCATGATTATGTATTTATAACAGAAGCAGGATTGTGGTCAAGACGTGATTGGAACCTTAGTGGTAGTAACGGTCTCCTTGCAGGTTACAGAATTGCTCCTCCTAATAGTGATAATTGGGTGATGTACCCAGATCATTCAATCTTCATAGATAGATATTATAATGAAAATAATATCACCGGGATACCTACTTCTGATGATAGATTTAATGCTGTGATGCATGCTCGTATGATGATAAGTGAGATTGATTTTGAACGAGCTAGAGAGAATCGGCTAATTCTAAAGAAGAATATAATCAAAGTTGGTATAAATCAAATTGTTCAAATAATCTGGAAGGTACAACTTGGTGAAATAGAGCAGTTATTTCCTGGAGCGTATTGTCCAAATTGTCGAACAGAATATATACCAGAATTACCTGGAACATCTCCTAGAGAACCAAGTAATGTATGTTCATTCTGTTGTAGATTGGATGCAGGAAATATTGATTTAATAGATGAAGAGTTTTGTCCCCGTATTTGTGATATAGATGCTGGAGATTTAGAGATGGATATAGCAGGTACAATATTATCTGGACAACATTCTGGTGCAGGAGTAAATAGTACTATTTATATGGAATATTCTGAATGAGGTAAGATATAATGGCAGATGTCATAATGTTACTAACTAATAAAGGTAAAGAGTTGAAAGCTAAACTCGAAACCACTGGAGATAATCCTCCATTACAGTATACTAGAATAGTATCTGCTAGTGGTCGTTCTAGTGATCCTGTTAATGCTGTTGCACTCACTAATCCAAAATTACCTTTAAGTATAATTGATTCGTATAATGATGGTGTAGATACAATAATAAAGTGCCTTATAACAAATGCAGGTAATCCTGATTTGGGTATAGGTCCACTTGAAGAAAAGTATGGTATAGCTCAAATAGGTTTCTTCGCTCTTGATCCTGATGAAGGTGAGATATTATATAGACTTTGTCAATATGATATGTCTATTCCTGTACCTAGTATATCTGACGGTATATTTAGATATGAACCCGAATTTAGAATAACTACTGATAATGCTAATGTTGTTATATTCCCTCCACCTACAGGATTTATATCTTACGGTGATTTATCTAATGCTATGGATGAAGTAATCAGTAATAATCCGGAGATGGTTGGTAGAGAGGGTCCTAAGGGTGATAAAGGTGACAAGGGTGATCAAGGTCCTAAAGGTGAAGATGGTATTCAAGGTATTGATGGTAAAGATGGCATTCAAGGTATTGATGGTAAAGATGGTCCAGCCGGTCCTAAAGGTGATAAAGGTGATAAAGGAGACAAAGGTGATAAGGGCGATAAAGGCGATACGGGACCTCCTGGTGAGTTAGGGCCTCCCGAAGGTTCTAGTAAGTTCTCTTTAGATTTTATATATCCAATTGGAGCTATATATTCATCTGTAGATCCTACACATCCTTCAGAATTATTTGGTGGAGAGTGGATAGAATGGGGGCAAGGTAGAGTACCTGTTAGTGTTTCAACGTCAGGTACATTCAATACAGTTGAAAAAATTGGTGGTTCTGAAACAGAATCTTTGACAACAGCACAATTAGCACAACATAATCATACATTTGATGGTACATCTGATCAAACTACTAGTTCATCTGGTACTAATAATACTAGCAGTACAACTCCAGGAGTAACAGGTGGAGTTAATACAGCTAATACAGGTAATCCTACCTCTAATCCAGCATCAGGTTCAACATCTGGAGTAACCGACGGAATGAGTGCTAATTCGACTGGTAGTTTTCACTTTAGAACAGTTGCTACAGACAGTCATGGTACAGGTAACTTTGGTATGCTCATTAATCCTGTAGGTGCATTTGGACCTCATCAATGGATACCTCCTATGGTTACTAGTGGTACTGGATATGGGAATAGTTTAATTGGTATAACTCCTGTAAGATTATCACCTACAGGTACTGGAAATATTGGAGGAACACCAGTTCATAGTCATAGGATGGATCTTAATGTATCTCATACTCATAATTTCGGTAGTCATACTCACTCTATTAGTAACCATGTACATACACAAGCACATACACATAATAGTGCTGCTCATACTCATACTGGTCCAAGTCATACACATACATTAACTCCTGCTGGTACTATCGGTAATACCGGTACTGGGATAGATCATAATAATTTACAGCCTTACATTACTTGTTATATGTGGAAACGTACTGGTGGGGTTATGAATGATGTAGCTGTTGGTGGAGAAGGATTTCAAGGTGAAACAGGTGAACAAGGACCTAAAGGTGATAAAGGTGATCAAGGAATTCAAGGCGAAGAGGGTATACAAGGTCCTAAAGGTGATAAAGGGGATAAGGGTGATAAGGGAGATCCAGGTATACAAGGACCTCCTGGTGAATTAGGACCTCCGGAAGGTTCTAGTAAATTCTCTCTTGATAAGATATATCCTATCGGTGCTATATATTCTTCAGTAGATCCTACATCTCCTGAAACATTATTTGGTGGAGATTGGGTAGAATGGGGTCAAGGTCGTGTTCCAGTTGGTATAGCAGATTCGGGAACATTTGATACAGTTGAAAAAACAGGTGGAGCTGAAACACATACACATACAATAAGCAACCATATTCATACTATGGCACATACACATACATTTGCACATACTCATACAATGGCTCATACTCATACCGGACCTTCACATACACATACTAGTGCAGCTCATACTCATACCGGACCATCTCATTCCCATGTTTTAGGTAATTCAAGTTATGCTAAAATTGATATATCCGGAGGAGCTCATAAATATATAGCTAGTAAACTTATAAAAACTCCATCATATACTTTTGATTTGGCTACTTCTAGTATATCTTCTGCACCAGCTGCAAATATTAGTAATACTGACGGTACAGGGTTAGGTGGTAATACTGATGCAGCGGGTACAGGTGCAACAGGATCTACAACTCCAGGGGCAACAGGTTCAGCTGGTAATGGAGCTACAGGTGCAGCAAGTGTTGCCGATACAGGTGCAGCTAGTACAACTACTACTAGTGATGTAAGTACAGCTAATACAGGTAATTCAACTACTAATCCAGTAAGTGGTTCTGAATCAAATTTACAGCCTTACATTACTTGTTATATGTGGAAACGTGTAGGCGGAGTGATGAAAGATGTAGATGTTGGTGGAACTGGAAATGTTGATATTCCTGAACTTGTTAATGAAATAAAAGAAACACTTTATTTAGAGATTCTAGATGAGATTACATCTTCTGTTAAAGCAAGTATATATCCTATAGGTTCAATATATATGTCATCTAGTCCAACTAATCCTTCTGTACAATTTGGAGGTACTTGGGTAGAATGGGGTCAAGGTAAAGTACCAATAGGTGTTGCAGATTCTGGTATATTCGATACGGTTGAAGTAACTGGTGGAGCTGAAACTCACACACATACAATAAGTAACCATGTACATTCACAAGCACATACACATACATTAGCACATACACATGCAGGACCATCTCATACACATACTAGTGCAGCTCATACTCATACTGGACCTAATCATACACATGGTTTAGTTGCAGGTTATGCTCGTCTAGATATTTCTTCAACTAGTGCTAACTTATATGTAGATTTACATGCAACTAAGTCCTTTAGAGCTACATATGGTGCTACACTTGCCAGTACAGGTTGGGGTGCAAATCGAAATAGTCCTAATGCACTTAATTTAGATGGTACTACAGATGCGGCAGGTACAGGTGCAACAGGATCTACAACCCCAGGGGCAACAGGTTCAGCAGGTAATGGAGCTACTGGTGGTGCAAGTGTTGAAACTACTAGCGGTGTAAGTACTGCTAACACAGGTAATCCAACAACTAATCCGGCAAGTGGTTCCGAGTCTACACTTCCTCCTTATATCACATGTTATATGTGGAAGAAGGTTGCATAATATTTATATAGGTGGTAGAATAATGAAAAAATTAATAAAAGCTGATAACAATTCTAGAAGTATACCTGCATTTGATGATATTGAACATGATAGTAGTGGATATATCTATACTAGAGGTGGAGGTATACAGTTTCAACTTGTAGGTAAATTTGTAGGGTTTGATGGTGAACAGTATATAGCTTTAGAAAAGCTAGGATATGGTGATAAAACTTATATATTGTATGATAAGTTTGTTAAACAATATCAAATTTTAGAATAGAGAGGTAAATATTGTGGAGATATTATTCACGCCTGCAGCAGTGTTAGATCTATTAAGTAGAGTAGAAGAATTCAATGATTATCATCTAGGTATAACGGAAACATTAGATGGTCAACTTCAATTACAAGTTGGAGAATCTTTCTATATAATAGATGATCAAGAAGCTACAAATATTGATGTAACTGATGATGTTGTCGAAACAATTGAAGAAGTTAATCTTGAAGCTTATGAGCAACTTGCTGATAATGATGTTATAGATCTGCAAGAGCCTGTAGAGTCAGGTATTTTAAGTGGGATGGCTAAAGCACTTGCTATAGGTGGCCTTGTTATGGTCGGTAGTAAGATGGCTAAGAAGTGGTTATAAGGAGATATTATGAAAAAATTAGTAAGAGCATTCACAGGTACGAAACAATATGAAGGGTTCAAATTACTTGATCCTAAAACAAAAGAACTTCATTACTTTCCATATAAATCTGGTAGAAAAAATACAGATGTTGAGAATGAAGCAATAAGTAAATTGAAAGAAGAAACAGGTTATGGTGGCTTCATGGTATATGAACTTGTTAAGTCGAGTACAGATGCTAAAGTAACTGCAGCAAGTGGAGAGGATGTTTGTTTCAAAGTAACATTAGAAGTAACTATGTCGGGAGAAGTGTTTGATAGATATTCTGATGATAGTGATGATATCCAAGAACAGATAATTCATCTGATAGAAATAGGTCAATTTGAATTTATTGATTCAGAATATTGTTAATAAAGTCGTATTAATTGGAGGTATTATAAAATGGCTGCAAAAGTTAAATCTGCAAATATAACAAATTCAACTATTTTAGGAGTATTCGATGGTGAAACAATGGATACAACTATAACTAATCTTAATGGATTGGATATCACTGCGGAAGTTATGGATGCTGTATTTGAGTCAGATGAATACAAACAAGGTATAGATAAGGGTTGGTATATTGGTTTCTTAGGTCATCCTGAAGATCCTAATGAAATGGGATTCCAGGATGGTTGTATTGTGATGACTGAAGGTCATATGGATGATAGTGGGAAGGTATATGGTAAATTTAATCTCATTGATACTCCTGTTGGTCGTGTTGTCAAGACATTCATAGATGCTGGAGTTAAATTCGGAATATCTATTCGTGGTGCAGGAGATATTGAGAATAATTCTGTAGATCCCGAAACATTTGTATTCAGAGGATTTGATTTAGTATCTTTTCCTGCTTATCCTGACTCAGTTCCAAAATTTACTGAAATTGCAGCAAGTACTGATGCTAAAGATAGAGCCAAGTATAAGAAAATCTGTGCTTCAATTGCAACCAACCTTCAAGATATTAATAGTATTGAAGCTTTAGATATAATTCAAAGTAATTTTGCACCACAATCAAAAGAATTTAAAATGTTAGAAGATAGACGTAAGTCCATTGAAGCATCTGATATAATATCTATAAATGACGCAAAGATAACCGGTATGACTGAGTTATATATAGAAGCAGTTGAAGCTAATAAGAATTTATTACTTGAAATTGAATCACTCAAAAAACAAGTGTCAAAATACTCAGTTACGGCTAATCAGCGTCTAGCTAAAATTAGACGTATTGTAGGTAATCAACTTTCTGTTGTAACTACTAATAGAGATGAGCTAGTTACTGCTAATGAAGAATTGGTTCAAGCTGCGTCTGAGTCTAAGTTGTATCAAAGAGAGTTAGAAAGAAACAATAGATTATTAGAACAATCTATTGGAGAATTAGAAGCATATATTAAAGAATTAGAGTTAGATAATAAGAAATTATCTAAGAGAATAGCCTCTTCAGAGAATTCTAACCTTATATATAGTGATAAGATAGAAAGTCACAAAGCCGAAATTAGAAAACAAGCCGATGTTATCGCTAGTCTGAGAGCAGAGCTCGATGAAACTGTCAACGGTGCATCTGATTTGGAAGACCAGACATCAAACCTTGATGAAAGAAACAAAGACTTAGATTCTAAGATTAAAGCTTCAAATCGCCTTCTTAGAGCATACCAGAATGCTTATAGCAAATTGTATGCTTCTGCTATAGGTAGTGACTATCATCTTGATTCATTGTCTATAACAGCGTCAACATCTGTACCTGAGCTTCAGAAAATAATTTCTGCAAGTTCTAATAATCTATCTGGTATTTTCGCAGAACCTGAACAGATTGATCTAGTAGATGGTGACCTAGACAATAATGTTATCATTTTATAAAATAGAAGAATAGGAGTGTAAATACAATGGCAATTATAACAAAGCGCAAATCTAAAACTCCTGTGACTGCTGCCCGTAAACCTGTTCAAGCTAGTAATAATATCACATCAGGTGTACGTAGTAGATCTAATTCACAGCGAGTTGCTGCTAATTTTGCTAAGTTAGATCCGAATCAGCAAGCTTTTGCTCGTCAACTTCAGGCTAACTGCCGCAAACATTCAGCAATAATGGGCGCAACAAATACATCGAATATTGCAGCGCGTCCTGATTTTATTGAACTGCTTCCGTTGTTCGTCCAGAAATTACTCATTCTTGATGTATTCGGCTCAGTAGCGATGAAATCACGTCAACAAATTATCCCTTACTTCAAAGTAGTGAGTGAAACAACTAAAGGTGAAACGAATAAAGGCGATGTTTTCAATACACCGTTTGTTAACCGTCAAGGTTTAGACGGTAACTTCACAGGCCGTGTTGTAAAGAACGAAGTCATGGCTGCAGAAGGTGGATTTACATCTGGTGCAGTTAATTATATCCCCGTACTTCCTGGTTCTGTAACAATCAATGCTAACATTAGTGGAGTTACTAATATCTATACAGATGATGGTGCTGGTACTATCCTTGGTGCTGATGGTTCCGAAGAAGGTACAATTGCATATGATACTGGACTTATCACAATGGGTGATCCTATCGACACAAATGTAGGTGATACCGTTAAAGCTACTTACCAGTATGACAATGAGACTGTTGGTCCGGATGTCAATGGAGACTATGGCGCTAGAATGGGTAAAGTCTATCTCCAGTTAGATGAATTCAATCTAGTAGCAACTGCCCACGAACTCGCAAGCTATTGGTCAATTTTCTCCGCGTTTGCAGCCCAGAATGAATGGGGTACAAACATCGGTGATATGGCTAAAGAAGCAGCTTTCTCCGAATTGACAGCTGAGATCAATACAAAAGGTTTCAAAGCTCTTGAAAAAGCAGCGACCTATAAACCTCAGTACAACTGGGATGCTTCTCCTGTTTTGTCAGGTAGCGTTGTACCGTCAGATTACTTGAACATGTTTAAACTTAAACTCGGTCAAGCGTCAGCTTCTATATATCAGGCAACAAGACTTACCCGTCCGAACCGACTTACAATGGGTGCTAATGCTGCAGAATATATGAAAATGATCAATGGATTCTCTGCTGATAATATTGACGATACGGTTGGTCCATATAAGCTTGGTACACTTGATAACTTCGAATGCTATGTTGAGCCTTCGTATGACCCGAACAAGTGGGTAATGTCCTGTAAGAGTACAGACATTCGCAGGAATAGCGGATTGTTTGGGGAGTATATGCCCTTCACAGCTACTGATGCAATCGGCCTTGCGAACGCTAGTGTGCAGCAAGGATATGCTACGATGTATTGCATGGAAGTGGTCAACCCGGCAACAATCGTTTCTGGAAAGATTGTTGGAGTATTCTAAACAATATTCTATATCTCATTAATAATCACAACCTCCCAATTGCAGTAATTGTAATTGGGAGTTCTCATATTTCTTATAAATAATTTATTTTTATATAGGTGGAGTATTTTAACCTTATATATGTATGTGATAAGATAAGCCTGAGAACCTTATCTATTGATGAGATAGAATCGCAAAAGATGTTATTCTATCTATTACTTGTGTAATAGTAAAAATTTAAATGGAGGTAAAACACAATGGCGTACAAAGTAACTATAACTTATGCTGGTGTAACTGCTGATGTTGAAGCGTTTGTAGCTCCTGTAATGCGACTTTACAGACCTAATCCTTCATACGTTGATACACTTGCATATGAAGGTACAGTGTATGACACAAATACACCAGGTATGGGCAGTCCGGAAGGTATATGGAATTATACGCTTGATCAAATGGAGCCGTTTGCAACTACATCTATTCCGTTCCCAGTGTCGTTGGCGCAGTTTAAACTTGCAGTTGTTGGGAAGGATAATGAGGTGTCGTTTGAAGTTGCAGATTATAAGGAAGCGTTCTACTATATGCAGATCGGTGAGTCTATGGCAGATCAAGGTTTCAGCGTAAAAGTCGAAGAGATTGCAGCTTAATTTGAAAGGTGTGAGTGTGTAAGGAGGGTCTAGACTGGTGACTATGCAAGAAATTGTAGCAGAAATCAATTTTTCATTAGGTCTTCCTGCACATGATAATATTGAGGAAATTCAGATTGATTTAGCTGTAATTAAAGCTTTTAGAGAACTTAAAAGGTATATGCGAACTCCTGTAGATAAAACCGTTCCGTTTTCAACACGAGTGAAACTTTCAGATGTTGGAATAATTACCAGACGAGTAATCTATTGTTTTGCAGCTAGGCCTAGAGTAGGATTACATCTGAGCACCATTGAAGCGGGTACACCTTTTCAGATAGGCGCTGCTATTAATACCCAAGGTATGGTTGGTCAAACACGTAGACTTAATATTGATCCGATAATGACGGAAATGGCAATGGCTCAAGTAAGGAATACACTTCAAACTGACTATCAGTGGCATTATGATCAACTTAACGATTGTGTGAGCATTACTCATAGAGATCCGAAACCTGCAATGGTTACAATCAGATATGTTCCAGAGTATAAGGATGTATCTGAAATAGTTAATCAAGCTTATATTGATTATCTTATACGGATGAGTGAAGCTTATGTTAAGAAAGCCCAAGGTCAAACGAGATCTAAATATAGTATTGAAGGATCTAATGTTAAACTTAACGGTCCAGAATTATTAGCAGAAGCTAATGCAGAACTTGAAGCAATTCGTGCAGAGCTTGAAGGTAAACGAAATAAGCTAGTTGTATTAAATTAAAATTCAAATTGTAAAGGAGTATGTATAATGGTTATCCAGAAGAAAACAGTTAGACCGATTAAAGCTGAAACAGAAGTAGCACCGGAAGTTACCGAGCTTCTATTTGAAGCTGAAGATGTAGCACAACTTATCGCTGAGGTAACAGGTGAAGATGTAACAGTTAGCGCAGAGCCTGATGCTGATGTTATTACATTCGAGGTTGCTGGCGAAGAATTCTCAGTTGAACCTGAAGGTGAAGAAGAAATGCTTGAAGCATCTACTCGTTTCAAGAAAGGTAAGAAGCCCGTAGCGGCATCAACAAGAAATCGCCGTCCAGCAGCTCCTGCTAGTCGTCCTGTCAAGAAAGTTGGACGTAGATAATATTTTAGCATTGCAGAATGACTGAAGGAACTTGCTGGACTAATATTCCGGTAAGTTCCTTCTGTTAAATATTGTGGAGGTTTGATAATGAAGATACAAGTTAATTCATCTGCAGTTGAAGGTAAAGGTGAAATTAGAAACTTCTTTCGTAAATTGGCTGGTATAGTTGATACAGTTTTTAAAACATTAGATGATTGGTCTGTAGAACAGCAGAAAGAAACAGATACAGGATGTAAGGTTCGTATTCGTAATACTGATTCTGATGATCTTCTAGATGTTGAATATATAAGAATTGAAGATGGTACACTTACTATCAAAATAAGAGATGAAGAAGGTAAAGAAACTATAAAGGAAGATGTACCTGACGATAAGGAGAGTGCATCAAATGCTCTTAAAGATATGTTAGATAATATTGGTAATATAACTTCTAATACAGAATTGGATATTAATGATAATCCAATAGGTGATGATGACGTTGTCGAAGGTCTTGAAGGTATATTAGAAAAATTATCAGGTATGTTGAATACTTTCTTCGACAGTACAGAAAACATTGAAGAAATTGATCATAAAGATATAACTAACGGTATTAAATATAGAGCTCAGCATAATGATATATATGCAGATATTTCTATAACAAGTGAAGATGCTGGGGAATTGTGTAAAATTGAAGTTAAAGCGTCTACAGGTGATATACTTAGTTTAGATAATATTCCTAGAATAAAGGTGCTCAGTACTGTGAAGACTATGCTATGGCAGGTGTTTACAGGTTCTACTTCAGATGTTGATGCTTCTAGAGAGCTTCTAGTTACTCTAAAACGTGTTGTAGGTAGTCGAGAAGATAGTATAGAACTTGTTGCAATCAATGCTAATTATTCTATAGAGGCTGCATTAGATACATTGGACGAAGTATTAGAAGATGAAGAGATATTAGATCTTATTGATGAAGAACCTTTGAGTCTAGCAATCACTGATTTAGATGAATCCGATATGTTTGATGTAGAACAAATTGAGAGTGAAGAAGTTACTCAAGATAGTTCTTGTACTATCAATAATATACTTTCTGCTGTTTCAATATTTGCAAATAACATATTAATGATACATTGGAATGCTAAAGGTGATGATTTTAGTACAATTCATAATTTGACGGATTCCTGGTATTGGTCTGCTAGAAATGATTTAGATACAATAGGTGAATTGTCTGTTGAATTGTGTGGCTCTGCCCCCAATCCTGCTATGAGTTTAGATGATGTAGCTTTATTACAATCTAATACAGAATATACTATAGATGATGTCTATGTAGTTGTTGCTGCTCAGATGGATTCACTCATAACTACACTTGAAACATATTATGTTAATTTTGATCATGATGTTCAAAGTACTTTAGATAATATTATCCGTTATTGGAAGAAAGAGCGAGATTACAAGGTATTTCGTGTACTAAAAGATTAATTTAGATATCTACCATAACCACTAAACTTTGGAGGTATGGTATGTCATTGTTATATGACGCTGAGATAAGAGAACGTATAATTAGATCAGAAAATCCATTCCAACATGTAATAGATATTGCTATATTAGCTAGGAAGAAAGCTAAAGAATCTGAGTATCATATATTAGATTCTGAAGCACTTACATGGGTCATTCAAGGTATTGAACCTGTAGAAGATTCAACTTTGAATTTAAGTAGGACAATAACAAATTATGAAGAGAAATATCTTGATGATATGTTATGTTGTATTGATGATGCTCAAGTAAGAAATGCATTACAAGAATCATTCTATCAAAGTAAATCTGCAAATAAGCTTATATATGAATATGGTAATATTACAGATAAACCACGTCAAACTAGAGTAAGAATTTTACTTAGAATGATCTGGTACAATACTGTATTAAAAGAAATATAATTTAAGGAGTGTATAAAATGCCTAGAGGAGTAAGGAATCCTAAACCTGTAGAAGTTGAAGACGTAGTTGAAGAAGCAAAAGTTGAAGATGTGATAGTTGAAGAAGCAAAAGTTGAAGATGTAATAGTTGAAGAAGCAAAAGTTGAAGATGTAATAGTTGAAGAAGTAGTTAAGGAAGAGATTGAGTCTTTACAAGATGAGGTTGAAGAAGTTGTTGAAGAAATTGTTGAGGAAGTAGAAGTAGTTGTTGAAGATGTTGTTGAAGATGTAGTCGAAGAAGTTGTTGAACCTGAAGTAGAAGCTGAAATTATTGAGGTAGAGCCTGAGGTTGTTGAAGTAACACCTGAACCTGAAGTTGTTGAAATAATATCTGAATCTAAGGTTGTTGATGATGAATATAAGATTGGTCAAGAAATAACATTTAGATTACCCACGATAAGGACCTATGATACAAGTGTTGCTAAGCTACCTAGCCGTAAACCTGGACCCTTATATATTTACGATACATTAGTGCAGAACGATCGCATAAGGGTATCTAATAGAGTTAATGGTGAGTATCTTGGATGGGTTTCATTGAATGATTTATCTAAGAATTAGATAATATACTTTAGTTTTAGATTATGATGCAGAGCTGTAAGAAGTTCTGCATCAGTTTGTAACCTTATATATTTTTATACTATACCTAGGTGGTGTGATACTATGGATAAAATACAGATACCTTCTAATATCAAATTAATAGATTCGGGTGAATTCCCTACAACGGAAAATTTACCAAAAGGTAATTTAGCTTTCGGTAAAATAACTGAGACTGATATGTACCATTTATTCGGTAATTCTGATGATAATATTGTAGATTATATGATGCAGGGTGAGCAAGGTGAACAAGGGGAATCTGCTTATCAATCATGGTTGAATACGGGAAATAATGGGGATGAATCTGATTTCATTCGATGGGTAAAAGCTTCATCTGGAGGTCAAGCAAATGTAGGCGAAATATTTTGGTGGCCTTTATCTAACCCTCCTGGAGATTCTTTATATTGCAATGGAGATGAAATTAGTAGAATAGAATATTCTAAATTATTTGAAGTAATAGGAACTATGTTTGGTACAGGTAATGGATCTACTACATTCAATTTACCTGATATGCGATATAAGAAAGCTGATTTATATCCATGTATAAGATATAAAGTTGAAGCATTTCCTTATGTTAAAGGTTATTTTGGTGATTCTAGTTTAGCTGCAAATGTACATAATATACCTACACCTATTATTACTAATGGTGATTCTAGTTTAATTGTAAATAAAAATTTTATAGTATCTGAAGATGGAGTATGGGCCTTAAGTTTCTCTGGTACTACTACTAATCAAAGTACTCCCTTTTCGGGTACTTTAAATTCTTATATTACTGTTGATTGGACATTACCGTCACAACGTTGTATTACACAGTTGCAATCATCTCAATCTACAATGATATTACATGCATTAGGTATAGATACATTGTTAGCTAATGATATCATGAATGTCACTTTACTTCCATCTGTATCGATGACATCTTGGCAACATCCAATTTATGGTGCAGAACCCTCCTTCTGGTTTGGTAGAATAGTATAGGAGATAATATGAATATATCTTATCTAGGTATTGTAAATCCTGAATTTCCTTATGTAACAGGTTTACTTATCCCTAAGTCTTTAGCAGCATATACATTCAATATTATGACACCTGATATTACTACGCTTGATGGAAATATCAATATGGTGAATGGTGATAAATTTATAGCTCCTGAAAATGGGGTTTATAGATTTTGTTTTAGTGGAGCGAAGCTTAGTGTAGTTCATACTGCAGAAACTCAAACATTTGTTGTTTATAATAGTGAATCTGTTGGAAGTAATTTTAAAAATGTAGCTGTGAATCTTGGTAAATTCGGATTGGTATCATCTGTATCAGTAGAATTAACTTTGGAAACAGAGGATTTTCTAACACTTCATGTTTTCACTGATATTGCAACACATGGAATAAACTATGCCGAAATGATACCTGTATTTGCATTCGGACGTATATTTTAGGAGTTTATTATGGATATATCTTATTTAGGGATTACACATCCCGAATTTCCTTGGTGTAGAGGCACGTTTGAGAATAGAAGTATTCCCGTTAGTGTAATAACAGAACTTAAACCTATTATTATGAACGGTAATATGACGCTAGATTCTACCTCTGTTAATGGCATTAAAATACCAGAAGATGGCATATATGCGTTTTATGTTAAAGCAGGTGGTCTTTCGATAAATAAATTTATCTTAGAGCGCACTGTGTATGGTGGAACTTATATAATGGGCGCTCAAGATGTAGTTATTAGAGATGATAATATGGCTGTACCGTCTTTATGCATTGTAAATCACTTTTCAAAAGGCGGATTATTTACTTATACTTATGCTTTAAATGTAGCCTCGACTACGATTACTTGGATGGACGCTGGTTATAATATGGCGTTCTTTTTTGGTAGAATAGCATAGATAAGATATGGGGTACAACCTTTTATATAGTTGTATATTACATTTAAGGGTGTGATGGTGATGGAGAATATAAAAGTACCTTCTAATATAAAAGTAATAGATTCAGGTGAAATACCAACATCTATGAATTTACCTAGAGGTCATCTAGCTTTTGGTAAGATAGATGAAACAGATAGATATCAGTTATTTGGAAATTCAGATGGTGAGGTTATAGATTATTCAACACAAGGTGAACCTGGATTAGCCGGAGAAAAGGGAGAGCCGGGTGAACAGGGACCTCAAGGTGAAAAAGGTGATAAGGGAGATCCTGGTGAGTCTGGACCGCAAGGGGAGATTGGTGAACCTGGGGAAAAGGGTGAGATTGGACCTGAAGGAGAAAAAGGAGAAAAAGGAGAAAAAGGCGAAAAAGGGGAACAAGGTGAATCGGGACCGCAAGGGGAACCTGGGGAAAAGGGTGGGATCGGTGAACAAGGACCTCAAGGCGAGAAAGGTGATACTGGAGAGAAGGGAGATCCTGGAGAAAAAGGTGAACCGGGTGATCCCGGAGAACCAGGACCTGCAGGAGAAACCGGTTCAGACGGAGAACCTGGAGAAAAGGGAGATCAAGGTGAGCCTGGACCTCTTGGAGCAACCGGACTTACTGGAGCACAAGGTGAAGCCGGTCCATCTGCATATGAAATAGCTATAAAATATGGATTTTCTGGTACAGAAAAAGAATGGTCCGATCTTAACCACGGTGTTAATACTTATGAAACTTGGTGGAGTTTATACAATGCAGAAGAAACTCAACTTCAATATCAAGATTGGATCATTGATCAATTACGTAATCTTCAAGGAGATAAGGGGGATAGTGTAGTTGGTCCTCAAGGAAAATCTAATTATGAAGTAGCTGTAGAAAATGGATTTGAAGGTACAGTAGAAGAATATATTAGAACTACTCATGTTAATCCTTATACAGTTTGGCAGAAAATGGTTGAAATTGAAGAAACTAATCTTGAATTTCAAGATTGGTGTTCATCATTATTAGAAGGATTAAGAGGGGAACAAGGTCATAAAGGTGATACCGGTCCATCAGGTCCATCTAATTTTGATTTAGCAGTGTCTGAGGGTTTTGAAGGTAATATAGAAGAGTGGTTAGTTACAACACATGTTAATCCGTATTCTATTTGGTTATATCTTACAGAAAAAGGTGATACTGAATTAGAATTCATGGATTGGGTTGTATATCAATTAAGAAGTTTTCAAGGATTGTCTGCTTATGAAACTTGGAAATACAAAGGTAATGTTGGAGATGAAAATACTTTCTTAAGTTGGGTGAAAGCTTCTGCTGGAGGATATTGTTCTATAGGTGAGATATTTTTCTGGCCTATACTCTCACCTCCTGGAGATTCTTATCTTTGTGATGGTAGTGAGAAGAATCGTACTGGTGAAGCTGGGAATCTATTCAATGTGATAGGTATAACATTTGGTGAAGGTGATGGAGAAACAACATTCAATTTACCTGATATGATGTATGATTCTGCAGATGTATTTCCTTGTATAAGATATAAAGTGCGTTGATTGGAGGTAATTATATGAATAAGGCGTATTTAGGTAACATTTCTACAGGATTACCTTATTGTTATGGAACATTTGTCAATAAAAGTATGGCAGCTAATGCATGGACAACTTTTGCTCCTAATATATTAGATAGTAATTTTAATTTTGTAGTATCTGGCAATGATATAATTATTCCTAGTAAGGGGAGATGGAGTGTTAATGTATGGAGTATGAATCTTACTACAGCACCTGCAGCTAATTCTCAAAATGTTTATAGATGTGTTATGGGTATGAGATATCAATTACCGTTTTCTACTCCTAATCTTAGTTTAACACCTGATTTATATTTTGAACATGATGTTCCATCAGGAACTGTATTCAATTTTTCAGTATATCTACAAGCAGCTCAAACAGGCTTTTCACAGATACCGCAATTTATTCTTAAACGTATTTTATAAAGAAGGTGATTTTAATGAGAAAAGAGATAAGTTATTTTGATCCGCGTTGTCCTGAACTTGAAGTAGTAGATGGTCGTAATATTTTTGGAATAATTGCTAATAGTCAAGAAGACTATGATAATATTATGGCGATTATTACTAATCCTGAACGAGAGATAACAAATATTGTTGAAGAAGATTTACCTCCAGCAGAGGGTTATACGGAAGAAGAAAAAGATGATTTTTTAACTAATGTTATGAAAGGGTTGGGATTATGAATAAATACCAAGAAGCGGGATTTGGTATAGGTGAAGGTATGCGTATGGGTAGATATCATACGTCTGAAGGTAATGGTAGAATGTTATTACGTTTTCCTGCTACTGCATTTGATGAGTATGTACCTAATCCCAATACAGAATATCCTGCTGGCTATGTATTGAAGATGTCTGATGATCCTGTTAGTAAATATATGTTTACACGTGATGGTAAACTTGATGTATCCCCATCCCAGAGTAATATGTGTAAGTTGTTTCGTAATGGTAATCGTTATCCATACGTTGAAGAAGAATTTCTTGAAAGTGGTTTTGAGCGCTATTGGGAGAATCCTAATAGGCCTGAAGAGGATGGGTGGTACAGAGTTAAACTAAGGAATGATGGAGAAGTAATGATTGTTTCTGATAAGACATCTCCACCTAATGCTCCAGATAGATGGGAGAAACTAGCTGAATAGGAGTAAATTATGGGTACTTATATCGGATCAGGTATTCTAAATATTGTTATGAATAATCTAAATATGTCTACAGATAATCATGAATTTATTTGTGGTGAATTTACATATCCAGTTGAAGTAATAAATTATGATGACGATGTAGAATGGTCTACAAATCAAAATTTAGGTAATTCTACTGCAGATGCAAGAATGTTGATTGTTATAGTTCAAGGTGATTTAGTAATAGATACAAATGTAATTATAATACCTCAAACACGTAAACGAGGTTTCTTGATATATGTAACAGGTACACTCACTAATAACGGAACAATTAGTATGACTGCTAGGGGAGCTAGTGCACCTAATCAGATTGTATATTTATGGGCTCATAATAATAGAAATCTTGAATTAATTGAGGGATCTACACTAGGTGGAGTGAATAATGTTACTACAGCTCATAATGGTGTTGTTGGAGGACATGGTTCTAATAGAAGATGTGGCGGAGGAGGTTCAGGGGGAAGAAATGCAAATGGGAATGTACCAGGTACTACGGCTAAAGGAGGCAATTCTACATCTTATTCAGGTGGAACTGGTGGAGCAGGATTATATGGAGCCGGAACTGTAGCATCTGATACAGGTGGAGTAGGTGGAAGTAGTACTGGAAGTGATGGTGGAGGCGCAGGTGGTGGAGGTGTAGGTAATCCTGGAGGTACAGGAGGTCTTCCTGCAGCAAATGGTGCAAATGGTACAGGAGGTCTATTAATAATTTATGCTAAAACTTTCATTAATGCTGGTTCTTTATTATCCCAAGGTATAAGTAACAATACTTATACAAATGCTGCTGTTAGATGTGGAGGCTCTTCAGGTGGAGGTTCTATAAATCTATTTTATAGTGATATTATTTATAATGTTGGAGTATGTAATGTGAATGGAGGACCTGCTGGAGCAACAGGTGCAGGAGTGAGTAATATTAGTGGTGCTGGAGGGAATGGATCTTTAACTACAACTCAAATAGAACCTTATCTATTTGGAGATTTAGATTTTAGACGATTGCATGTTAGCGGTCGTTCATTAATTCATACTATCACTGAGAATCTATATCTAGTAACTACTGGAAATAGTTTCTTGAATTTCAATGGAGATTTAATTCATTCTGCAGAAACAATAGTATATGAAGGTAACCATGTATGGAGTGAAGATAAATTATTAGGTCAAAACATATCAGATCATAGAATGTTAATAGTTATAGTTAAAGGCAATCTAAGAATAGATCCAGGAGTAACTATAAAATCTACAGCTACAAGAAGAGCATTTTTATTATTTGTATTAGGTAATTTAGAAAATTATGGTACCATTAATATGACTACTAGTGGTCAGATATTGGGTGGAATTATCAAAGTATTTCAAAATAATAATGAATCTTATGAAACTGTCGGATTAGCTCAGAAGAATGGAATAGCTCTAATAAGTACGGTTCGATTGATAAATAAAGGTGACATCTATATGAAAGGTGATACACTTCAATTATATTATCAAGGATTATTAGAATTAGGTACTACAGAATTTAGAAAAATAGATGGTAATAAAAATAGTTTAATGGCGAATAGAATAGTAGATGCAGATGAGGTTGAAACGCGAACATTTGTGTAGGAGTTTGAGATATGTCAAAGTATTATGAATCAAGCATAATAAATATTGTTATGAGTAATATAGATATGCCCAACGGTGACCATGAATTTATTTGTGGAGAATTCACATATCCTGTTGAAGTGCTTAGTTATGATGGTGATGAAGATGGTAATGTTGTATGGTCATCTAATCAAAATCTTGGTAGTGCTATAGCAGATGCTAGAATGCTAGTAGTTATTGTACGAGGTAGTCTTATAATAAATACAGGAGTGACAGTTACACCTCAAACACGTAAGAGAGGGTTCTTATTATATGTGACAGATGTTCTGACAAATAGTGGAACAATCAGTATGACAGCTAGGGGAGCTAGTGCACCTAATCAACCTGTTTGGTTATGGTCTCATGAAAATAGAGAAATTGAGATTATAAATGGAATATCTCTTGGAGGTGTGCATCCAAATACTGCTAATAATACACCAGGTGTTAGCGGTCAAGTAGGTTTGAATCGTAAATTAGGTGGAGGCGGTTCAGGAGGACGAAGTAGTAACGTCACAGGTCGTGGAGGTAATTCTACATCTTATTCTGGAGGTCCTGGAGGGGGCGGCGGTCATGCCGGAACCGCTACTCAAGGTTCAGATACAGGTGGACCTGGTGGTAATGGATCAGGTAGTGATGGTGCAGGAACTAGTGGAGGTGGAGCAGGTAATCCTGGGGGAAGTGGTCCAGGAGGAGCTGGGAGTGCTGGAACAGGAGGATTACTTATTATAGCTTGTGATGAATTCTATAACATTGGTACAATATCATCTAATGGTTCTAATGGTGCTAATACTTTCTGGTATAGTAATCCAGGAGGAGCTGCTGGTGGAGGTTCCGGTGGAGGTTCTATCAATATATTCTATATTAAAACCTTTCAACAATATGGTACAATATTGGCAAACGGAGGCCTTGGAGGTAATGCTCTTACAACATCAAATTCAAGAGGTGGAAATGGTGGAAATGGCTCTATAACACATACTCAGATCGATCCTTATAAATTTTCTACCTTTGAATATAATCGTAGATTTCTTGAAGGAAGGAGTTTACTTCAAACTATAACAGAAAATTTAAATAAGTTATTAACAGGAAATAGCTTTCTTGATTTCAATGAAGATGTTATATATTCTGCAGAAACTGTTGTGTATGAAGGAAACTATACATGGGATAATGATAAACTATTTGGAGAAGTACAACCTCAAGGAGTAGATCATAGAATATTAATTGTTTTAATTAAAGGTAATTTGAAGATAAATGAAGGTGTGACAATATCAGCAAGAGATTCACGAAGAGCATTCATGTTGGTTGTATTAGGAACATTAGAAAATTATGGAACAATCAATATGAAAACAACTGGTTCAATTTTAGGTGGAGATGTTAGAGTATTTCAGAATAATAATAAATCTTATGAAACAATATCAACTGTACAGAAGAATGGAATAGTTATTATTAGTACGGTACGTTTAATCAATGAAGGGAATCTTATTTTACAGGGAGATTCTATTAATTTATATTATCAAGGTCTTATGAAGTTAGGTAATCGTGTACTTAAAAAACAAGATGGTTCACCAAATGCGCTAATAGCTCATAGAATAATAGATGCAGATAGAGTAGATAAACTAACATTTGGCTAAAATCAATTTATATATTGTAGAGTCGCATATGTGGCTCTATTTTTATTGTTAAAAATTTCGTTATATATAATATAATCAAAATAATCAAAAAGGAGTATGTATAATGAGAAAGACTTCAAGTATAAATCAATTTCCATATAAACATACATCTATATGTTACATAGAAGTATTCAAAGATGGTAAAATTGAAAATCCGTTACATGCAAATGAATGTGATCGTCACCAGTTGAAAGAAGCTTATGAAAGGGCAAAGTCTAAAGAAACTAAGTTATATTGTACATACTTGGGTACATATGCAGGCCATTTATTTATTGTAGATGATTTAGATTCTCTTGCTAATGCATTCAAATTTAAAGAAGAATCAGAAAGAATTGAAGAAGCTTTATTACCTCAAGGTCGTAAAACATATATTTCTAAGAATGAATTAATTCAAGGAGATACATATGATGTTAAAATTGTAACCTGTAATAGAGTTAATTCTTTAGATAATCTAAATATTGTTACCAGGACATTCAGTAAATTTGAGGATGCTAAAGCTTACGTAGAGTTGAGATCGTCAAAAGTATCTGATAAATATTGGGTAGATGGTATGGTAAATTCTAAAACAACTGGAGAGATCTGGTTTAGTATATCAAGATAGTAATCAAATTAATATCAAATTAATATCAATAGGAGGGCATATCAATGAAATTCGAAGTAATAGGACCTAAAGGTAAAGTGAAGTTAATAACATGGGATGCAAATTGTGTTTATGATTTCCTTACATTAAAAAGAAAGGAAGCTCTTGGTTATACTTTTCGTCTTAATAAAAAAGTAGCAACCGCTGATATTGTGAATAACTATCTAAGACCTAAGTCTATCACTAAATTCGGTAAGGTAGATACAAGAGATATTTATGAAGTTAGGATTGTAACTTGCACACGTGTTCGAAATATCCAGAGCGGTATATCTGAATCTGTTAAGGTTTTTGATACTTTCATCGATGCAGAATATTATCTTAAACAGAAGGTAGCCAAGATTGATAAAAACTATTATGTCAGTGGTGTTATCACATTGTTTAAGAAGGGTGAAGTAGCTTTAGAAATAGCTAGAGAGTGGTGAGAGTCTAATGTATTGTTCAAATTGTAAGGAAGTAGTGAAACCTAACGGACATTTAAGAAGTGGTATGCTATACTACACTTGTCCTCATTGTGGAGATATATTGACAGATGTCAATAAAGTAGAGAAAATAGAAGATAATTCGGAGGTGAAAATTAGTTGTTAAATATTATCCAAGAAGGTAAGTTATATAAGATTTCGTTCAAGTATGACCCTCAGATAGTTTATTTTGTAAAAAATGTTCCAGGTAGAAGGTATAGTTCAAATCCCAAATCTTGGACAATTCCTATGGAGAACCTAGGTTTCTTCTTAAATGAGATCAAGGGTACAGAATATGAGAAGATAGTTAATATACAGTCTACAGAAGACCTCAATGTGAATCCAAAAATCGATACAACACATGTGATACCGAATATTGATATATCTAATGTGAATTTCAAGGTTAAAGAAGGTGCTACACCATTTGCACATCAATTAGATTTCATGAAATTTGCTATTCATAGATATAATAAGGGTAATCATAATGGTTTCATACTCACTGACGAAATGGGGTGTGTTTCTGGGGATGCTGTTATATCTTTTAAAAAAGGGGGAGCTTCAAGTAAACTATCGTTAAGGCAGTTTTATAATAGATATTATGGACCTAATATATCAGATAGTGTTGTATCTAGCCTTATAGAGGTTAGATGTTTAGACGAAATTTCTAAGTTATTCCGGCATCGTACATGTGAAAATGTAATATATAGTGGCATCAAATCTGTGATTAGATTATCTTTAGATGATGGTAAGATTGTTGATTTAACTCCTGATCATTTAGTACGTATAACTATAGAGGGAGATTATAAGGAGGCAGGTGAATTAGTTGTTGGTGACGAAGTAGTGATTAATGGGGAACCTGTATGTAGAAGGTGTGGTTCTAATGAAGATATGGTTGTGAGAACGGATGCTAAATTCTATGGTTATTGTCGAAGGTGTATGTATACTCTACGTGAGGGTACACGCCATAAACATGGTGGAGGAATACATAGACGAATTGATTATGATGGTTATGTATTACTTAGTGGTCCAGAACTTAGAGATCATCCAAATTACAACTATCTTTGTGGTGTACTGGAACATCATTATGTTATGTCTAAACATATTGGAAGAGGGATCAATACACCTTATGAAGTAGTTCATCATAAAGATCGAAATAAAACTAATAATGATATAACTAATCTAGAATTGCTAACTACAGATAAACATTGGTTGGAACATTGTAATTCTGTTGATTATATAGGTAAGGGTGGACTAGTTGTAATGCGCCCAAAATACGCTAAGATTATAGCTATTGAAGATGCCGGTAGTATTGATACCTATGATATACAGATGGAAGCTCCTCATCATAATTTTATAGCTAATGGGGTAGTTGTACATAATTGTGGTAAAACTGTTGAAGTTATGAATCTTGCTTTATATAGACGAGAGCATCAGAATTATAAACATTGTTTAGTTATTGTTTGTATAAATGGTGCTAAATATAACTGGGTAGAAGATATATTCTTACATACTAATGGTGAAGAATTACCTTATATCCTTGGTACAAGAATTAAACGCGATGGTAGATTAAATCATGATGCAGGAAGTAAAGCTAAACTTGAAGATCTAAAATCTGGTTATTGTTATGGTAAAGAAGATATTAAATTACCTTATTTTCTTGTTATGAATATTGAAGCAATTAGGATGAAATCTGCGAGAAAAATGCCTATAATGGAAGAAATTATAAGATTGTGTAGATGTGGATACATTAATATGATTGCAATAGACGAAATCCATCTTAATATGTCCCCTACTTCATTACAAGGTAAAACCATTCTTAAGATTAAACAACAAACATCTAATTTAGTTGAATGGCTACCTATGACAGGTACACCTATAATAAATAGACCTACAGATGTATTTACACCTCTTAAACTTGTTGGAGGACATGAATTCAGTAATTATTGGGTTTGGAATCAACATTTTGTAGTTTATGGAGGATTTCAAGGTCATGATATACTTGGATATAAGAATATCCCTCAATTAAAAACTATGCTTCAAACGAATATGCTTCGTAGATTAAAAAGAGATGTTTTAGATCTTCCTCCTAAGATATATTTTACAGAATATGTAGAGAATACATCTTATCAAAGAAGGTTATATCAAGATATTCAAATTGAACTTAAACAGAAGAAGGATGAAATAATAAATCAGATGAATCCTCTAGTTGCACTTCTTAGATTACGTCAAGTTAACGGTGCACCTGAATTAGTGGATGATAAACTGGTTATAGATAAAGATTATTTGAAGAAAAATGCTAAGATTTTAAGAATTCTGGAGATTTTAGCTGATATTCATGAGCGAGGAGAAAAGGTCATCATATATAGCAATTGGATTGAACCTCTCAAGACTCTCTATAGATTTATTTCTAAAAAATATAAAGTATGTTGTTACACAGGTACAATGAAGAGTTCTGAACGTGAACAGCATAAACAAACATTCATTAATAATCCAGAATATACAATCATGATTGGTACAATCGGTGCTTTAGGTACAAGTCATACATTAACTGTAGCAAGAAATGTTATATTCTTCGATGAATGTTGGACACCTGCTCAGAAGATTCAGGCTGAAGATCGTATCCATCGCCCCGGCACAACACATAGTGTGAACATACATACAATTATAACAAAAGATACAATTGATGAAGTAGTTCATAATATATTAGCTGATAAGAAGGTGATGGCAGATTATATTGTAGATGGTAGTCTAAATCTTCGCCATAATTCTCAATTGTTTGATAGATTGTTGATGTGATTAAACCTTTAATATATTGTATGGATAAAAATCAAGTATTCAAAGGTAAGGATCTGATGCATTGGGCATGGATTGTATTGATATCAATAGGAAGTTTTATATTATTAATAATTATAGCTTGGTTTGTAATGGGATGTATATTTGCTTATCTAAGAGGTAAATATGGAGAGTAAAAATATGTATTAAATTCGTTATAGTATATTGTCATACTTAATTGTATGTGGATTGAAATTAGTATATAAAATTATGCTATATAAGAAGGAGTAAATTAAGATGAAAATATTAGTCAGTTCAGCAAGAAAAGATGATCTTATTAAACAAAGAGACCAATGGGAATCTGATAATGCTGCCCAGAAATCTAAATATGAAGCACAAAGTAAACAATTCTATGAAAAACAACAAGAAGTATTTGATGATATAAAAAATCAAGTACTTGGATATTTATCTGAGTGTAAGATAGATATTGTTGTTAATATCATGCAGGCACTTTCATTTCAAGGTGGGGGTATAGAAGTTAGAGTCGAATCTAATGAACGCAACGTGCACGGTAAAGATAAAGCACTCAGTTGGAATTGGAGGGTTTCTTTAGATAGTGGAGGTGAGGTTGTTAAGGAAACATCATCTTGGTCAGGTTTACAAGCTACTACTCCTGCTCAACTTGATTCATTGAGAGAAACTGTAAAAGCTTTAGAAATATTGAATGATATTGATTGGTCACATATGTTAAATGTAACTCTTCCTGATTATCGTGAATACGTGACTGAACCGTCTAGTATTGGTCAACGTCCTAAATTTGAATCAGATATTCTTGATGAAGAATTGAAGGCTCTGATTGGTACTAATACACTAGTTAAGGGTATGTATAAGCCTGATGGTGATAGACATTCACGAGGTATGAATAAAAATTACTATCAATATTATCTGATATTGAAGGATTCTGGTAGTCAATATACAATAGCTGACGTATCTCGAGATCAAGTTGAAAATGAGGAGTATCGTAGAGGTAAGACTCTTGCTGAACTTGTTGAAAGTGCTAAAAAGTATTCAAATAGAATCAGAAAAGATACATTCCAACAGATGTTATTCAAACCTCTTGAAACTGTTGATGTTGGTGGTGTTGAATAAAGGAGATATATAATGAAGAGATTAATCAAAGCTGCAGATAATAATGATGTAATACTTTCATCTGAATATTTTGATTTAGTGTCTAGATCAGGTACAGGTATGGGTAATGTACCTTGGAGTAGTTATGAAATTTATTCTAAAGGTCTAGCTGAAGATTTGATAGTTAGAATTGATTTAAATAATCAAAATATTGATTTCAATAGTTGGAAAGAAGGTGAACCTCCTTTAAAATATATACCATATAGTATATGTATTAATTGGGGATTTTCTTCTCAAGGTGATCCTGATGTAATTGGGATGATAACAGTACTTCAAGAAGCCATGAAATTTGGTAATGAAGTTGCTGAGCATTTTGGTATTAAAACTATTAATTTTTAATCAATTTAGAAGAAGGATAGATGTATCATGAAGAAAGTTGTAAAATCTGAAATTGAAATATCTGATGATATGCTTAAGCGGTTGCTTAGAGAAGTTGCTAGATTGTCTAATAAGATATTAGATGATAAAAATTATGATGAGATTTATCATATGTCTGAAGAAACACGCAAAAAAGTTAAAACTCTTTGTAATAATTTCTTGGATACTATCATATATGAACTTGAATTAGATAGAGGCTGAATATGAAAAAATTAATTAAATCATCCTCTTATCCAGGAGAAACTTCTCTGGATAAACTTTCTTATATGTTAGGAGATTTAAGTAATCATATAACCGAAGTAAATCGTATAGTAAATGATATGTATGCAATATCCACTGAATATAGTGAATTGAATGATATATTGGATAAAAGTACAATTCCATTTATTCAAAGTATGATTGAAGATGATAGGCCTGGAAGTATTCCTAGATTACGTCAAGCAATTAAAGATGCAAAGTATTTATAAGACTTTGTCATATTAATGTAGTATGTTGATTGAAGAAGGAGATATAAGATGAAGAAGATCATAAGAGCGTCAGATGAAGCAAAATCATACAGAAAATTAATTAAATCTTCAACTATTGAAGATGAGGATGAAGAAGATCTTGAAGCATGTGACAGTGTTATGGGTGAAGATGGTGCTGATCAGTATGTAGAAGATGATATAATGGGTGCCGAAGGTGGTGGCTCTAAAGAAGAGGCTTTTGATGAGGGTCTATCTGATTTAAAATCTGATTTTGATTATGCTATGGATGGATTAGATAAGATGGCTCGCGATGGTAATACAGATGAAGCACTTTCTCTAGTACTTGAATTTAGTTCAGGTGTTGCAGGTATAATAAGTAAAATAGTAGATGGAATATCTGGAGAAGTTACTGAAGAGTAAGGAGATATATTGTGAAGAGATTAATAAGGGCTACGTCTGTAAAAGATTGGGATTATAAGAAAGAAAATAGCATTGTAGATCCTTCTTATCTTGAATCTCAACTTCCTAATAGTATGAGATATAAAGAGTGGCATCTTGAGCCTAAACGTGCTGACGAATCCACAATTGTTTTTACATGGATAACACAGGGAGAAGTTACAGATGAAGGATATATGTATATAGAACATTATGCAGATCAGATAGCAGATGATCTTAGATACTATTATGAGGATGCTAAAACATTAGAAGTTGAAATATATCAAAAGGATTATCGCAATGATAAAACTAAATGGCACACCTTTAGTCAGCCCATTAGATAGGAGATATTATGAGAAAAACAATATATGGAAAAAGGAGTACACCTGAAGATTTCTTAAATGCACTTGGTGATAAGATAACTGAATTGGAAGGAGGTATAACTTCTGCTCATAGAGCTGGAGATCCTTTTGATGATGAACTAGATGATTCAGATGAAATTACACTTCATGCACATTACACTTTACCTGAAGATGTTTATATGGAGATATTAAATCTAGAGTCTGAACAATCACAATATTCTGATAAGATTAGCAAAGCTGCTCAATTAGTATCAGAATATGATAGTCATGCTTTCAATATATGGCAAAGGAATGTTGGTGAAGTAGGTAGTCCTGCATATCAATATAAAGAACTTACGGATTTACTTGTTATGAAGTATGAAGATATGTATGGAGTACCAGATATAACTGCTGCAACAAATGTGAATACATCTACTAAGCGAATTATTCGTGCTACTAAGAAGGGTTCGCCTCAAGATTTTGAAGAAGCACTTCATAGTCGTATATCTGAACTTGAGGGTGGAGTTCAATCTGCAGAATATGTAGAAGGTGTATTTCTTGATCAAAATGATGCGTATAATGCAAGTACAGGTCAATGGGATGATTATGAATCCGAAGAGCGAGGAGATAATTTCGAATATAAAGGATTCAATGTTCATAGAGATTGTTGGGATGGTGATGGTGAAACTGGTCCACAAGCCCCTCAAATATATTTTGAAATATATGGTCCTGAAGGTAATGATTATACAAATGAGGTAAATTTATCAGCATATTATGATGATAATAGTATAACTGGATATAATTTTGATATATTCAAAGATGATGAAGTTAAACGTGTAATTGATGAACTTATATCAAATGGATATAGTTATGAAGAAGTATGTCCTAACTGTCATGGTGGAGGTTGTCCAGATTGTATAGGATTAGATGATATAGATTCATCTGTGAAAGCCTCATCTGGTGGAGATATAGATCATATAACTGAAGACGATATTCAGTTATGGATAGATGATGAATTGAATGCACTTGAAGATGATGATTGGGAAGGTTTACAGGATGTTATATGGGCTTGTCCAGATAGTGTTCTTGAGGATGATCTTCAACTTATGTATGATAGTTGTTTACATGATGGTGATTTTGATGATTGTGTATCATCCTTAGATGGTATTGCAAGTGATTATATAGATAATTATATTACCTCTAGTGCAGATATAAATGATAAAATTCAAGGTCCTCAAACAAATGAAGATTTAGTTGGACTTGCAACAAAATATGGTTTGAATTATGATTACGATGAAGCTGGTAATCTCATTGTATTTGATGAAACATATGATCTCAATCTTGCAGGATTAGAAGATGGTTACGGCCCTAATATAGATGCTTTCTTTGATGAAGCAAGTCAGAACCCTTCATTCCATTATGAAGATTATGATGGTGAATTCGGTGTAGGATTCAAGGGAATAAGAGGTATAGCAGATGTGATGGGTGCTGATACATCTAATATTAATTACAATGTAGGTGATTTGTTTGAATTGACAGATACATCTCATCCTTATACTTTCGAGATATTGGAAATAACTGATGAACATGTTCAAATACAAAACTTCACCACAGGAGTTACACCTAGCCCTATATCTAAAGATGAATTTGATTCAAGATGGGGCTCAGGATATTATACTTATACTGGTAATAAGGATACCGCATATGGTCCTATAGAATCTAGTGAATCCATATATGGTACAGGTGAAGGCGAAGTTGTTTTAAATAATACAAATACAGATGCAGAAGGTATTCTAGCAGCTGATTTACTTAATGATAAAGATTATGTTGAAAGACTTGCATCTGAAACCGTTGATTGGGTCGCAAATTTTGGATATCAAGCAGGGTATCAAATACAGCCAGATGAAAATTATTTATACTTTGAAGTATTTGATGTAGATGATGTAGTTATACATGAATATCTTCAATCTATAGCTGATATTGAACCAATTGAAGCCGATCTTTTTGATGATTCTAGAAAACTTGCAGAAGCTATAATGGAGGGTATACCTGGTTGGGAAGATAATATTGCTAATGATGAGGGTCTAGCACTTGATCGTTCAGAATCTGGTTATGATAAATTTGGTATGCCTTTTGACGGAGTCGAAAGTTCTCAAGAAATTGTAGCAGATGATTATCCTGTTGAAGATGAATTCAATTCTGCAGTTCAAAGACCTAAGAAATTTAGAAAGTATGAAGCATTTCTTGATGAGTTAACAGCTATAGCATTTGATTGTGTAGATGTTGATGGTCTCAATTTTGAAAGTACTGCAGTTGATTGGCTTAGTAGTGAATTAAATAATCGTGATTTAGCTGAAAAATATGTCCGTCGTTTCATTAAAGAGAATGATATGGAGAATTCAGATACTGACTATGATATTGGAACTGATCATTATGGTGAACCTGAAATTCCTTATACTCCTCCTAACAGATATAGATATTAGAAAGAAGCTAGATTATGAAGGTATTGGTTAGAGCTGCAGTAGAAGATAATGATGATTATAGACAAGATGAATCTATTGAATCTAGATTAAATGATATTTATTTAATCTTCAATGATAAGCCTAATAAAGCTCTAGAAGCTAAATGGGAGAAAGCTTGGGATCTGTATGAATCTTGGCAAAGACACGGTGATGATAATGATTTACAAGCTGTTATTTCAATAATTTCAAAGGTAGAAAAGTCTAAGAAACAAACTGAGAGAGTTATCAAGAAAAAACGAGAGGCTGATCCTAATCATCCTGTAGATACAATAGAATATATAGGTGATTTCTTCTATGATGGTAAGCATCTAACATTTAGGACTTTTGGTGCTTCTTATAGCTATCAGAATACTTATATATTACGTAATGGTACTAAGATTGATATACCTGCTGCAAAAGATGCGATATCTAATGGAAATATTAGTGGGGACTATTTTCAAAAAGATGATAAGGTTGCCGAAGTATTGGAATCTATTGGATGGTTTTCACGTGAAAATTTAATCAAAGAATTTGCAAAACAATATCAAGGTTGGAGCAAAGAAGAGTTAGTTACAGAATTGAAGAGTAGAGATTCTAATAGATATAAGAAAGCAGAAGATTATAGTTCTACAGTTATTAGAGAGTGGTTAGCAGAATGTGATATAGGGAGTCAATGGTAATATAATGAAACGTGTTATTAGATCTGCATGGAAATCATCTTGGAATGATAAATTTGATGAAAATATTGCTGGTTCAATAATTCCAATTGAAGTAGCTCAAGAAATTGATGATGCTGGTGGATATATAACACAAGAGAATAATCATACTTTTATTAGTTGTTCAAATGATGTGAATATCTTTAGATTATTAGATGATGCAGATATTGAATATTCTTGGAAACATGATTCTAGAGGTGATTTCAATTATAAAGATATGCCAGGATTTTATGATATAATAATTACAATTGATAATAATCAATAAATACATTTTAAGGTAAGGTGAAGTAGTATGAAAATATTGATAAAAGCTTCAGATAATAAATATAATGCAGGTCCATATAAATATATAACGACACATGGTATAGGTCCAGGCACATTACCTAAAGATGTTGAACTTGTTAAGGTTGTAGATCTTCCGAATTTTAGGTGTGAATTATATCTGGATAGACCTTTGACATCTGAAGAGCTTGATTATTATGATATTCGTAGTGAAACAGGTGAAAGAGGTGGAGTCCAAGCATCTATTGGACTAAATACTGCGTTGAATGCAGCAATTAGAGCTATAACCTGTGATGATGACGATTATCGTTATAAAATTATGAATAAACTTGCAAGAGGTACTTATAAAATTCCTGAGGATATCTCCAGAAGAATTCATGATATCGTAGATAGTTGTGATTCAATGCCTGATGAGTCTAATAATTATCACGGAGATTGTGTAGATAAATTGAAAAATATGATGGAAAATTCTGTTGAAGCGAGTCAACAATATATAAAATCAGATGAAACTTCTGATATAGTAGGGGATAGATATACTGGATCTGGTCTATATTCAGATAGGACTTGGAAAATATTGCCTGTAGATTTATTTAAAAGATTAGCGGAAGCTTTAGCTGATCCTCAAATTGTTGAAACTAAACCTAAGCACCCAAATCGAAGTGATCTGTATAAGAATAGATTTGAAGCATTTTCTAAAATAATTAATCTTCCAGAAGAATTCACCTCTGAAATTACTCAAACTTGGGATAGTGGATCACCTAGTGTTAAGATTAGTATAAAGTATGAAGATCAATCTGCTGGATATACTTATGAAGGGATTAGCCGTGAAGGTGAAGCAGGTATTAAAGATGCTATAAGTGTTATATATGAACGTATGTTAAGATACAGCGAACCTGGTTTATTAGACGAAGATTCTGTAGAGCGTTGGATAATAGTTGACAAAGATGGTAAACAGACGTCTGATAAAGAATTTATCAGTGAAGAATCTGCTAACCAATGGAAAGAAGATGCAATCAGAACATGTTTACCTAACTTCAAATTGTCTTACTTATCAGAATATTATAATAGAGTTGTAAAAACATCTGATTCTACTGTCAAAAGTTCTGTAGATATCGATGATAGTATGCATGTGGGGGTTACTTTATGAAAAGATTAGTCAGGACATCTAATGAAATTTTAGGAGTATCTGGAACAATTCGTAGTCAGATTGTATCTAGAATAAGAGAAAGATTATCTTCTGAGCTTGAAGGTAAATTCAAACTTGCGGATATAGATTGTTATGACGATTACTTCTATTGTAAAGTCATATATTATATTCCTGGTGTTAAAGATGAATTTGTAAATAAATCAATATCAATTGAATGGGATGATAATAATTCCTCTGATACTATTGATATGATTGATATTGAAGTTGATGCTGTAGTAGAATATTTTAATACTAAGTCTGGAGAAATTTCAGCTAGATATGATAAATATGCTAAAATTAATCCTCGTACAGAGAAAGCTATTGAAGATAGATTCCGTCTGCATAAAACTTTCAAAGAAGAGGATGAAGCGGTAGATGCTGCAATAAATATATTATCTAAATTCAATTTTGAAGTTGATATTTCTTCTAGAAAAGAACGGGAAGAATTAGATAAAGGTATTGAGCCTAGTTCCTATGAACAGAGGATAAATTATGATGTATATCATAATGATAAGTTAGTTAATGGAGGATTACAAGTTAAGAGATGTTTCCGGGATAAAGAGATGCCTTCGTTAAGTTGGGCTGTTAATGGGGCACCTTTCAATTATTATCTTATACAAATGTATATGTTTGATAAAGCTTATAGATGATGAGAGATGTTTTAATGAAAAGATTAATACGTGCAGATAATAATATTTCACCTTATAGTGTAGGTGATAGAGTTTCTTATGATGCTAATATAAGAGGAGTTACACCAAGATTAGGTGAGGGTGAAATTGTTAAAGTAAGTAGAGGTTATGCTACAAGTGGTCATTCTACATCTTGGGAATATTCTATAAAAGAAGACGATGGTCATATATGGGTAGCTGATGAACTTATGATAATAGACAAATTATAATTTATAGGAATTGTGAGATTAGAATTATGAAAAAATTAATTCGAGCTAGTGCAGATTATCGTAAATGTAGTAGATGTAGAGATTTATTACATATGGAGGAATTCGATGGAGATAATCAAATATGTAACAGATGTATTGATTTACCTGATATAGAGGATGCCCCTGAATTAAGAATGTGTCAATATTGTCATAAAGAATTTCCTAAAGAAGATATGACTTGGACTATTGACTGTCAAGGTATAAATTACAGATATGTTGATGATAGTTGTTATGATAAATTGATGGCTAAAGGGTATGATGGGCAATATTACGATGAGCGAGATGAAAATCTTGATTATGACTATTGATATATGTGAAATGAGGTAAATTATGAAATTAGTTATTAAAGCAAATGCAGGTATCTCAGCTAATGGTAGATATTATGATTTGATAGATGATAATACTCAAACTGAATCTATAAGAATATTACGTGATGAGGGCTATTCTAATAATGAGATATTTGATGGAATAGTTAATTATGAAGGTGGATTAGCATCTGGTTGGGAAATACGTAATCTGATTGAAAGCGTATATAATGTCAAAGTTGATATAATTGCTATGAAGAGTTAATATAGAATTTTGGGTTGATAAATATGCTAGATAATAGTCTCGGTAAAAAAGCAGAAAAGAAAATTAAAGAATGGTTAGATATACCTGAAGATGGTTATTGTTTCGATCGTCTAAAGGATCAACAAACAGGTTTCTATGGTTCTAAGAATATATGTGATTTTACATTATTTAAATCACCATATTTTTATTATATAGAATCTAAAAGTACTTGGGAGAATCGTATAGATTTCAGTGTGATAAGTGATTATCAATATGATAACCTTCTTAGAAAATCTAAGATAGAGAATGTATACGGTGTTGTTATAGTGTTATTTGCCACAGAGAAAAGGGCTTTTATTCTAGATATACAGGATATACATAAGGTTAAACAAGAAGGAACCAAATCATTGAATATCACAAAAATAGATAAGTGGTCAATTAAATATAGAGAAATACAAACAATACCAAATAATCGTAAAGAATTATTAGATTATATAGGTGAATTTGAGGTATGAAGAGATTAATTAGGGCATCTAAGACGATAGATCTTGAAGCTCAAGATGTTAAGCCTGGAGATCAATTGATTTTAGATAATCCGAGTGATGTAGAAGAGGTTATAGAATCTTTCACCAAAAATTCTAATAAGGGTTTAGAAACTACAATAATCACTTCTGGTAATATATATCATACATATGATTGTAATACATATGTATCAGTGATACGAACTTAAACAGAAAGGGAATTCATATTATGAAAAAATTAATTAAAACAGCTGAAGAGTTGAATCCTGTATTTAATCAGTTAGCTGATTCGGCAATTGCTGCTGGATATGATTTAAATGTTGATGGTCATGATATTATATTGACAACTGATAATGAGATGTTTCCAACTCTCGATGTTATATCTGAACCCTTTAAAGATGGTTTCACATATGATGTTACTATGTCATTTCCTGTGTTGAATGCAGATAATATGGAATATGTTGATTCAGCTGAATATTATATAAAATTGTGGTTACAGATTGCAAAATTTGTTACACAAATACATAAATTTACATATTCTGAAACTGAGGAATCTGAAATATGAAGATATTTGTTAAAGCTAGTATGAAAAGTCGTTCAGGTGTATTCTTCAGATTAGATACCAGATTACAAGGATTTTTAACAGATCTGGAATATCTCAAACATCTATTTGATGAAGGAGAACTCACAGAAGAGGATGCATATGAAATATTGAATTTAATCCAAGGTGCACATACTCAAATTCAAGAATATGTATAAATAGAATATAGTATAAGAATATCTATTATAACCTTTTATAGTTCTGTAAAGGGTTATAATAATTTTTGTAAATTATTAGGAAAGTAGTTACTATAATAAAGAAATTAATTAAATCTGCATCAGCCAGTACATATCAAGGAACAATATCAATTAATACTGGTAATATCATGTCTGCTATGGAGAAGTTGTATGAATTTAGTGAGGATAATGTTAATTTAAGTGATGAATATGCATTTTTGACAAGACAAGAACAAGTTGAATTATTTTCTATGTGTGCAAATGCGTCACAAGATATATATGATTTAGTCATTAAATTGAATAATGAGATTTATGACTATCTTAATGGGAAATACCAACAAAGTGATGAACATGATGATTCTTTAAATTTTAAACTTATGGGAGATCTATAATTATGAGTACTACATTATCCGTTATACAGAATTCTATAGTTAAAGCGAATCTCAAGGGGATGTCAGATAGATTAGAACATATTGCAGGTATCATAGCTAATCTATTAGCAGAAGCTGGTAAGAATTTATGTCCATTTCAACAAGAAATCAAAGCTAAAGTAGGATTAGGTTTGATGCAATGGAGTTATGGTCGTAGAGAATCATTAGAAGCATTCATGTGGAGTAATGGTATTGATAAGAATCAATTTATAGCTGAAATGAATAGACATCTTGATAAAGGATGTGCAGATACTTCAATACATCCAACAGAATTCTTCAATAAGGTTTTAGATGTTCAAATAAAATTCATGTTACATGAACTTACAACAACTTGGGAGAAGTTCTATTTCAATTTTGTTGATTATCCTACAAACAAAACAGGTGAAGCTGGAGCTAAAGCTTATGCAGAATTATTCTGCGTATTATCCTTACGTCCAAGTCAAGGAGGTACTAATGATAATATTCAAGATTTGGGAGTACAAAAAGCACTCAAAGAAAGCGATTTCGGTGGTAAAGGTGTACTCGGTAGAATAAATTATTCTCAATTAAATGTAAGACGTAATAATGCTGTTGATGTTCTTAAACAATTAACTACTGTCCAAACTACTGTCCAAACTACTACACAACCCAGTGTACAAACTAATATATCAGGAGGAACAACTATAATGCAAGGTACAGCTATGACAAGAGCACAGGCGATAGCTAAATGGCCATCTAATTGCGATTTAACTATGGTCGATTTGAGAACAGGTAACACATTCAAAATTAGAGGAGGTCCGCCTAAAAATTATAGCCATTCAGATTGGATGTATAAAGCAAAAACTGATTTTGATTTGCATCGTAGATTGAATGGTAGAGCTTGGACTGCTAGACCTGGATTGATTAAAGAAGTTGGATGTATAGTATCTTTTCATAGTTTCAATCATTCAATTCCTGTAGCATCTAATGTTTATATGATTGTATCTCCGACAATAACAAGAGCTACTGAAAGAAGTAACGGAGCATGGGTACCAGGTCATCATATGTGTATGCATTTTATTGATTCTCTTTCAGTTATGTCAAATACAGATTATAATAGAAAAATGAATGCCGCAATATATGAAGGTATCAAGCTTGTTCAAGCTCTTCCAGGTCAAGAATCTCATCCTAATATGCCGTTGTTGACGAATGGCAGTAAAGGTACATTTGTAACTGAAGCTCAGAATTTAATCAATAAACATGGTTATACTCCTGCTTTGAATTCTGATGGTTCATTTGGTAATCTAACTAAAGCAGGTGTAGAGTGGTTCCAGAAACAGAACAAGTTAACAGTGAATGGTATGGTCACTGTTGAAACATGGAAAGTACTTCGTGGAGAATCAGTTTCTACTGTTGTACAAGTTGTTAATACTACTCCTCTTCTTAAAAGTGGAGATAAAGGAACATATGTATTAGAAGCACAGAAAGCTATTAATAAATTGGGTTATGCACCTACATTAGATCTAGATAGTAGTTTTGGACCTAAAACTAAATCAGGTGTTGATTGGGTACAGAAGCAGCATAAACTCACAGTAACTGGTACAGTAACTCCTGAAACTTGGAAAGTACTTCGTGGACAGGTTACAGTATTAGATAAACCTGATACTGATATGCCGCTTCTAAAGAATGGAGATAAAGGTAGTTTTGTAAATGAAGCTCAGATGCACATAAACAAAGCTGGATATACTCCTCCGTTGAATGTTGATGGTGGATTTGGACCATTGACTAAAGCTGGTGTAGAGTGGTTCCAGCAGCGATTTGGTTTAGCTGTCTCAGGTACAATTACTGAAGCTACATGGAAGATGATGCGTTCAGATAGAAATATTAATACACCTGATCTTAAACAAGGTGATAAAGGTGACTTTGTAAGAGAGATTCAAAAATTAATCAATGATGCAGGTTATGCACCTAAATTGAATATTGACGGTAGTTTCGGTGCTTTAACTAAAGCAGGTGTCGAATGGGTACAATCTAAGAATGGTTTAACAGTGAATGGTATAGTTGGTTATGCTGTTTGGTGTGTACTTAAGGGTATGCCTCTACTTAAACAAGGAGACAAGAATCCTTCTGTAGGGCAGGCACAAGGTTTGATTAATAGATTAGGTTACAAACCTCAACTTAATGTAGATAATAGTTTCGGTGCTTTAACTAAAGCAGGTGTCGAATGGGTACAGAAACAAAGTAAATTACCTATCACAGGTACTGTAACATTAGATACTTGGTATATACTTAGAAGTGAAGAGGGCAACCCAATATAATTTAGTTGTATCGTCTAGACCGTGAGATATATAAAAGTATATTCCACGGTGTAACAAATAAAGCAGCAATAAGCGAATTAAGTGAGATATTATAGATCATTAGGAGGGATAATAATGAGTAAAGTACATTTAAACTGTAAGCACAATTTTAGTTCAGATCAAACTTATTTGATTACAACTACTCTATTAGAAGAAGGTTGGAACGAAGATAGTAGTAAATTCTTACAACAGATTGAAGTAGAAGATTTTGGTAAGTTAAATTTTATTGCGAAAGCTCTACCTGGAATTGATTTAGCTGTAGGGGTCTGGTTCTTAGATGAAGAAAAAGAAGAGATTGTTTGTACACTTATAATACCTGAAGGTGCTGATAAGCAAGTTATTGAAGAAGCTTTTGAAAACATAACAGAGGTTGAAGCTATTCCTGAAGAACCAGAGATAATGATACCGGATGCAATTTTCTTGAAGATTACATTGAATGATGAAAGTGTAGTGTATGCACTAAATGAAGATGATGTTAAGGCATGTTGTATTTCAGGAGGAGCAACTACTAATCTAACTATAAATGGAACTACATTCGTAAAAAATCAAGTAGTTTCAGTTGAATTTGGGGAAGATTGGAATTTAACAACAGTATTTGATGATTTCTTTAGTAGTTGTAGTAATTTAGTATCATTATCAGAAATACCTAGTATGATTACAAATATGGGAATGTCTTTTCTCTCATATTGTACTTCATTCAATCAACCTATAAATATACCTGAAGGTGTTAAAGGTAATTATTGTCTTAATGGTTTCCTTAAGGGCTGTACTTCATTCAATCAACCTATAACTATACCTAATGGAGTAACAGGAGAAGGTTGTCTTGGTGAGTTCCTATCACATTGTACTTCATTCAACCAATCTATTACTATATCTAATAGTGTAACTGGTGAATATTGTCTCTATAGATTTTTATTTTATTGTACTTCATTCAATCAACCTATAACTATACCTAATGGAGTAACAGGAGAAGGTTGTCTTGACAGTTTCCTATCACATTGTACTTCATTCAACCAATCTATTGTTATACCAAGTGGAGTAGCTGGTAATTACTGTCTTTATAATTTCCTTTGGGGCTGTACTTCATTCAATCAACCTATAACTATACCTAATGGAGTAACAGGTACTTATTGTCTTAGAGATTTCCTTAGGGGTTGTACATCATTCAATAGATCTATTAATATACCAGATGATCTAAATGGTGGTAATTGCCTCCAAGGTTTCCTTCGTGATTGTATATCCTTTAATCAATCATTAACTATATATGGTAGACCTGGTGGGTTTCCTTTTGTAGATTTCCTATATAATTGTAATAATTTCACAAATACTTTAACAGTGTATCCAGGTATAGAGACTATTAGTATTAGCAGTTTTTCTAATAATACATTAGCTACAGATTCTAATACAGCTCCAATGTATGTACAAGGAGTGAAGATAGCAGGATTAGATCAAACTCAGTTTAATACATTATTAACTAAGGTACCTGATAGAACTACAAGTCCATTTAGAAAATTAGTAAGAGTGTAAGGAAGGTACAAAAATGAAGAGATTAATTATAGCTTCAACACAATCTGCACCAGATTTAGGTAAGTGGTCTGAATTCTATAAGTATGCATCTCTACAAGATATAGATGATTTGGGAGATGATACATCTAACTATATTTCTAAATATACAGGAGCGTTCTTTCATATTGAAGATGAAACGATGTGTGTAGAGAGTGGGTTAGATCTTATAGGTGTTGTGGTTCCTTATGATCATCTTCAGGAAGATTTAGAGAATAATGGATTAGATGTTTTGATTGCCGTTTTCTCTTCTAGAGGTGAATTGGAATTAGTAATTCAACATCAAGATAGATTACTTCCTGTAAGTTTGAGTGAGGTTACAAGATCTATTCCAGGTTATGGTTTAGAGCCTGATTTAGAATCTTAGAGTATCAAGAATTTGTAATATATTTCGTTATAGTATATAGCTAATAACTATATACTATATTTTTGGAGGTGTATTATGAGAGAAGGATTCGTTTATAGTGATGGAGGAAGGGTTGAAGCAGGTTATAAAGGTAGAGCAGGAGATTGTGTATGCAGGTCTATTGCAATAGCAACAAATCAACCTTATAAAGAGGTTTATACTGCTTTAGGTAAATTGTATAAAGCATTACCTAAAGGTAGAGGTGTAAGTTCTGCTCGTGATGGTGTACCTAGAGAGGTGTATCAGCCTTATCTTGAGTCAATTGGTTGGAAGTGGGTACCTACTATGGGAATTGGTACAGGTTGTAAAATACATCTTGATGCTGATGAACTTCCTGAAGGTAGAATAATATGTAGGCTCACTAAACATCTTACAGCTGTAATTGATGGAGTTATATATGATACACATGATCCTAGACGTTACGGAGTAGAATATATAGATGGAGTTAAGAAAAAGTTACCTCAAAGATGCGTTTACGGATATTTTATTCAAAAATAATTTCGTTATATATTATATCAATAATCAATTAATCCAAAAGGAGAGTAGAATAATGAATAAGGTAAGACGTACATTAATCACAGAATATGAAGGTCATTTCGGTGAATTTTTTCAGAAAGAAGCTCAGAAAGATGTTCAAAAATTTGATGAAACTGTTGTTATAAATGATATTCCTCGCTGGTCTTCAAATAATCATATACCTCCTGAAGATTTACTTCAACTTTGGAATCATGTTGGTAAGAATTTTAATCTTGATGCAGCTATAGTTCAACAAGATATTGAAGTAAGGGAATCTATAGAGCAGTATAAAATTCATCGGAGAAATCATCCACTTAATGATGAAGAGCTTCAAGAAATTGTAGCAACATTTGGTGTAGGTGCCGAAGTTGTAGATATACTTACAGGAGAAAGAATCCCAATATAAAACTAATAAGATACAATATGATATACTGCAAAATAATTTACTAGTTATTAAAGAAAAGTCTTGACTTTTGACTTAGAATATATTATAATAAGTATGAGATCAAAAATATATCAAAAAATCCAAAAGGAGAATTATTATGAAAGAGATCAGAGGAATCACATTCGAAGAGCTTCGCAATAAATGTATTGTAAATGTAGAGATTGATACAGGTAACGGTAGACATTGGAAACGCGGTACTATGGCGGAGATGGAATCTGTTATAGATGCTGCACAACATGAAGGTACTTTAAGTGATATAGATTTTGCCGTAATAGAAAATCAACCAGAAGAAATTCGTGCATGTCTTACCGCATTAGATGAACTTGAAGATGAAGGTAAGATAAATGGTATGCCGATAGAGAAAGTATTCGAGACCTACGGTTTTGATTATGAAAATGATAGTCATATAGAGGATAGGGAATATTTAACTCATAGACTGCCGAAAGATAATCTGCTAGATATAGTTAAGGCTGGAAGGGCTACAATCACTTTACAGAGTGGTGATACTGGTGTATATTACACATATAAGATTACAAAGTATACAGAAGCTGATGTATGGTTTGTTTCGTTATTGATTGGTACTAACAATGATGAAGATTTTGTATATATAGGTTGGTTTAATAATTGTAATAAATTTAGGACCTCGTCTAAATCCTATATGGGATTAGATGCAACTCCAGTTAAAGCATTTATCTATTTCATGCAACATATTGATAATATTCCTGAGAAATTAGGTGTATTCCATGCAGGTAAATGTTGTCGATGTGGTAGAACTCTTACAACACCTACTTCCGTGAGCTTGGGAATAGGTCCGGAATGTATAAAGATGATGGGAGGTGTAGCGTAATGATGGTAAACAAGTTAGATTTACTCGTTACTATATATGATATGTTAGATAAATATAGTACGAAATTCATTGAAGCAACTTTATGTGAAGATGATTATGATAGAGGTAGAAATTTTGGTAAGGTTGAAGCTATCAGTGAAGTATTGATTCTGCTAAAGGGTTGGAAAGCTGATGACAAAATGGATGAAAAAACATAAGGATAGAGAATATGTAGATAACATAGTTGGCACACAGGGTGCTTCTTTTACATATTATGGTGAAAACAAGAATTGTAGAATAAAGATCACATCTGTTTATGGAAAATCTTTTTTGTTTCTATTAAAACATAATATTGTTTTATATTTTCGTTATAGAAGACGTAGGAGGATGATGAAAAATGGAAGATAGTTGGTACGGTTATATACATATTGATTGCGATAAGGGTGATCCTTATATGAATGTTAAAACTGAGTATAAGAATATGAATTTTACTGATATGATTAACATAGTTGCTGCGATGTTTAAGGCTTTAGAAGCTGAATTAGATATAATACTGCCAGTCACAATATTAGCTATGAAGGAATTGTTTGAACGAGATGAGTGTTCATGTGACAATTGTGTTGAAAGGAGAAATCAAGGATTGAAGATTGAGTTTGATTTAAATGGAATGATAAGACAGATTAAACAGATGTTAGATGAAAAACTTGAGGGTAATTGAGTTTGGAGATAATAAATTTACAAATATTCACAGGTATAATGAGAATACTTCTATGTAATATAGTATCAAAAGATACAGTAGATTTCATGGTAAAAGATGCTATACAATCTCAATTTGTTAAGAAAGATATTGTATTGAATTTAATAGATGGTAGATTATTATTCATAGTGAATAGAGATAATGGAAATAGTGAATTACTTGAAGCGATGGCTAAAACATATAATGATGCATTACAACAAATGATAGAATCAGGTATAATAACTATGCAGAGAGGTTCAAGTAAAGATATATTCAGGTTGAAGGGGTTTGAAAATGGATTTTAAAAATATGACGGATGTAGAATTAGAATCTACACTACAATTAATTGAAGTAGAGCGAGCTAATAGAGATGAAGCTAATAAGTTGCTGAAAAGACGTAAAGAGGGCTACTGTTTAAAAATACCTGAAGTTGTATACGAATATAATTATGAAGGTATGTGGACATCTGTATTTGCTAGAGTTTCAGAAGGTCAAACTGTTACAGCACCTATTGTAGATGAGATATTAAATAAATATTCATATAGAACTCAATTGAAATATGAAGAAATATATCCTTGCCCTGAATGTAATAGATTATATTTACGTATTGGTAATTTCGGTGATTTTCATTTACCTAAATATGCTGTGACTTGTAATAATTGTAATTTTGAGATGGGACATAAGAAGTCCGATGAGTTGAGTGCATGGAAGGTATTTCACAAATGGTTATGGAAAAGTAAGTATCTTCTAGACTATAAAGGTCAAGCGAAATATCCTGAAGATTTCTCTAAACTAGATGCTTTCATATGGACGCTTCAGGATGGAGGAGTTGTAATATGATAGTAGGGTTGGAGGAATCTTAATATGCTTGAAGTTAATGCAGCAACATCATCAATAAGAGAGATTAATTCTCAATTAGATACTATGCAAGAATTAGCACAAATTACTCAAAAGTTTGAATTCTTAGAATTATCTATGGGATTAACTGGTAGAATTGATGGGTTGTTGGATATAGAAGTAGAAGATATATCAATATTATTTGATATGATGAAGACATCTACAGCATATACAAAATGTTTTCAGATGTTAGCAGGTATAACAGTAGATGGAATAGCTGGTAAACACACAGAATATTGTTTTAATCGTCTATTTAGGAGAATTGAATTGGAAGTTTCTAGGTTATTGAAAACTGAATCTAAATCTTCTGATATACACTATGTATCAGATATACACTATGTATCAGATATACACTATGTATCAGATATGCCAGAATTACCTGATATGCCAGAATTACCTAAATTATCTTAGATTATTTCGTTATAATATATGGATAATATATATTATATTGAAGGAGGAATTTTACAATGTTTGATTTCAATGATATGAAAGCTACTATCATACCTCTTGAGGAATTCAAGTATAGATTCATAGGTGATATTCATAATGAATATTGGTATGTGAGTCGTAAAGATGTTGTAATTGAGGGTGAATGTGAAACTCAAGTTAAGCGAACTAATATGTACTTCATAGCTAGAGTTAAGGAAATTGTAATCAATGAAGTGATAGAACTTCAAGAAGACAACGGTACACTCTTGGATAAGGATATAGTAGAAGAATTCATTAAATTCAAGGAAACTCGTCCAGAATATTATTATACTAAGCCTGTACTAAATACTATATCTGTTTTTGAAGATCTTATTAAAGTTTATGATATAATATTTGCTGGTGCTATACTTGTAAGAGCAAATACAGATGAAGCTATTCCTCAAATTGAGAAATGCCTTAAATGGCTTCACAGTACTGATTTCTATTCAGCTCCAGGTTCAACTATATATCATGATGCTTTTTTAGGTGGTTTACTTTCACACACTTTAGATGTTGTTGAGCGTATAAGAGATCTTTTGAATACAACATCATTCAGCACAGTTAATCCTGAAGATGCTATCATTGTTGCACTCGTTCACGATTGGTGTAAAATTGGTTCATATGAATCTTATATGAGGAATGTGAAAGATGATATCACAAAGAAATGGAATGAAGTTCCTGCATTTAGAGTGAAAGATGTTACTACTTTACCAACAGATTTATTACTTCTCAAATCACAAGGTCATGGAGAAGCTTCAGAAGCTATTGCAAGTAGATATATAAGATTATCTCCTGAACAATCTCTTGCAATCCGTTGGCACATGGGTGAGTATCAATGCGTAAATGAATTATATAATCAATTACAGTGTGCTAATGAAAATTTTCCATTAGTACATCTAATACAGTTTGCTGACAGATTAGCGATTACAAATTATTAGGAGGGTAATCTATGACAATTTCTATTAGTATTCTTATTTTTGCTATAATCTTTGCAGTTATACATTTCATAGCGTTTAGACCTAGATTTGTAGATTTTGGAGATATGTGTAACAGATACAGAGAAAAATTGAATAAAGGTATATTACTTCTAGAGTCTAGAGGTATTCCTTATACTGATAATGTAAGATATCTTCATAGACGATTTGCACTTGTAATAACTACTATAATATATTTTATATTTATATCTTTCTATGTGATATCAGGTATATGGTTTTCTGAACTATGGTTTTGGATAATTGTTATAACTCAAGTTGTAACAACTTTAATTTCTATATATTTTACATTTAAAAGACACAAGTTTGGTGTTGAAATAACTGATTGGGAACCTGAATTTATTGATAGTAAAGATTATAAATTCTTATTCAATTTTCTAGTTGATATCTTATATTATAGTATTTTGATATTCTTCGCTATACATAGAATTTTTAGTTAATTCATTTCTTATATAAACTAAGTTGTAGTAGGTATCTGATTTTTTCAGATACCTATTCCTACAACCTTTTATATTTATAGTACTAGTAAATAAGGAGATACTGTGATGAATTCTCATAAAGCTGTTAGATATACTGTTAAAGCTAGTAAAGGTAATACTTCTAGATCATTTAAACGTAGAATTGTAGCTGCAGATGGTGATGAAGATGATTTCGGAGAAGATGAAGGTTTTGGCGATGAAGGTGATTTCGGAGAAGAAGGTCTAGAAGAAGATATTGATGATATTTCTGATACTGTTGATGATATGCAAGATTGGCTCGATGATGTTGAAGAAGATGACATTGATATTGAATTAGATGCTAATATTGCAAATCATTATATTGTACAGTGTGATGGTTGTCATGATATATTTATATCAGCTTTAGTTGAAACAGATCAAGATGTAGAAAAATTATCCGGAGTTTGTCCTTGTTGTAATAAACCGACGGATCAGTATATAAAATGGATTGTAAGAGAGCTGTAGAAGGAGTTTCTAATTTTGACTTCATTGGAAAGATTACTCAATTTCTTAGAACAATTTCAACTTGTTATATATCCTTCATTGATAGGACTGTATGTTGTTGGATATAATCTATATAAGAAATTTCGTGAGAAACACAATGAACTTGTAGCTAAAGATAAAGCTAAAGAGATAAAAAATAAACAGGATAAATATACTGCTTGGGAACATGCCGCTTCACTTGAAATAATAGTGAGAATTAAAAACATGTGTAACTTATATAGAGATAAAAGTTCGGCAGATAGAGTTTCTTATGTACAAATTGAGAATGTTTCAAATCAATCATCCAATATGGGTAATATATTTATATCTTGTTTAGCTGAAGATGATAGATATGGTAAATTACCTAAAGATATAAGAAGATTACAGCGAATTGCATATAGCCATCTAGCCGAATGGGTAGATAAATTAAAAGTTATACATGAAGAGGGAAACGATGATGTATTAGAAATAACTAGTAACGATGATCTACTTAGAATTGTTAATTTTATATATACAATTCCTATAGGTAGTCAATTAGCTGTTTCTGTATATGATAATCACCATATATTCATTGGAGTATGTATATTTGAGTATGCTAAGGCGGATTTCAATAATGCTGAATCATCTGAAGAAAGAAGACATCTTAAAGATTTCAAAGCTGCTGTAGAAGCGGTTCTGTATAATTATCATATGATGCGTGAAGATCAAAGAGCTCAATATAGTATAACATCTGATTCAGATACATCAAAATCATAGTAAATTTTTTAAAAGGAGATATTATAATGGATATGGTCTTACAGTGGGTTCTAGGTGTTTTAGCTACAATAATCACAGCGATTATTTCAGGTGTTCTAATTCCTATGGTAGTCAAATATCTTAATGCTAAAACTAACAATGAGAATGTTCAAGCAGTAATAACAGAATTGGGTGAAACAGTTTCAACTAGTGTAGGTTACATCAATAAAACAATTGTTGATCAAGCTAAAGAAGGCGGTACATGGAATGATGAGGCTAAGAGTTTAGCACTTAAAGAAGCTGTGAAGAATGTAATTGAAGGTTTATCTCTTACAACTAAGGAAATCATTGGACATGATAAACTTGATTTAGAAAATATTGTGATAAGGCGTATTGAGGCTGAATTAGATGCAAGAAATGCTACTAAAGAGCAATGGAAACTATTTGGTAATAACTAGCTCTTTAGATTAAGGAGGGTTAAGATAGATGAAAATAAAAAGAAGTATAAAGTCGTCTAATTATGAATGGAATTATGAGGATATTCCGGAGGATATTAGTCGCAATGTTGATCCTGATGGTTATATTGATACTATAGGTGCAAGTATAACTGCTAATTGTATGTCTAGAGCTGCAGAGATGGGATATACTCTAAAAGATCTTGTTGATACATATAGAGATGAAACAGGTGAAGAACCTATGAGTGATGATCAAGGTGTTATGCGTAGATTTCGTCGATGGTGTGATGAATATGTTGGTGAAGATGAACCTATAGCAAGCTCTATTGATTGGGATGAAGATGATTTGAACTATACAGATATTCCTGAAGATGTTAGCACTTTAGTTGATCCTGATGGTTATATAGATGAAATAACAGCTTCAGAAGCTCCTTATTACTGTTATAAAGATGGACCTACATATAATCCTGTAGGTATTCGGGAAGATGGTACATATGGTGATTTATCTCCTAATTATGATGAAGATGATCCTGACTATGATTCATCACCATTGGATGACGATGAGATATATGGTGCTTATGAAGATGATAACATGGAGATGTGTAAACGGTGTGGAATTGCGTATGTTTCACCTGGAGTATTCTATTGCGATGAGTGTGAATCCACAATGAGTCCTGAAGAGCGTGAATATTTTGATGCTACATCAATCGATGTGTATGATAAAGATATATATAATGATGATTATGACGATGATTATGAAACCCGAGATGATAGTAGTTATTACGGTGATGCCGAAGATCAGTATACTAGAATAATGGAAGATTACGATGACGAGGGCTATAATTATTATGATGATTATGGTCTTGTAACAATGTGAAATAGGGAGTATTATTTTGAAAATACTTATTAGATCGTCAATTGAATCTTTAAATAGTGCTACAAATACTGTTAATATGGCAGCGTTTTCTGATATACCTGAACCTAATTTGAATCCTCCAGAATATGATGATGAAGATACTGATACATATGCAGAAATTGTAATCAATTTCACTGGAGATGTATTAATAGAAGATAATACAAGTATAGATGACTCAGAAGTTTCTTATGATGTTGAAACAAACACTATCATGGACGATAATAGCATTATTGAAGATTTCTATGAAGTGTTATTTCGTAATTATGCTGATCAGATCCCAGGACCTGGTATTTATTTGATGTCAGGTGATGCAACAATTAAATATGTAATATCTGGTTTTGATTATGATATTAATACTGATTTAGATATGAATGGTTCAGAAATTAATGTAGGTTTCTCCCGTAAGTGAATGTACCTCAGCTGCATTCATTCTTTCCTTATTATAGCGTTTGATGGTTGCGTCCGCCGTCAGGCGCTATAATTTTTTTTTTGTAAAAAATTCGTTAAAGTATGTAATAAATCATATAAGGAGATAAAATCATGGAGATGTTTATAGGTACAGGATTTTTAATAACTTGTATAGCTACTGTATGTATTCTGTTTGGTTATATTGTATGGGAAGCTGTTAGAGATTTTCCTGAAGTCCAGAATGTAATTGATAAATTACAAAAATTGCCGAAGGTAGGTCAAAATTGTCATAAATGTAGAAGTGGTTCCATCATATGTACGGAAGGACCTTCCACTTTTGTATTTGAATGTACGTATTGTAGTTATATTAGAGTATATGATAAGAAGAGGTGAATAATGCAGTATTCTTATGCATCTACGAGGTTCAAAGATAGATTTGCTTATATCGGCGAAACTTATGCTAGTAAACCTAATGGTAGGTTACCATTTCAGGTGTATGAAGGTTCAATATTTGTTAAAGATTTTGGTACATTTAAGGGTGCAGATAGATATCTCAGAAATAAGGGTTTTGTTTCGATGACAAAAGATGAGGAGTAGTAATTATTATGGATGAGTTAACTTATAAGGCGTGTATGAAAGAGTGGAAAGGTTGTCTATGTGAAGCATGTGATCCTGATGATACTTACTCCGAAGATGATACTATAAGTTTTATAACTATATTCACATGTAAATATAGACTTTATTATACGTTTACAGGTAAGTGTGAGTATTTCCGATGTAATCAGATATGTAGAAATTGTGATCCTGACTGTCCTCAGATGAAAGGGATAAATTAGATGCTGAATAAACAACAACAAAAAGTAGTTGATTCTAAGTCAAAGAATTTATTAGTACTTGCTGGCGCCGGGACAGGGAAAACACACGTGATGCTATCTCGTGTAAGTAGATTAGTTAAGGATGGAGTCAATCCTCATAATATTTTAGTATTAACTTTTACAAATGCGGCTGCTTTTGAAATGGAAGATAGATATAAATCCCAGCATAAGCGTAGAATACCACCTACATTCAATACTTTTCATGCATTTTGTTATAAATTAATTGTAGATAATGAGAAAATCAGAAAATTGATAGGATATACAGATGTACCTACTATTCCAGATGAAGGTCAATTAAAGAATATAGATATAAAAGTTAGACAACAATTAGGTACTAAATTATCTAATGATAAGCTACAAGGTAAGAAAACATTAAGTATGAAGGAGCAGTTTGATTATGATTTGTATTGGAAAAAATTCAAACAACTCCTCAAAATTGATAATTTCATAACATTTGATATAATGTGTTATGATGTATGTATTCTATTTGCAGAGGATAATCCTATAATTGAAGAATATAAATCTAGATTCAAATATATATTTGTTGATGAGTTTCAAGATACGGATTCAAAACAGTGGGATTTTGTTCATAGTTTTAATGATGCTAATATCTGTGTGGTGGGTGATATATTTCAAGGAATATATGCTTTCCGTGGCGGTGACAGTTCTATAATCAAATCGTTAGCAACGGATAAGAATTGGGAAACAATTCGTTTAATTGAAAATTATAGATCAACTATACAAATATGTAATTTTGCTAATCAGATAAATATTGATGCTTATGATGCTTATAGATTAGATCTTGAAAGTATTAAAGAAGGCGATGATGTTGTTGTATTAGATTCACCTCAAACATCATTCCCAAATCCTAAATTGTTTTCACTTATATCTGAAATTACATCTGATACATCTAATGAAATTGCTATTATTGTTAGAACTAATGCAGAAGTGTATGCAATCAAACATATATTAGATTCATTAGAAGTAGTTTACAATACAAATAATGATACTACAGTCCAAGATTGTATCAATATTTTGAAGAGTGTATTAGATGATGACTATATGGTCGGTTGGTTATCTACTAAATTAAATGTGTCTAAATATACAGAGTGGGTAAAGTTGTGTTCGTGGGATGAAGATTATAAAAAATTCGAGAAATTTCATGAATTATACTATAATCAGATGTATATTCATAATATAATCAATAAAGTATCAATTATTAGAAAGATACTTCGTACTGAAGATTTATTAACATATCAGAAATGTATGGAAATTATAAAAGAATTAGGTTTACCTAACATTGTTATTAATACTACAGCAATTGATCCAATAGATATCGTTAATTATCTTATAGGTATTGCAGAGAATTCTAAAGAGTCAAATATCTATTGTGGAACTATACATTCGGTCAAAGGATTGGAGTATGATATAGTACATGTATTAGGTGTAGATGGAGATTCTTTCTCAATCAGAAGTGAAGAGATGAGAAATCTGTATTATGTAGCTTGTACAAGGGCTAAATCTAAATTGTATGTATATAGAGGAGGTAATTAGAAATGGACGAAGTATTGGATAAGGTAGTATATAATGTATCTTTGAATAAAGGTACAAATGTTAGCATTAGTTCACTTGATTTAATTGATAAGGTTGTAGCTCAATTTAATAAAAATATCATGATCTATTATTATAGGGGTGAGAGTCTTAATGAACAGGTATCTATACGTGATTATGAACTAGATAAACTAGTTTGTAAGAATAATCGTGTGATTTGTAGAGAATCTGATATACCTGAGGCATTAAGGTTAATTAAAGAGTATAATGAAAATAAGTTGAAGAAAGAAAAAGCTAGTATAATTAGACGTGAAGAAATTATTCGGAATATTATATGTAAGATGGGTGAAAAATCTTGATGATAGGTGAACCATTATATTCAGTATCTGTACGTGATGATGAAATTAAAATATTAGAATTAGAATATTTTGAGGAGTATTATAGATTTGTAGATATTAAGATCAAAGGATATCGTTCAGTATTACCTCCTCATAATAAACAGCACAATATCAATGAAAATACATTGAACACGTATTTGAATGGGAGAGTTGTTTGTAGACAGTGTGATATAGGTAAGGCAATTGATATATTATATCAACATAATCTTAGAGAGTTGAGGAAAGAAGAACGATTAGTAGATATGCGTAAGAATAAGTTGAAGTTACTCAAATATGCAATTGATGAAAGTGGTGAGTTTGGATGATATTAGGTAGTTTGCAATTAAGCGATAGGCTTGAGCTAACGAAGAAAGTATTGTATAGTATATCTTACCACCTATCTCGCAATAAAGATAGCAAAAGTCAGATATATAGAGTCATAATAGAGGAAGCAAAGTATACTGATATAATAACTCTAGAAACTGATGCGACATTTTGTTTTTGTACAGGTGGTAAGAGAACAAAAAGAAAAATATCTGCTATTCATCATATAATATTTAATCATTTTCCTGACTTACAGGAATTTGCAATGCAGAATAATAGATTCGAGATAAAGAGAAATACCTTAGAACATGGTATATATGAATATAGACCATCTATTACAGGTAAGAATAGAAGATGGTTTAAGATAGGTTGAAAATTTACTAAATTTTCGTTATAGTAGATAGAGCTAAATTGTCGTGCTTATATCCTGTGATTTAAAAAATCAGTATAGGATACAAGAAAGGTATAGTACATGAAGATATTGAGACGTAATACATCTATATTTTGTATGGCAACGATAGGTAGAGATGAGGAATTGGGATTAAAACAAGTTATGGTTAATCCTGAACGACTTCATATTGGAGATACCTATTTTAAATCAATCATAGAAGTATCTAAAGATAAGAAAGGTTATAAATTAGGTAGATTCAGTTTCACTGATTCAAGAGTATTCGTTCATAATAGTAATAATATGGGGTATCGTCCCCTGAAATCTAACGAAGTTAATTCAAAGATGGTTAAACGTTTACGTGAATTCATGAGTAATCAGAATAAGGATTTCCTTAAATATACAAATTGGGATGTGGCGAAATATTATTGGAATTATGAATATGATTTGATACCTCAAGGTATTGATGATTATATGGAAGGTATACATGATAATATTAGTCATGGATCTTATGTTCCATCTACACAAGAAATTCAAATCACTTGGGGTTTGAATTAATTTAAATAGAAGGAGTTCACTTGTTTTGAAGAAACTAGTATATACAGATAATCATAATATATATGGAATGGCGTCTATAGGTCGTTTATCTGATACATTAACTATACGAGTATTTGAAGAACGTGAAAAAGTAGAACCTCATTTTCATCTAACAAAAGGTAAAGGACCTAATTTTGATTTTGAATGTTGTGTTAGTTTAAATGATAACAAATATTATGTACATACATTCAAAGGTGAACCTGTGAAGAGTAAGAATGGTAAATTAACTAAATCTCAGATGAACGAATTAGATGAATTCTTGAACGAAGTTAGATCTGATTTGAATGTAAACAATTGGAAATATCTTCTCGTTGAATGGAATAACAATAATCTAGATAGTGTATATACATTAAGTATAGATAATAAACAACCTGATTATACAAAAATCTCAGGTAATATATCAGAAAAATAAAGGAGTCAAGAAAATGTCAAAGATGCAATTATCATCAGTAAGAATTCAAGGTATGCACAACGTAAAAGATAAGACGTATGATCTCAATAATTTCAATTATCTTCATGGTATGAACGGCGCTGGGAAGACTACAATTATGCAAGCTATTCAGCTTTCACTTCTCGGATATATACCTGGTACAGATAAGGGTAAGACTGCAATATTCAAGCATGCAGGTGAGCCTGAAATGAGGGTTACACTTAGAATCAGTAGATCTGATGATACAGATATTCAAATAATTCGAGGATGGTCTAAAACATCTAAGGATATTATATCTATGGTAGATATTCAACCTGACAATTTGTGTGTTGAAAATATCAGTGATTTAATGCAAGGTTTAGAGTTGCCTGTATTCAATTTCAATGAATTTGTTGGAATGACCTCTAATAAACTTAAAGATTGGTTTATGTGGTTCTTACCTGCAGCCGATTCAGATTTTGTTTGGGAAACAGTACTTCGTGATGCAATCAAAGAATATGGTAAAATTCTTGATCCTGAATTTGTCACAGAGATTGTAGATTATACTAAAGATTTACCAACAGGACTCGAAGGTATTCGTAAATTGAATGAATATTTGAAATCAGTTCAATCATTCAAGAAAAGTGAATCTTCGAGAGTACAAAGTACTATTCAAAGTCTTGTATTCTATGATGATTGTGAAGAAGGTTTAGATTCTAGTAAATTTCAAGCTGAAATTGCTGAGAATGTGATTCAAAGAGATAAATTGAATAAAGATAGACTTCTTGCTAGACAGAATAGGCAGATTAGAAGTGAGATTGATGGATTGAAATTATCTGCTAACTCTTTATTAGAAGATAGTGCTTATAACGATATGTCTGAAAGGTTCAAGGAACTTTCTGCTAAGGTTTTTGAATCTCCTGAATTTGAATCGCCCGATACTGTTGAATTAGAGGTTACTATAGAGGGATTGATAGGTCAACTTTCTAGTAAAGGGAATGAAATTACACGAAGGAGAGTTCTCATTGAGGAACGTCAGAAAGTATTGAAAGGACAAGGTATTTGCCCATATACTCAAGGTAAATGTGCTGAAATATCTAAACTTGTAGAACAATATAAGCAAGATGTTATTCAATATGAAGAAGAGATTGATAATCTGACTACTGAAAGTGCAGATATAAATAATCAGATAACTTCTATAAAAGAGGAAATAAATAAGATTCAATATGAATTTGATGTTGAAAGACGTAAAATTCAACAAGATTTTGATAAGGAAAGACGTGATCATGAAAAAGAATTAGCAAATGTTAATCAGGTGATAAGAACTCTTGAATCTGCTTATGCTAGGTTACAGAGTTTAACATCAAAAATTGTTGATGGTGTTGAAGATAGAGATGATAGTTATTTTGCAATTGAAATAGATAAATTACTTGAATCTTCTAATGATAAACAGGCCTTGATTACAAAGATTGCCGCTAATAAGAAATATAATGAATTGACGGAGACGTTAACAAAGCAGAAATATCAAGTTGAGCAGAATATTGAAATACTCAAAGATTGGATAAGATTGACAGATGTTAATGGTCTTCAATCGAGAGTGATGGATAAACCTTTTGAACATCTTGCTACAGATATGACGATGTATTTACAGCAATTATTAAATGATAAGAACATTAAAGCTAGATTTTATCTTTCAGAGAAAGTTAATAGTTTTAGTTTCGGTATAGATACAAATGATATGAGTATTGGATATCGTCCATTTGATCTCTTGTCTACTGGTGAGCAGTGTATGTATACATTATCATTACTTCTTAGTATTGTTAAGAGCGGTGGAGTAGATATGCCATTGATTCTCGCAGATGATATATTAGACCATCTAGATAAAAACAATATTAAGAATCTATTTAAAACCTTGTATGAAATAGAAGACATTCAAATATTACTTGCAGGTGTTCAAGGCTGTGCACATCCTAATGCAAAAGATTTTGTAATAGAAGTGAAATGATGAAAAAGTATAATTTAACTCCAACGGAAGCAGAGCTCCTACAAGAGGTTAGAGATTTTAAATCAGGTTTGTTACGTAGAGCCACATATGGCGATTATGAAAAATTCAAACAGAAATTTATATCATTCGGTTGTTATGGTTGGGAAATTAAAATTTCAGATATATTAGAGGTATAAAATGGATAGTAAAGATATACGAGAATTTGACAAGGAAATTTATACACAATTAGATACCGTTGATCATAATATTGTATATAGTGGGAATAAGATCAAACGAGCTGTTATAAAGATGGCGTATGTGAATATTGAACCTATAATACAATATTCTAGTGATGAATTATTATATGTATGTGTAATGAATGGTGCAGTCCAATTATTCTGTAATGTAACAAAACTTCTACCTCCAGCATATTGTCATTATATACGTGCATCAAGTTATCATGAAAACGAACAAAGTAGTGAAGTTAAAATTATACAACCTACAGATATGTATCTTGCAGCAGATATTAAACAGATAATTATATTTGATGATATTTGTGATTCTGGTAAAACATTACAAGCAGTAGTTAAATATTATCAGAATACATATCCTAATACAGCTATAACTACTGCAGTTCTTCTACACAGATTACGAGATGATGCAATATATAAACCTAATTTTGCTGCCATTCAAACAGATTCTACTGAATGGTTTGCAGGTTATGGTTTAGATAATAAAGGTAAAGATAGAACTTTAGATTACATTTATAGTATACCGCAGGATATAGGAGGATAGTGATATGAGTCCGTATCGTATATTAGTTAAATCAGAAGGTAAATCATATCGTCTACTTGTAGCAATGTTATCTGTAGATAAAATAACAAAGAGGCGAAAGATCTTCATCTGTGAAAAAGCTTTACCTGCTATGTGGCATGCTACACGAGATGAAATGAAACAATTAGCCCACATGACGGTAACAAGGAAAAACTCTCTCATGTTAGCTGAATATGAGATATATAAAGATTTCTCCGGTCTCAAATATAAGATTGTAAGACGTAGTGGTGATTTTGATACATTACTTAAACAGGAATTAATTCAGTCAGATTGTCTTATAACTGCTATGGAGGATTATCTTAGTTTGAATAAACTCAAGATGGAGCAGAGGTTGTAATGGAGAAAGAACAAGCTGCAGATATTATTCAAGAATATATTAATACTAGTAAAATTGATGATATAGAAATTTTAGGAGCATTACAAATGTCTGTAGTAGCTCTAAGAATAATGGGATGTGGTTGTGATTTATGTTTATCTCACAATAATATGAGATGCCCAAAATATTTTAAATGATTTCGTTATAATATAGTGAATAGAGTGTGAACCTGTACAGTAAACTAGCGTCAGGGTGGAGTGATTATTTGTCGAACATTCGGCCGTCAGCCTTGAAAGCAATGCCGGAGAACGCCGCTTCTTGCACCAGTAGACCGGGCTTGTACAATCCGGAATAATCTACGCAAGATATTCGAGATGCGAATTAGAATGGGAATAGCATTAGCTGGAGCCTTCTGTACAGTGAAGCCCAAGGGAGATAAATAGGAGTACTTGGAGAATAGACTTAGTGAGCTATTCCGTTGATTAACCATTTTGAGTTCATGGTTATACATCGAGAATCTATGATTGAGGACACAAGTGAAATTAAACCTCATAAAAACAACTTCTATCTATTCTTCCTTGTAAAAAATATTTTTAATTTGGTATTGACTTTTAGTTAGTTTTATTATACAATGTAATACTTGATTCATTTCTAGTAGGAGTGTATATGATGAGTAAGATATCTAAAGTAGTAGCGGATATGGTCGAAGTACAATCTTTGCAACCAGATAAAATTGTAGAAAATTTTATGTGTGGTGATTCATATGTAATGACTGCATTGACAACATTGAAGATGGTTTCTGCAAGTTCAATATTTGGTGAACCTGCTTATTATAGAGATGGATTATTCGGAAGAGCTAAGGTAAAAGATGCTATGTATGATGTACATCATCTAATTGGTGAATTTGATTTGTTATCAGAATTTGATAATAAAACTACTTCTGAAATAATGGAAAAAGTTATAGATAACGCTCTCGATGAGGATTTTGGTGCAGTGTTATATTGGGCAATTAAACTTCGTCATGAATATAATATGCGTTTGAATCCTCAAGTAATAATGGTTCGTGCAGCCATGCATCCAAGAAGGAAAGAATGGACAGATAATAATCCAGGTAAATTTAATGAGATTCAAATGCAAGTTATGTCACGTGCTGATGAGCCTGCTACACAACTTACATACTATCTATTTAAACATGAAGGAAAGAAGAATAATATTCCATCTATTCTTAAACGTTCAATAGCGAAACGTCTTTCTGAGTTCGGTTTTTATCAGATTGCTAAATATAAGAATCATGAAATAGGTATTATAAATGCAGTTCGTTTGACTCATGCAAATTCTAAAGTTATCGATGAGTTAATGCAGAAGGGTACAATTGAACTCAACACTGAGCAAAAAACATGGGAGAATCTACGTTCTGAAGGTAAATCTTGGATAGAAATTTATAATACTATAAATATCGGTCATATGGCCTTACTTAGAAATATCCGAGGAGTATTTGAAGAAGTTGATGATATCGATTTTTGTAAAGTTTATATGGAGAAACTTAAATCAGGTGTATTAGATGGAAAACAATTTCCGTTTAGATATTTATCAGCTATGAAAGCAATAACTAATTCTAATGTCAACCATAAAATTATAATAATGGATGAATTAGAGATTTGTATGGATATCGCAGTAAATAATATGCCTAAGATCAAAGGTAAAACAATGTGTTTATCTGATAACTCAGGCTCAGCTTGGGGTACATTTAATTCTGAATACGGTACAATTACAATAGCTGAAATTGATAATCTTTCATCAGTGATAGTTGCAGCATGTTCAGATGAAGGATATGTTGGAAAATTTGGAAATCGTTTAATTATCACACCTATAACTAAACGTAGCGGTATATTGAATCATACAAAGAGTATTAATGATAATGAATCTGAAGATGTTGGTGGCAATACTGAAGGAGGTATATGGGAATTCTTTCGAGATGCTATAGCTGATAAAGAACATTGGGATAATATATGTATTTTCAGTGATATGCAGTGTGGACATGGTCAACTTTATGGTACAAGTTACCAGAAATCAGAATATGAAAAAGCTGGATTTGATGAAGTAGGTCATATAAATGTTTTTGCACTTGTTAGAGAATATCGCAAGAAAGTTAACCCTAAAGTTAATGTATTCTGTATACAAACTGCAGGTTATGATAATTCATCAATACCTGAATTAGCTTACAGAACTCATCTGATGTATGGGTGGACTGGACGAGAATTAGTATATATGGATTCTGTTATAAAACTTTGGGATGAATCAGAAAATTGAGTACTGATGCAGCTAGATCGGTTACTTCATATAATGAATAAGACTGCTAATCTTACACCCGGAAGGGTTTACCGATCTAATTATTCTCAGTACTCAGAATTTAAGAAGGAGTTATTTTGTGAAGAGATTATTAGGTATTTTACTTATTTTAATCTTAGTTGGAGTATTGTTAAGTTTAGTGTATTATGATATTTCAAGTCATGCATCAGTTGATAGTCATTCTATATTTGATGAAATAATCCATTATGTGATACACATAGTAATTTGTGTTATATTCTGTACGTTATTTCATAATTCAATGCATAAATTCTTAAATTGGGTTATAAAACTTGTAGGTTTCAAAATCCAAGATAGTCATAAAGATTAG